ATAGGGCGTTTTTGCCGGCACAGTCCTTTAGCGGGAAGCTACAAGATGCCATCTTCTTGATGTATCTATTGAATTTTGCATCGAACTTACGAACTTCTGTCTTCTCGTCGATCTGAAGGTCATCCCGCAATTTCGTTACCATTGAAATCACTCTGTCCGGAGTCGAGTACGTGAGCGGTATCTCGTACTTCTTCTCCGCGTCGGTTCTGGTTTTGAGTTGACCGCTGAACATGATGGCTTCGTTGTTCTTCTCATCCACCTTTTCGAAGACACCGGACTGTAAGATTTCTCCAAATCGTCGTCCTGTCGCTATCCCCACCAATATCGTCATCGCTATGGGAGAGTGAGAATCGTTTTCGTCTGCGGCGATCTCCATTCCTTCGAGAAAGTTGTCTAGCTTCCCGCGTTTGATCTCTATCGGATTGCAACGCCGTTCCATCATGTTGTCTTTCTGCTGAGTATTCGTCCTCAACATCTCCAGAGCATCCATCTTGCAAAGCGCCATCAACTCTTGCAGGACATCGGGGGTCTTCACTTCTGATTGTATCGCCTTTCGGAGATTCGTGAAGTAGTTTTTTCTAGTATTTGGCGACCGTTCTCTGTCGGTTTTGATGGTTTCAGTGATCTCTAACGCTATATCGCGTCTCTCATCGTCGTCTTCGGCTTCGTGGATCTTCTTTATAGCAACAGTTACTTCTGACAGCAAGCTCATTCCGGATTGATACGGCCTTGTATTTCCCTGTACGCTCCATAGCTTTATTCCATCTAGAGAAAAAATGAACTGCTCGCTGCTCGTCGCTTACCAGAACCCAAGATTTCGTGGATCGGTCTTTACTTTCTTCTTCACCATCAGAATTCCACTGTCGTGTTCGTCAGCGAAGCCAAGCAAACCTGATATGCGAGACGAAACGGACAGCTGGTGATCTATCTTGGCAACTACTTGAGCGGGATTGTAGTACGTGTCTCTGCGCAAACAGATCGCTTGCCTCTTCTCGTCGAAAACGTTGTTCCCCTCAGCTTCTACGGCTTCAGGCATGTGTGGAAGCTTGTACTTCAGATCTCCGTCTTCGTAGACGAAGTGCTTTTTGCGGCATTCCGCGCTGACGAAAATGTAAGGATGGACACGCCAGATATCGTCTACGGATCCGAACCTTTCGTGATCGAACCGTTTGGATTCTTCCAACGACTCCGGATCTACAACGACGTCGGTACAATCATCGCAATCGCATTTTTGCGGATCGACGGCAACGACGAACGTGAAGCTCGGTAAAAAGGCGAGCGTCAGGTTCACGATTTCCAGAGGGGCAGTCTTCCACGCTCTGCGAACTGCGACGTTGAGTTCTTTTCCGAACGGGTATTTGCCCGCCACCAGGAGTTCGTTTTTTTGCTCAGAGTCCATGTTTGCTGTCTGATCTTTCCGAGGTTCAATTTTGAATGGACGGCGTCGCGGAATTAGATTTAGATCCGTCGAACAATCAGAACCGACAATGAGAAGGTGCATTCTACAGAGAGTAGGCGATTCGTACTTTGTGGCTTCTGGGAGTATGGCGGATGGTGCTGTGGAAGTTTGTACAGTACGCAGTTCCGTTTGCAAGAACGGTGATATGGCAAAAAGCCTCTCCTCGGTGTTGACCGATTTCGTTCAGACAAGCAATATACATCCGCATCTGACGTCAGAAGACGATAGCGTAGCGGCAGATCTGTTCGAGGAACTGTTTGAGGCAGATGGTTCGCTCAGTCCCCGCTTTTTCGCCAGAGTGTTCACGCAAAAAGAGCTGTCCGCGTCGCGATCCGATTTTCTCAGCCACAAGGTTCAGCCTGTACTCTACGCGCGAGCGGGATTCAAAAGTACAGTCCTGTGGATACTTCAGACGTTCGGTATCGTCGACGAAACAGTTTATCAGAAGGTTCTGCCGGACAGCGGATTTCGAGGCGACAGGTTTCTGTATCAGATCGCGTACTCGGGAAAAGATCCCGTCTCAGCGGTAAAAAGGCTGATCCCGCCGTGCAATAGCTGGTGCGTGAACGACTTTACGAGCGGGTTTTTGCGGAAGTGGCTACGATATTCGGACGTCGAGTACAGACCTTACGGAGCGCTAACGCCGCAGACTGGAGAAACTCGAGAGACGCGAGAGATCATCAACACCTTTACCGGATTCCCCGCAGCATTGGGATTCTTCGATGAGGAGGGAGATCTGATCGCGTCAGAGATAGAAAGCGGGCTTCGGCAGAAACTTTTGGGCGATCACACGGCAAGATTCGAAGAGTGGATCTATGACGCGCTGGTGTCGCCGACATCTATCTCGGAAACCTTTTTCGCGTTCAACTGCACCGGTTTCCGAAAGTCTAGCTACTACGAATCCGGGCCCGATTGCCACGAGACGGTTTCCGGCTTCATGCAGAACATCGGGCGCTATCTTTTCGGCACTCACTACGGCCACAGCTCTCTGTCTTTCAGCCCCATCGTCCTCGGAGAACCGTCCGGTTACGAGATTTCGGAGATCCCGTTCGACAGGAAGCAGTTCTTTTTCGTGATACACGACGTTCGGGAAAAGACTGTTGGCCGCCGGTTCCTCACCTTTTTACGCGACGCGATGGTTCGGAGAGCGAGAGTAGTCATCGTCGGGACTCAGTTTTCGGATGCGACGAAACTCGAACTGCAAAAAGAAGGTGGCATCGTTTGCGACGTTCACGAACGGATAGATCCTGCACTTTTGAACCGTACAAACGCGAAGGCCTGGTTTACATTTATGGACAAGAAGTTCACCGATGAAAGCGAGAATCCAATGGAAGTCAAAAGTTCCGAACCGATGGCCACTGCAGCAGTTTCTATCTCCGTGGCGGCGCCGCCGACGGCAGTTCAACCGGCAGTTGTGATTCAGGAGTTGATCGCGACTCCGGCTCCGAAACCCTCTTTGGAGATCATTCCTGTTTCGATTTCTCCGGATCTGAAGTTCGAGCTTCGTCCGTCGAACTACGCGATCTATCAGTTTATCGTCCAAGGTTCCAGTTGCCTTCTCTGCGGGATTCCGCTGGAAGAGTTCCTTCAGCGAAAGGTTGGGCCGACGGAACGGGAATTCATTTGTGTATGCAGCAAGTGCACGGAGGTTCCAATTCCAGAGTGGTGCACTCAGATCCGAAAAGCGTCGGCTGAATTGATCGGCTACATTTCCGGCAGCGCGACGAAGAACCGTCAGAAGAAGTCCTGAATGTCAATGTTCGTTTGATGAGCCCCTTGCGGGTCTTTTTTTTGCTGACTCAACTCCGATGCGGTAAAAAGCGGACTCGCCGAGCAATCAGTTTTGCGGGTACACCTCGGACCGATACTGTGGAAAAGTTTGTGGGGGCGGTCGGGAATCAGTTTTTTGGGCGGACTTTTCGGGCTTGTTTCCACAGATTTTCTACGACCGATACTTTGACTGACAAACTGACAGCGAAATCTCGTCCGAAAAGAGTTTCGCCGGAGAAGCAAATTCTCCAGACTTTGTTTCGTACTGGCCCTGAGGGTTCGGCTCTGTGGATTACTCTAGCGTTTCTACCTTTTTCGTCCGTCAGGGCCGGTGGAAACGATTTTCTAGAGTTCGCACTCAGCGCCCGAAATCCATTTTTGGGGAGGTTTCCCTGTTGGTTCCTGCTCGGATACTTTTAACGACGCGGGAGAGTAGAATCAAGACTTGGGAAACAGTTGACGGCGGTTAGTTATCGGATTTGTTGTTTTGCATGCCTGCGGCGCGGGATCTTCGTGGGTTACCGGTAACGTTTTTCTCCGCCCGTTTTCTCCGCAAAAGGTACAGGTGGTTGAGGGTTGAACAGCGTCCGGCGATGGGGCGGATGGATTTTCTGGTGGCGGGATCAAGCGCGGGCTTTCGACCGCTCGTCGTGCCGCAACTGTCGAAAGATCCTCGGAAACAGGCCGGATTGGAGCCATCTTTTTGCCGGACAGCGTTCGAATCTCCGAAATCTCGCTCCCATCCGGATCTTTCGGCGGCAGTCTCTAGAGAAATCCACGGAGCCTCGTCCTCGGGGTCAGTGAGAAACAAAGTCTGGAGGATTTGCTTCTCCCGGCGAAACCTTTTTCGGGCTCGATTTCGTCCTCGAAGTGATTGGTGCCGGACCCTATCAGTTGAACAAGGGAAGAGTCTTGCGGCGTCCGGTAAAAAGGCGGCCAGTTGTCTGTGGGTTTCTACCTTATCGGTCCGTCAGGGTACCTGCAGAACGTTTCCACGACAAATCTTGTCATCCTGTCGGACCTAACTTTTTTCCAGTTTCGAAGTTGATTTGCTCTGCGGATACTTTGACTGGCGCGGGAGGGTAGAAATCAATACTTGGAGACGGTAGACAGAGGTTCGCCAGTGGGTGTTCTCTTTTTGTATGCCTGCGGCGCGGGATCTTCATGGGTTACCTGTAACGTTTTTCTCCGCCCAGTTCTCCGCAAAAGGTACAGGCCCGCTGGAATTCGGACGGAGAGCCGGCAAAAAGTCGGCTCCAGTCCGCCCTGTTTCTGAGGAACTGCCGACGGGTGCGGGCATCGGACAGCAAAAAAAGAACAGCCGTTGCCCCGCAAGCTTTCGAGAGCGTCTGTGCGTTATTCGTGAAAAGCCATCATGAGTTTCATCCCGTCGGCGATGCCGTCTTCCAGCGTGTCCGGACTTTTCAGCGACTCGATGAATTCTTCCAGAGATTTGCGCCTCTGCCGCTCTTTCGAGAGAAGGGGTTTCGTCCACTTCTTGGCAAAAAGGCTAGCGATCACGTCTGCGGGTTTTTGCCCGCAGCGAGCGGTGCTGATCTCTCTGATCATCGCGTAAGTGTAATCTTCGAAAGCCTCTTTCGTCTGATCGACTTGGAACCCCACGATTGTGTCGGCCCATTCTTTCGCTGCGCGGCCGCCGATCTCCTCGGACAGATCGATCAGTGACGGCAGTAAAAAGTTCTCCCGCATCGCCATCTCCGTCTCTTCGGTTACGGTACCCCTCCGACTCAGCAGCTCGAAAGATCTGCTGACTGCCTTTTTGGCGTTCGCGAGGACTCCGAGTCTGATCGCGGTTTTGCTCTGAACCTCCTTCTCTATCTTTCCGGATGCGGCGTCGATGTAATTCTGGATCATACAAAATGGATTACACGGGCGATTTTACGGATCTCCGAAGACTTATAATTGGTCTCTACCCCAACATCACGAAGCAGCAAAAAGACGCAATCGCGTCCATCGAGCGGCTGAAGCCGATCAAGATCCGAAATCTGAACCATCTTTTCTTCGCGTGCCGTTCTCTGATCTTTCGGCTGCACGACGCGACTCATACCGCGTTCTTCATCGGGAAGGATCTGCCGGTCTGCACAGAATGCGTCGGCGTGACCACTTTTTACGTAGACGGTGAGCTTCGAATAACGGGGAGCCGGTTCCCAAAAGTCTTCTCTCCTGGCGACGTGATAACGGCGATCAACGAAAAGCCGGTCGATAGATTTTTGGACGCGATGATCGAATCGATGAACGGACTGCCGGGAGTACCGGTCTTCCGAACGTCGGTTTTCGGTTTCGCACTGATGAACTTTCCGGAACAGCCGTATCCACCGGCAAAAAGCTTCACCGTCGGCGGTAAAAAGCACCTCTGCTCCGACTACCAGACTGACAACTATATCTCTATCCTCGACACATCGTACGGGAATCCGGAGACGGAATTTGTTAACGATCTCAGGCACGGAGAACTGTATCTCAGAGTTCCGAGTTTCAGCATCTCAGACAGGTCGTACGAACAGTGGCGAAAGGCGATGGCGCTGATGGCGACGCAGTTCAAGAAGGTGAAACGGATAGTTTTGAACCTTCGTGGCAATCGGGGCGGCAGCGTTGGGATCGCGCTGATGCTCTGCGATCTTCTTTTCGGTGGCAAGAGCACTCGGATCTTTTACGACGTGGATCGGATAAACGCCGAGACTCTACATTACCACACCGCCCGGTATTCGATGCGGGGGCTTACCGATCAAGCGCGCGCAAACGCCTACGAGATGATGAAGTTCCACGAGATCCATTGCACGCTCGGAATGGAGAACAACATTTTCACGGTTCACTATCCCGATCTGACGTTCGCAGGGTTCAACGGCCCGATAGATATCTGGTTCGACGAGTATTCCAACAGCGCGAGTCTAGCGGTTCTGGATGTTGCCGCGAAGCAGAAGAACGTCCGTTTTTACGGGATCGCCTCGGCGTCTGACAACGGCTCTGGCGGTGAACTTTTCAGGTATCTGCTTCCGAGATCGAATTTCGAATTCGCGTTGCCGTCGCTGAGTAATGTGGATCCGAGGCCTTGCGGATTTTTCTTCGCTGGCAGCAAAAAGCTGCCCTGGAGGATGTCTGGAAAATCGAAGTCGAAGAAGAAAGCGAAGGGTGGTTCTGGTTCTGGAACCGACTCCGGTTCCGGTTCCGGTTCCGGATCCATCGCCGTGAGCACGAGCGGTTCTGGCGGAAAGAAAGGCTCCCGGAAACTTTGTTCCTGCAGCGGATCAACGTGCATGATGAAGTAAAATTTACACTCGAACAGCAAAAAGAGAAAAGCCGAGCCTCCAAGCCTCACAGCCTCCGAGCCAAATAGCCATGTTGCCAACGGAACCACTTTTGTCTGCGACGCGCCTGATCGTGAAAAGGTTGAAACCAGAAGCTAAGTTGCCGACGCGAGCGACGAACGGGTCGGCAGGATACGATTTGTACAGTATCGCGGAGATCGTTCTTTTGCCGGGAGAAAGCATCCTGGCCGATACGGGCCTGCAGGTAATTCTGCCAGAGGGAACTTGTGGAATGATAATGTCTCGGTCCGGTTTGGCGGTGAAGTACGGGCTGGAAAAAGGCGCCGGTTTGATTGACTGCGATTATCGTGGGCCTATCGGCGTGGTACTCCGGAACTTGGGAACCAAAGTGTTCACGGCAGAGGCCGGCAGTCGGATCGCGCAGATGGTTATCGTTCCGATTTTGACGCCCGCCGTTGTCGAATACGACGGCCCGTCAGAAGACGGCACGCATGCGGGATTTGGAAGCACAGGTCTGAAGTAAATTCACCGCGGCCCATCGGCCTGGCGGCCTTGGGGCTCGGTGGCGCAGTTCGTCACTCGTTGGGTAAAAAGTCCCGCACGAAGTCTATCGCCGCATCGGAGCCATGTTCGTTCAAAAGTCCTGCGACCGTCTCGATGAATCTTTTTGCCGAGACGACGCCATGGTTGTATTTTTTTTGCTGCATCGATATCTCGCAGTCCGTTCTGTGCGCTGAAAAGTTGATCCTCAGCAGCAGTCGCTTTTCATCGTCGTTCGAAAGTTCCCGATCGTCTCTAACGTCGTGAACGATCGATCCAGTGAAAGTTCTGCAGACGAGGAACTCGACGTTCCCCGCCGTAGACCAGTTTGAGTGTGCTCCGCTCATTTCTTCTTGAATCCTGCCGGTAAGTTTAACGCGCTGCCCGCCCGGCGGGGCTTCATCGCTGAAAGTCCAACCCGATTTGCTCGGTATACGGCTCGTACAGCGACTCCCACTTTTTATCGTACGCCCTGAGCCCGTAGAGGAATACTTTGAGCGCGAAGAATTTGTCTATCGGCTCTAACTTCGGAGAATCCTTGTCCGTCCTTCTGATCGTGTAGTCCAGAACGTCACCGTCTCTGGTAAAAAAGGGCTTTCGCTGTAGCGAGAACCCGACGGCGTGATCCTTCTCCTGCGCGCAAAAAGTCATGGTGTAGTTGCACGATTCGATAAAGTTTGATTTGCTCATGACGACCTGTTGGAATGAATACTTGAACGGACCGGGTTTATAACCATGGAAGAGGGGTTCCAGAAGAACGACAGCGAACATTTTGAGTCAACAAAAAAATGATTGATGATTGACGCTTGCTGCTCGCCGATTGGCTATTGACTTTCCTAGCTCTTTAGTGACCACCTGTAAGCGATGACGGAGTTGACGTTCTCTTTTACGACGCCGTTCTCGATGAGATCTCTTTCGTCTGGCGTCAGCCCGATGATCTTGCCGGCTGAGTTGCGATAGACCTTTTCTGCCTGTTTCGCTCGGAACTCTTCCCAAGTCTCTTCATGTTTCTTCTTTGGTTTCTCCGATTTCTCCGGTGTCTCGCTCCTGCGGTGTTCCTTTTTCTCCGACGGGTGGTATGGCGAACTGTACGGCTCCGAGTTCGGCTCCCGTTTCGACAGCTTCATGGCTTCCATCATCCCCATCATTTCGTTCACCTCCTCCAATGCTGCTGATAGCTTCTTCTTGATCTGCGCGAGCTGGGCTTGGAACTCCATTGATTACTTGAATCGCCAGTGGGTCGTTAAATTTTACTGGCCCTCGTTTCCGCCATCGACGCTGGATAACGTCACACTTTGAAGGATGCATCTGCTTCATTCTGATCATCATGATCTCGACTTCCGTTAGGCCCGTCATGTCGCCATCGACGATAGATCCTAGCTTTTTCTCCTCCTGAGCGGCAAAAGCCTCGAAGTCTTTGCTCACCTCGCCATAGTGCGGAATGCCGTGCTTGATAATGATGGCGCGTAAAAAGTCGATCTCCTTCCTCAACTGTCTGTTCTCTTCTGTCAACGACGCGATTTCGGCTCGGCCAGATAGACTGTCTTCCACGCTATCGAAGAGTTCAGACACTATCTTGACCAGTTTTCTCTTAGCTACGTTGAACGCCATTTCGTCATCAAAAAAAAAGACCTAGACCGCGGCCACCGTTACCGCTTGCGCGGCAGGCCGTTCCGGGTTCGTTTTTCAGAAGTACGACAGCGGCGTGTAAACGGGCAGGCCGAGAGAGCCACTGAGCGTTTTTGAGTAATGGTCGAAAGTCAACCACTTGTTGCGGGACCAGCCCGGTTTCATCTTGCCGATTGTAACGTCCCAAATGAGTCCCGCCCCGAAGAAAAGGGTTAGCGGGAATACGATCCAGAAAGCGACTCGCACGAACATATCCCAGGCCGTCTCGTCGCTGATGAACACAGTTTTTGGCGGCACTACCGCCGGTGGCTGCACTTGTGGTTCTCCCATTGCGCTTTGATGAAGACCGCGAAAAAATCTAAAATTTACCTTGACTTATCTCAAAACTCAACCACCGTCCATGAAACGAGTCATCGTAGAAGGTCAGATCGCTGCGGGCAAAAGTACTTTGATGGACGTCTTGGCGGAGGCCTATCCTGATGCCAAGATCTTGAAAGAGCCTGTGGAAAAGTGGAGAGATTGCCATGGGGTTAACGCGCTAGACTTGTACTACGCAAATCCACAGCGGTACTCTCACGCTTTCCAGCACATCGCGCTGATGAGTCGGGTCGAACAGCTGATCGATCTCGGCGACTTCGAGGGACTTGTTTTCAGCGAGCGATCGCCGGAAAGCTGCATGGCGGTATTCGCGTCAATGCTGCACGATCAGAAGGTGTACGACGACTCGGAGTTCAAGATCTATCTTTCGGATTACGACATCGTTTCAAAGTTCTTCAAGGCTCCCGCGGTTACGCTTTTTATCGACGTGCCGGTTTCGGTTGCGCATGCCCGTCTTTTGGGGAGAGGCCGTCCGGAGGAGAAAACGGTGTCGAAGGGGTTTCTCAAAAGGCTGGATCGCAAATACCGCGGCTGGCTGAACGATCTGCCGAACGCAGTCGTTCTCGATGGAACCCGTAACTTCAAAGATGATCTCGACGAACGAGCAGTTGTAGTCTCTTGGGTAAAAAGCGGTCTCGCGTCTTACGGAATCTGAACTCCGATCCTCGGCACCTCGGCGCCTCATCCGTTCTTTTTTTGCTGTGTCAACTTCTCGATTTCTGCCTTCTCGGACCGTCAGGGTACCCGCGGAACGTTTCCACGAAGTTTTGCATCTCCCGGCGAAACCTTTTTCGGACTCGATTTCGTCCTCGAAGTGATTGGTGCCGGACCCTATCAGTTGAACAAGGGAAGAGTCTTGCGGTGTCCGGTAGAAAGCGGGCCGCCGGGGCCTATCTTTCTACCTTCTCGGACCGTCAGGGTACCTGCAGAACGTTTCCACGACAAATCTTGTCATCCTGTCGGACCTAACTTTTTTCCGGTTTCGAAGTTGATTTGCTCTGCGGATACTTTGACCCAACCGGTTTACTGAAATCCAAGATTGGGAACAGTTGATGGAGGCTATCTGATCGGGGGTTCTGTTTTGGATGCCTGCGGCGCGGGATCTTCATTGGTTACCAGTAACCTTTTCTCTCCGCCCAGTTCTCCGCAAAAGGTACAGGCTTGCCGGATTTTGCCATCCACGGAGGTTACCGCAACAAAAAAAGAACCCTTGTTTTTCTTTTGGTTTTGTGGGTTTTCTTGTCTCGCTTGCCTGTTGGTTGCCTATTCTGCCGTGTCTTCTTTCATCGTGTATGCGTATCTGCTGGCAGTGGTTCTGTTGACTGTTTTCTCGAACAGACGCATGATGGATTCGAAAGTCGCTTTCGGATTGCAGCTATCGATGTACTCTCCGAGCATCGCTTCCGCGGCTGTACAGTCCCAGCAGTGATCGAATCCTGGGTATTCAATCCCGTTCGGGTAAAGGCTCGGTCTGATCTGGGTGTTGAAGTGGAACATGTACTCTTCGACTTCTGTGTGGTCAAACTCTTTCGGCTCGGCGTTTTTGTCGACAACAGCACGGAGTTCCGTGCTCCTCGGCCCGACAAAAGGCTGGAGCCAGATCGCGTCCGGTTGCACGTACGTGGTGGTGCCGCGTGTCCATGGAAGGCGGAACTTGAGGAGTGCCTTTTTGGCGTTGAGCATCGAAACCCATCGCAGTTGCATCTCCATGTCTTCGCGGATAGACTTCGCGTCCTCCTCGTCTCCCTTGCCTTGCGGGCGTCGGATGTCGGAGATGAAAAGCGGCGAGAGTTCAGCGTACTTTTTACAGTGTGCGTCGGTGAACCATCCATCGTCGCCTGTGTGGCATTCTACATTCTGCAGTTTGAGCGACCTGTCGAAAGGCATGGGATCGTACAGAATGAAGAAGCACTTTGGGAACATCGACGCGATAGCCGCGATGTTCATGCCGGGTGCGGCGCCTGCGTAGACTACGACGTTTACGTCGGTGCCAGCGTAACGGGAAAGGAAGAGAACTGTCGAAAGGAACAGTTTCAGCTGGCCGAAGTGCAAGATGGTCTTGACCTCGTCTTTTGAGTGATAGTACGGCAGTCTGCTTGGCATTGGGCCCGGATAGTCGAAAGTGAATTTGCAGTCGTAGTCCGCAAATTCGTTCTGCAGACAGTGCCTTTCGCCTTTCAGCACCGGATAAATGGTGGTGATGCAATCGATGAAGTGTTCGAAATGATCGAACATAACGCGGTTGATGCGGCGGATCATTCCTTTTTTCGTCGACTCGGACGGCGACTTACGTTTGTAGCTTTGCTCCACTTCCTGCGCGACTGCGAACAACAGAGAAACCTGGTTTTCCGAGAAGTTTTGCATAATGGTAACTGGTGCCTGTGATCTTCCTTGTGCAGGGGTCGATCTTATAAGATCAATTTTTGCAGCGGGCAACACACGAGCATGAAGCGCATTTTCCACATTGCCGACATTCACGTCCGTCCTTTGGACCGGATCGACGAATACCGTGCAGTATTTACAAGGTTCATCGAAATCCTGCGGGCTGAGAAGCCTTCAGACTTCATTACTGTCATTGCCGGCGACGTATTCGATAAAAAGGACACCCTGAAGCCCGAGAGTCTGATGCTCGTACGCGAGTTCCTCTTCGACCTTTCCAAGATATGCCCGGTGGTTATGATCGCGGGCAACCATGACATTCTGGAGAACCGCCAGTCGCGGCTCGATATGCTCACTCCGACGGCCCATTGTTTGAACGTCCATTATCTCCGGAACTCCGGCGTCAGCCTGCTGTACGGCATCTCTTTCGTAGTGTACAGCCTGTTGGATAAAAAGCCGGTCGATATCTCTGCCGTTCCGGCACCTCGGATCGCCCTGTACCACGGCTCTTTGCAAGGGGCGACGACCGATGGAGCGTACGTTGTGAAGGGGCAGAAGACCTTTTTACCGAAGAACGCCGCGTCGATATTCGATCTGGTGCTGCTCGGCGACATTCACAAAAGGCAGTTTCTCGCTCCGAACATGGCCTATTCTGGGTCGTTCATTCAACAGAACTTCGGCGAAAAGGCCGACGGCCACGGCTACATTGAATGGGATATCGCCGCTCAGACGGGCGTTGGGCACGATATTCCGAACGACTTTTCGTTCGTCGAAGTTGTTGTGAACGATGGAAAGTGGGACGCCCCGGTGGTGACGAAGAACACGTATCTGAAAGTGAAAGTCGCGAGCGGCGACGCGAAAGAAGCCTTGGCTGCGGAAAAAGCTATCGCAGCTGGGACTAACGTTGTTACGATCGCGCGAGTCTGTACTGCCAGGTTTGCCGCCCCGTTCGATATTGTGAGTCGCGACGACGAGTCGATATTCAGAAAGGCGATCGAGGCCTACTCAGTGACGGACGTAACTTTCGACAAGATCTTCGGATTCCATCGCCGCCTGAAAATGGATCTCGGGGACGAAAACCTCCGGACTCTGCGCAGCTGGCGGCCGCTAAAACTGGCGTTCAGGAACGCTTTCAGCTACGGAGGCGATATCACGAACGAGATTGACTTCGATAAACTCACTGGCGTGACGGCGATCTGCGGCGAAAACGCGTCCGGCAAGACGAACATCCTCAAGACTATCATGTTTACGCTCTTCCATCGCTGGGTGACAAAAAGGGCAATCATCACCAACAAGAACGAGACGGACTACGAAATCGACTTGCGACTCATCGCTAGCGGGACTCTTCTGGACGTTCACAAAGCGGGTAAGGGCGCAAAAGTTAACGGCGTCGAGACGAACAAGCACAAGATCTCGCTGACGGTGACCGAAAAGGGCGAACAGACGGACTCGATGGATAGTTCGCGAGAATGTACCGACACGCTGGCCGAGTATATCGGCTCGTACGAGAGCTTTTTACTCAAGAACGTGTACTCCAACACCCTGATGCTCTCTCCGTTCACGATGGATGACTCAGACCTTTTTGCCCACATGGCCCGTTTGTTCGGGCTCGACATCTATGAAAAGCTGAAGCAGAAGGCTGTCGTGACGAAAAAGACAGTCGATGAACTTCTCGTGAAGGTGCGGGCCAAGATCGATGCCCTGCCGGAGGCGATCGATCTTCCGAAAGTTGAAAAGTCACTCACCGGGCGCATTTCTCGCCTGGCGGCGGCAGAAACCGCGCTGGTGGCCGCTGATACGGAGGCCCGTGGGGTGGATGAAAAGTTGAAAGAGCTCTACACTTCTTTCGATCCAGAGCTGCCGGCGTTCGCGGGGACGCCCCTTTCGATCCCGCCACCCTCGGAGACTCTCGCGGAACTTTCTACCCAGCTGGTAGCGCTCGAGCGCCAAGAATCCGCGTTGGACGGCGAGCCTGTGACGGGTGAAATGTCCGAGCTAGATCGCATTATCGCCGAACTGACGGCCCGTTCTGTTGAACTTTCGGCGACGGTACGAACTTGCGGACTGTCGGTTTCCGAACTGGAACGCTCACAACCGCCGTTCGCCGGACCTTTTGACGCCGCACGGTTCGCGAAACTGGAAGCCTTGCCGCGGGACAGCCCCGTGTCCGCTCCGCGGGGGGAACTCGTGGACAAGAAGGCGGTGCTGGAGGACTTTTTACGTTCGAAGCCCGCAATTCCGACAGCTCCGGCGGTCAGTCCGGCTATCGCGACGATAAGCGAATACCTTGCCGGCAGGCAAAAGTGCGCTGAGCTGCAGTCCCGAATTTGTGCTCTATCGCACGAACCGAACGTCCGCATCTTGCAAGATATTGACTCCGTCAAGGAGGGTCCGATCGTCCCGCTTTTGCCCACAAAGGTGTTCAGTGCGACTGCCGCGACTGAGCAAACTGTCGTGACGGCATTGGCCGAAAAGTTGAAGTCTCTGACCGCTGGAAAGATCAATCCCTCGAACATTGACAGCTATATCGAACTTCTGACGGCCGGAAAGTTCGAGCCTGCGCAGCTCGAGCCGATTATCAAGTTACTCCGTGAGATCAAGGACGGCAGTATCGACGTGAGGTACAAAAAGATCACTGACACGAGTCTGAAGCTGCAAAAAGCGGAGTCTCGCCTCGCAGAGATTTCGGCCAACGAGGCCGCTGTCGCAGAGAACGAAACCCGACGGGCCTCGAACGCGGCTATCCAGTCTCGAGAGTTTACGATCTTGCAAACCGCGTTTTCTGCGCTATCGGCACGGTTACAGACTTTCGTCAACGCCAGTCACGAACAGCTAGCAGGTGTGAAGGCTCAACTTTCGATCATTGCCCGAATAGACGAATACAAAGAGCTGCTCAGAGCGAAGGCATATGCCGAACACGCGTCGAAACTTGCTACGGCTCGATCGCGGCTCTCCCGAGCGTTCTCGAGTTTGAAGCAGTGCGAGTCTGCGGTGGAACAGGCGCTCGCGGGCAAAAAGGCTCTCCAGCGACAGCAAGAACTCGCCGCTGTCCGGGTTCAGATCCGCGAGATCGGCACGAAAGTCCGCTTTTTACGGCAACAGCTTGCTATCGCGAATGACCGTATCCGTGCCGATATCGCGGTGGCGGAAGCGTTGAAGAAAGAGAAACATGAAGAGTTGATGCTGGCTGCCGCTGAAGTCCCGCGCCTGAAAGTTCTTGTCGGCCAGTCTCGTGAAAAGATCTGTCGGGAGAAGGAACGGGCGCTGGCTGCAGCCGCGCTTTCTGGCGAAGAGACGAGCTATTTGGCGGCGCTGACGGTGATAAACCGGTACTTGATGCTGATCGACGGTCGGAACATTCCATCGATGCTGATGGCGGATAAACTCGCCGATATAACGGTCGATACGAACAAGATCCTGGCCAAGCTGTCGGCACTTTCGATGACGATCTCGATCGACGAGGATAGCGCTAGAAAGCGGATCATGTTCGAGGTGGAAAAAGACGACGTCGTGCTGGACGTCAAACAGTTATCCGGTTACGAGACTTTTGTGTCGAACCTGGCGCTGAAGATCGCGCTGAACAAACACTGTCTGTGCGGCAGATCCGGACTTTTCTGCATCGACGAAGGGCTCGATTGTATTGACGATCTGAACTTCGAGAAGCTGGAGCAGCTTTTTACGATCATGCGTTCCGAGTTTACGAACGTCCTCGTGATTACGCACCTGAGCAAGATCAAAAGGTACGTCGACGACATCATCCAGGTCGAGAATCCGAAAGGGTATAGCGTGATAAAAAATTGAATGGTGCAGACTCGGGCTTTCAAACCCCCACCCAATGTCCGGCAAGCAAGTCTCTCACCCTGCGGATTACACTTCTGACCCGACGTACGAAAGTATGCTGGATCGTTTGGAATCTGATCTGGAGTACGAAGATTGGAAAGATACCACTGGCGACTACGATATCGACGATTCGTAGACACTCATCAATCGTTTTTTTGCTTCGGTGGCGCAGCGATGGACTGTGGCAGCAAAAAAAATGGACATGGTTCGCTGAGTGGTTTACTCAGTCTTCGCTTCTGCTCCTGCCTTCTCTTCCGTCTTCGCTTCGGGTTTCGCTTTCCCTTCATTCTCTTCTCGCTCCTTCCGTTCCCTGGACGTCTCCATCGGAGGCTCCGGTGTTGCCGACTCCGTCGGGGGTTGTTCCGGCTCCTTCTCTTGTTCCTGTTCGGTCGCTGCCGGAGATTCCGGCTCTGGCGCTCTCACCTTGTCCTTGTGGGTATGATGCTTTCTGGGCTTTCTTTTCTCCTTGCGCTCGGGCTTGTCCGGCTTGTCCGATCTTTCGGACCTCTCCCTCTCGGGCTTTTCGTGTCTCTCGCGGCTCCCGTCCTCCTCCTCGCGGCGGAAGTCCTTTTTCGGTCTCTGCTTGATCTTCTTGTACTGGCCGGAGCTGCCTTTTTGCTCGAACAGGTTGTCGATGATCTTGGCGATATCGGAAAAGCTGAGCATGAAGTTTCCATCTTCGTCGCGCATGCTCAGAAAAGCGTGCAGTTCGCGGATGTTGTCGATTATATCGTCTTGCGGATCAACGATGATGTTGATAAAAAGCTGCGAGTAACGTCGCCAGTCCTCGCTGGTGATCACCCCGAACTTCATGCCCGATCGGTGAACTTTCTCGAACATGTCTAGCGCGTCGTCCGATAAAAAGGCTCTCTCGTCCGTTATGATCTTGTTACGGAGCTGCAAGATGCTGAAGTAGGCCGCGATGTACTTTTCTGCAACCTCGATGACTTCGCTTTCGACGTGCGATCCCTCTTTGAACCTCGTCTCGTAATAGGGCTGGATGATGCTGATCAATCGCGCTTGCGCTCTTTCGATGATCGACATCACGGCCTTCTCCGAATTGGAATCCGCTTCGAAGACGTTCTTCATGCTCATCCGGTGCAAAGAGAGCGGGTCCTCGATGTACTTCATGCCCTGACGGTCCCAGTACTTCTGAATGATCTCCGGGTACTTGCGAACCTCGAAGAACTCTTTGCAGATAATCATTGCGTTCATGTCGGATCTGGATCTGACGGAGGTAAAAGGCACTCCAGCGCCGGCGGCGCAGATCTTCGCGATCGCGCCCGTAATGCAGCAGGTGTCTGTAGTCATTTCGAGCCCGTGCAGGAATCCTAGAAATCCAAAGTAGTCTCTCGCCCAGCCCGTACCGATGGTCGGGAGGGTGTTTCTTTTTGTCGCCCGCGCGATGTTCAGCATCGCAATGACCCTTTTGAACCGAAACTCCCGGGTCTTGAAATGCGCCGCGGCTGCGATGTAACCTGAGACCGACTGGAGAATGTCGTTTCCTCCTTCGGACAGAACGTGTTCCTTTTGCTCAGACCTGATAGTAGTGGTAGACATGATAACCGAGACTTGTTGCTTTGTCGTTGCACCATTCAATTTTTAAGAAGGAGTTGACACTTCCGGATATGGTGGCAGCAAAAAAAGAATGGTTGGTTGGCTTGGATTATCTAGTCTGGCCCGTCGGTCTCTGACGGTTCATCCGTCTCGGACGATTCGACTTGTTGCTCTAGCTCTGGGAATGACGGTTTCTCGCCGTCTCTGCACATGGACATTTTGACGACGGCAAGTGGCTCCTGGATTATCAGCATGTGATTGTAGTCGTCCGTATAGAACGGGGATGTTTCTGTCATATTCTTGAACGGAATCTCGTAGATTTGTGCTTGTGGAAACTGGAGATTCGACGAGATATTGCAGTGCACTATCATGCATTTATCTGCTCCCGACCGGAAGGGCATCACCCATGCTGTAAGCTCTTTCGACGTTGTTATCGAACCCCGGATGCGCCATTCCTTTTCGTCGCCATCCGTGAACGGAACTTTGTAGTGGAGGATCCTGTTTGTTTTGATTGGTACGCTGAAGATCAAAAGCGAACGATCGACGTAGTCGGTTTCTATGATGGGAACCGTTCTTGTTGGCTCGACTATTGCGCCATTGATCTCGACTTTGAACTTTCGAGGGTTCGTTTTCATGGTGGCCGCTACCTTTCCCTTTCCATCTCGCATTTGCTTCCAACGCGCAGAGATGATCGAATCGATCGCAGTCACCTTTTTGCCTTCGGACTTCCGATCTTCGCATGCCACCGAGCTGGAGCTGGAGCTGGAACTGGAACTGGAACTGGATTCCATTGTTTGGAGATTGGGTTTGAATCTTTCCTATCTGGCGGTTCAATTTTACTTCAACGTCGGACTGCGGCAGCAAAAAAAAGAATGGTTGATGGTTACTCTACTGATCGCGATTACGGGCTTGTTTGCTCTGGGAACGCAAGCGTCTCGCCCGACTCGGGCTCCTGTCCCATTTTGATGATCGTTCGAGGGCTATCTATCACTAACAGGCTTGTTTCGCCGTCCGTGTAGATATCCGATACGTCTTCTGGCGTTTTGTATTCGAAAGTGTAGGCCGTAACAGGCCCTTGCACAACATCGTCTGTTCGATCTGTCGGGCAGTGTACGATTAGTCCCTTTCCGAGTTTGGGCGAAGCGTCTTTCGCCACCAAACACGCTAGAAATCCTGGCGCTCCGAGAATGGCGCTGTGGAGCCGCCATTCTTTTTCAGAATCGTATATTCTCGCTCCTGCCGCCGTGGCGAACGGGATATTGTAGACGTCATTTTCGCCAGTGTTTTCGTTGGGAGCGTTGAAATGCAGTAGCGATCTATGCACGTATCGAACGAGCTCGGGTTTGGCCGAGCCGATGGGTTTGACGCGTTCTCCGTTGATTTCGACAACGAATTTGATCTTCGCCCGTTCGGCTTTTATTAGCCTTGCTATGCAAGCCTCGCGTTCTTCACGAACGCGAATGTAGCGGTCAACAACACCGCGCTTCTCGTCGCAAGCGATCGTGCTGGCGAATGAACTGGAAACTGAGCTGGAACTGGAACTGGAAACTGAACTTGAGCTGGAGCTAGATTGAGATTCCATTGAGTTTGCCTTCTGATTTGCAAGTTTCTATTGGCGGCGTTAGATTTTACTTCGACTTTCGTTTCTTGCTGCCGGGAGCCTTTTTGTGATGCTTATGGTGTTTATGGTGCTTATGGTGCTTGTGGAAAAGGCGCGTCTCCATCGAAAGCAGTGACGGGTAGTACTCCTTGTATTCTCGCATGTGCGACAGTGCGATACTTGCCAGCATTTTCAGGGTCTGCGACATGTTCATCTTTTGCTTCATGACGTTGAACAGCGACGTGACGGGATCGACGATATGTTCCATTTCGATGAGCATGCCTCCCATCAAATGATGGGGGTTGATGTTCCGCATCCCGAACTGCCTGATAATCGCGTTCACCACAGACAGATTCTTGATCTTGTCTTCCAGGTTCTGTATTTCTACCCTCAGCATGGTTTGTAGAACGGAAGATAAAAAAGGACCTTCCTCCCGATCAAAAGTTAAGGTTCAACGGTATCGTTCAACAAACGGGCACGAAGATGGAAATCGAAGATCTCGCTTCCAGTTCTGATGGCGCTTTCGTTGCAGGAGTATTCATGTCTACCGTCGACGTTCCGGGCTGTTTCGCGATGGCCGTCTATTTCAGTGGGTGCGGTATCAAATGCAAGGGTTGCCAGAATGCCGCGATCCAGGACCGAAAGCGCGGAAAGTTCGTTTCTCTTGCGGATTTGACGGTTCAGTGCAATGACGATCTGTGCGAGTGGGTCGCTTTTCTCGGAGGAGAGCCCGTCGAGCAGATGGCTGCCGTTATTCACGTTTCGAACCGACTCAGTAAAAAGAAAGTCGCGCTGTATACTGGTTATTTGTTTGAACAGATCCCGCCGGCGATACTCGAACTCCCGAATCTCGTGCTGGTAAAAAGTGGCCCCTTCGTTCAGCGTCTACTCTTGCCAGATGGCTACTGGCCTTGCACTTCTAACCAACGAGTTCATGTCCGTGCCGGCTCAGCTTCTGCCACTGCCGCCGGCGGGCCGACGTCTGCTGACGGCTGGTCAGCTTTTGATCCGATGAGTGCTGATTCTGCCTCGCGCATTACGGCGTTACTCTGAAACTTTCGTGTCTGAAACTCTTTTTGCCTGGCCGGGTTCCATTCTGAAACCGGAACGAAGTACCCGACGATACGGGTTACCTTGTCCACTATTTTTTTGCCGCAACGACATTCCGGGTTGACTGTGATTGAGACGTGGCCGTCGGCGCACCTGCTGTAGATGTAGTTCACGGCGTAATACTCGAGCCCGCTATCGACGCAAAAGTGCATCAGTTGCTCCATTTGTTTCGTGGTGGTCAGTTTGTCGAGAAGATTGATATGACAGATCCCGCCACCCGTCATGAGGCGGAGATAGCTGCCTTCGTATTTGATCCGCTTCGAAATCGGAATGTCGAGATCGAGAGGAATCTGGTTCGAATAGACCTCCCGTCGGGGCTCTTCATGGAATTGGATCCTGTCGGCGATGGCCAGCTTTTCGCCGAGAGATTCTGCCGGCACCTGCTCGAGGTTGAATTTGGCCCCGAACGCCCGATACTTTACACCCATCTCGTTGACGCAGGTCATCAAGTCGGCGGTCAAAAGCGGTAGTCTGCGGAACGGATCTTCCGGATCCTTGCCCTCGCCCGCTCCCGCTCCCGCGTCTATTTCTGCACACTCGAACAGCCCGTTCACTCCGAAGGTACAGAACATCCGATCGATGCCTATCCTTTTTGCCGCCAGGACGGTCGAAAGTTGAGCGTTCTCCTTCACGATCTCGCGATGGGCGAGCAGAAGCTTCGTGGCACTTTCGAACAGTGCGGTGAGTTCTCGTCTTCGAACGTCGGTCGGTTGCCCTCTCGTACGGATCCCGTATTGAGCCATGTTCAGCGTGACGACTCTGAGGCTGCCAATGTTGAGGCCTCCGTTGCCGAAAGAGTCGAACTTCGCGCTGTCGGAAATGAGTCGGCAGCAGAAACTGAGTTTCGTACTCTCGCTGACGTACAGGTTGAAACAGCCATTGGCAAGATTCGCTTCGGCGAAGTATTTGAAAGTCTCTTCGTCCGCGATCTTGCCGTCCGCTTTCTGGCTAGAAAGAGTCACGACTGGGAACCGGTACGGCATGCCGTCCTTATCCCCTTTCTTGAAGAACTCGATGAACGCTTTTTGCACGTCCATGATGTGCTCCACGTCGTAGATAAGCCCCGACTCCGGCATCATGTGCGAGAACAGGTGCTCGAGATTCGGGCGGTCGAAGATGATGAAGTTCGTGAATGGGCTCTGAAAAGACGCCCGCAGCTTGTTGTTCAGAGTGTGCACTAGCGATTGAAACTCATTCGCGATCTGTTTCCTCTGCCGAGGATCTCGGACGTTGAGCCCTTCCGTCAGGATCATGTGGGACGACATCGCAAAAAGATCTGGCAGCGCGATCGCGCCGGCAAGCCCATTCGCGTCGATGCAGATGGACTCTTTCAGGATCGAGATGTAGGAATCGAACCTTTTTGGCGGCAGCGATTTCAGCTGCCGGTTGTGCGGATAGCCCTCGAGAACGATATCGATCGTCGAAAGTGCCGCGCAGTAGGGGATAAAAGTGTTCACTGCGAAGTGGAAGTACAGACCTTTTTGGAAGACGGTTCTGAGCGCCGTATCGGCATCTTCCCGGGTCCACAGCTGCTTGATCTTTTTGTAGAGGGCCTCGTAACCCAGTAACTTGCGGATCGACATCGACATTTCACTGACGAGATTCGGATAGCTCTTCTCGGACAGCCCGATGTTCGCGTTTTTATCGACAGAGATCGAACTTCCTGCGACGAGATACTTCTGGAAAAACACGATCGGGTTCAGCTGGCTTTCGTCGATTCCTTCCAACTTCAAAAGTCGGGCATCGATCGAACTGTACAGCTCCACGAAATCCTGATCCAAGGTGCTGAGGGATACCATTTCGACACTGCAAAAAAAAGGTTAGACTGGTTCATTTTTGATAGCCGCTCGCCGGCGCTGGCGCTTATCGTTGATCTCCGTTGTACAATAGCAGGACCGATCCGTCTCTCGTGTCGAACAAGTATTCGTTCCAGCGGCCGCCCGGGCGGCTGCCCGGGCGCCCGGGCAGGTGGTCGCTCCAATGGTCGCTCCAATGGTCGCTCCAATGATCGGATAGCACGTGGATTCTGCAGAGGCATTCCATTTCGTCCACCCACTCGCAAGTACACTTGGATGTATCTATGTACCTTCTCCACTCGCCGGTTCTTACCGACATGCCGTTCGGCCAGTTGATGACGACTCCTTGGATCCCGTCAGTCGCTAGCTCCACGCACTGCTGCGGTATTCCGGCGTTGAAGATGAAGCTGACTTGCCTACCTCTGTGCGGATAGGTTTCAATTTCCGTCGCACGCCGAGTGTCGTATTTCAGCGGGATGAGCGGAACGATGTGCGTGTCGATAACTTCTAGCGGGCAATCCTCCCATTCTTTTGCAACCAGATCGCGGATGTTCATGCCGTTCATGCCGTTCATTACTCGTCGTCTATCATTTGATTCAGAACCTTTATCATTGTTTCGACGTCGCCCTCGAAGTATTCTAGCCCGTCCTCGGTGTGGGGTAAAAAGCCGTGCAGCACCGTAAACCCGTCTTTCGTGCGGAGATGGAACTGTTCGCCGCGGAAGACCTTCAGCACCTTTTTCTCGAGCTCGTGGCAATCTTTGCATCTTCTGACGAGATAGATTTCCGTCCCGTCCGGATATTCTTTCATCAGTCGGCGCTGAGAATTGTTGGTTCTGCCAACTTTGAAGATCGGCAGGTTCCGCCCGCGATGGAAATCGTGCTGCACGATGTACATATAACTGCCTTCTGCCTCCGCCAGTTCCGGCTGAGAAGTCCCTGTTCGTTTCAGTTTTTCGATCGTCGCAGTCGCCTTTTTCGCTGCCGCGAGCTTCTCCGCCAGATTGTATTTCACCGTTGAAGTCTTGTACACGGGCGGATACTCGAGGACGATCGCTGCGACTGTGCGTTCGTAGAGGGTAAAAAGTCGCCCGTCAGTCACGGGAGTCGTTTCTCCGAAGTCGTACATTGTTGGTATCGCGGAGTTGAACACCATCTCGTGGACTGTCTTTTCTTCCACTTTCGGATCTCCGGTGATCGTGAACCTCTTCGTGGCGGGATCGAACCGAAAGTTTCTGTCGAGTGCGCCGATCAATCCGAGTTTCCAGTTCACGAGTATCGTTCGGTTATTGTGGATCAGCAAAATCCGCGGGAGGCTTCGTTCTGTCTCCTCTACCTTTTTGCATTCTCGCAGTGCAGCGTCATCGCTTTTTACGGTCTTGGCGATCGATTGGTATTCTTCTATCCGCTCGCGAACTGTGTCTGCCCGCTGTGCTACGGTCCGACTTTTTGCGGCACCCATTGGTTGTTTTTGCACTTCGGGAAAACTTAGGCGTGGCCTGGCGGCCGGCTGGCGCGGTGGCGCGGCCGGAACGGCAGCTCAGCGTCAATGATCTACACTGTGAACTTGTCTCTGTAGTGCGGAGTGTCGTTTGAGGGCTTTCTTTTCCGCTCGTAACCAAATGTCGAACGCGATAGTCTGTCTATGCATGAAGGGGCGGAAGTTCGTGCCGGATCTGATCGTCATGGCACAGAGTCTGCGAAACACCGGAACAGAAGGCGAATACATTTGCATGTGTACGCCAGACGTTATGAAGTACAAAGACGAGCTCGGTCTTTTGTCAAAAGTCTACGATCGGATCGTCGAGATCCCGTATCTCGCGCACACTGTCGGCAAACTCAAGTCTGAGAAACAGAAGAAGATCTACGAAGCGTGGATGGACGTTGCGTTCACGAAACTGAACATAATGAAGCCGGAGCACTTTGGAACTTACAACAAGGTTCTGCTGGTGGACGCGGACAAGTATTGGCTGCGGGATATCAACGCCCTGTTCGATCTGCCGGCCCCAGCCGGACTTTTCTCCCACTACATCGCGAAGCCGTTCATTCCGAACGGAATGATGAACCCGTACTTGATAAAAGGGGACACACCGTACTTCGGAGACAAGATCACAGAGAAGATGATTGACGTTGGGCTGAAACAGGCTTTCGTTCTCATGGGATCTTGCGTTCTCGTGGAACCGACAGTCGCAGGCAGTCGCGCAATCGATGAACTCTTGGAGCAAAAAGAGCCTTACGGGAATCCGGGCTGTATCAGCATGTTTGACGAGCAGGCTTTTTGCGATACGCACAAGATGATGAGAGCCAACGGATCGTGGAAAGGTCAGTGGAGATACATCCATCAGTCGTATTCGAATTTTGTGGGCCACGATCGGTGGATGGAAGAGTGCAAACCGAAATGCTTTCACTACTACAACTTCAAGCCCCGGCAAATGCCGCGGTCGCAGGCCGAACTCTGGCCAGATCTGAAACCCTGGTGGAAACTTCACGACAAGATCTGCAAATCGTGGGGCGTAAAAACCCTCATCGTCGATAACGATCCGGTTGATCCCGAGAAGTTGGCGTCTGCCAACAAAAAGTAAGCCCCTCGCGGGGCTGTTTTTTTGCTGTTCCAGGCTGTTCGCCTTTCAATCGTACACCGTCTCGTCCGCCGATTCTTCTATCTCCCGCACTTCCTGCATGTTGGTTGCGGCTGACGGGACGACGCTTTTCCCGTCGATCGGGTGAACTTTTTGCCCCTCGAGAAGCCCGTTCAGCGCGACGTGCGGGAGCCCGACTCTGACTTTTGTGTGCCTCAGCACGCAAGAAACGGGGTCTCCGGTGTTGTATTTCGGTTTCGACTCGGTTCCGAAAGGCGACGTGACTTTCCAGCCCGGTCTGCATATTTGAACTGCCTTGACGAAAAGTAGCGAGCTGCTGAAAGCTCCAGCGTCGAAAATCACCTCGTAGTCGCACTTTTGATCGATGACGCATTCGTCCGGTACCGGTTCCAACCAGTCTTTCTCTTTGATGATGATGCTTGGAAGGGCTGCGTTCTCCGGATTGATCGCGATCATATCTTGCATCGCGTGCTGATACTGTCGCAACGATCTGTCGTACTTTTCGCCGGCTCTGTTCATCTCGAAAATCTCGTACTCTTGCATCTCGCCGCCGTGATCATGGAGCCGCTGTTGGATCATGCCGATCATTTCCATGTACAGGTTCGCGATGAACCGCCCCATTCTTTGTACCTGCGTGAACCCCGTTATGTGCACGCCAGTAAAGCTCGTAAAGAGCGCGAAAGTCTGCTGTAAAAAGCCGCCTGCGTTGCCGCGGAGATCGATGACTATCTTTTTGGGGTCGAACGCCGCGATCTGTGCCTTCACTTTCTTCAGAGCCTCGAACACTGTGTCGAACCGATCCGGAGTTACGTGGAAAGTCTCGATGCGAATTGCGAGCGTACCTGCGACTGTGGTTTTTACGGTAAAGATCGGCAGTCTCGCCGACTCGTCTCGGATGAGATCCGCCGATTCGTTCTGGAGCTGCCGCTGGTATTCTTCCTTCATTTCTTGCCAATCGAGTGGCACCTTTTTATCGCCGACGTACGCGTTGAGGAGTTTGTGCTTTTGCTCGCCGGGCCGATATTGGTGCAGGCACTCGGCGGCGTCTATGTAAAAAGCCTCGGAGCCCGATGGGCAGATTCTGTCGATGACGATGTCTTTGAGTACCTGATCGACGGTCTTTTTCACGTCTCGGCCCGTCGCCCGTTCTGTGTAATCGAAATGCGTGACGGCATCTCCAACTTCGAGGCCTTTGCACAGGCTCTCTTTCACGATCATCGCACCGAGTTGATATTTCCAGAGGACGAGGACGTCTGCGCTTCCGTCTTCGATCGGCAATCTCACGCTGACGTGGCTGTCGCAAACGGGAGAGTACATCTTCATCAGCATCTCTGCGAAATGAACACGGTTATCTCCGTACTTGCCGAACGCTTTGATGTCGTTGCCCTTCCCGCTGAAAGCGCTGATAACGCTCATCGTGTCGGCGTCTAGAATCGGATATGCGCCCTTGAAGAAATGTAGAGCTTGATCGTAATCGTCGAGGAATTGGGTGGCGGTAAGTTCTTCGAGGGGCCGTGTCGGAAGCCTGCCTTCTTTTTTCCCGATGTCTTCGGCGTCTATCTCTTTCGTTTCCTCCATCTTTTGACTTCCTGTAAAAAGATGGACCCGTTCGGCAACTCAAGTATGGAAGACGTGGCGAGGATCGCCGACAGATACGAAAGTCCGGGCCGGGGTGGCGGCAGCGGAACGTTCGCGTTCCTGCACAGCGCGACTTTTTGGAAGTGGATGAGCGTGGCTCTTTTCCTGATCTTGCTGATAACGCTCCTCAGCACAGTGTCCTTTTTCGATGGGAACCCGGATCCGAAATCGAGCCCGAAACTGAAACCGATTCGGCCGCGACCGATTCCGACGGCAGAACCTCCAGCGATGAAACAGTTACGGGCGATGGGATATGTGCAGGGACGGTAGGCTTGCCGGTTTGCCGGCTGGCAGGCTTGCCGCCGGCAGGGCTGCGCTGCCCGATGGTCCTTTTTCTTTTTGCTGACGCGCGATCACAGCAAAAAAAGAATGGATCGCGGACCGTGCCCATGCCCTCGTGGCGATCAACAGTACTTGGTTATGATGGAGTTTTGGACGAACCATACTCGGTTGTAGCGAATGCTGTATTCTTCGAGTTCGTACGACGGATCACTCTTCACGATTTCTTCCAATGGGCACCTCGATCCCGCGACGGCTTCTGGGAATGCCGGATGCTCGTCTTCGTACGGAAGTCGAAAATCCATCCAGATCCGCGGCAGCACGTACAGGTAAAAAGGTGACTCTTCCATGCCGAGATAGTTGGCCGATAAGATCCGTACCGCTTTCGCGGACTGTTTATCGATCGTTACGAGTGGCTCCTTTTCTTCCTTCGAGATCGGCCGTCCTTTTTGCATGGGGATCACGATTCGTACATGGTACGACGTGATTATGCCTCTCCTTATGGTGATGTGGGTGTTACTTTCCTCTCTCGGACTGACGGACGCGGCGTTTTTCGCCATCGTGTCCGCGAAAACTGAGACTTCGTCGTTCGACGCAACGATCAGTTTCATCATACAGTATCGGGCTGCAGTCAGGGTTATCGGAATGTTGTACAGATCGTGGGTTCCCGTTTTCCGGAGACGACTTTTGTGCAAGCACGCGAGGACGTGCAGCGCCATCCCGTTCCCATCAAACATCGTCACAAGGTTCGCGACTAGAAGGATGCTGCCGACGAGGGTTATATCGTAGCCGGACGGTACTCCGAGGAACACAGACTCAATGCCAGATCGTGGAAGTTCGAACGTTCGCACGTCGTCATGCATCTGTGGATCTATCTGTATCGTCTGTATCGCTTTCGACTTGCCGATCGATAGGTACATCGGATACTTCGGAGGGAACATCATCCTGGTGATCGTTTCTGCTGGGTCAGTAACGAGGCGCACGCTGTCGTCGTCTACGGTAAAAGACACCACGTCGTGGCCCTCCGCTTTTTGCCAACAGGCTGACCTACTCGATATCGACGTGCACGAGTTCTTTTCGAAGAACAGCGCCATCGTGGCACCGCGCATGTAATCGGTGCAAATGGCCTTAGTGCCATTCTCGTGGTCCTCTATCTTCGTGTGAGCCATGAAGAGACGCGTCGACGGCGTCCCCCAATAGATGTAATCGTTGAACTCCGCGTCTCGCCCCTCCTTGTCGGTCTGCGTCTTTGAAGGCTGCATTTGCTCCGGATCGGGTAAGACCATAAGCAAAAAAGACCTCGTTTTTGTTTTGTTTTTGAGGTGTTTTGGTTGCCGATAGCAGTATCTATTGTACACGGGCTAACTAGTTAGCAACGCACGTAGGCGTTCTTACTGCTTCGGGAAATGGGGCAGAAGAGAGGCACTCGGGAAGAGAGAGAAGGACGGGGCCAGAGGGAGGGAGACCTGCGGGGTAATGGCTGGCACGCTCAGGTTTGGGCGGATAGCGCCAGAACTGGAGTCAAAGATCATCGCGACAAAAGCGCCGGGTTCGCGCGGATGCGGGATCTCGCTGATCTTTTTACCATGCTCGCCGCAGTAAACGCGGTCGACGAGTCGCGTCGGAGCACAAGCGAAAGTGCTGCTGCTGTTGAAGTTGAACGCTTCTTGGTAGTCGCGCGTCATGTGGTTGATGTACATTGGACGGTAACGGTACGAAAGCGTGTCTGCGATCATCGATGAAACTCGATCGCCGACGAGCGAATTGCGCTCGTAAATATCGCACAGTTGCACTTTTGTCGTTGAAAAGCGGACATGCCCTTCGAGCCGGGTGGATAGCATGTAGACGGAAGCACCTGGGAGTGCTCCGGAATACCCGCCATCGTTCTCGATGCTGACGAGGTTGAGATCTAATGCACGGGGTCCGGTGTATGTGCACAGATCGCGTTGGACCTTCAGAGACTCTCTGTCAATGACAGAGATCAACATGAGCTTTTCGTGCATTTGCAGCACGTAGATGAATCGGTTGTCGTTGACGCTGTGAAGCACGCGCCATTGGTCAGAAGGAAACTTCTCGTCTTTTTCGAACGAGTATTGACGCTCACCAATGAAGAAGGCGGGCGATTCCTCGGATTCGACAAGGTCGCGGCTTTCGAGGGGAGTGACGTCGATGTAGGGGCCTTCGATTGCGAAGATTGGGAGGCATTCCATGATGCCGTCAACCAGATCTGTAGGCAAGTTGTACCATTCAGTCAAAAGGGCTGCCCGGATAGAGTGGGGCTCAGCGAAACACGCGGAAAACACACCATCTGCAAGTCTGAGAGCGGATTCCATTTCGGTAACTTGGATTCAAAAGAAGAACAGTCGAGATTCTCAACTACCAGCGACGACAATAGGACTTAAATTTTTACCCCTTCGGCGTGGATTTCTGCTGCATTCCGGGCCTCGGTCAGCGAAAAAATGGTGGGGGAACGGCTGGCCTTACAGGCAACTGGTAGTCGGTTTAGCGAAGAAGAGCACTATGTATTCAGTCGTGTCGATGAATCTGCCGGCAGAGGTCCAACGCTCAGCGGTAAAAAGCACTGCATCGTAGCGCTGTGGGCGGCTTTTGCCCTCCGGAACAGAGATCAGAAGTTCGTCAGTCGGGTTGATGTTTCGCAGCCCCGTCGGGTGGACTTCCGTGATAATGCCATCGTTGAAGAATGAGACGATTATCGTCTCGAAAGTTACCTCGACGTAGACTTGGAGGCAGCCGAGCGTTGCGGCGATGAGACACTTTTTAGCGCCCGGTTCGATAGCGTACACTATTGCTTCTGTCGTACACGATATCGGATTGATTGAGATCGGTTCTGCGTATAGCACTTTCGCGACGTACGGTTCTTCCATCTCGACCACGTACGAAACTCGATCGGCCGTTACGAAGATGCTGTTTTGATACGCGTAGAGGGAGACGTCGCCGCTGCCGCTGCCGCTGCCGCTGCCGCCGCCGCGGGCGCGCCCGCGCGGCAGCGCTGAGACGTGAACGAAATGGTGCCTTTTATCGTCGTACCGCCGAATGTCGAGAACCAGCTGCCCTCCGACGGTGTGCGTCGAGATCAGTTTGTCGCCGCAGACCGTGTAGATGAAGTCGTTGATGCCCGCGGTTTCGTCGTAATGTGCGAGAGTGCTAGTCCCAGCGGTTATCACTGCCAATCCCGTATACTGTACGTAGTCAGCAATGATGTTGCCTATCTCTTCGGGGAGCTGCACCGGTAGCCGTATTGCGCAGAATTCCATGTTTTGCTTCTCGGCCGTTGGGCGGCATCAATTTTGAGCAAAAAAGACCCTTACTTTTTGTTTTGTTTTTGAGGGTTTTGTCCTTTTTATGACTGTATCCGTGCATCGTGCATCGCTTGCCTTGTTTGTCTTTTTGCTTTTCGCACGGTCCTTTTGCTGCGCCGTTAGAACTGCTTGCACAGCATTCCGAGCACGCATGTCAGACCAAAGAGTTGGTACATGCGGAATTCGACCGACTCTTTGAAGGAGTCGGTATTCCAGAGGAAGCCGGTGACGCGGTCGATGAATCTGAAGTTGGGCTCGAATCTAGCCCAGTTCTCGAAAGGCGTGGCCTCATCGAGAGGGTTCATCCGCAGGTCGGCGAGCACGTCCTTTTCGAGGTTGAGTGCGGCTTTGTAGACGCATCTGACCTTCGGGAAGAGTTCCCGCAGGTTCTGTGCCGGCTTGTTGGCCAGCAGCTTGAGCACCGTGCGCATCACGACGTCGAGCATTTCGGGCTTGACAGGGTGAAGAAGGGCAGACGGGGTGTCGGTAACGAGCACGAAGAAAGCGTTCAGCGCCTTCAGGCATGCCTTTTGCGAAACGAGAGCTTGTTCCATAGAGAAACACGAAGAATCAAAAGATGACAGAGAAATCCGTGTTTGGACCTGTCGGCTCGTGCTTAACTATTTAAATTTTTCGTGCAAAAGGCCTTTCCATGCAGTACACCGAATTCGTTATCGATAGCAAGATTGCAACCAATGTCGCTGGAGTTTTCTCGTGCTCGCTGAACCTGAACTGGGAGATCAACGAAATGAAGCTCCTGACGGCAAATATCCCGCACGTTTGGTACAACGTCCGGGCAGGGCATGACGCGATCGCTTGGACCGACAATCTCCCGCACGCCCTCACGGTGCCGGCGGGCAATTACGATGACGTTCTTTTGACGGACGCGGTTGCAGATATCATGTCTGCCGAGCAAAAAGCGGTCACGTATACTTGCGCGATCAGCGAGATCACCGGTAAGTGCACAGTCACGAACACAACACCGGCAGTATTCGATTTGACTGTCGTCGCGGGTGACGTCTGGTCAGAGTTTCTCGGGTTCGATCCGGCGATCGCGCATGCCGGACTTTTGACCTACACGGCAGAGAACATAGCGACGATCGATCGGCAGACTTTCATCGGTTTCAAGATCAACAACACGACGGCCGGCGTAGGAGGAGTTGAAACGAACATTGCCAGTTTTGCTCTGCTGCGGCCGTACGACAACATTTTTGGGACCAACGGCGCGTTAATCGCCGCGATCGACGTCACGGAGGATGCCGGTTCGTATATCCACTACAAAGCGGTGGAGCCTATCAACGTCATTTTCGGAACGCCAGTGAGCGATGTCTTGTACGTTTCGTTCACGAACATGGACGGTGATATCGTTGATTTCGGCAATTCGTACTGGTCCTGCAAACTCGGGGTACGGTACACCCATCTGTAAAAAGCGGTCTCTCTCCGGCCACCGGCCATTGGCCGCCAGCAGGGCGGCCGCCGGCAGGCTACAGCGTTCCTTCGCAGATCAGTTTTCCATTTTTCCCTTGACAGCCGTACTTCACGATTACTCCTCGCATCTTCATCGTGCTGATCGCGTTCGATATCTTGACGGCACTTTCTATCTTCACCGACTGATCGGTGACGAACTCTCGGCTTTCTTTTTTTCCAGACTCATCCTCGATCTTCAGCGCACTAGTCCCTGCGCGGGCGCGAAACCCCTTCGGGGAGACCTCGTACAGGTAGATCGGTTTCGTGAACCAGTGCAGCACTTTCTGCTTCTTCTCGAAGAAGTACGCCGTTATGACTTTCGACTTGCTGCGAGCGAGCAAACATCGCAAGTTGCCGACTTGGAGGAGGGCGACGAGGATTCGGTCAGAAGCCAGGATCTTACCACCGTTCTCTTCTGGCGTCAACACGCCGCTTTTTACCACGAAGGTTGAACCGTGGAGCAGAGTCATTTTGAGTCAGCAAAAAGAGAATCCACTTGGTGCCCGCAGCGGGGTCTGCCGGACGGGTTAGTACGTGATGATTAACCACCAGGCGATCGTGCCGAGGACCCCCGCAGCGAACGATACCAACGATGCGATAACCGTCGCGTCGCTTCTGTAATACTTATGCTTCTTGATCAGTTCGGCATTGACGTATTCGAGCATAGTTGCCAGATCGCTCTCGTCTATCTTGAGATGGAACAATCCTTCGTGCTTCGAAATGAGCATTTCTCCGTGCATGATGGTTTTTCCAAGAATCGGACTCGCCGTAGCTATGTACGTTAGCATGCTGTTTGGTTCGCCGATGTCGAGAGTGCTGATGGAGTAGAATGGGGTTCGGGAAAATTCGTTCGGATATCCGCGGCGTTGATCGTACGCGAAGAAAGTTCGCTCGGTGCCACCGTCCCACCGTTGGTGCAGATACTCGAGAGGATCAAGATCCGTCACGACCGCTTTTGTATCTCCGTACGGAGTCACGAGCACGTATTCCCCCTTCCGAGGGCGACCCAGACGCTGCAGTTGCTGCAGTTGCGGTTCCGATGTTGCCATAGTTTGCCAGCGGCGACGAAAGTCCAAATTCGAGTCAGCAAAAAGAAAGTGATCATTGCTCGCCGCTCGCCGCGAGGGTCGGCTTTTTACCGGAGGAAGTATCCTACTACGGCTGCCCCTACGAAGATCGCCGCCGCGATTGCGATCGTCCGTGCGTGATCGTAAAACATTTCCATATTGAATTGCCGGACGCTTTGCTTGCAGCAGCGTTCCTTCATCAAACGAAACAGACGATCGAAATCTTCGTCGTCGTCGATATCGACAGGCGCGCCGTAGACGAGTTTCTCAACGAGGAACTCTCCTCGCATGAGCCTTCTGTCGCCATGATAATGGGACGAAGACGCGAAGTACGTGAAGTACGCGTTCGGAACGCCGTACGGAGTTATATCCAGCCCGTGGACAATGTATTCGGTGCCGTTTTTCTCACAGGAAAGATACACGGTTGAATCGTCTCTGACGTCGCAGAGGACGTTTTTATCGACCCGCCCGCGTAGATACTCAGTTGGAGAACGATGAGTTGTGATCGTGGCGACGACCCCATCGGGCTTTATCAGTAAAAAGGCTCTCGCCCCGAGTGTTGTTTTCACCTCATTTTCGTCGATCTTCGCGTCCGAACGGGCGATCTTGCTTTCATCCAATCGCAGGGTTTCCTTCTTCTCCGTTTGCGTCGCTAGCATCGCTTCCATCGCTTCCATCGCTTCGATTTGTCTCCGACGGGGAAATCCACAATTCATGGCCGAAGCAAAAAAAGAATCACTGTGGTGCCAATGGCGCCGCTGGCGCCACGGGCGCGGGGATCTATCGTCCGATCGACTTTTTATCAGAAAAAGCGCATCGCCGCGACCAACATCGCGTACGTCATAAGTCCTATCGCCGTCCCGAGCGCTGTCGCTTTCGCCACATCGAAGACGCGCTGCATGCTACGGAGTTTGTTCTCTTGAGCGTGATAGTTTTCCTCCACTATTGATTGCAGATTTCGGAAATCGTTATCCGCGTTCTCGATGCTGACCGGAATTCCACTGACGAACTTCTCGATGATAAATTCGCCTCGCATGAGTCTTGCGGTGCTGATGCGCCCCGGCGATGAAATGAAATACGTGAAGAAAGCATTCGGTGGACCGAATGGTGTCGTATCTATACCGCTGATGACGTACATCGTATCGCCTTTCGAGCGTTCGAAATACACGTCAGAACTGAAATTCATGTCATCGAGAACCTTTTTGTCGATGCGCGAACGTAGATGATTGAACGGGTCTTGGCGTGCCGCGATCAGGGAAGCGGTCCCGTCTGCTTCCACCAGTATAAAGTTCCTCACGCCGGATTCGGCGCCGTCGGTCTTCTTCTCCGTTTGCGTTGCTTGCTTTACTTCCATCGCTTCGATTTGTCTCCGACGGGGAAAACCACAATCCGCCGTCACGGCAAAAAAGAATCACTGTGGCGCCGCTGCCCACACGGCCGGATTTACATCTTGGACATGGTTCCGCAATCTTTGCACTGGACGAAGAGCGTTGAACCTTCATCTGCGCTTCTCGTCTGCTGAGAAGTCGACATCGTGTTCGTGCTTCTGCACTTTGGACATCTGGTCCCGCCAACAGAAACAGTCGCCGCGAGTTTACGCCCGAACTCTTCGCCTTTTCTTTTTGATGACAGCTCTTCCTTCCACGCATCCTCGTAGATCGGGATCTCCGGTATCACGCTCAGCTTCCGGATGTCAATCTCGTTTTTGTTGAACGACGCGACGACTGCTGGCGATAGCTTGGATAAAAGCCACGAGAGGTTTGTGTCCGCGAGGTTCAGGAACTGCGTGCCGTTAATGATTGCCGACTTGCCGAGTAGCGTTATCTTCGTCTCGGCGAGGATTTGAAACAGGCACTCGAACGCCCGTTCTTTCAAAAGTCCACTTTCCATCAACAGCCGGAACATCTTGCCGCCATTGATGATATCGATGAATTGCGGCTCGGCTTTCTTCATGAACCTCTTCACCTGGCGATGCATAGACTCCTTGAAACTCTGCTCGGTGATGTCCGCTTTTTGCTCACGCAGGTGCTGGAGAGTCTTCTCCATAAAGTACGTTTCCAACTCCGATGCCCACTTTTCGTCGAGCCCGTAGTCTTTCAGTTCTTCCATCAGTTGGGTTGGGTTGATAGTGTTGACAGTTAGTGGTTAATTTTTAGTCTCCGGCCGCGTGGCCGTTTTTCCTGCGATGACGCGATCGAACGTCTCGATATTCTTGAGGAGCAAAAGGCCCTTTCTGTCTATGCAGCATTTGTCGACTATCCACTTCGGAAGTTCGATAGCGCTGTCGGTTAGAGTTTGATATTCGTCGCTGATTTCTTGCAGACGCTTTTCGTCGAGTATCGCGCTGTCCGCGTAAAAAGCCACCACCAGCTCGCACTTTCGGATGAACCGGAGATAGAGCTGTTTCGCGAGCAGATTTCTCTCGATCGAACTGTACAGCCGTTTGTCGATCGCGTAAGTTTGCACTGCGGTGATGATGTCCGATAAAATCGTTACGATAACTTGGAACCATCCGTGATCGGAAAATCCGAGCGGGATCGCGATTACGGTGTAACTAGTCAGAATGACTGACAGACACAGAATCGGAACGTTGGAAACGATATTCAGTAGCAACGATAGCCACTTGGTGTACTTTTCGTGCATGCGGAGTCGCAATAGGCAGGAGGTGATGAGCTTGTTGGTAAAAAGGACTCTCGCCGGAAAGGCCGCGAGAGTGGGCTCGTCCAGTACCACCAAGTGCGCGTCCGTGACACTGCTGACTGGCTTTTTATCCATTTGCGCTTGTCGTTTTCATTCTTTCGTTCGGAAAGATGTGGTCGAAAGCAAAGACGAGTGAGTGTGTCGATATCGTTGTGCAAGAGCTCGCACGCTGCGACGGAGCCGCCGGCGACAGGCTGATACTTTTGGCGGCGCTAGAGTCTGTGTACTTGAAAGTCAAGGAGTATGTTCCCGACGAGACTCACGTCGTGCACTACACGGAGTCGCTTTTTATCAAAGCCCTTGGATCTCTCGGGGAAGTCGTTCCCTCTGGAGTTTGTCGGATCGGCTACACGGTTTCTAGCGAAGACGAACATTCGAATGGGTTTCTGTTCACGAAATGGGAGCTTCGGCACAAACAAGGCGTGAATCCCCGCTACGCGAAAAGGGTTGCCGATGGGATCAATGATAGCGCTGTAGATACTGTTCTTCGGCAGATGGATCAGATTTTGAAGACGAGACGGACAGTTATCTTCCCTCGGGCGCCTGCGGCGGCGCCGGCTGCGGCTGCCTCGGCGGCAGCCGTGTCAGCGGTTAGCGGTAAAAAGCCTCCCATGGCCGGCACGAAAACGCTCTCGGGCTTCAATTTCATCGATCGGGACAAGTGGATGCAAACATTGATCGCTCGACGCGACGGATCTTTGGATAGAACGGAGGCCCGGCGGGCGATCGTAAATGCGGCCGATCAGGCGAAGAAACTTGTTCAGCAAGGAGATTACGACTCGATGGAGGCGGCAAAACAAGGACTGTAAGAAAGGATGCCGTGGGAGTTTCGTGTACTGATGGATCTCATTTCTGTGACGATGTACGTGCGCGACAAAAAAAGAAACCAATCAATCTCGTAGCCGCTCACGCTCACGCCCGGCCGGCCGCTAGGCCGATCGTTCATTCCCACCGTTCGGTGGGACAACTTTTTATCGCCATCTCCATTTCGTCGTCCGGAACCTCGTAGTGATCGTGACCGATGATTGCGCCGGCAGAAGTGAATATCTCGGCCAGAAGAAGAATTACAGTCAGGCGATTTTCACCATATATCGTGACCGTGTCGCCGTAAACGTCGACGAGGAATTTGATACTGTTGAGTTCGACTTCTACATCATCTACACCCTCATAGTTTCTGTCGTATTCCTCTTCGCCTCTGTCGTGTTCCTCTTCGCCGCTATCGTATTTCGGAATGGGTTCCACGATGTGAGTCCCGTCGGGAAGATAAATGCTGATGTGCCCAGCTCTTCCGTCCAACCTGATCGCGGGCTTGGCTCCCTGATAATTATCGAGGACCTCTTCACCGCGGACGATCTTGATTTCTACTTTCCGTCCAAAGTGCCCGATAGCTAGCTCGAGCTCGTGCGGCGATTCGACTTCGTCCCCTCTTTTCTCTTCGAACATCTCGAGATCAAGAGAGTATCTCGAGATTTCGCCCCGTTTGTATGGCGAGCGGTAGAACTTGCCGTCAGAAATCGTTTCGTACTCGGGAATATCTGACAAGCCCTCCATTCCGAATGCGGACGGGTAAGATTCGCCACAGTTGAAAGCTTTCGGTTCTCCGCCGAGAAGGGGTTTCACGATGACGTACCTTTTCTTTCCCCTAGACGTGCAGCAGATGCTCTTGCCTCGGCACGAACCGACGTGATGCGTGATTTCTTTCTTCGAATGCCTGTTGATCAGCCAGTCTAGCCAAGTTTCCCCACGGCCGAGTCTGGTTCTGAATTCTTCGTGGAACTCAACAACTTTCGTATACTGACCGAACTCCACGATTATGTCGCCGAGCTCGAGAGGAAGTTTGAGCCATGACTCCAAAAGGATGTTCTTGTACTCCATCGCGGGTTGCCTTTTTACCGGCTGCCCGGTTCAATTTTAACCAGCGAACTGGCACAGCAAAAAAAGATCGAGTCGGTTGCCGCGGTAGCGGCGGTAGCGGCTATGGTTGCTTACTTGAAAGTCCGTCGGACTTTTCGTACTTCCTCAGTTATGATTCGCATCGAGGCGACGAGTGCTGATTCGTATTCTTCCCGCTCGATCGCTTTCATTTCTGCTTCTCTCAACATTGCCAACTCTCTCCGTCTCATCACGGCGATGGTCTTCGATTGCTCCTTATTGGCCTCTCGCAATGTCGCGAGTTCCAGCAGTTCTTTTTTTGCTCTCTCAACTTGCGCACGCGCTTCGGTCAAAAGGCCTACCAGCATGCGACTGCGAGCCTCTTCGGCACTTAGCGACCCCATCAGGATTTCGTCTTTTGACATACATAGCGACGAAGGCAGCTCTTTTGAATCGTCAGGTAGGCCGGTTGCCTTCCTTTTCTGCGCAGCTGTCCGTTGAGCTTTTTGAATATCGGTCTCCATCTTGTACGTTTGCTTGAAATGTATGGTTCCTTTCAATTTTTGAACGGCCGTGCGTAAAATTGAAGGTAGTCAAAGTCCATCAGCAAACCCATGGAGGCCATCAAACAGTCGAAAACTCGGAGACACAAGAAGAGGTCCGGTAAAAAGGCAACCCCGCAGGTGCCGGTTTCTGCTGCTGCCGCCATCGCGCCGCCGGCAGGATTTCGAACTCCGATGCCATTCGCGGGTACGCCAGAAAGAGTCGATGAGATCTTCAAATTCCTGCTGGAACACGGAATCGAAGCGTCAGCGATCTTACCAGACGCGGTTCCTCGGAAGCAAACGAGGTCTCTGCCAGAGGAGGATTTCGATCGCGATTCCGCTGTGAGACACGAAACGGATATATCGATGGGGCCAGATCGCGACGACGCAGATGCAGAAATGACCGAGTAAATCGGCACTGCCACTGTTCTTTTTTTGCTTCGGCAACGCCGTGTCGGCAGTATCGGGGTACAAATTCGAGAGGGATTCCAGATCGGGTCCGATAGAAACAAAGTCTGGAGAATTTGCATCTCCCGGCGAAACCTTTTTCGGGCGTCAGTCGGTTCAGAATTTGTCGTTAAGGTATGGCCTCCGGAAATCTCTGGCGGATCTTCGGGATTGGTGACGCAGGAGGTTAACTTTTTGCTGACTCGAAACATGGCCGGTAAACACCACAGGGGTAAAAAGTCGTCCCACCACCATCACCATCGGGCGGCGCACGCTGCAGTGGCGGCAGCGGCGGCAGCGGCGACAGTCGGAGAGAAAGCACTTTCGGGAGTTCGCCCGCCGGCAGGCGTGGTTTTCAATGTCGGGACTACTCTCAGAGCTTACAAACGTTGCTTGGTTACCGGCGGTGCGGGATTCCTCGGCTCGCACATCTGCGATCGCCTTTTGCGCGACGGGTGCGAGGTTATTTGCTGCGATAATCTGCATAGCGGATGCCGCGAGAACATTCAACACCACTGGACGAACCCGATGTTCCAGTTCATCAACCACGACATTACGTCCCCGCTTTCTGTCCAAGTGGACAGAATCTACCAGCTCGCGTGTCCCGCATCGCCGGTCTTTTATCAGAAAGATGGGATCTACACGCTGAGAACGTGCTTTATCGGGACGATGAATATGCTCAACCTTGCCCGCGAAACCGGCGCCCGACTTTTGATCTCCTCGACGTCAGAAGTTTACGGCGACCCGCTGGTACATCCGCAAGTCGAGACTTACTGGGGAAACGTCAACCCGATCGGAATCCGCTCGTGCTACGATGAAGGAAAAAGGATCGCCGAGACACTTTGTATCGAGTACGCACGCCACGGCGCGACCGTGCGAATAGCCCGAATCTTCAACACTTACGGCGAAAGGATGCTGGAGAATGATGGCCGAGTGGTTTCGAACTTCATCGTCCAGTCGCTTTCCGGTAAACAGATCACGATCTACGGCACTGGAAAACAGACCCGCTCTTTTTGCTACGTCAGCGACACCGTCGAGGGGCTCTGCCGGCTGATGGAGGGAGAAAATCAGGGCCCGACGAATATCGGAAATCCGGTGGAGCACACAGTTTCGGACCTCGCGGAGATGATTCTCAAAGAGACGGGCAGTGATCAAAAGATCAAGTACATGCCGCTACCGTCGGACGATCCGACGAAGCGCAAACCGGATATCGGGAAAGCAAAAAGAGAATTGAAGTGGGAGCCTGTCGTTCCTATCGCCGATGGGCTGAAGAAAACGATTGACTACTTCAAGCAAAAGCTGCATCTAGCATGAAGAGCTCTATCCGTTCGGCGGCTCTGTACGAGTTTTCGGTCTTCCCGCCGGAACTGTGCGATATGATCATTGACTTTTTGCCTCCTGCGTTGGAAGATAAGTACCTCGTTACGTGTATCGCGGACGAGCTGTGCCGGATCGAACGGCCCGTTCCGTTCGCCGTTGACATTCGAAAGTTGAGAATAATGCCACAAGGGACGATGGAATTCCGTGGCTGGCACTGGAACGCTCCTCGGTCGAGGTTGGATCCCGCACCGTACGTCATGCCGTTCGAATTTGTCAGAGAGTTTGTCGATCTGGATATTTCGGAAAGCGCGTACCGGCCAGACGCTTACGCTCTCGCCGTGGAACTTTATGGCCTGCAGAAATCGTTCTGGTGGAAATACATATGGTCCATCGTCTCCGTCGTGTTGAGTATCTGCGTGCTTTCCGAGGTTACCAGCCCGATCGGGATCTTCTGTCTGATCGAACTTTCGGCCGCCACCGGCCTTTTTCTGTTCAACAGCGTTCGGTGGCGAGGAAAAAGGACGTTCTTGAGTCTGAGATACGTGTTGTCGCAAGCCCCGGACGATTGCGATTCCAACGTGATAAGTCTCGCGATAAGTTTGTTGCTCGTGCTACTCCTCACTGGGATAAACGCTTCCATTTTCGGCCGGTACTGTCGGCTGATAACCACGATCATCGCGTGCGTTTTCATACCCGCGCTTCGAGCTGAATGGTATTACACGTGCTACGAAAGGTATCGCGCGCTAACTGTCGCCACGCAGACGTTGCTTGACTGCTGCGATTAACCGGAACGTAGGGGCTTGGAAACCATGTTCGTAAAAAGCTCTGTTGCAGGCTCGACGTTGAGCGATTGCGGATCCCCTCTGCCGGAAGAACTGGACGAGGTGGTGATGGACTTTTTACCGACACTTGATCCTTCTTTTTTTGTCTTCTGCCGTGGCACGTACGTTCTTTTGATGTCTGAAGACCTTACGGTCCGTTACGATACAAAGACCGCCATCGTAGATACGTGCGGCATATACTACGAGTTGCCGGCAAGCTTTTTGTACCCCATACCGTATCGCACAGCACTGATGATACTTCCGTTCTCATTCACTCGTGAACAGTATATCAACGATCGGCAGTCTTTCTATCGCGCGAAAGGGATACCAGCGCCGATGGGTAAAAAGACGAGCCATGCTCTGATCCTTTTTCTGATCCCGCTACTATGCTGCAGCATAGGTTTGTCCCTCGTTGGGTTCTTCCTTCTGTTCGAGTACCTCTACGCTGTCTACTTCTCGTTCGCGTACGCTGCCGGCGGGGTTCGTGCCGACGTGCTGACGGTTCTGATCACCAATCTTTTCCACAACACGTCCGATTACGTCTGCTGCTCAACGGTAGCGATCTGGATCATGTTTCAGCTCACGGACGGGTTGTTCATTGCGGCGATCCGTTCGATAGAACAGAACATTCTTATCGGGGCTATCTTGTTCAGTTTGTATGCCTGCGGCCGCGCAAGCCAGCAATGGTTCGTCGCTGGGTTCCACGAACGGGACAGAGCCGATGTGGCCCTTTTGATCGAACGGGCCCACCTTTTTCCGATCGACGAAGCGGCGGCCCTTCAAAATTGATTAACCAGTGAGTAAAAAGCTCCAAAGGATGAACGAAGAAGATATCCTCGATGCGCAGCCGGACAACCTCCTCGCCGAAATGTTCAACGTCTATTTCAACTCGTCCATTATGCTCACGGACCGCGGATACGATATCAAGGTGATGGATCTGACGGGCGATAAGAAGAAAGACAAGGCCCTTTTCATCAAGAACTATCAGCGGATGCCGCACTACTTCCATATGCCGCACAAGACGTTCAACAAAGAGATGATCATGATCTACGACCCGTCGGCGGAGAAAAAAGAGAAGCAGCAGCTTGTTCGCTCGTCGATCGATAACGCGGATAACGATATCGACAAAGAGATCAAGACTGTAGACGCGATCTACATCACGAGGATGACTCAAAAGCTGAAGTTGAAGCGAGAATCTCTGAAGTGCATGCGTCTGAACCATTTCGAGCAGTTCCATTTCAAGAACCTGTGCTGCGATCTGCCGAGGCACAAACTGGTTCCGAGGCATACGATAGTTCGGGACAAAGAGATTATCGGCAAACTAATAGCCCAGTACGGGACGGCAATGATGAAACTTTTGAGGAGTGACCCGTTGCCAGCGTGGTACGGTCTGACGAAAGGGAACATAATCATCCTTGAGTACGATAACCCGATCTCGATCCGCGAGATCTGCTACAAACTGATTGTCTGATCGCTCGGTGGCTCAGAGGCCGTGAGGCTCGGAGGCTCGGAGGCTCGGAGGCTCGGAGGCTCGGTGAGAATGGTCCATTTTTTTGCTGTGGCAAGACCGAAACAGCAAAAATTTAACGATGACTGTCTCGAGCGTCAAGCTACAAAAGATGATGAGATTCAGCAACTTTCGTGAAGAAGAAGCGCTGTACATGTCGTGGACTCGGCTCCCCGTGGAGCTGATCGCGATCGTCGGGGAATACGTAAAGCCCGAGATCGTCGTAAGAAAGGCCATTGTGCGGCCGAGTTTTATGAAAGGCACGCACGCCAGCGTTCTGCCGGTCACGGCGATAGTGACCGACGGCAGATCTATCTCGGTAAACACCGAGAAGAACAGCGTGCACATCGGAGACGATGCACCCGGGACGATCAGTATCAACGGCTACGCTTTTGAGAGCCGGTTCGAACGTCTGTTCGTCTCAACGATCAAACGTAAAAAGGCGACTTACGTCTTGTTCTCCGGCATATCCGGAAGGCGGAACGAGCTCGAGCTTTTCGAACTCGAAGGGACAACGGTGATGAAAAGACGGATGTTTACTCCGTGCGAAGCCAATACGCTCGGAGAATATGCTTCCGGCGTGATGTACTCCATCAAGTCGGGAGTTATATGGATCCATTTCGATGCGTCGAAAGAGTGGCCGAAAGACGAAGTTCTCGGGCTACAACTTGACTAGCGCGCCCAACCTTGACTATTTTTTTGCTGCCACCTCGCCTCTGTGCCTCACGGCCTCAGAGCCTCACGGCCACTCAGCCGGCTTGCGGATGCAGATCTCTCGAGACTGGTACCCGATCGCGCGCCTACAGGTCGGACAAGTGCACTTTTTGACCGCCCAATCGCTGATGCATGCAAGATGGAACCAGTGCTGACATGTCAGCACTGCGTACGCGCCGCCGGTTTCCATACAAATCGCACATTCTGGCGGGGTTTGAGTCACGATGGCTATCTGGCTTTCTCTGTAAAGTTCGCAAGCGGGATCCCGCTTGATCAGATCGGGCGCCGAGTCGCCGTTTCTGTCTCTGAGAGTTCGGTCGGGTTCCAGTTTCATCAAAAGCGCTAACTGATCGAGACCGACTCCGCTTTTTACCGCAAGGATCAACGCCGTCTGACCGTACCGGTCTTGCAGATTGGTGATATCCAGATATTCATGGACGATCGACACCACGGGCTCCGGTAAAAAGTCGGACAGCGCTCTCGTCATCTCTCCGCGTGTCGCCGTCAGACCGTCTATCAGAAGCGAACAGTAGCTGTACAGCATTCGTCTGCTGTACGCGATATGCAGAACGGAGTCTCCTCTGTTGGTTACCTGCATGACGTTCATCGGCGTGATGAATCGTGCGTTGCTAACGCTCCCCGCCGATAGAGAAATGTGTAGAGCGGTTTCGCCATCGCAATTCGTGGCGTTGACGTCTGCCTGCGCTTTGATAAGATGGTTCGCGATGTGATGGATTCCGGAACGGATAGCATGCATCAGCGGGGTTTCTCCCGTCTCCGTTCTCGTGTTGATGTTAGCGCCATGGTGTAGCAAGACGTCGATCAACATCGTGCTCCTGGCGTAGTACAGCGGAGTGAAGCCCTTTTTATCGACGATCTCCGTGTCCGGTTCGAAATCCAGCAAGATACGCGCCAAGTGGTAATCATCATTCTGCGCGGAACGCATGAGGGTCGTCATGCCGCCTTCGTTCGCGTTGATGTCGGCTTTTGCCCGGACAAGGTCAGAGATCGCGCCGACGCTTCTGGCGAAGAACAGCGGAGTGTATCCGAGCGCGTCTTTGAAATTCGGATCAGCCTTCGCGTCCAGCAGAAGGTTTATCTGATCCGTCGTGCATTCTCGGACGGCGTTATGGAGAACCGTTGTGCCGCCTGGAAGTAACTGGTTTATCGAAGCTTCCACCTGAAGCATGGTTTGGCTTTCTCCTACCCAAACGGGCGGCATCACGATCTCGTCCTCTTTCCCGTCTTCCCGGACGAAAGCTATGTGTTTGTATTGGCCTCTGTAACAGAACGGGACGACGTTCAACTCGAGTTTTTCGACGATAGAATCGCCCAGCTCCGGCTCGTACGCTGCGGGGTCTTCGGGATCTCTGCCGTGTGATGGATCCATTGCTTGTGATCGAATGGCGGAGGCTTTTAGATACAAAATTGAATCCGGATATGCCTGCAGAGCCAACCTACCGCAATGGAAGCTATCTGGATGTTCGAAGAATGGACCTCTTGCATTCTGGACGTCGAAAGGATCATCGACGAGTATCTCGAATCGAAAGCTGTCAAGGTAATAGGCCGGTCGAGCTATGTTTCGTTCCGGCCGATTCTCACGACGCAATGTTTCGGCAAGGGGATCTTCATTTCCGTCGACACGAAGACTGCCTCGACAAAAAAAGGAATCGCCCGTTGCTCGTACGTTCAGGTAGATGATATCGTTGAGAAAATGCTCTCACCGTTTTCGGTGTCGACGACGGCAATCGACGGAATCAGTGTCACGATGATAATAGAAAGAGACGTTTATCCTTGGCACGAACTGGAATTCAGCCGCGTGACCGTCTTTCTGTCTTCTCACGGTGTCGCGCTGGTGAAACGTTCGTTCGATCTGCTCATCTCCGAGGCGACGGATATTGATAGTATCGCGATGGAAGACAATACACTATTCATCCGACTGAAAGCTCCGGCCGTAGGTATTTTCCAGATCTGGCTCTGAGAATTTGACGGCTGAAACCGTTACCTTGTGCTTCTTCTGAGCGAAGTATGTCCTTCTTTTTTTGTACATGCCTTGGCTGTATCCGTACGGATCGATGAAGTCGAAGATCAGCTTCTTCAGGATCTCGGTGGATGTGTCCCTTTTTACTCGGCCCATTACTTGGGCTATAAAGCCCTCGATCATATCGTTGTCGTCCTTTACGCCGCTGATCGGCGTGAGCATAAAAAGCGTATTCAACCCGTTCACCGAAATCGACTCGCCGAAGTACTTGTAGACAGAAACGATCACATCTTCATCGCCATCGAACTTGCGGCTTTTGCCGTACACGATCGCGATCTTCATCTCCGGGAGGAGTTCTCGCAGGAGCATGAATACCTGCATTGAGTGCCGAACTTCGTGGGTCGTTACGAGTACGCCTCCCGGGATTGGCCGCTCGCGGACTATTTGCGCGATCAGGTTGCACTGAAAAGCCGTTCGACGAACGTTTGACGAAAGCGCTTTCATGAAGTCGGCGAAGATCTCTATCGGGCGGGGTTTGTAGATCAGCTTCGTCACGAAAACGTGCACGTCGAACTTTCTATCGTCGGCGCATTTGATCATCGGGCCGATCGAGTACACAAACATCTTCTCCAGCCGGTCTCTCCTGATCGGAGTGGCAGTGAGGCCCAGTAAAAAGCGCGGTCTCGTCATGGTGAGTCTCCGAAAGAAAGTGTCTGCCGCCATGTGGTGCACCTCGTCGTAAACTACCAGCCCGATCTCATCAACTGCCGAACCGATCGTCTGCGGAGACACCGACTGAATCACCGCTACTATGATATCGTGATCGACTTCTTTCTTCGACCCGCCGAGAACGCCGATATCGGTGCAGGTGGTCATTTCTCGGAACGACTTTTTCCACTGCTGCGCGAGCGCTACACTGGTGGTGATGACTAACGTCCTGACTTTGAACACCGAGATCAGATACAAAGCGAGAACGGTTTTACCGATGCCGGTTGGCGCGACGATGATGGCGCCGTTGTTCGCGCGCAAAGAGGCGATCGTGTCGAGGAGGATCTTTTTCTGGTGAGACCGCAGCAATACGCCCGATAGATCGATGCCGATTGGTTTTCCCTCTGTGGATTTGTCGACGTCCGGTCGGCCGAAATGCGATAGCCCGTAGAATCTCGGAACGGCGATCATCCCGTCTTTCACGACGTAGGCGATCTTTCGATCCTCGCCGATGGTAAGTTCATCTGCGGCATTGCCCGCGGCGAGCGATGGCAGCGTGTAAACGTTATACTCGTTGATGGATTTCATGCTTCTGAGCTGTGACGACAAAAGTTTAGCCCCACGCGGCATCGCTGCCGCGCGGAGCTGGAGATTGAAATCGTTGCACGCATGATCGGTTGGCCCGCCGCGCGAGCCTCAATCTTTCGACTCCTCGTCTTCGTCAGCCCCATCGTCCTGTGCGGCGGCTCGGCAGCTTTTTGCGACGAGGGCGCAGATCTTCTGTATCTCGGCTTTCATGCCGCCATCTATCTTTGTGCCGTCGTCGATTCCGTGAACGATCTTGAAAATCAGCCGCGCGGCTTTCGCGCTGATACCGCGTACTTCCCCGAGTCTCGCACAGAAGTCTTCCTCGTCGTCCATTGAGTCGAAAAAAGACTTCACAGTGCCGTACTCTTTCAAGATCGCGAACGCTCTGTCGTCTCCTATTGACGGAAGGGCCGTTAACAAGTCTTTCTGCACTTCGATAAAAAGCCGACCTCCCTTGTCAGCGATCTTTCTGCTCGAGATGCCCTTCAGCTTCGTTTTTCCACTCACGATGTGATCGAAGGCGGACTGGATAATCCTTGCAGAATCTTCGCGATCGCGCGAGTACAGCAGATGGATCCCGACGCTGTCGCAGAAACTGATCGCCCCGTCGATAGCGCTTCTGCTCATTCCGCGGATATCGTCCCGTTCCAGGAACTCCTTCCCCTCGAGCAGCAGGAAAGTGAACTCTTCTCCGACAGTATCGATCATCCTTTTTACCTGCTCGAACAGGCGGTTATCGACTAGTGAGCTGACGAAATCCGGGAAGGCTTTTCTCTCGTAGATGCGCACGATCGAGTCTGAAGTGGCAAAAAGGAAATCTCCAACATTGACCATAATCGTCAGTGGGTTCTTCAGGAGCGGGCTGATATCTCTTTCTCGCGAATCGACAACTAGGCGAAGTCCGTGCATCCTTTCTGAAAGTATGCTAGCAATTCTTCTGACTCTTCTTCCGTCCATGATTGTACGGCGATCGGCATTAATTTGTACAGTAACGTCGCGTCTATCCCGCCTTCGAAGCTCAGATGGACGCACTTTTTGAGGCCCCCCTTGCTAGTCAGAACGACCATCGCGATGTGGAGTCCGTCTTTTGCCGCGCAGTCCATCTCTCCCGAGAGGGGTTCTCGCAGGTAGCACCATACGTCCGGATGCTCGTCGAAATACTTGGCGTCCATCTGCTCAAGGGTTTCCGCGTTCATGTTGTTCATTGCCCAGGGAGCTTCAAGACAAAAAAGACCCTTACTTTTTGTTTTGTTTTTGTGTGTGGGTTTTGTCTGTGTGGTGTGTCGCCTGCGGCTCCTATTCGCGTGCGCTTCTGTTCGGAACGATCGGAGCGGGGTCGTTCTGGTATTCGTAACCGTCGATGCCGACTACTGGGCAAAAGCCGGATGGGATCAGAAGTACGAGGCCACTTTCGAGAGTGTACTTGGTCGGGTTGAACGTACTTTCGGTGCGTGCCGATATGTCGTTGCTTTCGTAAAAGACGCGGTCTTCCTTCCAGCCGGAGATTCGAAAGAGGTTCATCAGGAAGAACGACGCGCTTACAGTCTGGATGTCGAACATGAACGTGTAACTCTCGAAGAGCGGGAGGTAGAAACTCGGAGGATTGGAAGCGTTGCGCGCTTTGTCGCAGACGTTCATGTCGTGCTTGGGGTTGTTGACGTAGTACGAGCGGATACTATCGTCCATGTGCTCGTCCGAATGGCGTTCTCCGTCTCTGAAAACGGCTTTCTCCATTCTATCGAGGACCGTCGGGTTCAACATCTCGATCGTGAGAGTGTAGTTGATTTCCAGACCGGTGAGCATTGCGAAGAAGCATCTTGCCAATCTCGCGTTTCCTCCGCCATTGCCTCTGAGGTCGATGACGAGGTGCTTGGCTTTGCTGATCGTCTCGCGGTTTGCTTTGATCTGCCCCTCGAACTGACCGACTGTCATATCGAAATTCGGAATGACGATCGTCGTAGTCGCGGTCTCCGGTAAAAAGCTGAATCCGATCCGAGCCGGTTTCCTAGGCTTCGGGGCTTTCTGCGGCTCGGGTTCGGGCTCTGGCACGTGCCAGGGGACAGGGATCTTTTTGCCTTCCACGTAGACGTCGAGGACGGATGGGTGGATGTCCGGGCAATAGTAGTCGAGGCAGAAACTCGCTGTGTCGGGACGGTATCGAAAGGGGTCTTTCTTCGAACGGGTTACGCAAGTCTCAGCGTCCAGATAGAAGTCGACAGGCGTGAGATCGTAGCTTTTGCCCCTGTAGACGAAGTTCACGTGGGTAATAATCGTATCGATCGGCAGGTTCTTGTCGGCTTTCGTCACGACTAGCATACCATTCTGATAACGGACGGCAAGTTTGCACTCTGGGGCACCTTTCGCCCCGTACACCATGAAATGCGGATCCTGGAATGCTCGGATGAATTCAAACACCGCATCAATATCTGCTTCACGGGTCTTTCCCTCCGGGATTGGAAACGACATGCCATCCGAAAACGGGTGGCTTGAACGAACTACTTCAACGAACTCGCAGTACTCTTTGCTGATAGACATGGCTTCGCTTGCTAGTTCTCCTGATAACTGACCGGTAACGGGTTCACTTTTTGCCGGAACGCCCTTCGGGGTTAATGCCTGCGGCAGGCCTGCTGGCGAATGGTGGGTGCGGACCAAAAAATACCTTTTTTTTTTTTGTGTTTGAGGTATTTTTTGCAGCAGGAGGGAAGCGCGGGATCGGAGGAGAAGAGAAAACCGGGAAGACTCAACTGGGGATCTAACTGTATGGTCCTGTGATGCTGACTGTTGTCTGACTGTGTGTGTAACTGGGCAAAAGCTCTCACTATCCCCGAGAGCACAGGGCAAGCGTTAGCGTTGGGTGCTGGCTAGAGGCACCATTTGGTCACGTCGATGCCAAGGGCGCGTGCTTCTGCGGCACGGGCATTCAAAGTGGCAGGCGCGGTTGGGACGGTGGCGACACGTGCGTGTGGCGCTTCACCACCATGCAGTGCAACCATGGGTGGAGCGTTGCGGTTCACCGTGTTCGGGAGAACGAGCGGTTCGTAGACGGTGTGCGTTCGAAACCCATTCTCGACATTGAACGACTCTGATTTTCTCATGACTGAGACGTGGACCGTGGAGAAACGGGAGTCGATCACTAAGCCGCTGGCCGTGAGCTGATCAAGATTCGAGCATGGCAGGGTACCGCCGTTGAAAATGGTATCCGGGACGTACGTCTTGAACAGGCGCATGAATGCGTTGGAGGCGCTGAAGGTCTTGATGTCGTACAGAATTTCGTACACGTTCGCTTTGTGCATGAGGGTGGCTTGCGGGAACGCGTCAAAAGTGTTCACACTTTCGCCGTCTTGAACGGGATTCTGGACGAGGCGACTGTAGACGTGGATGTATTCCAGACAGCGATCCGGAATAAGGGGCACGAGATTCTCTGCCGCTTTTGCGCGCAGGGCAGGAGTCATGACGTTGTTGACTTTGATCTCTTCGTTGCTGGCCTTGCCGGTGATGGCGGTAAAAAGCCGGTGTGCGACTTCGTAGCATCCACCTCCATTGCCGCGGAGGTCGATGGTGACTTTCGTCAGGCGGAAGAGGGGATCTGTCAGTGGCAGGGGGAATGCGGCGCGCACGTAGTCTCTGATCATCGTCTCCATCGGAGCCCACGCGGTGACGAAAGTTGGGACGGTGATGGTCATTGTTCGCGTGGAGACTCTCGCCTGCACGTGGAAATCGGCGTAGGCAGGTGGCGGAGGCGGGATGTATCCCGCAGACCAATGTGCTTCGTCGATAGGCGCGATGCTGTACCAAGCGCCATTCACTTGGACGTCGGTGATGATTGGCATCACCATCGGATCCAAGGAAGTCTCATGGTTGAGACTCACGATCAAGCTTACACATTGAGCTGCGTAAGCGCCCCTGACGTAGAGGGGTTTGATGCGGAACGAACGGAAGAAGTCCGAGAATAGCACGTTCGTATAAGTCTTGGTCTTGTACTTGAACGTCAGTCTGTTGACGAGTCCGGTATGAACGCCCGCAGCGGACTGGTGCTTGACGCGAGTAATGTTGAGATGGAAGCCAGTTACGAGGGACACGTAGTCAAATTCGACCGGGTATCTTGCTTCCAAGTCAATGTGGTTGTGGTTGTCGGAGACCGAAAGGACGGCACGAACCAGAAGGGCCTTGTGGGCATTTGTGTCCGCCGGGTGAATGTCGTCGGCGTTCATGGCCTTGAGGAACGAGGTGCAGTTTTCCATCATCGTCTGCACAAAAGCCGTGGCGGCGGTCCACTCTGGCGTTGCCGGAGCGTTGGTCTTTTGCGCGATGAGGGCGTTCTTCTCGTCAATTTCGTGCTGAACGGCAGTGGCCTGTTGGACAGCTGCAGCGCGAGCTGCGTCAATGTTGGCGGTAATCTGTCTGAGGCTCTCAGTGCGTGTGTCGTGGAGGGCTTGGCTGTCGTGCTGACGGGCACTGAGGCGCAGTTGCAGGACGAAAGCGTGGGTATCGTTTCTGGCTTTCTCCTCTGCGGATTGGACGGGGGTCATGGCCATCAGGTTGGCGAAGGCACGGCGTTCTTCCTCGACGGCCTGGATCGCCTTTTGATCGACGGCGTCGGAAGCTGCGATCAGAGCCATGATCTCATTACGCTTGGCTTCGTACTGATGGACCTTGGTGTCGGCGTCGTTATTGATCTGGATGATGCGGGCGGAAAGGCTTTTTGCTTCTTCGACTGCGTCCACTAGGCAGAAGGTCGGTTCGGGAACTGGGACTGCTGGGACTGCTGGAACTGCTGGAACTGCTGGAACTGCTGGAACTGCTGGAACTACTGGAATGGCTGCCATGATATCCGAGAAGGCTGAAGCAAACGGTATCGAATAGAAAAGGATAGTCCGAAGACAAACGGTCGGCTCCAAAGGGGCTGACGGATGGTCGATAGCGGTTGCTACTGATAAGGCTCACGTAAGGCGTTCAACTTTTGAGAATCATGGGCATAATGAGGAATGGCGACAAAAAAAAACTTTTTTTTTTGGTTTTGTTGCTTCTATCTCTCTCTGGGGTCAAAACTGGAGGACAGTGGGCAGTAGGGGAAGGGTCGGTCGCCGCTGTGGGAACTATTGAACAATGGGTTGGAGTCGGGAGCTGGGGAACCGGGGAACCGGGAGCAGTGTGGACGGGGAGCCGTTGGGGCAAAAGCGCTGGCACCACCTGAAGGTGTCGGCATTTATCGAACCAGGGTCGAGCTGGGATGACCGGTCGCTGCGCCTGCAGCGAGCCTTGCTTGGAACTCCGCTTCAGTGAGCCGAACGGTCGCAGGGTGTAAAACCATGGCGATAGCGTTCGGCTTCTTGATTTCGGGCGGAGGGAACGGATTTGCATCGTTGCAGATGACGAGTGGAAGTGAGGGCAGAATGTCGCCGTTCTCGAACTCAATCCTGGTAGAACGAACATCCGAGACGCTCATATACTGAGCGTCGTTGTACAGCAGACTTCCGGACGCAGTGCAGACGTCGATAGTCGCACACGGAAGTAGACCTCCGTCAAAAGTGGTCTTGGCGCGCTGACGTCTGAAGAACAGGCGCATCAGAATGTTCGAGGAGCTGTACGTGTCTTTGTCGAACAAGATCTCGTATTTGAGTGCCTCTGGCATGATGCGGCGGATGCGGAGTTGGGTAAAGACCTCGTTGAACGATTCTCCGTCGCTGTATGCGTGTTGTGGGATTGTCAGGTAATAGTCCAACATCTTGACACGATCGGCTATTCCGATATGATTTGCCGCCATGTACGCATTATGCTTTCTCAGTGCGTTACTGACGACGGTGGTGATGAAGTCCTGTTTCACGGTATCGCCAGTAATGGCCGCGTACAAATTGAACGCGAGCATCGGGTCTCCACCTCGGTTGCCGCGGAGATCGATGACCACTTTTTGCATGGGAGACGTCCACAAAGATGGTGGGCCGAATCCTCTGTCGATCGCTGCCTTGAGCTCGCGCTCCCAATCTTTCCAGTCGCCTGCGAACTTTGGAATCTTGATGGTGAGCACGTCGGCGATCAGGTCGAAGTCAAAAGTGGGAGTCGGATTGGGAGGCGGAAGAGCGATGACGTTGTCTTTCCACTCCTGGGATTTCACGAAGTACGGATCGACGTCGTACGACTTCCCTTCGACTTCGATAGTCTGGATCACTGGCATAATGGTCGCGTAGCTGCTCGTGCTTCTGTTGATCCGTCTGAGAATGAGCAGGCGTTGCGAGTAATGCGCACGATCGATAGAAACGTCTGGCACTTCGAAAGCGTCGAAGAACTGTTCTGCGGTCGCATGTTCGTACAATGTGCTGCCGTACTGGTACGAGAGGGATGTGATGACTCCGAGAGGCACGTTGTCGGCGAAGTGGCTGACGATCTTGTCAACCGTGAGGAACACGCCATTGGCGGTGCAGGCATACCCGAATTCGATCGGATAGAGGGATTCGAAACCGCAGCTGCAATGCAAATCGTTCGTCGAGAACACTGCGCGGCGGAAGAGTGCGTATAACGCATTATCGTCCGCATGATGCACGGAGTTCATGCCCGTTTCGCAAAAAGGGCCCTGGTAGATCTCGGCGAAATCAGCTACATCGGAGGCAACCTTATCGAAAGGGGCACTGCGAGGAAGGGCGTCTCTGCGCGCGATCTCTGCCCGGATCCTGGCGAGCGCTCTTTCGATGTCGCGGATAGTGATGTCTCTTTGATCAGCGATGCAGCGCTGCTCGTCGGCCAAACGGAGGACAGTAGTTTGATATTCAGCTTGGAGGCGAAGGGTCTCGGCGGTTGGTGGCTTTTTACCGCATTCGGCGAGGCTGGCATTGACGGCATTGAGCCTTTCGCGCACGTCTGCCAACTTTCCGTCGGCTTCGCTTCTTGCCTCGATGATAGATGCAAGTCCCGCATTGAGTGCCGTAACGGCTTCACTTCTGAGGTACATACTGGTCTGCATGATGGAGAGAGCTAGGAAACTGGAAAGAGAAACTGGAAAACAAGAACGTGGACCACGAGGGTTCAGGTTGTGTTTGGGCTAATAGCTACGGGGCTACTGCTGACCAGTGCTAAGCCATTCAACTTTTGAGATCCAGCGGCATAACGAGCGATGGCAGCAAAAAAGAAAACCTTTTTTTTTTGTTTTGGTTTTTGTTGCTTTCTTCGTACTGGGGTCGAAAGCAGGGAGGAGGGAAGGGTCAGTCACCGCTGTGGGAACTATTGAACAATGGGTTGGAGTCGGGGAGCTGGGGTAAAAGCGCGCCACCACCTGAAGGTGTCGCATTTATTGAACCAGGCCGTCGGTGTAGAAACCTGCTGCGGCCACAATCTTCACTCTATCCTGGAACTCGGTAGCTGAGACGGTAGTGGTAGGCTCAGGATAGTGAGGCACAACTGTGCCTTTCGCATTGATGTCTTGGGGCAAATCCGGGTTGACAGTGTTTGGAACGGCTGCGGGCTGCCATTTGAGACGGTCCGACGGATCGAACTCTATCTCGCTTCCGCGCACGTTCGCAACGTACATGTAACGAGCGTTGATGGAAAGTGGATCTCCAGTGCACGTGCAAACGTCGATCAGTGAGCACGGGAGGAGACCTCCATCAAAAGTGGTCTTGCTCGGACAGCGTTCGAGGAACAGCCTCATGAAGAGGAGCGCCGAGCTGAACGTGTGTTTGTCGTAGAGAATCTCGTATCGGAGGGCTTCTGGGATAATGCCCTCAACGTGCCAGGACGGAGATTCGTCAGCGTACGCTTCTCCGTTGAGGTATGCGTGCTGCGGCATCGTCAGGCACAGTTGCATCTTCTCGCGACGGCTGCCTGCAGCGTGACCACTTGCTGTGATCAGCTCAGTCATGTGGGCGCGTAGTTCGTCGGTGACGACCGACAGTTCGGTGTACGATTCGGTAAGGTCGTAAGTGATGGCGGTATACAAATTCACCGCGAGGTCTGGGGCTCCACCGCGATTTCCGCGGAGATCGATGACCACTTTTTGCAGAGTGGGCCAAGTGGCTGGAGGGCCGAAAGCGTCGGCGACAGCTTGGAGCTCTGTCGCCCAAGCCTTCCATTCTCCCGTGAAGGTTGGGATCTTGATGGTGATGGTTTGATTTCGCACGTCGGCGTCAAAAGTGGGCGTCTCGTTGAAGGGTGGGGATTGGATGAGATTGCTGATCCACTCTGGGGAGTTTGCGAGACGGGATTCCAAGTCGTACCATTCGTCGTCGATTTCGACGCGCGTGATGATCGGCATGACGGAGGCGTGGAAGCTCGTCCCACTGTTGAGTCTATCGATGAGGACAAGCCGTTGTGCGTAATGGCCACGTTCGATAGCGATATCTGGCAGTCCGAAAGCGTCGAAGAACTCTTCGATGGTAGCCTCTTCGTGAAAAGTCGATCCGAACTGGAAGTCGATGCTGGTGACGATTCCAAGGGGGATGCCATCAGCCAGGTGGCTGACGATTTTATCGACCGTGAGGAACACTCCGTCCTCGGTGCAGGCGTATCCGAATTCCACTGGATAGCGCCCTTCGACGTAACCGTAGCAGTGTATATCGTGCGTTGAAAGGACTGTGCGGAGATATAATGCGGTGCCCGCTTTATCATCTGCATGGTGGACGAACTTCTGCTCTGGGTCGCAAAAGGGGCCCTGGTAGACGCGCGCAAAAGCCTCGACATCGTTCTTGACTGACAAGAATGCTGGAGTAGGAGGGAGTGCTTTGCGGCGGGCGATTTCTTGCTCTAGCGCGTTAACCTCTTCTTCGAGGTCGGCGATAGCGATGTCGCTTTCACTGACGATCTCGTCCCGTTTGCGTTGCAGCTCGGTGACGATAGTGGCACCTTTTCGCGAGCTGTAGGCACATTCGGCGAGGGCTTTATTGGCTCCATTGATCTGCTCACGCAGAAGGGTCAGCTTTTTACCGGACTCCTGTTTGAGCTCGATGATCTCTGCGAGCTTCTCGCTGACCTTCGCAACAGCTTCACTCTGAACGAACGTACCGTAGACTACAGACATGGATAGAAAGCTCGGATGGAAAGGTTGGATGGAAAACAAGAACGTGGACCACGAGGGTTCAGGTTGTGTTTGGGCTAATAGCTAGAGGCTACTGCCGGCTGACGGTAAGCCGTTCAACTTTTGAGAGCCGGGCGAGCGAAAAAGACCAATCATTTTTGTTTTGTTTTTGGTTTTTCACTGCTGGCCGCGGGGTTCTCTCAAGGCATGAAGTATTTCGGACTGGCGTTAATCAGCTTGCCATCCACGATATAGCTAACCGTGCGAGAGATAGGCACGGAGAACTGGAAGCCGTCGTTTTCGAACAAAAGGCCGACGTTCGTGTACATGCACTTCTCGGAGGGCACGCCGTCTGCGGAGACGATTCTTACGTGACCCGGCTTCCACTTGGAGATCTCGAAGAGGGTCATGAGGACGTGCGCTGCGCTGTAAGTGTGCACGTTGTGAACGATCTCGACAGATTCGACGTTCGGAAGAGTGAACGTGCAGAGGGTCATTCTGCGAGACACATCGAGGATTCTGTGCCCATCCTTGTTGTGCATTTGCTGCATGTGGCGCACGTACGCGCCGACGTCAGAAGGATCCGGCGGGTTGGGATCGTTCGCTCTGTCGAGGACAACCTGATGGAGATTGATCTCTTTGACGAGCGCACCCACTTTGATCCCAGTGATGAAGTGGAAGAAGTAGGTCGCCATGTTTGTGTCGCCGCCACCATTGCCGGAAAGGTCGACGGTTACGTGCGTCACGGCGTCGAACCCGCACTTTTCCTCGTGGAGCTTCCGGATGATGTAAGTCATCGATTCCTCCAGGTAGTCGTCGGTGTCGCAGTCGACGGTAAAAGTCGGGAGCCTGAGCTTGAGCACTCCGCTGTCCTTGCTGAAACTGGCTTCCACATTTCTATCGTGCGGTGACGTCAGACTGAGGTGGTAACGCGGCATCGGTTCGGGGAGCCACTTTCGGACCTTGCGACCGCATTCATCGACGACGTACTTCGGGGCATCGTACGGATCGAGGTGGCGTAAGTCGATTATCGGAAAGAAGTACTTGATGTTTCCGATGCGAAACCCGCTCGGGAGAGGAATGAGACGCGGGCAGTCTGGCAGGTTGCGCATGGTTTCGCAGACGAAAGCCCTGTGTGCGTCGGTGCCGACGGCAGATGCTGGGCCAAAAGGGTCTGCAGGGAGAAAGGAGTCGAGCCATTCATTGGGGTCGGCGTTGAAGTACTTTTTACCTCTGAACGTGTAGTCGACCGCCTGGATAGGTTGTTCGCAGGGATAGCGCAGTTCGGTGAGGCAGCGACGGATGAAAAGTTTGCCGCGGCGGTAAATCAGAGCCATCGGCAGTGCGAGATCCCAGCTGAAATGAACGTGGCCGTCGGGGATCTGTCGCGAAAAAGCGTAGAGAAGCGCGGTGGCATTGTCTTCGTTATCGGCCATATCGTCTGGGATGAAGAAGTCTGGCGTCTGAGCAACGTATGCTTGCTTGACCGTCATAACGATCTCTTGCACCTTCTTGAAACTGAGAGCTTTCGATTGCATGATAACCGAGGGAACTGGAAAACGTCAACGAATGAACTAGCGAACGATTGAACACTGATGGACGGGGCGTAAGTTGTTCACTTTTTGCGAGCGAGCCCGTGTCAGCAAAAAGAGAGCCCTGCGGGCCGCCCGCAGGGCTTTTCAGTCTACATCGAGCATACGTTCCATTATCTTTTTGTCGACAGGGGTTCCCGCTACCAAGATTCTATCCCCTTGCATTGTTATCGTTGGCGGACCTTTCGGTCGCGGCAGCGTACATTTGCTCTTCAGGATCGGCACGCCCTCGAAGTTCGCCCGGTAAAAAGTGATCCCAACGTCGTCATCCACCACAACGTCTAACCGTCTGTTGTCTTTCAGAAAGCTCGCAGTCGCTGTGCAGTTATTCGTATCGTAATGAACTCTGATCCAGGCGCTGTTCCCCATCTTTTGACGATGAGGCGAAAAAAGCTCAGCGGCCCGCCGGCCCGCCGGCCCGCCGCAGGCGAACTACGCGAGACACACACTGTCAGACTTGAAATGGATAACCGGATTCGGATCGAATATCGGCGCGTCTTTGCTGGATGCCGAACATTGGAAACAATCGGAATCGTCAGTCAGCTGGCAATGAATACTCGTCTCGCGAATAGCCTCCAGCACCGGCGCATTTTCAACCGACTCTGTCATCGCGCTGTTGTAGATAAACTCGTCCGTCGACATCGTCTCGCCTTCAAACTCTTTGATGGGCATCGTTGAGAGCAGAATGTAGGGCGTGACGTTCCGTTCCTTCTCCGGCAGATCTTTGTGACTGCCGATACGCGTGCCGCGGGCAATCGTCTGCAAAATACGGGTCATGTTCCAAAAAGGCTCGATGAGAATGACCTGCCGGATGTATCGAAAGTTCAAACCTTGCGAGCCGACTCTGCTCAGGAAAATGACGCGCAGCTCTTTTCCTCGGACGTTCTCTTTCGACCACTCGAGCTCCTGGATGAACTTTCGTTTCAGCTCGTTCGTCTCGCTCGTCCATATCACGAAGTTCATTCCTGGCTTGTTGCCCTTCTCGCGGTTCTGATACCCGTGCAACTCCAGGGCTCTCGCGTACGATTGAATGCCGCCGGCATGGGTGAAGTCGCTGTAGACGATAGAAACCATATCCTTGCTCGCGTCCAGCAGTTTGATCAACTCCATGGCTTTCGGAGCGTACTCCGCGAGGTTCGCCGAAAGATCCTCATCCTTGATCTGCGCGAACGGGTCTTTCGCGAGACGATCCACGTATTCTGGCAGCGCGTAATTGCAGATCTGGCGGGTAAAAGCTCGAAAGTTCCCGCCGTAGGCGCTCTTCTTCACGGAGAAACGGCCGCCACTGTTGCTCCCCTTTTTGCGGATAACCTTCTCCTGTTCGATCTCTAGCTGGCGAAAAGTCGTGTAACTCTTCCATTGTTTCGGCGACATCTCCACGCGAACCTCGATCATGTCCTTTTTCTCGGGCATGTCCGTTTTCGTCTCGGCCGAAAGTCCGACGTAGCTGATGAGTCCGGCGATTCGTTCCTGGAACTTTCGCTTGTTGATGAACTTGTGGTCCATGAAGTACATCTTGAAAAAGTCTTCGCTGTTGTCCGGGAACGCGTACAGAATCGTCTTTCCAACTTTCATCGGACCTCTCGCCATGATCGCGAGGAGCGCAAATTCGTACGACGTGTTCACGATCGGAGTACCGCTGAGCAAAAGAAGGCGCACGTTCTTCGAGTTGATGATCTTTTCGAAGATACGATACGCGTTCTTGGAACCGTTCTTCACGCTGACGGCGAAATCGTGAGCCTCGTCGATGATGACGCAAGTGTTGTCTAGCTCGCCGATCTCTTTCGTCTCGTAGTGAAATTCCATATCGATCGGCTTCGATACTTGCTCGAAGATCTTGACCATGTTCGAGGACTTCATCGGGACGAAAGTGTACGTCTTGTTGATTATCGCGTTGATCTTCCGGTACCGTTCGGGCGTGATCTTCCCGAGATCCTCGTGCGGATCGATCAGCTTTTTGTGGACGGCGATCTCGAAGAAAAAGGACCGTTGGGTTCCGATCGGCGAGATGACAATGTTGTTCATGCCGAGAGCTTCCGAGATCAGAACCGACGTCCACGTCTTTCCCTGCCCCATATCGTGGTACAGGATCAGGCTCCGATTGCCGCCATTGACGATATAGTCGTAGCAGTACCATTGATGCCTTTTCGGCTTGCGGCCTTTCCAGCCAGTCTCGTCGATCTCTTTTTGCAGACCCGCGATCGATTCTTCGTGGCCTTTCAGCAGCCGAGTGATTGCCTGATAAAACCTGGTGTTGTTCTGAGTGGGGAACCTATCCATGCCTTTCTGAGAATGCGCTTTTTACCGGAGAGAATGCTTCAAAAATTGATTTAAGTTATTCGAAGATGCCAGTTAGATCGTCTTTGATCCATCTCTTCTGGTTGTTGATTTTCATCTATCATTCGGTAAAAATGCAGTCTGCTTTCGATGGCTTGAAGAACAGAGCGGCTGGAAAGTTCGGTGGTGGGAAAGTCTCGTTTCCTGCGAGTGGAGGCCCAAAAGTCACCTTCGGCCTTCAGGGTGGGCAGCAAAAGACGTGGGCAGGCATCGCCAGTGCTGGTATCAACCGCAGCTCGGTTACGCCGTGGGCTTCCAAAAGCATAATGCCCACTGCCGCGGCACCCATGCGCGATCAATCGTTCACGATTGACAATCTTCCGTCATTCTTGTATACGGCGTCCGTGGAAGATATCAACGCGCTCCAGGTTTCCCTTGATTCCCCTCAAACGCAAGAGTACGCGTCTGCCATGATCGGCACAATCGCGCAAGCGCTCAAGATCATTCCGATCGACAAGATCATGATCCTTTCGAATGCGATCGCAGAAGTCTGTAAAGCCATTAACCAGACGGCTCCTTCCGTTGCACACGACGTGCAAGCGTGCGTTTCCGGACTCGTTTCGGAAGCGATGAAAGGCGGCGATCTCAAGCGCCTTGTTCAGACCGCGAAGGTCTATTCTACTGCAAGAGATTCAACGTGCATTGCAGAGTACTCTCGAGCAATCGAGAAGGCTAGAAAGTCCGATCCGACGAAGACGGAATCTATCCGCATAGCTCTCGTCAAAGCGAAAGAGCTCGTGATTCTGACGGCGCAAGCAGAATCGCTGAAGACAGACATTGCCAAATGTCTCAGCAAAAGCGCCACCGTCGCCCCGACGGCCCAGATGGCCACGGCCACGACCAGCACGAGTTCCAGCTCTAGCAGCAGTGCTAGCAGCTCATCGGTCCCTCAACCTCCTCCTCCGCCTCCTCCGCCAGCTGCAGAATTCCCTGCGCTAGCAGCGATCGCGGCTGAAGAGAAAAAGAGCCCGCCACCGGCAGAACCAATCTCGTCTCCGAGACGAATCTGCCCTCCTCCAAACGGCGTCACTTTGGAGCTCACGGTTGCGCACAAGCGCGACAACGGAACAGACGGGATCCCAGTCCCACCGCCGATCAAGAAGGCATCGGCAAAAAGCGCAGCATTGGCCCCACTGGCTCCTGCAGACGCAGCGTGGGATGATCCAGTTATCAACCACGAGGGCGACATGGCCCGTCGCGAAGACAGCATTGAAGCAAACGACAAGCTCGTTATTCTGAAGAAGAAGCAACTCGAGCAAGACCTCCTCCTGGCAGGCCAGAAGGAAGATTCAGACGCGGCTAAGTAAGCAAAAAATCAACCCGGTCAGATCCACAGAACCCACCATACACCGAGCAAACAGATCACAGACACACCACACATTTTTTTTTGCTGCCACCGCGTCGCCTTGCAAAAATTAATGACAGTAGTCGACAGTTGCAAACCCGATGGAGCCAGAACCGACAGCACCGACAGAACCAGCGGAACCGGCAGAGCAGAACGAGACGCTAATGCATCTTGCCAGAAAGTTGAAGTTCGTACACATCGCCGAAGAAGTCGATTACGAGTACGACGATAATCTCTGCCTGTGGGTCAAGATCAACCTGTACAAAGAGGTGGTCAAGCTGCTGAAGAACGTCCGCGTGGAGCAACTCACTGTCAGTAAAAAGGCGAAGGAGCAGCGGTTGAATATAGACTACGTCGTGGAACAGGTCGCTCTCGATAACGAGATAGACTCTTCCTCGATGGATCCGAGAGAGCTTTTACCCTTCGATTTCAACGGTCCGTCAGTGTTCGACGCCAAGAGCTGGAAAATCCGGACCCGCAGACAACTTGACTATTGCACAGAGTCTATCAGCTTGCCGAAACTGACGGCGGGAAGCCTCCAAGCTTTCGAAGCGATGATGAAGCGACTGTATTCGCCAGCCCAAGTTACCTGGATTGCCAGCGCGCTGTTCGACTTTTTACTGAACGAGACGGCGTATCGCACGTACATGTTCGACTGCCCGTTCCCGTTCGAAATGGTGAACGCGATGAGCGAGTTAGCGATCGGCGATAGATTAGTCTCGCACGTGGCGGTAAAAGCGAAGGGGTCAAAAGTGCTGTACATCATGCCAGATGCCGCGCTGTTCCAGGATTCAGTCAAGATCTCGATATTCCTGCCGGACCCGTCGTGCGGAGAATTCTCGCCAACGGACGAGGAGAAAGAGTCGATCAATCGGTCAACGGTATTTATATGGATGCTCAGTCACGCCGAACCTTTTGCGAACAACCCGTTTCCGGAGGTACGAAAGTCGAAGATCCCGCAGCTGAGACGCCGACTGAAAATCGAGGCGACAGACGCTGCAGTTTCGAAGATCATACTGGACGACGAGAAGGCCGACGAGGATGTCATAGCAAAAAAAATGGACGTTCCACCAGACGTGGTGAGTGCGAGTCTCAAAAGACTCTGTGCGCGCTTTCTGTAACGCTGCCGCGGGCTGACGGGCTGACGGGCGAACTCTAGGTATCCTCCTTCATTCCTTCGACCAACCTTTCTAGCGCTTTATCCTTCTCAGCCATATATATCGTGTACAGCGGATTATCCATCTTCGGGATCCGCTCCCTGAACATTTTTTTCGTGCCCCGCATGTTGCTCATAAAGTCGATGATCCTGCTCATGCTCTCGAAGTTGAACCCGTCGATCGTGTGCATGCTCTTTTTGTCCGCTATCTTCCACAGCGAGACAACGTCTTTACCAATCTCAACCGGCGAACTTCCCGTACGCTCGAGCACCGCGATAATGCACGTAAAGCTGTTGACCGGGATCACCGGCAAATAGATGAGAAAGACTTTCGCTACGGTCGTCAAAACGGAGATCAGCTGCTCGCAGAGCTTTGTGCCTGGGAAACAGGGCAGAAACGAGATCGTGTTATTTTTGCTTGCACAGATATCCGCCAGCATCCTCTCCGTATTGTTCAGCAACTGCACGAGCCTATCTTCGTCGAGCGCTGTCGTCGGCGGAGTGTAAAACAGATCGATCTTTCCATGCTTCATCAACTTCGCGATCGCCGTCGCTTCCGCGTCTTTCGGATTGACGCCCTCATCGTTGAGAAACCCGTTCAGAAAGTCGGCTGTCAGCTTGCGAAAGTCTTTCTGAGTGACAGTCACAGCGAGCATCTCTGTGAAGAACAGGATGGTGTCGTCTATGTCAATAGTCAAAAGCTGTCTCTTGAGCTGCAGCACCGCGTCGATGTCGGCAACTCTCTCGGCCAGAGATGCATCCTTGATCTTCGTCGGGCTGAACGCCGGGACTACGCTTTTTGCCACTCGTTGTACGAGCTTTGCATACTTCAGTGGGTAAAAGAACGGCGAGCCCATAAAGTCCATCGCATCATTGATGGCGGATCGCCGATGGAAGATCATGATGATGTTGATACTCTGCGGCGCGTCTTTTCCACTATAGAACTCAACGATCTCGTCGCTGGCGGCAACCTTGTCTTTTGGGATAATCCCCCGCATGTTGTACTCTGGCACGGTGACCAAAAGTCCGTTCTCAGGGGTTACCCGGAACGGGCAGCCGTACGATATCACGTGGTAGTCTTCCAACAGTACAGCTTTCGCCTCGTAGATCACGTTCGCGTAGAACTCGGCGAACTCCGATTCTTTGTTGTGGATCGGGTCTGTCGTTCCAACGATCTTCGTCACCTCGAAGATGCACCAGTCGTTGATAACCTTTTTCTCAACCATGCGCTTCGTCGCGTACAAAAGTACTCTGTTGGAGACGCCTTCGTTCAGATCTCTGGGCCTGAGGATGACGTTCTGGATATGGTTCGTGATCGTTCGCTGCATGTTTCAAAGTTGAATCTTGGAAGTTTAAAACTTATAACGAACCAATTACACCATGCGCCAAGAAGAATCGCCAGCGGCTATTGTTGATCGGATGGTCGAGCAGCTCATCGATGGAGCGGACGACGAATGGAAGACTTTTCTCTCGAACGGACTGTTCTCCACAAGTATGCACAGAGTGGCAGACACAGTGAAAGACCTTTCGACGATATGCCCAGACGTATACGACATTCTGAACTGGGCCAAAACGCCGATCAGCGGAACGAAAATCGTGATCCTGGGGCAAGACCCCTATCCGGCAAAAAGCGACGCCATCGGCGTCGCTTTTGCAACCCGTTCCTGGAAGGTTCCTCGTTCGCTGAAGAACATCTTCAACAGCCTCCATTTCTACAAACTCATCGCGGGCGAACAGATACCTCCGTCGGAATGTTGGGCGCTGACACGGTGGCAAGAGCAAGGCGTACTCCTGTTGAACACATCACTGACGACGGAGGAAGGCAAGTCGAACGTGCACAAGAAGCTATGGGCTCCGTTCACGGATGCAGTCATTGAGGAGATATGCAAGGTTCAGAAGTTGCCCATGGCATTCTTGCTGTGGGGCGGTGAGGCCAAGAGGAAAGGGAAGCTGGTTGGAGACGGAAATTTGATCCTGACGTGCGAGCATCCGGTACAGCCGAACTTTGTGAGTGCTTGCAATCATTGGAAGGCCGCGAACGACTTTTTACAGAAGGCGGACAGAACGCCCATCGACTGGGCATTGATGTAGTGCCTTTTTATCGAGGGCTCGGCCATCGGCGGCGATGAAAAATTGAGATGCTTACCTTTTTTTTGCAGTGAACGAATCGTTCGACTCAACACCCCTTTCGTTTCGTTTACGGTATCCTTTCGAGGAAGCTATCAGGTATGTCTTTTGGCAAGAGTGATTCGGACGTGGCTGCACAATGTCAACGTGACGCAGAGGAAATCATCCGCAGAGAGAACTTGAGACGGCAAGAAGCATTCAATGCCGAAGCCGCACGCGTGCTGGCTCTCGAAGAAGCTCGTAAAGCCAAGCTCGGAATGCCGCCTCCATATGACGCCAGCAAAGCCAAGACTGACGCGCCATCTGCGCATAAAGCTCCCTCTCGCAGAATGGAGAAGCCGGACTCAGATTCAGATTCAGACTCAGACTCGGTTCCAGAAGCAGTCCCGGCAAGGCTCCCTTTCCCGCATTCCCTTCCCCCTCCCCCTTCATCCTTCACGACCTCCTTTTCCTCATCATCTTCACCACCGATTTTCCCCACCCCATGTACCGCAGACGTTATCAATGCCGCCGTACAAGTATCGAGCGGCGTTCCTGTCGAGAGAGTTACCACTCCGAGAATGGCTCAGGCTCAGCATGATGCGCTTCGTTTCTACGAACAACAGAAAGCTGCATCCCCTCCACAACTTTTGCAATCCTGCGTTTCGATCGACGAGGAGGACGGAGAAGTGTCTCAAGCTGTTGAAGATTCGCTACGCTGTTCCGATAAAAAGGAAGGTCAGTTGTGGCTAGCCCACTTGCGGCGCCTGGCTGCCGGCAAGCTCGATAGAAAAATGCAAACCGCAATGTCGACGATCCTCGAGATCATCGCAGACGGCGTGCAAGACGCCATCAATTCTGCGGTCGGAAAGTGCCGCGCAGAAATGATGGCGAAGTTTGACGAACATACCGTTGGAAGTCCCATGCTTTTGAAAGCTTGCCACTCGGACCATGAGAGATACTCTCAGCAGATAAAGACCCTCAAGCTCCATGTCTCTCAAGTTCAAGAAACTACCAGATCGATCGGCGGCAACCAGGACGACGTTCTCAGAAAACTCAAAAGTCTCGAGATCGAGAATGAATCGCTGAAAGGCGAGATCTCCCAGATGGGCAGAAGACTCAAGCATCTCGAGTCGTGCCTGCCGAAAGCAGCTCCTGCTGCACCCATTCAAGTGCAAACGCTTGAACTGTTCCCAAGTTCGGAAGCGACACGCGCTTTCAATTTCTCACCAGCATATCAGCCACAGCCACAGCCACAGCCACAGCCACAGCCACAGCCACAGCCACAGCCTCAGCCACAGCCACAGCCTCAGCCACAGCCACAGCCACAGCCACAGAGAAGGAAACATCATCGCCGTCTCCCGCCTCCACCTCCACCTTCATCTCAACCTCCTTCAGAACCTCAGGATCAAAGCCCTCCACCATATACGCCTTCGTCTACTCTTCCGGGGTTTCCATCACTAATGCCCCGTCCCCCAGCCACGATTGATAGTCCTCAGTATTTCACAATGTTGGACGATTTCGACGCAGACAGTGATAAAGATGCCAAGTAAAAGACCACACGACCTTATCCTAGCCACGTGTACAATAGCCCATGTAAACTAGGAAATCCACCATACAGAACAAAAACCTCACACAACAACCACACACAAAAGGTTTTTTGCTCCATGAACCCTTCAACCAGGCAAGGCAGAATGTGGGCATCGTTGACGGCCCTTTTTGAACATGTCAAGGCGAACCCGGAGAACGATTTCGGGCGGCACAAAGAGCTTTTCCCCTATCTCTTCAACGACGAGGACTACTCGGCCAAGCAAAAGTACACTTACTACCTTCTGATTACCAACTCGAAGGACAAGACAGACATGGGAATGGTCAGATTCTCGCTGGTGATCATGGCCCTGCAGGAAAAAGGCCTTCTGTCGCGATACGAAGCCGGCAAAAAAATACAAGACGAGTTGCACCGTCGAAAGCTACATATGGATGATCAGACTGCCGCGGCAGCGGCCGACGCCGAGCCTTCGTTCAAACCGTCGGCCGAATTCAAATTTTCCTCATGATGATCGCGCGATTCATGCCGCTAAAGTCTCTGACGGCTTGCGGAATCTGCCCGATCTTTTTGTCTTCTGCTAGTTTCTGGAACATCATATCCGTATCGATCTCCCATTTGCTTTCCGGACTGCTCGTGTTGAACAGGTCCAGCAGCGCGTCGATATCCACAAGGTTTTCTTCCTTGTACTGATCGGAGATACTTGACAAGAGTACCCCTATTTTTTTTGCAAACATATCTCCCTTGGTCGACGAATACAGGCGCTTGATGCTGAAAATTACCTTTCCGTCGGACGAGAAATCCAGACTTTCGCCTGATGGTTTGTCGCTCAGTGCCTTCATGACCGTTTTTCCGTCGAAACACGTAATGATGATTGAACCTCCGCGGCCCAGCAGACTATTGATCTTTACCGCAAAAAGCCGGGCGTCGTCTCTCGAAGAGATGAAGTAATGGATCACAAAGTTCGCGACGATCACGTTGAACGGGATACCGTCGGTCCTTGCGAGAATGTCCTGCGTATCGAGCTCCATGAAGTTTCCGACGAGGATCGAGAAAGTCGTCGAGCCGTAGGATTTGTAGGTTCTCTCGAGTAGGAATTCAGCGATGGCGGCCTGATTGATCTCCGTCATGACGACTCTTTTTACGTTCGCGGCGATGTACTTCTGCGCGTCGTTCCCTCTGCCGGATCCGATATCCAGCAGGTTCGCCGGGCTGTTGATCGAGCGGTTGAAAAGTCGCATCTTGATATCTCTGTGCAGCATCTTGATGGCTTTGTACTCCAAAGTGTCGTCGGGCTTCTTCTGGAAGTACATATCCGTGAATGGCACCTTGCCGCGGATCTGATCTTCGTCGACGGGCGCGACGTAGATGGAAACCCAAACTGATTGGGCTGTCATCCACGAATTCCCGTACTGCCGCTCTCCGCGTTTGTACGCGGCAGTCTTGTCTACTCTGATGCGCATGAACTCCCAGTGATCCGTCGACCAGAAGAACTCGCAGATCTTGTCGTCCAGATCGTTTCGATCCAGCTTGGCGATGTGCGTATCCAGCCTCGTGTTCGTCACGAACGGGTACGGGATCGGGTTATCGAAGTTGTTGTCCGAAAAGATGGTCTTGTACCACTTCGGAAACTGCAGGTTCTTCTTCGTCATCTCTCTCCGGTGCATCGTCACGAACAGGTAATAAGTTGTCTTGCCGGACGCCTTCGTCGGGATCTTCTTCACGAGGCAATCTACCGAATTCTTGTTGGGAGGTTTCCACTTCGTACTCTGCTCTTTCGAGTAGTAAGTCTCGTCGAGCGGTGAAAAGATCAGCCCGTCGGTCTCGAACGGATACTTCTCGTCGAGCGCTTCGTTCACGCAATCGAAGAGTGTCTTTTTGCCTACTGGGCGGCAGAACTGTTTCGAGACGAACTTGATCTTGTCCGTGGATTTCAAAAGTGGGACCGTCACCGACACGATGTCTAGCCTTTTTCGGAACGGCTCGTTCGTCATGTCCTTGCCCGCGAGAACGAGAACGTCGAAGATGTAAACTGTTAGCAACTGGCCGTCGCGATACGCTTCGGCATCGAAGATAGATTCCGTGATCTCCGTCTTCTCCGTCGGCACGCTCAGTTTCTCCATGTTATCGAACACGTCGATTGTAGTTGCCGTTGTGTGGACGAGCACTCTTTGCCCATCTGTCTTGATCGTCACGGCCCATTTATCGCCGTCGAACACCTTGCGGTGAAAAGTCTGGAACGAAACGACTCGGTTGAGGAACTGTGAGAAACCTTTTCCCGCTTGCGCGGATAGGTACTGCGCGTTGTTCTTTTTCAAGATCGACGACAGCCCACTCATGTACTGTTTCGCCGATACGACGCCCATAATGTCGGCGTTGATATTCACCAGAACCGTCTTGAACACCAAACTGTTGATGTGTTCGATAAAAGTGTCGTCGCGTTTGATCGTCGGCGAGATCTCAACTTCAACCTCGTAAGTCGTATCTGCGTCGTGGAACCCGGCGGAGACTTTCCTCAGCGCGTCGAGCCACGATTTAGTCTCGTCGAAGTCGATAGAGTTGAGCCCATTCACGATGGACATGTCGATATGCGACTGGGTTCCCGTATGCTCGAAAGAGTAACGCTTCATGAACCGATAGCGCGAGAATTTCGGCTCTGATTGTTTCGGTTCGTCGATCTCGACAGAAAGTGCGGCTCTCAGCCCGAACCCTTTCATGTCTATGGTGGTGACTCGCCTTTTTGCCTGTAACGTGGTGCCAATACGCTTGCCGGCTTGGTCAAAAGCGGTGATCGATCGGGTAACCCAATCTTTGTACGGAACAGACGCTGAAGCTTCCAGCTGGGTAATCTCGTGCAGCTCGAACCCTTTCTCCTCACTGACGATCTTGAACAGCTTGTCGAACAGCGGCCGCGTGGTACTGGATACGAAGTTCTCGCGCTGCCCGTCGAAATTTCCGAACCGGATCTCCAGCTCGGTCTTCATTCCATCGGCCATCATGGCCAATGACTGGTCTTTCAGCAGGATCAAACGCACGCGATCGTCCTTCTCCACTATGTCGTTTTCGCTAGCCATGGTTGGCGAGTTTGCGTTTGCAAAAAAAGAATTTAAGCCTTACCTGATTGTTACATCGTCTCGATTTCACCGCCAGAATCGCCGGAATCTCCATCGCCGCCATCCACATAGCCGGCTCCTGTCGATCCGAGACCCCACGCGTTCGTTGTTAGGTTATGATTGATGTTTCCAATCGGATCGTTCTTGGCGATACGGTCCGCGATCTGTTTGTATAACGGGTGGCCCTGATCGACCGCAACTTCCTCTCTTCCGCCAGCATTCTTGAAAAGGTCATCCATTCCGAGAACGTAAGTCTGAGAGCTGTCTCCGAAAAGTCCAGTCGGCAGGCCATCAAGAATACTCTTCATCCCCGAGGGGAACTTTCCGGGCATGACGTCGAAGATTCCGCCGAACGGAGAAAGTGCACTGCCGAGCGGATCGAGGATCGGGTCTCCGCCGAGGAAAAAGGGAAGGTCGCCGAACGAGAGCTTGCTCTTCGCGTGATGGTGGTGCTTGTGCTTTTTATCCTTACCTCGTCGTTTCCCCTTCACCGCCTTGTAAACAAGGTCTTCGCCCGACGACGATGAATCGTCCGACGACGCGATATCTGAGGATCCGGAAGAGTCAAAAGGATCGCTCTCGGAACTCGAATCTTGTCGAGGCTTGTCTTTCCGGGTAGACGTTACGGTCTTGTACGACTTTTTGCCCTTGCGGCTCTTTCGCCTCTTGCGAGTTTTGCTGCCGTCGTGTTCGTCACCGTTGCCGCTTCCCTCCACATTGCCCTTGAGGATCTGTCTGAGCGAACGCAAACGTTCTTGCGGGTCGCCAGCTCCACCTTCAGCTCCACCACATTTGGTACGCGCAACCGTTGTTGACATGCGGCTTTTGATAAGTCGGGAAAAAAGGTAATCGGGATAAGGATGAAAATTGATCTTTCCAACGACGAGAGAAAAAAGATGGCAAGCCGTATCGCTATTTACACCGACGGGGCCTGTACGAAGAACGGTAAAAAGGACGCTCGTGGCGGGATCGGGATTCATTGTCCGGAAGGCTTTCTGCCGGAGGTCTCCGAGCGACTGCCGGAAGTGGAGTGCGCAACGAACAATAGGGCCGAGCTTTTTGCGATATACGTCGCGATCGTTCTAGCGGATATGATCGGCCGATCTCGGAAAACCGACTACGCGATCGTAATTTACAGCGATTCTGAATACGCCGTCAACTGCGTCACGAAGTGGGTATCGAGTTGGAAAAAAAGAAACTTCACCACTACCGCTGGCGGCAAGGTGAAGAACGTGGATCTGATTTGTGCGATCGACAAGCTGTTGGAGAAAACGAAACTCAAAGTTGATATCGTCAGCATCCTCGGGCACGGAAAAGAGCCGTTAGCGATCCACTCTGAGGGGAACGAGGTTGCCGACGTCCTGGCTAAAAAGGGCTCCTTCAAGGAGAAGGTTAAAGATCTATTTGTGGATTTGATGAAAAGTTGCGCCTGCGATTGAGCAAGCTCCGCTCTGAGCGGAGTCGCCACAACGGCAGGTCGTCACCGCGCGACTGTGCGACCGTTCGGCTGTCGATCTTTTTTTTGCTTACAGCTTCAACCCGTACTCCGCAGAAAGCGCCGCGGCGTCGGACTTTTCGCAGCAACGGTGCCCGAATTCCGCGTCCTTCCGCGACTCAATCAGAATGGGCCCTTTTTGCGGGAACGGCGTATAGACGAATTGCTTTTGAATCCACATCGCCTCTTGGGCCGAATCGTAAACGGCGTACGTTTCTTCGCAGCGAGCGACGAGGAACTGCATGAAGTAATCGTTCAGCCAAATCAGAACCTCCTCCGTCTCGCGATCTTCGTAGATCTTGAAATTCAGCTCGTTGATCCAGTGCAAAAAGCCGAGTTGGATCTCGTATAGCTTTCCCTGCGTGATGATCGCGCTTGGATACTTTTTATGCAGCACGTTTTCCACCACCATTGCGATGTTCTTCCTGTTCTCGTCCGAGGTAAACGCTCGGATAAGTTGCGGCGATATTCCGAGAACTGCCATTCAGTTTGATGATGTGTCAAATAAAATTTAGTTTGATACATCGTCAATCTGGCACATCATGGATTTGGAACAGAAAGTGGAAGAGAACAGACTCAGTCTCCCCGTGCTATCCAAATGGACGACGATAGGTGGCAAGGATAAAAAGCTGCTGTGGTCTATCCGCATCGACCTGTTCGATAAAAAGGGAGAGCCCGTCGACATCCTTGTCTCCAATCTACTCCAAGAGAACTATCGCACCTCGAACTATACGATGATCAATATCACGCACGGTTACGAGAACGGGAAGATGCGCACTGATCCGCCGCGAATGGTGACGAAAGAGAATGTCGCGTACATCGGCACCCGCCGAGAGAAGAACGTTCTGACGCAGGCAATAGGAGAAGCCGAAAGCCGATACCGGTCGCAGGTGGAAAAGAAGGGCTACGAACTGAATAGGGAGGGCGACGATGACGAGGAACGAGAGTTCAAATTCAGCCCCATGCTGCTGCACCAGTACGAATCCAAGTACTTTGTCGACGATGGCGTCGTTCAGCCGAAGTACGATGGCGTTCGTTCGTACGTTCGCTTTTCGGACGGAGAGGTAATCATGCACTCCCGCACTCATCAGGTCCAGCGGAACAACGAGAAGTTCACCGACCCGCTAACCAACCTTTTTACCGCGATGAAGTATCCAGAAGACGTCATTCTCGACGGAGAAGTTTTCGTGTGGGGGCTCTCTTTCGAGAAAGTCGCCGGAGTACTCAACGCTAAAAAGAAGCTCACGGGCGTACAGTTGGATATTCAGAAGCGGATGAAGTACGTGGTGTTCGACGGGTACATCATTTCGAACCCTGACGCCGTTCTGTCAGAGAGATGCCGGCTTTTGAAGAAGGCTTTTGAGACGCTGGACGATGACGACAAAAAGATAATCCGACTCGCGCCAACCATTCCGGTCGACACAGAGAAGGATTTGATGAAGATATTTGACGCTTTTGTCGAGTACGGGTTCGAGGGTGCGGTTTACAAGCAGAATGTGCCGTACACGATGCGGCGGACGACTACGGCGTTGAAACTGAAGCAGGTAAAGGAAGAAGAGTATACGATCAAAGGGTTCAGCACCGGCAAGGGTTCCAACGAAGGGGCGATGATCTGGATTCTCGAGTTGCCGAACGGGAAGACTTTTCGGCAGTCGCACATTAGCGATATGAAGGAGAAAAAGAGACTGTATCGGCAGGCGCAGAAGGAAGGGGAGGAAGTCTTCGTCGGTAAAAAGCTGACTCTCCGGTTCAGAGATCGCGGTCCGAACAAGATCCCCAAGCACGTCCTTTTGACGGCATTCCGAGAGGATCTGTGATCGGCGATCGGTGGCAGCAAAAAAAAGAGACCTTTTTTTTTTGTTGTTTTTCTTGGTTTCTTTCTTGCGTTCCGCCTGTGTGAGGTTCTGTCTGTGTGGGTTGTTGCGTGAGGTTCTGTCTGTGTGGGTGTCGCGGAATCGACAGTTGCCGACTACTCGTCTTTCGGCGTGCGGTCTTTCACGTCCTTGATTTTGCCCATCAAGGCCATCATCTTCGCTTGGTCTTCTAGCGACATGCTGGCGAATTTGTTTACCAGTGCAGAGGCTGCGGCCGATGATGGTGGTCGGCTGCGCTCTTTCTTCTCTTCTTCCGGTTCAGACTCTTTCTCGGATTCCGAGTCTGACTTGGACTTGGGCTTGGGCTTGTCCTTTTCCTTGTGGGACTTCTTCTCCTTGTGGCTCTTCTCCTTCTTCTCAGCCTTCTTCGCGTGGTGGTGATGGTGCTTTTTGGGCGACTCACTGCCGGAGCGGCTCGGACTGCGGCTGGGGCTGCTGCTGGACTCGCTGCTCGAGCGGCTGTGATGATGGTGATGAGATTTCGAGTGGTGGCTCTTGTGGCTCTTGTGGCTCTTTTTACTGGCGTGGCTTTCGCGACTGTCGCTGCGCTCGCGGAATTCCCTGCGACCGTCTTGATAACGGTCACTGAAACCTCCACGTCCGCGACCTCTGCCGCGTACGCTAGAGCGATTGTGATGAACTGACAGACTTGTCAGCCCAATAGCAGCGCACTTGTCGTCGATTTCGAAAACGGTCATCTCGGCGGATGGCGGGTTCACGGATCCAACCGAGAACGAGAACGTGTGGCGCGTTATGTCATCGTACAGAAACGCGTGGGATAGACTACGATGAGCGATGGCGAAGACTTTCGTCAAAAGCTGGCGCTCGTGGCCGCATTCGAGGGTCAAATGTTGCGGGAACTTGTAGAAAACCCTTGGCGGGTTTGCACGTGGCTGACCGAATTCCATGATCTGGTCGAGCCTTGATGAGAACAAGAGGTTCTCACCGACAGCAACCGCGTCTTTCCAGAGTTGGCCTTCTGGAGTCTTGCCTTCTTTGAAGACGTGGTATAGACTGTGGACGACATCGTAAAGTTTGGCGATGTCGATTTGTTCTGCTCTTTGGATCGATCGGGGGATTTCAGTGACGGTGGTAAACGTAATCAGCGTCTGGAACCCGCATTCTTGCATTAGACCATGATTGGTCTGCTCAGTACCGCATCCTTGGACTTGAGGGATACTCCAAACCGGGGCTACAGCATCAACATTGCCTTCCATTTTGAGAGAGGTTACCGAATGATAAGAACGAATCAACGAAAGAGTGTAGATCAAAGACTACAGCTATCCAGTGGATTTCTTGGATTAAATTTTTTTAAGATTGATTCCAGACATGTTATTTTGCCAATCAAAATGGACGGCCGTTCTATATCGAGGGTGCGTATCGGTAAGGTGGTTTTCCGTCTCATCGGTGGTGACGAAGTCAAAAAGGGTGCGTCAACCCATGTGTTCCGAACCAAGTGGCAAGAAGGAGAGGAAGGTGCCGCGAATGGTGTCCAAGATCTCCGGATGGGCGCTATCAATTCGCGCGAGGTATGCCTCGAATGCCGGCAAACTGGCAACTACTGCCCCGGGCACTTTGGATATATCGACCTGACGCAGAACATGTACAACTGCATCACAATGGACTACCTGATTAGAGTGCTGCGCGTTGTCTGCCTGAATTGCGGCAACCTTTTGATCCAGGTACCTCCGAACATTATGAGCTATCCACCGCAGCAAAGGTTCCAGTATATCGTCAAAAAGACCCCGAAGTTCAAGAAGTGTGTGATGTGCGGGTTCGTGCAGCCCTTTTTCCGGAAGACGCCGAAAGAGTACATCATCTACTGCGTGGAAGAGACCAAGAAGACGAAGACGGCGGAGAAAAGCCATCGAGAGTTCAAGACTTACGCCGACCACGTCTATTCCCTTCTGAACGGGCAATTCAACAAGGATATCCTGCCCTTGCTCGGAATGGATCCGTCTCTCAACAGTTTCAGCAGCTTGCTGCTGAGACATTTCCCCGTCCTTCCGCGTTGCGCCAGACCGACTTCAATGCCTGGAACCAGAAGGATGGAGAACGTGCTAACGATCTCTTACAAAAAGGCTCTCGAGCACAAGAACAAACTCGACAGTGAGAACATGCGGGCGAACACGTCTCTGCGGATGTCTCATGGCAGTTTCGTGAACGCTATCGTGATCTCGATGATCGACTACAACAAGGCCGCGAAGATCCCCAGACTTGGAAATGTCGGGCTGACGGGGCCGAATTCTCGAACAGATTCATTCATGACGCGCTTACGCGGCAAACAGGGCATTTTGCGAGCGCACACGAACGGCAAAAGGATCGACAATGCTGGCAGAACTGTTATCAGTCCGGGAGCGTCGTACGGTCCAAAGACGATCGGCGTACCCATCTCGTTTTGCATGAGCCTGATCCGCAAACGGGTCGTCAGTGAAGCAAATTACAATGACCTGATGACGAGGATCCGGAACGGTCCCCACAAACATCCGGGTGCGACGATGATTCAGAAGTCGGTGTCCGGAGCGCTGAAAAGCGTCGAGCTGATCAACTTCGACAACTTTACGCTCGAGTACGGCGATATCGTTCACTGTCATCTCGACAACGGCGATAAAGTGATCGTCAATCGGCAGCCCACTCTGCACAAACACGGAATGGTCGCAGGGGATGCCATTTTGACCCCTCACAACACTATCAGGTTCCCGCCATCGGCGGTAAAAGGCCCGAATGCGGACTTCGATGGAGACGATATGAACATCTACTGTGTCCGAACGATCGGCACTGATATCGAGGCTGGAGAACTTTTGTCAGCGGAGAACATTCCCATCTCGATGGGCCACGGATCTTGCCTCATCGGCGCCCTGCAGGACGATATTTCTGCGTGCTTTTGCCTGACGAGGAAACGGACGGTGCTCAGCAAAAAGGAGCTCAACTATGTGCTGCTGGACACGAGAGGATGCCCGTCAACGTTCCCGCCGCCGGCAGGCACGAAAGACGGGGTTCCGTTCTGGACTGGCAAACAGGCGTTCAGTTTCATCTTGCCGGCGACACTGAACTACAAAAAGAAGACAAGCGATGCCCTCCTCGAGTCTCCGGACTTCGAGAAGGAAGAAGACGAAGTGGTGATCACGAACGGCCAACTTTTGAAAGGCGTGATCACAGCCGCTGAGATCGGGCAAGGCAAGACCGGCTCACTCGTCCACGTAATCTACAACTACTACGGTGGGCCCGAAATGTCGGACTTTATCTACAACATTCAAGCGATTGCCTACAACTTCAACATGCTGAACGGGTTTACCGTCAGTATGGGCGACACCCGATTGCCGGATACGGCGCGCGCTCAGATCGCGGCGATCATTGAAAAGTACAAGGCGGAGTACGCCAAATATCTGAAGCTCCTCGACGATGGAGTTTTGATCGCGCCTCCTGGAGTCCCTACGGGCGTGTACTTCGAAGAGCTGGTGAACACGAAAGTGTTCCAGCCGATGGATTCCGAAACGTTGAAGATTGCGATGAAGAACCTCAACACCTACGACAACGGATTCGCCGTCATGGTAAAAAGTGGCGCCAAGGGCAACGACTCGAACATCCAGCAATCCTCCGTGCTGATCGGCCAACAGAGAATCGCTGGCGCGAGACTGGCCCCAACTTTTGACGGAACACGCTGTGATCCCTCAGACACGAAATACGATATGAGCATCGGCAGCATGGGTTTCATCGAAAGGAACTATTCGTCGGGAATGCGGGTCCGCGATTTCGTGAACCACGGCGAAGCTGGCCGCGTCGGCCTTGTTGATACGGCGAACAAGACTCAGCAAGGCGGATATGCCCAGCGGCGCATGGAGAAAGGAACAGAAGGAGACGTTATCGCGAACGACCTGTCCGTCAGGACGTCTTTGGATAACATCATCCAGTATATCTACGGCGGCAACGGCTCGTCGGTTGAAAAGACCGAACCGGTGGAGTGCCTTTTGACCAAGATCTCTTCGATGAAAGACTTCGTCAAGACTTACTCTTTCGAAACGGGCGACGCTGCGCTGGCGAAACTCTGCAAAGAGGAATTCGAACGTCTACTGGAACTACGGGCTATGATCGTTGAATGCAATACGCACATAACTGTGCGCGTCTGGGATGCGATGGAGAAGATCCACTGTTCCTGCAACCCGATGAAGCTCGTGTACATGTACAAGGGCAAAGGTAAAAAGGTGCCCATCGTTCCGGCCGATTATCTGAAGTTCGTGAGCCACTTTTTCGCGAGAGAACTGCCGGGAACCCTGACTTTCGCGGACGTGGATTCTCACCCGAGAGGGATTCTCTACAAGGTTTGCTGTCTGACGACCGAAGCGATCACGCGAGGAATGCTCTCGTTGAAACAAGTTCTCAGTTACGGGCTTACGCAAGGCGATATCGATCTGGTGTACGGCTCGATCAAATATCACTTTATACACTCGATCGCGAGTCCCGGAGAAATGATTGGCGTCGCGACTGCCGAAAGTATCGGCGAGGCCGGTACTCAGCTGGTGCTCAAGACTTTTCACTTCGCGGGCATGGGCGGTGAAAAGACGAACATCTCCCAGGGTATCGACGCGTTCACGAAACTGATCTATCTCAAGTTGGCGAATGAGCCACAGAATTCGACTCTGACGATTTATCTCGACAAGGAACACGAAACTAGCAGGCCTGCCGCGGAAGAAGTTGTGAACAAGATCAAGTCTGTCGTTCTGAAAGATCTTGATTTCGAGCCCACGATTCTGTACGTCCCGGATCTGGAGTTCACGAACGAGGACGATGCGAAACTGTACAGTAAATACGTTCGTCGAAAGACAACCGACTCGTTTCCGTCGAAAGATGTGCTGAACCCGTACGTTGTGAAGATCCTGTTCAAGCGCCAGATGCTAGCGAATGAGTCAATCAGTGTGGCAAAGATCGCGTCGGTTTTTGCCGGACGGTTTCCGCACGTTCACGTGGCAGCGTCGGATCTTGCCGACAAGAATCAGATCATGCTGGTATTTACGGATCTGCCGCTGCTACGGACGGAGATGAAGAAGACAATGAAGAAGGCAAAAAGAGGCAAGTCCGACACGGAGATCGATGCGTTACCGCTGACAGAAATGTTCGCTGAACTGCTTCAGACTCAGATCGTTCGCGGGATTCCGGGGATCGTCGATCCGGTGATTTCGGAGAGGAAAGAGAAGGTTATCAATGCCGATGGCGATATCGTGGCAAAAAGCGTCTTCATGATCAAGACGATCGGGAACAATCTATCGTCGATACTTTACATCGAGAATATCGACACAGCCAGAACTTTCACCGATAGCCCCGCGCAGATCTTCCAGATCTTCGGGGTCGAAGGGTTGAGGAGCATTCTCATCAGCACTTTCTACTCGATATACATGGCGTCGAACGCGAAGATCGACTTTCGACATTTCAACTTCCTAGCGGATGTGCTGCTACGAACGGGAACGCTTGGCGGGATTCATCGTGCGAAACTGAGAAGTGCGCACGATGCTGGACCATTGCTGGAACTCTCTTTTGAGAACCAATCGAGCGCGATATCGAACGCCGCGATCTTCTCGCACGAGGACAACATGCGAAGCCCTAGCGCTTCGATCCAGTTCGGCCAGACTTTTGAAGGAGGCACTTGCTATTCGGATATTCTGTTCGATAACACCCCTCGAGGGCTAACGTTGGAGCAAATCGACAAGCTGACGGCGTAAACCACCGTGGATTCGACAGACAGATCAACAGATGGTCAACAACTATTTTTTTGCTTCCATAGCTTAAAATTTAACGCAGGATAGGTAAATTCTTCCAAACGATATCTATCATGTCCAGCATCATCAACGGGTTCGAAAGTGTCGATCTGAACAAGATTGTTCTTGAAAAGCCTCACGAGCTGAAGGTCGCGACCGTCGTTGCGCCAATGTGCGGTATCACTTACAATGGCAAACCAATGCTAGTGATGCTTCAAAAGCGCAGAGTACCCTTTTCGCCGAAATTCGCTGAGAAGGCCGGATCTGACAAAAAGCCGATCAAGGATTGGATGAACCGTCCGAAGTTGAGCATGTGCTTCGAGTCTCAGAAAGAAGAGATCAAGGCTGTTGAGGCTTTGGAGAAGGACATTCTAACCAAGTACATGCTCGGCATTGAAAAGGTGTCTACCGATCGCGACGGCAAAGAGACCGCGTATACCAAGAACGATGTCGATAGAGTGTACGCAGACGTGAAGGGGTTCCTCAGCAGAGTAAAAAGGCCTGCGAAGGATAAACCCTACGAACCGTTCATTCAGACGAAACTGAAATACGAAGGGAAGACCGATTTGATCTACGGAACGTTCAGATTCAAGCAGGGAGACGAGGTTATCCAGCAAGAAGTTGGACTTCGAAATCTCGACAGATGGTTCCCCGCAGGATGCACCGCCGAATGCGTTATCATCCACGTGGCATCGTACATGAATCTGACGGGCCGTTGCATCGAAATGGTCGTCATTCAGGGATTGTTCGATCCGACTTCGAAGAAATTGCTCGAAGATTTCGTATGTGGGGGACCACCACCAGCGAAGAACACCGTCATGGAAAGATACGATCCGTCGAATCCTCCAGACGTCAGCTCGCTGATCAGCGGGTTCATGAATACGTCCATGTCTGCGAAAACGAGCTCAAGCTCGAGTTCCAGTTCAAGTTCCACCCAAGATTCGCCGATCGGCGACGGAGGGAAAGAGAAGCTCCTCGCAGCTGTGGACTCGTTGCTAGGTCCGGAGAAACCGAAGAAGGAGAAGAAAGAGAAGAAGAAGTCAAAGAAGGAGAAGGAGGAATCAGAGTCTGAAGGAGAAGTTGCCGAAGTCGAAGAATCGAAAGAGTAACAGCAAAAAGAAAGCTCCATTCGGAGCGAATAGATCAATCATTTTTTTCATGTTGGAATGCACTTGCGGTCGACAAGATAATCGTAAACATCCTGCCGCGTAAGCACTTGGTTCAGAAGCGGCGCGCACCAGAGATCCGCCAGCATCGCAATCCCGAGGATATCTTTCATCATGAGCTTCTGCCAAAAGTGGTACTTGAAAAGCGCGATATACGAGCGGCTTTTTGCCGTTCGGGCGGACATCCCCACGAAGACTTGATCTTTCAAAAGTTGCTTGAGCTGCAGTTTCAACGAGTCGTCGATCGACAGTAAAAAGCCGTCATCCTCCATCTCCAATTCTGCCCCATCGTTCTGCTTCACGAGGTTCATAAACCTCGTCGTAACGAACTCCATGTAGTACAGATTTCCGATCTGGTGCACCGATTCTTTTTTTGCTCCCACCAACTCGATCGTGAACTGTTCTACCGCCTGCTCTATCGCGTCAGCAAAAAGTTCAGGTTCATCGTCGTCTCGCCGAATCTGCGAGATATACGGCACTACGTGCGTGGTTACGTTTTTCACGTCAGCTTTGGAGATCATCTTTTTGCGGGGGTCCTTTATTTCTTCAGTGCACGAACGATCGCGTCTGAGACCATATTCGCTGCGAGCGTCGCAGCCGAGACCGCTGCGGCGTTCTTCGCCCAGAAGTAGTCTTGGAAAGCTGTGAACACAGCAAAAGGACCGAACACCTCGAGCAGGATCTGGTAGTACTCCTGACCCGGTAAGAATCTATCCTCGGCGAAGAGGATAAATCTCGTCGTGAATAGGCCAATGGCAACGTTTCTGGCATACCTTTTGTTTGACCGAAGCAGTGTAAGCGAAAAAAAGGTTACGAACACTAACGCAAGGATTCTGATGACAGTCTCTACTTCCTCTGAGGTTTTACCCATCGGTTGACTTTGCGAGAGCGAAAGTTTTTGCGAGCGACAGTGGTTCAATAGTTCTCGTCCTCATCATTGTGGATTTGCAGCAATCAAATTCGATGTTGTACTTGGCAAAAAGCTTCTCCAGTTTCGCTCTCGTCTTCACTGCGCCCTCTCGGGCCTCTTTTGATCCGCTATCGCTCACGATGCTATCCCACGACAGTTCTTGACCTTTGAACTCCGAATCGAGATCGTAGTAGAAATCAACGACTTTGCTCGCCAGTTCCAACCCGCATCTGAGATCGCACGTCACAAAGAAGTTTGCCATTGGTTTGCTATCGACTGTTTCGACTGTAAATTTTAGCTATAGTTCCGTCCACAAACTGGACAGATAGATATGTATTTCTTGGAGAGTTTCTCGCGGATCATCCGTGGCGGGATTTTCGTCCCGCAGACGCACTTCAGTGTCGGGTTTATCGGCAAAAGCCCGTCTCGCGCGATCGCTTTCGCGTTCCTGATCATCAGAGTTTGCGGATCCAATTCTCCTCTGACTGCTTGATCCTCTTTCGAATCTACCTCGTATGTCGCGCCGCACTCTTTGTCGGTGCAGACGTAAAATAGCTTTCCCGCTTCGGTTTTCGGGCTGAGAACCGACTCGCAAGCGTCGCAGGTCTTTAGCGCCATTTTGCTGACGGATCGGTTGATGTTTAAATCTTAAAAGCCGAAGCCGCGATGGTCTTTCCCCTCTGAAACCGAATCCGGAAACAGCTCGACGAGCAGAATGTCGGCCTCGTACTTGTCTAGCTCGTAAAAAGCGCAGTCCTTCAGTAACCGATCCACCTTGTCGACGGTCTTCAGAAAGTGATCCATCTTCAGCAGTCTGATTTTCGGATGCTCCGACAGAATGGTCATCGCCCGAACGACGTCCATGAGATGGCAGATATGAACGACGTTCTTTTTCTGTGGAACAGTGCGTGGCTTTTTACCGTAGAAGACGTCATACATGTCTCGGAAGTAGTTCTCCCACAAAAAGCCCTCCGTATCGTCGAACGCCGCGTTCGCGAAATCGATCGCCGTGACGAGAAAGCCGCGGTACGGGACATGGAAGATTACGCCCTCTTTCCGATAGTCGATGGATTTGGGGTCGCCGTCCGTCTTTTTGTCCATCAGCGTGAGCACGAAATTACCGAGATGCGCGTCCAAATGGAGAATGTGGCACCGGTTGTACATGAACGATAGCGAGATCAATATCTGCGATGCGATACTTTCGATGATACCGGCGTCAAGATCAGAAGAGTCGAGCGCTTTCGCGACCGACGAACCGGAGCGTTCGTTGCAGATCAGAAGCGTGTCCATCGTGTATAACCGCTGCGAGCTGACTTTTTGCGCAGCCTTCACCACTACTTCTGCGCAGTTCTTCGACTTCTTCGCAACGTTCTTCTGCTCCTTCGTCGGGCCTTTCAGTGAAGAGGCACTTTTGATGATGCTAGCTTCGTGATTGATTATGTCGGCAACGACGATATGGCTCTTCAGCAACGAGCTGTATATGTCATCGGGGCTATCGTATCGGGTCACCATCGTAAAAAGGCTGAACAGTACGTTCGGGAATTTGTACTTCATGGCCGCCCTTTCCATGGTGTACAGGGCGATGACTTCGAACAACCGGTGGCCTCCCGACTCGTGGATGAGTATCTCGTTGTCGTGCTTCCGAATGAGCACCATCTCGCGATCTGTCATCGGAATGGACTTGAGTACGAATCTGCGCCTGACTTTTCCAAGACTGATGTCCGCGAAAAAGACGTCCGCGTCGCTCGTCGGCACGGTCGTTGCGGGGGTAAGCCTTATCTTTTTGCCGTTCGCGTCGAGTATCCACGAGGGGTTGCCATTCTCTTGGACTTGCTTGATTTTCATCGACATCAGCGACGAGAAGTTATCCTTGGCAATTATCTGCAATGTATGGATCCTGCTATCAAGATTCCAATCGGATGCAGTTGAGACCATGCTTTTGGTTTCAAAAATTGACAATGTTAATCGTTGGAAGCAGGTGTTGCTCTTACAATCTTCGATATGTCGGCGTACAAGATTCACTTCATAGCCAGCGAACTTGCGGAGGAGGCGGAAGCGGAAGGCAACTTTCATCCAGAAGACGATTACTGCCAAGGAGATCTTCAGATGCACGAGGTTTCGGAGTACGATTCAAACGCGGACACTGCGGAACAGGGACTGTTCTCTCATCTCGGAAGATGCGATGACGAGTAGGTGCCGTTCGGAGCGGTGACAGCAAAAAGAAAAGGACATGGATGCGTGGCCACCAAAACCAAAAACCAAAACAAAAAGTAAGGTTCGGGACCTTTTTTCGTCTGCCGCAGGGGATTTAGTGCCGCACGAACTGTTCCGGCGTCGTTCCAAAAAAGTTCAGCCACTGGTCTACGCTGGGTTTGTAATCCTGGGAACCGCGCATGAAGATGTACAGTGCGTCGTTGAACAGCTTCGCGTCGTCTTTCGACGAAATGCGGCTCGCAACTCTCTCTAGCTTCTGAAGTTCCGGATCCATCGCGATGGCCGAAACGAGCCCTTGTGTGTCCTCGAAAGACAAAAGCATCTTGTTGAACCTTTCGAGCGATCCGAGTCTTGTGATGCCCGTCTGCATCAGCGCTTTCAAGTCCCCCTGTATGAGTTCCATCAGATTGTACGGATAAACGGCGTGGCTCGCGCCAACGTTGCTAATGTTATACAGCTGCGCGGGATCAACGCAAACACCACGCATGTTCTTATCGACGATGAGCTGCGTGAGGCCTGCCTTTTTACCTGCATCGTTCTCCGGGCAAAAGCGGGCGCCGTACATAACGGGCCGTCGGCAGCTGGCCTTTCCATCCTTGACGAACGCCTCGACGGCGGTGAGATCCCATTCCGGCGGGCATTTGGTCGTCATCGTCTCCTTCATGGTTGTCAATTGCGACGGCACTCTGCACCTTTTTACCCCATCGGGCGCCGTGTATTCTTCCGTCAGCCACGGCAATTCTGGCGGCGGGCAAGAGTAGTTGGTGAGACCGGTACTGATCATTGACGCCATAAGTTTGATCGCGTCGACTTCTCCTCTCGGCAAAAGGTGCCCCAGCATTTTCAGCTGATCTGGCCGATACATCCTTGCCGTAACAAGATTGGACGTATCTTTGCTGCCCCAAGTTTCGGAGAGATGCTCTTTTGCCTCTTTCACGCGGTACGATGCGTATTTCAAGTAGTCACTGAAGCTTTTGAAACGCGGAGTGAACGCCGGAAACTCCGTGGTCCCGGGCGACTTGATTAACATACAAAATTCTCCATCGCATTCCTTGGTTGCGTCCTTCATCGCTTTGGAATCCCAGAAATAAAAGAGCTTTCGATAAAAAGTTACCAGCACCACCATGGCCATGGAAGGATGCAACCTCGTTGACCTCGTTATCCGATACGACAGCGCTTACGGCAAGTTTCTCGCCGAGAACTGCGCGTTTAGCGCGATGGCACATCATGCACGAACTTTCGTCATGCCGGACATGAAAGAGCTGAAGAAGTTTGAAGGGCAGGAGTTGCGTGACGCAGTCAGAGCGCATATCTTCTCCGACAACTTCTCGTACAAGTTTACGAAAGGAGGAACCGACTCTCTCGAAGTTATCAACGGACTCGGGATTTCGTACAAAGTGACGGGCGACCCGGCCAAGATTTCGATCGCTGCCGGCGACAAGACTATCACCGCGAAACGCGTGATGGAGAACGATTACAACATCATCTACGTGGTCGACGGGAAGGGCATTTTGCCGCATTCAGAACGCCGGCCATTTCCGAAGCGAGAAGACGGTCCCGGCAAAAAGCGAACGACCAAGGGGCGCTTTCCTCGCGGGAAGAAAGACAAGACTGCCACGGCCAGCGGCTCCGGTTGGACGACGGGCGGTTTGATCATCAGAGTCACGAGCGGAACCCGTGGACTGTGGAACGCGTACACGCAGACTTCGAGTTTTTACTACCCAGATCGCGACTATGCGTACAAACTGCTATCGTACAACGCTCTGCGCTTTTTGGAGAACACCGATCGCGCGCGATATCTCCGCTCTTTGGCTTACATGGGCAGCAGCCCGATCTACTCTGCGAGCAAGCTGATCGATCTGATGGGAACGGAACTGGCGGATCGGTTCGTAAAAAGTCCATTCCACCAAGTCACGAGTATCTCGTCAGACACGATCTCCTCGTACCTGACCCCAAGAATCGGAATCCGATCGTACTTTGGGACGATATCTCCGCTTTTGAGACTTCGGGTCGGGTTGCTCGGCAGTGGCAGCATAATGGGCGGGAGAGGAACTATCGGTGGAACCCTCTGGGAGTATATGCAGATGATAGCGCGGCTCCATGCTTTGCAATCGAGCACGATCAGGTCGGTCAACATCATTATCAAGGCCGCAGAGGACGGAGATACGAAAACTGTCGAAGACGAAACGAAAAAAGTGTACACGTACGTCAGGACGATCAAGGGTCTCGCCGGGAAAGACATTTACGTTTTCGAACGCACGAAGACGACTGGTGGAGCGAACGGTTTCGCCGGGTTGCTCGATTTGTGGACGACTACCGGAATGAACTACGCGCTGTCTTCATTGCCATCTGCGTCGGTGCGCATGCTTTTGATCAGGAACACGCGTCCGGAGAACGTTCCTGTCGCGGTTGCGACCGCGATTTCGATGAACCCGTCGATGGCGGTATCGTTCGGTCGCGAAACTGTAGATATGATCAATTACCTCGTGTCGTGCGTTGAGAAATTGAAAGACGGTAAAGGGTTGCCCGGGCCTGGGCCGAAGGGCGCACCGGCAGGCCCTTCAGCGGCGGCTGCGGCGGCTCCGGCGGCGGCTGTAGCAGTGACCGGAATGGACCAACTACTCTACCTCACTAGAACGCATATTGCTCTGCTCGGTGGGGACCCGCGAAAACTCGACACGAATGCGGCAGCGGTCGCCGCCGCAGGAATGCTTTATATGTTGGGAATCCCCACATATTGTGTTTTGCAGCAAGCAGATGTAGTTGCCAAGCAGCTTTTCGGCGTTAAGTACGTCAACATATACCATTCGAACTTCGGCAACGTGGTAGTGAAAGTCACGACACATACCAATGCGGATCAAATCTCGATCGTCGAAAGATCGAAATGCTTGGAGAAGTTGTTCGATGCTGGTCTGATTCTTGAAGATAGCATGTTTGAGGTGTTCGGGATACGGTCTCCTACAGCGAAGGTGCGTGGAATCTTCGCCGATCCGATAAAACTAGTCAAAGAGACCGTGAATACCACGATCGATATACTGATCAACCATGCTATGAGGGTCAAGCAAGCTCTTCACGATGAGAAGGTCGAAATGACAGATATACAACAAAAGTACTTCACAACCACCACCGCAACGTATCCATTGGACACAAATCTCGCCATGGACATTGCGTCGATCAAAACTATCGCCGACGGCGGGATGCCGGGCGCTGCCGCGGCTAAGGCGGTGCTCAAGTATGTCGGATTCCTCATGGTGATGGATCTGCTGGGAATGGCGATTATCGAAACTAACGGTTTGCACGATGCCGTCTGGCAATATTTCACCGTCAATTATAGCAGTCTGCTGGGCTCACCATCATCGGCAACCCCGTTCTGGTAAACGAACCGTGGCAGCAAAAAAATAACAACCAGTTCTCTACATCAGCTCAGAAGCCTTGACAAGCTCGATCGTACCGTTCGGGTTCCTCCTTTTGATGATGAACGGCGCGAAGCCATCCTCGAATTCTTTTTTTGCCATTTCCTTCGGGTTCTCCAGATCCTTCAACGTATGTTTCGTGTGGGGGCGAAACCCGCTCTCAAACATAATGGCCAAAAGCGCCATCATCCTGACCCGTTCGTACTTCGTGATGAACGGTACCGATGATCGCTGGTGGATCGGCACCAGCTTCATTTCCTTCTTGTCCAACTGGTGGCTTTTTACCGTCACGGTTTTCGCCGCTACGACCTTCTCTTCCGAATCGCTGTCCTCATCGATGCCGTAATCGGCGTCAAACACGTCGTCTTCCTCCTCCACCTCTCCCCCCTCTCCCTCAGCTCCAGCTTCGCCGTCCTCTGCAGCCTCTGCAGCCTCTGCTGGGTCTTTTTCCTCATCGTCGTCAGATTCCAACAAGTCTTCGTCGACTGCTAGGTCTTCCTCCTTCTGATTCCATTCATTGAACTCGCCGGTATCGGGTTCGTCGATCATCGCCAATTATGAGCAGAGGATGGTCTTTTCAAACGAGAAATGAATTACCTAGTAGTTGCATCGTTGAAGTTAACGGTGTTAATTATTAATGCCGCCAACCGGTGCATACATTACGCGAAGTGCCTCTTCCATTACGCGCTGATCCTTCTCGGGACGACCAACAACCTCGTAACGATAGCCGGTAAAAAGGTGCACTTCTATCGCCACTGCCGGGGCTATTTCCTCGCATCGATGAGACTGTTGACGTGGTGGGAGCAGGTCTGCCTTTTTGCCAAGTCGACGAAACCGTGGAACGTCATTATCCAGTTCGATATCGAGGGCATTCTTGCAGAAGGCACCGAGTGCGAAAGGTTGACTTGGATCATGGATGACGGCCGGAAGCAGATATTTGAGCAGATGCTGAAAGAGATGTCAGCGGTTGATTCCATCATGATTCTTGAGTACCCTAACGGGGTCGACATCAACGTTTTGAATATCACTAGACCAATCAAATAAGGTCCAATGCTCGTTGCGAGATGTCTTAAATGTTATTTTTTTGATGGTAGAGAGTCAAACTGCAGCATGGAGGGGAAACGAGAAAAAAAAATCGACTGCTTCAGCCTCATGGAGGCTTTCAAGGTATCGGAAGAGCAGACCTACAACTACATTTCTATCGATCCCGAAGTGAAGTACTTTGTGCCGGAGGGCAAACAGGAGAAGTTTCTATGCTTGTTCGACGAGCTGCTGAAGTGTAAAAAGGCTCCTTCCATCGCAGAGATACCAGACGATATCTGTCGGTTCGTGGTCGATATCGACCTAGCGAAAGCCGGCAAGCGCCAGGGGCCTTTGTACGAAGCGACGGACATTGCGAACGTTGCAAGACTGATCGCTAGTTCGATCTTCGAGAAGACGGACACTAACGTTGTAAAGTTCTACGTGATGGAGAAACCTCCTCGCATGCTCGGGAATATCGTCAAGCACGGGTTCCATCTCGTCAGCGAAGACCGATATGCGTACAAGATCCGGCGGTACATCTCGGAGAAAAGGTACCCGGAGATTCGTGACATGTTCACCGGAAAGACCGACAACCCGGATAGCGCTTTTGACGTTGGAGTGTTGGATAACCCATGGCTGCTGTATGGGTGCTGCAAACCGGACAAAGACGTCCCGTTCGCGATCTCGAAGACTTTTGAGTTCAAAGGTCCGGACGACGTGAAAGAAACGAAGGTCAATCAGCAAGAATTGGGCGACGCGACAGAAGCGGCGTTAAAGCTCTCGATAAACAGGTCGGATACCGACACACGATCTTTCAAGAGCGAAGAGATCCGCGAAGATATCGACGCATGGTACGCCATGCGATTCACTGACGCGGCGGCTGAGGCGGGTTTCGATGCCGTGAAGTCGATGCACATAGAGAAGGCGAAAACGTTGATGACTTTTATCGTTAAAGACCGAGCAGACAGTCACCATTACGGCGAGCGCATATGCATCGGCCGGGCGCTAAAAAGCATAGCCAACAGCAAGGATCTGATGAATGCGTGGATCAACTTCGTGCGTGGTGGCAAAAAGAAGTTCAACGACAGGAATCTCGTTCTGAGTTGGAACTACTTCAGCGATCTCTATTCCGTCGAGAAGGCTTTTGGAATCTTACACTCGTACGCGAAGAAGGATAGCAAGAAGAAGTACGAGAAGTGGAAGAGTTCTTGCCTCGAGGAGCACCTTTTGTCGATCGGGATGCTGACTCATTACGACATCGCGCTGGTTCTCAGCGAGAATTACGGTCAACAGTTCCGGTACGATCCGGACACGAAAACATGGTACGAGCGAAAGGACTTTTACTGGAAACGAGTCGCCAACGACATGCCGCAAGAGATGTCGGAGATCTTGTCTCAAAAGTTCTCGCAGATCTTCCGCGACAAGATGGACATGCTGGACGAAGAGATGGAAAACGTGAAGCCCAAATCTCCAGAGTCGAAGATCCTCACGAGGAAACTCAAGAACTGTATCCTCAACATCAAGGAGCTCGGGAACCACCCTTTCAAAACTCATTGCGTGAAAGAGGCCTGCAGCCAGATGTCGAGCGACGGGTTTTCGGCGAAACTGGATTCCGGAACGCGATACTTGATCTTCAAAAATGGTTACCTCGACCTGATGGATATCGACAAGGGGCTGCAGACGGATCCTTGCGATACCGGAATGTCGTTGGTGATCGACTATCCGTACCTCGAAGACGATGGGAAGTCACCGCTGAGCGAGCTTTCGAAGGCGAAAGCGCGAGTGATGAAGATCTGGGATCAGATATTCCCCGTGAAAGAGGAAGGTCAATTCGTCCTTCTCAAGTTCGCGACCGGTCTTCGAGGCAATCAGGAGCAAGAAACAGTCGTTATGGTAGGCCCGGGTTCATCGGGCAAATCAACGGCGTACGACTTTTATGCGAAAGCGCTGGACGTTTACGCGTACGAGGTTAGCAGCGATGTTGCGGTCTCGGGTGCGAGTCTCACGGATTCCCCGACGCCGTATCTCGCGAACTTCAGAGGCAAAAGGATTGTGATCATGCCGGAGTTGCAAAAGAAAGGACCGGCTCTGGGGTTCATAAAGTGGGTAACCGGCTCGTCGAAGATCTCGGCGCGGCTGCTGCACCAGAACCCGATCGACTTTGCCGTTACGTTCAAGATCTTTCTGGACACGAACTATCCGATCAATTTGCAAGACAGAATGGACTACAGCATCATGCGACGGTTCCTGAACATCCCGACGCGGGCACGCTTTTTCCCGAAGGAGAAGATGTCGGGTAGCGAGGCGTACGAATTCGAAAGGGACGATTCGGTGAAGCTGATGCCGAACGAGACTATTTACAAGCAGGCATTTATGTCGATACTGGTCGACAACTTCAAGCTTCTGCTGAAAACTGGTAAGCCACAGCCGCCGGAATTCATCAGGGATTACAATCTGACGTTCATCGAGAACAATCACTCGGTGCACAAGTTTATGCGCAAAAGGATTGTTGCAGACCCGGATGGAGGCTCGATCAGTTTGAACAGCTTCTTCAACAAGTACAAGGATTGGTATCTCGTCGAGTACAGTCGAAAGGCGCCGATCCTCTCTCGAGAAGAAGTGGAGGACGTTCTGATCGGCATGAATCTGAAATACGACAAGGCGGCTCACAAGTTGAAGAACCACAGGATGAACGCGGAGGTGGATTGATGGGGATTGGATCCCCGCTCGGCAAAAAGAAAGGCCCCAAGTGCCACTAGTTTTACTAGTTTAGGTGTAGAACATCGTAGCCATTGCGCTTTTCGATCGCGAAGTCTCTCAGGCTCGCAACGCTCCCATCAATAGGTATCCCCGCTGAGTCATTGAGACCGGAACCCTTCATTTTTTTTTCGCTTCTGCTTCTTGCAACGCAGCCTCGATGTAATCAACGCTCTCCATCTTCGACTGGAAATCTCGCCCGGCGCCACTGCCGGCGCCACTTCCGCGGAGTTTATTGATGATCATCTCGGTAACGGTTCCGGTTTTTGTCGACGGGGCTTTGTCTTCGGCTTTCGCGTCAGCTTTTACCGTCTTGACTTTCGACTTGGCCTTCTCTTCGCTCTTCTCTCTCGTTTTCGTTTTCGCTTTCGGCTTGTCTTTCGCTTTCGAATGTTTCTTCCGCTTCGACTTTTCACCCTCCTCTCCGCTATCGTCTTCGACTTCCGGTTCTTCGGCCTCCTCCTCGTCGTCGTCGCTGCCCGCTTTCTTCTCGGCTTTGGGCTTTTCGTGCTTCGACCGTTTCGCGGCTGCGTGCCTGTCACGACTGAATAGTCCTTCTTCTTCCAGCCCGTGCCCGTACTCGTGCTCGGGTTCGTCTTCTTCGCTGCTATCGCCCGTCGCACCTTTGCCGGCTGCCTTCTCTTTCGCCTTTTTATCGGCATCTTTGTCCTCCATTTCGACGACGACACCGCGTAGTCCAGGTAGCACCATTCCGGAGATCTCCGGGTCTTTCATCAAGTTGTCGAACATTTTGATCTTCAACAGCGTGTCGTTCCGCAGCGCATCCATGTAAAAGACGAGATCGGAAGTGTTGATCTGCGGATCAGAAGTCCGTTGCTTGACGGCGTTCAAGTACGAGACGCGATCCTTGATCACTTGGTACATTTTGAGCATCTTCTCGACGGTTTCTATCTTATCGATATCTTGATCGCCAACTTCGCTAGTCAGTGCATCTTTGATGCGAGACACGCGATCGGTATACTTCGTGTAATCGACCGTCGGTGCTATCGCTAGGTTGATAAGTTCTTTCCTGATCTCCTCTGCTGATGATGGGCCCGTCATTCTTTGCAGACACCATTTATTTTTCCAAGAGAACGTTTGTAACTTTTACCGTGTGCGCTCCGTTATCGTACAAGATTCGAAGTTTCTCGTACCACATTCTCTTGAAATCCGTCATCTCGTGCACGTTGAACGAAAGCAGCTCTCCGACGAACTCGTAGAAATGGAAATTCCGAGTGTCCTCGAAGCCTTTTCCGCGGTTCACCGCAAAGTTGTAAGGATGAGACACTTTGAACGCTCGGGCGAACGCCTCGTAGTTGAAAGGATACGTTTCGTCTACCTTCTCGCCGATCTCTGGGAAGATGTACTGGCAGACGTCGAGCAACGTGTCTATCTTCTCCTCAACGTCTTTCAGCGTCGACAGATCGATGCCCAGAGACAGAGGATACGCGCTGCCGTACCGTTTGTTACGACGGATATCGCGAAACAGAACGGCAAAAAGGGCAGGTTCGCATGGGTACATGAACCGAGTTTTTGCGTAGCGGCCGTACTTCATTCTATCGTTCAACAGTTTCCTGCCCTGACTTTGCATGTACGCCACCGCGTAGATACAGTCGGCGAGGCACCCGAACTGTTTACCGGCAAAAAGCATCGCAGCGCCGTCGATGGAAGTGCCCGTTTCGTCGATCAACCGGACAAACAGTTTCGTCTTCGCGATGTCCGCCGGATCGGTGCTGTATGGGTGGCAGAACATGTTGAGCTTCGAGTACACGAGGAATAACAACTCTCTCGGCATCTTTGTCAGCGTGTTCAACGCCCACGGAACTTTGAACAACGCCGCGGATTCGAGGTTGATATAGTTCAAGATGGAGCAGAGCTCGTGCTCGAGGTTCGTGTACATCAGCGCGTCAGTCCTGTACTTCTTCATCTTCGACGCGACTTCTCGAGGGTACATCGGAAAGAACGTTCCACCGCTGTCTTTTATCCTATTGACACGGCCGCGCCGTTGCACGAAAGAGTCATTGGTGATGATATGCGGCATGATCACTTCGGCATCGATGAGTGGGTTGTAAAAGTTCCCTTTCGAGATCCCACTATCGAGCACGTATTGGACGGGCGTCGTGAAACTAGTCTCCAGAACATTGGTGCACAGCAGGATTCTCCGATGAAAGATCGTACTGGAGTACTCACCGATTTCGCTTTGCAGAACACAATCCTTCTTGAACGGCGCGATGAACTCCGAATATGTTGATGTCACTGATGGATGCGCCCTGAGTTGTTTGCCGATCTCGGGGTCTTTTTGGAACGACTCTGACGTCACGTCCATCACGATCGGAAAGTTCGCCGCAACCTCCTCAGCAGTCTTCTCTGCCAAAACTCGAGCGGCGAATTTCTCGTGCACTTTCGCGATCTCACCGGCGCCCGGCAAAAAGACCATTATGTCTCTGAACAGGCTGTCGCCATCATAGTCCTTCGTATTGTTGAAATGCAGCTCGAAGATCTTGTCGGCTATGTTCTCGAGGTGACTGGGCTTCACGGGGTTCTCGTAGTACACAACTTTCGTCGCCGAAGCTTTCATACTCGCCTCTTCCTTCTTGTCGAAGACGTCTTTCGATACATCGATCGCGATATAGATGTCTTTCTTTGACAGAACGAAGTTGCTCTGCATAACGTAATTGTTGAACGGAACCAGGAGTTTCTTCCAGCATGTCGACATTCTAACTGTATCCTTTTTCGCTGGCGCGACGGCTTCTGCTGATGCCGTTGGAAAGTGCCTATCCAAAGTGGTGTGCTGATCTACTTCTTGAACGGCGGTCTCCTCCTTTTCCTCCTCCTCCTCCATGTCTGCAGACGCTCCTTCTGTGCGACTTTCCGCGTCCCACATCTTGACGTCGCTATCGTCGTGCAGAGGGTTCCCTTTCTGGATAAGTCCCAGCATGACAGCTTCGTCCGATTTCCCGGTGTCCGGATTTTTCGCTTGCCGCGCGAAATCTGCTTCTACTGCCGTCTCTCTCGCGAAAGCAGCCAACGCCGCTATCCTTCTAACTTCATCACCTATCTCACGCTTAACGGCTTCATCATCCTTGACTGTTGATCTGCGTTTGCTTTCTTTCTCTGCCTCTCGGCAATACTTGCCGATCAGGTTCCAATTCCGCAGAAACTCGTGCTGATGCAACAGAGGTTTGTTTGGATTGAGATACTTTTTGCGCACGTCATCTGCTACTTGGCAGACTGCGTGCAATGCGACTGGCATGGATTGGAGGCGGGCTTTCGATTGGAGCCGAACAGCCAGTAGGGAGTAAAAGACGAACTCGTCATACTCTTCTTTCGTGCCTTCGAGATTCGGCGGATACGACACGACGAAATCTGCGCGCATCGGAATCGTCAGTTCTGCCAGCAGCAGGATCTGCGTTCTCAGATTATTGTTGGCTTCTGTCACGATATCTCGTTCGTACGTCTGCGGGATCATTCTGGATATCCGTCGACGTACCGTATCAGAGCTGATGTCGTTGATATATTTGGTGGCGTTGGCATCGAAAAGGATCACTCCGTAAGCTATCATGCTCGCGGAATACGCGTTGAGATATGAATACGCGTCCAGCGTAAATTTGTCCTTCACTTGCTTCGCAGTTAGCGATTCGTAGATGGCAAAAAGCCTGTTCGGATTTGTCTCCATGAGCTTGAACGAGTTCCGAAGTTCCAACCTGCTGCGAGCTTCGCTTTCCGTTATCAGTTCCACGTCGTCCAAAGATTGTTGAAAGTGCATCATCCAATAGTGAATACGCGGATGCGTCCATCTCGTCTGGACGCTTTTTACCCCATCGACAACGTAGTCTGGAATTTCGGTCGGCGCCACCGGGAAACACCATAAACGCGGCATATACGACGCTATGCGGGACGTATCGAAATCTGCGCTCAGGAACATCAACGACGAGGCGTTGATCAGTTGAGATCGCTCACCGATAGAAAGGTAGCTGCCGAATTTCGATTTCACCGTCGACCTTATAGATGCCGTGTCGATGGAAAACTCGGTTTCGTCTGCCGCCAGCTCCTTGCGACGAATGTACAGATCGATATCGCTGTACGTTTCGGGTGCGATGATGGCGTCGCCATATATGTGCTCGGGCATCACGTTCCTTTTCTCCATCGCTTGTAGTTCTATACAGTTCTTGATGCGCAACCCCATCGTGGATGGGACTCGCAAGTGCGCATCCGTGATGTAGTAATAGATCAGCTCGTACTCATTGCTGACTTCGTGCGCCTCATCGAAGATGATTACGTCAAAAGGTAGCCGTTTGTTCAGCACTTTCCTCGCGATGACGGATTTTGGCTGACCGACGTTTTCCTGCCGCACGACTCGTTGGCGATCGCGCGCTGTGCGGATCCACGCTAAAAAGATACCGGGGGTCACGAACATAATTCCAGACTTGTTCTTGAGCCTTTTCACTCCATCGGCGGACGACTTGTCTTCCTCCCACGCTATCGGGGTGTTGATATCTTTCGCGCCAGTTACGTATCCTATATTCTTGCCAAGCGTGAAGATCCCAGGATATGTTTCGATGATGTTGCTCACGGATTGCTCCGTGCTGATTCTGCGAGGCGTGATGACGCAGACAAGAGAATTGCGACGATTTTCGTGAGCGGCGGCCGCAAGGTATTCGTACGCTTCCTTGAACTTCTTCGATCGTGGATTGGAAAAGTGATCGAAGATATCGAAGTTCTTCTTGCACAAAAGATGGAAGTATGCGATCACTGGGACGTTGGTACTTTTGCCTCCGGCGGTTGGAGCCGTGATGAAGATGTAGGGGCTTTTGTAAAGTAAGAATCGCTCGATGACGCGGGCGTACCGAGATGGAGCCGCGTATAACGATTGTGCGATTTGTGTCTGCACCAACGGGGCGGCGTACATCGGGATCAAATGTTTGACGTCATCTTTGCCTTCGACTTTGAACGCGGCTTCCGCTTTGCTCAGATAATAGTCATTCCAAACGTCAGCGAGCGATGCGTACTCGCGACTCAAATCGCGGTTTTCGATCAAACGTAGGTATGGATCATTCTTGTGCGCGTGTGACGCGCTCAGAAGAACCTCTGCGATCACTTTCGGCAACGCGGAGACCCTGTCTTGGAAAGGTTGGGTGACATTTTTGAGCACGAACGAGTCGCCTTCCGCTTCCAACCCGTCCCATTTCTCGCGAACAAACGCCACGACGTTCTTCTGATCCGACCCCTGCCCGTACTCTTTTTCCAAAGCGATGGTGTTGAAGATGCTGAGTTCTGGAGTATCCGACACTCTCGGACTCAGAACGATCACTGCGTGGCCGCCCGTCTTTTTCAACCTGGTTCTTCCAATGTTGATCTTCTTGTAAAAGACCGATCCTGCCATTTTCTTCCGTACTTTGCTTAGTATTTCTGCCGTCACTGACATGGTCAGGAACCGTTTTTTTTGCAGCAGAAATATAAAAGATCCAATGCCCGGTAGAGCAAAAGGCAAATCCGTAAAGGATACTTCAATTTACATCATCGTCAGCGAAGAGGCTCCGGCGAGGCAGGCGGTCGTTTTCGCGTCTTCCGGATCCTCGGCGGCGATCTCGTATCATCGGAAGTCAAAATCCAAGGGCGAAATTACGATTGTACTTCAGAAGATCATCCGTAAAGATGACGGCAAGATCGTGCATCTGAAAGTCGGATCTGCAAAGAAGTACAAGGTTTGGGTCGAGAATCTCAAGACCGCACGCGTAATCAAGAAAGCCGGCAAGGTAGTCGGCAGCATCAAGCGCAAACGGAAGGCGAAGTACATCGGCACGATCGGAAAAGATGATGGAACTTCTGGTTCCGGGCACGGCAGTCGTCACAAACACCGGACGGCGCCGGCCATCGATAGTTACACGACAGAGGGTGCGGGCGATGCCGACGGCGCGGGTTCAGTTGATGGCGGCAAAAAGCGCAGACACAAGCACAAGAAGTCGAAGAGCAAGAAGTCGAAGAGCAAAAAGACAAAGCATCGAAAGCACAAGAAGTCGAAGGATGAAGATGGCAAGAAAAAGAAGCACCGCAAACGCAGACACAAGGCGAAAGGCGCAGGTGATGCCGATGGTGCAGGTTCTGTCGATGGCGGCAAAAAGCGCCGCAAGAAGGCGAAGGCGAAGACGAAAGCCAAATCCAAGTCGAAAACCAAGAAGAAGAGCAAGAGCAAGAGTCGCAGAACGAAGTCCAAAAAGCTAGCTCTCGTTGGCGGCAAAAAGCGACGCTCGCACACGAAGACCAAGTCGCACACGAAACACAAATCCAAGACGAAATCCAAGTCCAAGACCAAGACCAAGCGAAGGACGCACACGAAGAAGCGCCACAGCTCGCACGAGGTTCCGGAGCACACCGCCGCGAGTATCAGCGCGATGGCGCTCATGTAATCGCGCCCCGCCCGTACCCGTGCCCACACCCTCCAACCCTCCAACCCTCCAACCCCCGTTCTTCGGAGCGTGGGTCCGCTTTTTGCCGAGTCAGATCGGGAGTTGACCGTAGCGGGATCATGGCAGCAAAAAAAATATGTATGGTTCTACCCTATCGTTGGGTACTTCTTTCAAGGATCGAGATGGATTCCTTTTGCTGCAAGGAAGTTCGCGACGTTCTCGTCGGTTGAGGGCTTCGTCTCCTCAGACTTTTCAGACTTCTCTTTCTTCTCTTTCTTCTCCTTTTTCGGTTCCTCGTCCTCTTCCTTCTTCTCAGACTTCTCCTTCTTCTCTTTCTTTGGCTCCTCGTCTTCCTTTTTCTCTTTCTTCTCCTTCTTTGGCTCTTCCTCTTCGACCTTCTCTTTCTTTTCCTTCTTTTCTTTCTTTGGCTCTTCCTCTTCGACCTTCTCTTTCTTTTCCTTCTTCTCTTTCTTTGGCTCTTCCTCTTCTGCTACCTTCTCTTTCTTTTCCTTCTTCTCTTTCTTTGGCTCCTCGTCGTCGTCTACTTTCTTCTTCTTTGGAGCTTTCTTGACTTCCTCCTCGGAATCAGATTCGACCTTCTTGGTGGCCTTCTTTGGCTTTGGCTTCACCTTGGGTTCCTCGTCGTCAGACGATTCGATAGCCTTCTTCGCGACCTTCTTTGCGGTCGTCTCGGCTTCATCTTCGGAGTCGGAAACTGCCTTTTTACGGGACGGTTTCTTGACTTCTTCGTCGGAGTCGTCATCCGAGGAATCTTGCGACTTCTTGGATTTCTTCTTCGATGAGATCTTGCCTTTCGCACGGGCCTCGAACTTGGCGAAGGCGGCCTTATCCTCCTTGGTGGCTTTCCACCTTGCGGAGATGATTGCGTTGATGTTGAGGGCCAAATCCTTGTTCTTGATGGCTTCTTCCTCTTCTGCCGTGAGGCCTTCAATAGTAGGATTCGTTCCACTCTTGATGCGCTTGAGCGATCGCAGCTGCTCCTCGCGGAACAACATGTATGCGCTCTTCGCTTTGGCTTTTACCGGCTTCCCGTCGAGTGTCTTGCGACGCTTGCTAGCTGTGTTGAGTGAGGTGAAGAATCGTTGCACGGCAGAATAAGTAACATCGTAGACCATTTGCTGGAAAGCTTTGTCGTTGATCAGTTCAGCGGTGGTTTCGTTGCTAGACTTATAGTTGTGTGCATCGTCAGAAGACGTTTCCTTTGCTTCAGCATCCGATGATTCGTCAACCTCCTTCTCTTCACGTTTCGTAGATTTAGCAGCGCGTTTGGAAGACATTGTAGGGATTCTTGAACTTTGCGGTTAACCTTGATTTACTTAGATCGACTTCCTTCTTATTCAATTTTACTCGCCCGCACCGCAACCGAATATGGGTCAGGCCTTCCTCCGAGGGGTGGGTTTCGGACGATTCAACGGTTGATTCGACCCATAACATAAAATTGACTGACCGTAGTTTTGACTTAAAAGTAACCATCACCCTAGATAGAACCATGTCAGAAGAGATCGTTTGCTGCGCTTGCCCGGACTTAGTGGTAAATGCTCACGACATTATGATATGCAGGAACTGCGCCACTTGCCATGGCGTTTCGCTCGACGCTACGCAGAAACGAAAGGACTACACAACATCCGTTTACGCGTATTCCGAATTCGCGAAGAGCTTACCGAAGGACGAGAGCAAAGGGGCTGACATGTCTGACGAGGTAAACGTCGAAAGATCAATGAAGAAGGACTACGAGTTCGTAAAAGCGTCTTGCGGAGATTACGTCTCGCCGGCAAATATCAAGGAGGCTATCCGTATCTACATGAGCCTGCAGCCGCTCAATCACAGAGCTGCGCCAAAAAGGGCGGTCTTGGCGGCATGCGTTTTCCATGCGTGCGCGAGCGAGGACGGAGATCTCCTGTTCAAAAGTACACTGGCAAAAAGGTTCAACGTCAAGCTCCAGCAGTTCGACAAGCGCTTCGAGGAGGTGCGATCGAAAGCCCGCGAGAAGGGTCTGAAGATCGCCGACGTGGATATCCAGCCGTGCCACACATTGCTGGAGATTTGCAAGGTGTCGGATATCCCGAAAGACATCGCTGCGCGGGCGATGACCATGCTGGAGAAACTGTCGGACGATCCAGATTTGGAGAGACACAGTACGAAAAGTCTTGTCAGCGCGATTCTGGCGATTCTGTACGGCGACGAGTGCGACTACGGATTTATCGCAAAGGCTTGCCACGTTACGAACATGACGACGAAGAACATCAAAAAGAAAATCGAGCAGAAGTACCCCGATTTCGGGGACGACTAGATGGAACGACTGACAGCTTTTTACCGGACAGAGTGCGACGCGGAGCTTATTTTTTTGCCGCGTCGGTTCGCGGTCATCAAAAATTGAACTCGCCCCACCGAAGGAAGCAAAGCTATGACAGATCGACTCGCAGTATCCCGTACAGTTGCAGATTCGTGGCTTGCATGCCCTTTGGAACTATGCGGCATGATCAGTGAATACTCATTCCCGACATACTTTCGAACGTCCATCGATCCGGTGACCCAGGCGCGCGTCGGTAGATTGGCAAAAAGGAACCCGTGCGTGCTACCGTCCGATATGGCAGAGCACCAGCTCTTCGAAAGTATCGTCGAAAGCGATGAATCGTACGAAATGCGGCAGATGCAGAAATACGACGGCGTTAACTACTATCTGGATCCACTTCTACCTGTGATTGAATGGGGCGGCCCTACCAATACAGGCGGCTATCTCTACGATCATTTGTTGACGATCTCGCGCAAGTTCGCTCTTGAAGCGATGAGTGACAACTTCAACATGGACGAGATTCCTTTACAGAACGACGATGGATATATTCGCTACAACCCGCACACTGAAAAGATGGCAGACCGCATCACGATCGAACCTCCGGGATCCGAAAAGCCGCGTCTGAAAGACAGTAAACCTCGGACCACGAACGATGGATGCATCGTTCGAAATGGAAAGTTCTTCATCAACTCCCTGACGAGAGAATGGATTTCAGAAGACGATTGGAATCCCGACGGGACGTGGGCGCCAATCTCTTTCGACGGAGACACTGACGGCGCGTATATAACAGCGGTCAACGGCGACAGACTCTTGCTCTTGTTCGCACCAAACGAGTACCAAATGTACGTTGCAAGGTACGACTGAGCATCGGCACGAATTGCTGGATATCGAACCATCATTTTTTTGCTGCCGCGAGCTCTCTCAAGATTTACTCCGTAACGGTTGACTGGTAAAAAGATGGACCGCCCGTCGCTACATTTCGAGATCGAAGTTGCTGTAGTGCCCGTCATCATGGATGAGTACGTCGGCGAGCAGCCGGAAATGATTGGATACAATACTGACGAATGCAAGATATACGCGTACTGCTCGAGGATCCCGCCATTCAGTGTCGTACGAATAGACGATAAACAGTACGGTCTGAATGGATATCGGATCTCCACGAGTGTGCCGGCGAAATGCCGGGACGGCGCCCTGTTCATGACTGGTAGCTATGGAAAGTTCGGCGAGTACGCAGGAGTTCTCGGATATGTCATCGGGGATCGGCGGGCGACTTTTTACGCAGTAGGAACAGACAGCAGCTTCTATCTGGACCAGGACTCGCAAGATCATGTCACGATTCTCATGGGCGGGAAACGGATCGGCGAGATCGCTTTTGCCGAGTCGCCGCCGCGAGGATGCTGCGGGTTATTTCGTCCGGCGTACAAGGAGGCGGAAGGAGAATCGGAGTAAAATTTAAAGTTGTCACAGGCTGTCGGCAAACCCTAGCCAATGGAATCCTATCAGGAACGGAAGGACAGTTTCGTACAATGCTGCAAATCGGAAGGTTGGTCGGACGAGAAGATTGAGCGAGTTTTCGCCGCGCAGGAACATATGAGGGAGGAAGCGAAAAGGTACGAGCCGAAGAAACGATCAGCGGCTAGAATCAAGAACCATTTACATCGAAAGAAACTCGCGCGCTTGCGCAAGAAAGCCTGCTAGACAGACCACCAAGACCTTCTTTTTTTTGCTGACTCAGTGCGTATTTCCTCGTGGCGGGATCCAGACGGGGGTTGAAATGGTTGTTCTGCGGCACCCACACGTCGTTCCGACTTTCAGACTATTGTTCGGATGCCCGGCGGCGCCGTGGCGGCGATAGAAGTTTGATAGCCTTTCTCTCTCCGGTCCTCCGAACGATTTCTCTCTTCGACTGACGGAGCCCAAGGGTAGAAACCGACGAATTTTCGCGAGGGCAACGTTTTCTCTCAGCTACAAAAATTGACTAGAAGGGTTAACCGGCTCAAAACTCAACACATCGATAACAAGGATCAGAGAGCCTTTTTGCCGTTGAGCGGCCGAGCCTGTCCGGTAAAAAGTGCTCCCGTCGTGCTGCTGCGCGACCGAGTTTCTGGTCCCAGTTCGCAAGAGTCCCACGCTGCGCGTGGGGTTTGCGCGACCGAATCACCGTCCCAGTTCGCAAGAGCCGTAATCTCCGGTCCCCCCAACTTTTGGACAGCTCAGCGCTGACGTCTTGCCTTTTTGCAACTGAACAACAGTCTGTCCGACGGACAGTCGTGCCCTCTCATCGACCGGAACCTACGAACTTTGCACCCTGGGGCGATGATCCCGTTGAAAAGCCGCGCGCAGCGCCAGAACAGCCGCGCGCAGCGCCAGAACGGCCGCGCGCAGCGCCAGAACAGCCGCGCGCAGCGCCAGAACAGCCGCGCAGCGCCAGGACGGCCGCGGGCCGCGCAGCGTACTGTCACATAAAATTTACACTTGAACTGTACAGAAAGAAAGATGGCCGAATCCATGCAGACAGAAGCAATCTACGATATCTACTACAATCGGGACGGAGGCGTGCAATCCATATTGGCCCAGAACCACTTGAACAGTTTCAACCGGTTCCTGGACGACTTGCCGCACATCTTTGCCTCGCAGAAGTTCAACCCCTACAAGTTTGTGGTTGCGCCAGCAGAGAAGTACACGTCGGTTTACAAAAGGTTCGAGTTCGAGCTATCACTTTTGAATCCCCGCCTGCGTTCTCCGCTTGTCAGCGCGACCGCAATGGCCGTGCCAGTCGACTACCGTAAAGACCTTTCGGCGGTTCAGTCAGTGAAAGTGCCATTTACTCCTCGTCGGGCGATCAACGAAGATGACACCTACGGGAAGAACCTTTTTGTCGATGCGCACTGCGTCTTCCGAGCGATCCAAGTCGACGGGGACGTAAAAACCCACCAGACGATGGACGAAACGAACATTGATCTCGGCCTTTTACCGATCATGCTGATGAGCAAAGAATGCCTGCTACACAACGCGACGCCACAGATGCTGATCCGTCTCGGCGAAGATCGGACGGAATGTGGCGGTTACGTCGTGGTGATGGGGATGCGAAAGATCATCGTCGCGCAGGAAGACCATATTTCCAACGGAGTTTTCGTCTACAACCACACGAAGACGAAAAGGCTGCAGTCAGAAATCTGGTGCCGCCGAGAAGGCGACTTTATGATCGACACCCGGATCGAGATATCGCACGGAAAGGATGGCGTTATCAACGTCAACGTGAAGAAGGCTTTCAACAAAAAGGACATCCCGTTCCCGATCATCTTTCGAGCTATCGGCGTTCTGACGGACAAGGATATCATTGACTACATTCTGTGCTACATCGTCGAGACGAAGATCCGCAACGCGGTGTCGGGTATCATTTTCAAAAGTCTGACCAGCGCTGTGGACGTTTCGGACAAGTACGGCACGATGCACTCGATCAGAACGAAGAACGAGGCTCTGATATTCATTTACGATCAAGTCTTCCAGTCTGGCCGTCGGCCGGAGGGGATCTCCGATCAGGAGAAGATCACCGACATGAAGATCTTTTTACGGGAGTACTTGTTCCCGCAGTGCGTGACAGCAAAAGAAAAGGCTTACGCGCTCGGATATGCGATCAATAGACTACTGTTGGCGCTGAAAGGGTACATCGGTACCGACGATAGAGATTCGTTCCGGGTGAAGACTGTCAAGTTCGCCGGGCGACTGTGCGAGGACTTGATGTTCGAAGTTTTGGACACTCTGTTCGAGAAAGTCCAAGCGACTGCCGCTAAAAAGATCAATGCCAGCTCTTCCGTGTCCAGTTTTCTGGCGTCACGGCCGCTGAAAGAGCTGATCAAACCCGATTTCGTCGGGAAGGCTTTCCAGAGTTGCATTTCTACCGGTGACTGGACTCTGAAGAAGTCGCAGTACGCGCAAAAAGCGGTCACACAGCGGTTCGATCCCAGCAACTATAGCGCTCCGCGCGGGTTTCTCCACATGATGAAAGTGGCGACGAAGAATGCGAGCGCAGCTCACAGGGCTTTTGGCAAGCATCTGTATCATCAGACTCTGCGACAGTACGTTGATCCTGTCGATACGCCTGATGGGAAGGATACCGGGTTGATAAAAAGGCACACAATCCTCTGCGAGACGACTCTATCGTTCAAGGCTTCTGAGATAACGGCGTTGCCGGAATTTGCAGCGCCGCCGGCGGGGCTCGTCCTGTCGGTGAAGGATTCCGTTCCCGCTCTGGTTGTCGGAATGACGAGAGTCTACGTAAACCACATTCTGCGAGGGTTCACCAGCGACGCAACTCGGCTCAGAAAAGCGATAATCGAACATCGGCGCAACCACGCTTTTTCCCAACCGACCGTTACGGTGTACGACGATAATGCGAATGACAACCTGCACGTTTGCACTTACGACTCCCGGCTGGTGATCCCGCTGGTGATAGTTGACCCCGGAAACAAGCCGCGGCTGACCGGCGAGATCATGGATATGATCGTCCGTAAAAAGATCTCCTGGGCCGAGCTGTTCAAACGGGCCATCCTGGAGTACATTTCGATCGACGAAGGGCTGAATTGCAAGACAGCCTATTCGATCCTCGACGTGATCAAGTCGACAGACCCGATCTCGTACACCCATTGTTTGGTCCACCCGAGCGCGATGCTCGGAATCTTGATGCACACAGTGCCTTTTCCGGGATCGACTCAGGCGCCGCGAAACGTTTTCAGCTGCCAGTACGTCAAGTATACGCACGGAGTACCATGCGACGGTGTCCACGAAAGTTTCGACTACAACATTTACTCTGCATACTACGTTCAGTCGCCGTGTGTTCTGAGTCGCGTTTCGCACCTGACCGGCTATTCGGAGCGGCCGAACGGGCAGATGGTAACGATCGCTTTTATGTGCATGGACGGGTTCAACAAGGAGGACGCGGTCATCATTTCCCGTTCGGCAACAGAACGGGGCATGCTCGCATCCATCTTCCATCGACTGTACAAAGATACGGCCGACGATAGTGCTGACGAGTTCTTCGCGTATGCCGGCAAGGCGATCGCAGAGACTCAGACGCCCCGCTTTTCAGAGATCAACGCGAACAGTGGTGTCCCCAATCGTGGGGCAAAGATGACGAACGGCAAGGTGATTATCAGCAAATTCGGAGTCGATGACAGCAGAGGCTCCATGAAGTATATCGATCATAGCATTGAGCACCGCGAACCGACTGATAGTATCGTCGATGCATCGATGGCTGTGGCCAAAAAGTTTCGGTCGACGGGATCTCCGCTGAAAGTTCGGATCTCTGAGGATCGGAAAGTCGGTGTCGGCGACAAGTTTTCGCCGCGGCACGCGCAAAAAGGTGTCTGTGGCGAGCTCATGAATATAGAGAACATGCCTTTTGCCGAGGACGGGATGGTTCCGGATATCCTTCTCAACTCGCATGCGTACCCCAGCAGAATGATCGTGTCTCAGCCGAAAGAGATTTACGAGTCGGCGATCGCCGAGAAGACGGGCATCAATTTCATTGAGACTCCGAACTCGAACGACGACATAGATATCGAGGCGACGATGTATAAACGCCTCAAGGATGAGGGCTTTCAAGAGTTGATGACTTACCTGTACAATCCGTACACCGGCAGAAAGATCAAGAGTCGGATCTTCCGCGGGCCGTGTTTTTACCAGCGACTGCCGCAGATCGTGCTGGATAAGATGCACAAAAGGGCGGAGGGCGGACCGATTACAGCGGTGATGCGGCAACCGACTGCTGGCCGTGGGAACGAAGGAGGACTCAGACTCGGAGAAATGGAACGTGACGCACTGATCGCCGCCGGCGGGGCGCGCATCCTGAACGAACTTTCGATGGTTGGCTCTGACAAATACACGGCGTACTTCTGCGAAAAGTGCGGGTCGATGTCGTGGACGGTGGTGAACCCTCAGAAGTCGCTTTTCATGTGCAAGTATTGCGAGAACTCGACGATCCATCGGATTGAAATACCGTACGTTACGAAGCTAACGTCTCAGCTGATGACGGCCTCTTGCGTGAACATGTGCATTGTGCAAGAACAGACCGGGTTGCCGTACCATATGAACGATTGAAAGACCCACTGAAAGACCCACTGAGCCCGTCGAACGGGCAAGAACGACCCCTATTTTTTTGCTGCGGTGGCACCTCTCCGGTAAAAAGGCGGACAGCTCCCGCACAGCTGCACTCCGGAACGGTACCCGGAAGTAGAGTTGGACAGAATAGTCTCCGCGCGGAAAACCGATTTTTGGGGTCAAATTTCTCCGTCAGTACCCAATCGGCCAAACCGACCCCTCGATGAGTACGATTCTGGGTCAACAAAAAAATGAATCGATGGCTACTCTTGATGCACGGACTGCGCCTCTGTTACTCATGGGTTCCCTCTGTCCTTTTTCTCCGCCCACTTTCTCCGCAAAAGGTACAGGCGACCTGGAATTTGGCTCATTCGACCGGGGTAGCCGATGTGGGCTGCGAAGTCAGGATGGCGGCGATCTGTCCGAAGAAGTTGTCTGCGGTGTCCATCATGGCAGAGAACCCGATATGTAAGTTACGGAAGCAAACTCGCTCCTGATCCGTCAGTTTTTCGCAGGGTGTGAGGCATTTCTGGCAGACTGCGATCACTTTTTCCGGACTCGTGGCGTCGATCACCTGCCCTTTCAAACTCGATAGGGGCATGCACATAAGGCAGTTCGGACAGCGGAACTTCTGCATTGCCGCCATGATCAAAAGCGGTGTGTCGAACCCTCCGATCCTCGGAGGAACCTCGTTTGGCCGGAACGGTCTGCCCATTTGCTTTTCCATCACGGCGAGATCTCTTGCGGCCTTCCGTTTGCGCCAGTAGATCCTATGCTTGACGGCGCACGCGTTGCAAGTCTTCCGTTCTTTCGGCGGTCCCTTCGACTTCCCCATGCAGCGCATGAACATGTCCGGGTACAGTTGCAGTTCTTTGCAAGCGTCACACTCTCTGTAGTCTTCCATCGCTGGTGCGCTTTTTACCGGCGAGCCTGTTGCCGTTAAATTTTACCAGAGACAGGCACCGTCAAATAGTTTGTGGTTGTTTCGAAGAACAACCCGAACGCCGATAGAAATTGCAAAGAGCCGGCCCCCTGGTCTAATTTTCCCCACTGAAAAGTAAACGTATATACGCGTATCTTTTTTGGACGGTGACTTAAGTGTTAAGCGTGCGGGAGCCAAAAGATGGATTCCTCGAAAGAGCGGCACTGTTCTACTTGCAGAAAGACGAAGAAGAGTAGTCATTTCGTGCGAAAGGGAACCGACAAACTGTGCAATACGTGTAACGAATGCTCCGTTGAACGGAAGGAACGACGCGACGCAGGGAAACAGAAGAGTCCTGACGCGGCGGATTCGGAAGACGAAGCGAGAAGGGTGTTGCGGAAACGATGGACTCCGGAGTCGGACATGGCTGCGAGATTGTTTTTCAAACTGACCGGGTTGACGCCGAGATTGATGAGAGATTTCATGGAAGAGACGTTGTGCGATGTTTGCGGAGAAATGACTGAACGCGAAGATCCTTTCGACAAGAGCGAACTCAGTTATATACCGCCAGAAGGGGTATCCGTTTTCGATTGTATGCACCTGACGCATCTTCGGTGCAAAAAAGGTCAGTACGACGATGGGCAAAAAGAGACGGAGCAATACAAACTCCAGCGAGAAAAGTTCGCGAGGATAGTCAAGCTCGTGGCTAGAGAGAAAGAAGACGAGGAGGAAAGAAAGAAAGAAACCCGCATGCAACAGGAGATTCTCAAGAGTATTCAGCGGAGGATATCTGCGCAAAAAGACAAGGCCTCACCAGAAAAAGACGATAGCGATTGACAGCCCGAGCGTAGACATTTTTTGGTTACCCAACTCAATCTTGTTCTTCGGAGCGATCTTTTTTTTGCGTCGGACGTCACCGTAAAAAAGTATGTACGTTTACTTTTCAGTGGGAAAAATTAGACCAGGGCTCGGGCCTTTCGCAAACTCGCTAAAACTCGGTCCGGACTCCCTCGGCCAGACGGGCCATTTTTCACCACGTGAGGCTGCGTCAACAAAAAAAGAATCGTCGTTGAAATCGCCCGTGCCAGGTAAAAAGTGGTCTCAGCGGGATCACCGCGCAACCGTTGGAGGTTCTATCCTCGCAGGGATTTGAGCAGTGATCTCGTCGAAGATAGTAATTGATCCGACGGAGAAGACTTCTGACCAGACTCTGAACAGTTCCCGCAAGCAGAGCCGCTCTTGAGCGGTCAGATCGTCGCAATGTACGAGGCAGTTATCGCACACCGGAATCTTCTTCTGTGGTTGCTCGGCGTCGAAAGATTGGCCGCAGACGCAATAGTACGATATGTACAACCGACAGATCGGGCACCGAAACTGTTGCAGCGCCGCCATGATCAAAAGCTGAGTGCTGCACCTGCCCGTCTTGGCCGGAGGCCCGATATTCGTGGCGAACGTGAGATTTCTCTCCGCGGCGCTATCTGTCTCGCTGGCCATCTTCCTCTTTCGGTAACGCAAACACAGTTTCTCGGAGCAAACGTTGCAGGTCTTGTACTCTTTCGCCTCGACGTCCATTCCACGTACAAACATGCTGGGGTACGACCGTAACTTTCTGCAGAAGTTGCACTCTCGGAGATCTTCCATCGCTGGTCGCCTTTTTACCGGAGGGCCTTCCAGCGTTAAATTTTTGCAGACACTCGCGGGCGGGCGCTGTACGGAACAATCTTCGTTTCAACCAGATCGAGCTCTCCCACGTCTACGGCATTCGTGATCGCATAGTCGCTGTAACCGCACCTTTTCACGAGTCCGATAGATGTGCCTTGCCACACGGCACCGGCGTATTCGGCTGGGATGATTATGTCGTGCTCGAGGAAATAGTCTTTGAAAACGAGCACTCGCGTGGCGTTGGGCACTATGCACACAACCATAACGCGATTACCGATCGCTTGCGATTTCGTTTGGAACATGGTGGCGCCGTGGCACTCTATCGGATATGTGCACGTGGCGCCGTTGGCAGACACGTCGATGAACGGATTTCTGCCTACCGCCGATACGCACGACAGGCAATTCTGCGACACAATAATGCGCGTCGTCCATCCGCTGGAACTGCCGCTCGCGTATGCATCTGCGCACAGTGGCCTGGCGCCCTCCGCCATGTTGATAAGGGGATATGCGCTCCGAAATTCCCAGCACGCGCGGAGTACGGCTGGAGAGAGTCGGCTTTCAGCAGACCACGCCGTCGCCAACGTGCTGATAGAAATCAGGCAGACACGCCGTCCGGTTGCGGCCATCATCCATTCGGCGAAACAGTGCAGTGTGCGAACCTTACCCTCGCGCCACGTAGCGTGTTTGTTTGAAATATACAGTGTGCGAACGATGGTTCCATTGTTCAAGTGGATGTGATACGGGCCCCACACGTGCCGAGCTCTATACGGGATTGGATTCATGATGATTAGCGAAACCTCTTTTCGTACGGAGACCGCGAGCCGTTAAATTTTGCGGGCCTGCTGCCCCTGCCGACGGCGACCGGTCAGCAAAAAAAAGAGTCGTCGTCGTCGTCATCGTCGAAGCGCGATCACTGCCCGTCAGGGGACGTGATCCCGCACGGCAGGATGTTGTACGAAATGTAGTCGAAGAAATCGGTGGCGGGGCCCATCACGGCAGTCCAACCTTTGTGCAGATCTCGGAGGCAAGCTTTCTCTCGAACAGTCAGTTCAGCGCGGAGTTTGAGGCATATGCGGCAGACCGGAATTTCCTTTTCTGGGCATTCATCGTCGAACGTCTGGGGATAGATGCCGTTGCATGGTATGTAATCGCGGCAGATCGGGCACCGGAACTTTTGCAGCGCTGCCATGATCAAAAGTGGGGTGCCGTACCGACCCATACTGGCGGGCGGTTCGCTCGGCTCGATGAAAGTCATTCTTCTTCGCTTCATCTTGCACCAGTGAGCGGCAGAACTAACGTCCTTCCGATTCTTGCGTTGGCGCTCGGAGCAAATGTTGCACACTTTGTACTCATTTACGGGGGCGCCATCCAATTTGCTGCGCCGTCTCAGGAACGTTTGCGGGTACGGTTGCTGCTTTCTGCAAGCTATGCACTCTCGAGTCTCCTGCATCGCCGGGGCCACTTTTTACCGGTGACACTCGATCATTAAATTTTTGCAGACCCTGCCGCGTTGCCGCGTTGCCGCGTTGCCGCGTTGCCTCCCGGCTTACCGCCGCTCAATCATCGTCCGGATCGGCAGTGTCTTTTCGATGCTTGCTCGGAGCTGGAGGCGGGACCGCGGCGGCGGTTTTCGGCCCCCAAACGGATTTCTCCTCCATGCGGATCAGAGTCGTGAGACGTTTGCACAAGTCCTTTTTCTCGTTGTAGCTTAGCGCTTGCAACGCGCTATCGGTAAAAAGGCGAGCCGGCGAGACCAACTTTTGACGCTTATTCGCTTCCGCCTTGTCACGGTTATAGATCCAGATCGCGCGAACGGTGGAAAAGTAAACCTCCCAAGTCTTGCCAGTGCCTGCGGCCAGCACCATCTTCTCCGGATCGACCGACAGAATCCTGCCACCGAATCTGAAAAGTGCGTGCCCCTCAACGTTTTTCTTGTCCATGATCGCATATCTGACCCTCACTCCCGGCCGGAGTTTCGGTTTGTCGCTATCGCTGATACGATCGTAATCGATCAGCAACTCGGCAATCTTGTCCGGATCTTCACTGATGATATCCTGCACTGTCTTCTCTTTCGGGAGCAAAGGGTTCCGCACCTTTTGCCCGCCGAGCCCGCCATCGATATGAACGTGGAAGTGTGATTGCTGTGGCTTCTGCATCGAGTCTTTGCCATCAAAAAAATAAAGCCCAAGCGGCGCTGCGCAGCGCCGTGGGCGGTAGACGGTGACGGGTGGCGGCCTTCTTACGAGCTGGGCGCCATCGATGACGAAACACCGGAGCTTTTTGCCGATGCGATCTTCTCGGCTTCGGCGTCGAGAAGGGAGTTCAGGATCTGCGCGAAACGGGTTGTCCGTCCTTGCGCGCAAAAGCCCGTCGACAAGTCCTGCAGCTGTTCGAAAATGAGAGTATCAACCGTCGACGTATGTTGGGCACGATCCCACATCAAACGGAAGATCGTTTCCGCCGTTGTGACGTTCGCAGGGTCGATATTCTGGGCCCTTCCGTTGACAAGACGAGCGAGATTGGCTCTGAGGACGTCTTTCTCGGCCTGCGACAGCGAAGATTTGACGATGCGGGATTCCACACCGTCGGTCGCTTCTTTGAATGTACAGATGGGTTTCGTCTTCGCGATGTACTCTTTCAGTCTGACCTCCCACTTTCCGTCGGTGTCGTGAACGTTGAGGCTTATTGGCGCTGCCGCCGCTGCCGCGGGCTTGCCCATCGGTCTCGCCGGCTTCTTCTGGACCGCCGCCGGGACTGTCAGCTTTTTACCCTTGACGGCTGTCGTCTTGACGGTTCCGCCGAACGCCTTGATGGATTCTTCCTGCGCGAGACGGAAAAAGATGGACAGCGACTTGGCGGGAACCCTTCTAGCTTTCGCTTCTCTGACCGCTTTTGACACGAGAGGGTTCGTGATTGGCGGGCCTGGCAGGATGACTTGAATCTTGTTGATGTCGGAATGTGGCGCTCCACGCGCGATAGTGATGAGCTTTCTCTTGAGCAGAATGTTGACGATGCCCTCGATAACCTCGTCAGTGCAATCCGATTGTGTTGCCACCGAATCTTTCGTTTCTGCGACGAGTGCCGCTGTGGGCTGCGAAAGCACCTTTTCATCGTCCACCTTTCCGATGCACTTGTTCAAAAGTGTGTCGACAACTGTCTTCTGCGCTTCCGTGATCTCAGACATGGCTTTCTGACGCAGCAAAAAAAAGCGTGATGCGGATTCTCGGTCCTCGGCTCCCTGTTCTCCCTGTTCTCCCTATTCTCCCTGCTCTCGACGATCACCGCAGCATTTCCATCTTCTGCTTCTTGCCAATCTTCCTCATCGCCAGTGGCGCTCTTTTTGCCAGAGGATACAGCCCAGATGAATACCCTTCGTACGTTTCTATCAGATCATCGAAACCGGTTCCGGAAAGTTTGCGACGTATGCCTGCATCTTTCGCTCCGAGCTTCGTGTAAAAAGTGATCTTATCGTCGAGGGTTTCTCCCGTCCCTTTCTTGCGCTGGAACTGAGTTACTGATGGAAGATCCGTCGGTCTTTGCGATAACCGTTGGAGAGATGGAGGTCCAGATTCGGGTCGCAACCGTTGCAGACCGAATCTGGGTCCACCCTTCAGGGACGTTTGTAAGCGGCGTGCCACGTCTGGCGCCACTCTCTTCGCAACGGGTGGTTCCGCGGGTTCCGGCGGTTCCGGCGGTTCTGCAGGTGCAGGCGGTTCTGCAGGTGTAGGCGCTGCGGGTGCCTCCTCAGCTTTCTCCTCGGCTTTCTCCTCAGCTGCAAACTGTTCCTGCAACGCGGCTTCCAAAGCTTGTATTTTATCTGAGGACCCCTGTATGCTTCCCTGCAATGTATCTATCCCGGCCTTCAGTCTTTCTATTTCTTCGTCCTTTTCGCCAATCGAATTCGCAAGGACCTCTGTGTTGTCAAGATACGACTGACGGTCGGCGTTGTATTTCTCTTTCTCTTGCACCGATTCAGATCGACACTTCTCAAGCTCTGCTCGGAGCGCTGCGTTTTCCGTTCCGCATCTCTCGAGTTCCACTTGGAGACCCGCTTTTGTGCCCTCGCACGTCTTCTTTTCTTCTTGAAGACCGGCGATCTGCCGACTCTTCTCGGTGACCGTCTGATGTGTCGTCTCGTACTTTTCGTTCAACCGTACGATCTCAGATTCGTGATCTTTCTTGATGGCATCCGCTTTGGCTGTTAAGGCGATCAGTTGACGGTTGCATACCGATAGCTCCCCTTTCTCCTTGACTTCTACCGCTTCCGCCCTTTTTGCCGCAGCGATAGCCTCGTTGAGATTGCGTTTCGCTTCATCTAGTTTGATTTGCAAATCTCCTATCTTTCTGGACTGATCCAATATCGTCGTCTCGAACCCTGTTTGTTGTTTCGCGTGTTTCGCGACTTGATCGCGCAACGTTTCCTTTTCGGCAGAAAGTATCCTTCTGGCTGCGTTGGCTTCATCTTTCTCTTTTTTCGTTGACGCGATCTCTTTCTCCGCGCCTGTTTTCAGTGTGGACAGTTTCATCTCCAGGTCTTCGATTTGATGTGTGTATCTCTTGAGTTCTTCGATACTTTTTCTGCTCGCAGCTTCCGCGGTTTGAACCTTCAGCTCCTGCCGAGCTATATGTTCTTTCTGATCGGACAAGGTTGCGACAAGAGATTGCAGTCTTTTTTCCATCTCCGGGATGCCCTCAGCCACTCGCGATAGCGTTTCGCGCGATGTCTCTGCCGCCTCTTCTGCTTCTGCCTCCTCTTTCTCCTCCTCTTTCCCTTCCAGTTGGACGACAGTTTGTACTACTTGATCCGACGCGCTCACCACGGCGAGCTGTGACGATAAAGATGAAGTCTCGGACGATGAGAGCGCGCTTCGTACGTCATCACCAGCTTCGGCGATATCTTTTTTACAGGCCGCCTCTTTCGTTTCCGCATCGGCAAAAGCCGTCTGCAGACTCAAAAGTTTGGCACTAATGTCTGCGTATTCTGTCAAAGCCTTCTGCTTCCCCATCGTTTCGGCGATAGCCGCTAACGATGTTTTTGCGTCTTCGAGAGTTTCGTCTCGCAACTCTTTGGACTCTTTCCGCTCTTTCAGCTTCTCTTTCAACGCCTCTCGCGCCCTGGTCGCATCGTCAATTCTATCCAACAGTCCATTCTCGATCTCTTTGAGTTCCTCTTCGCTCTGCTTGGCAGCGGCTGACACGGCGCTGGAAGATTGCAGTGCAGACAGACTTGCCGCCACCTTGACCATCTGGGACGCGAGAGCGATCCCATATTTCTGCATATAGTCAGCCAACGTCTGTGCCATGTCGGCAGGCCTCATCTGCCCGTTGGAAAACGCTCCGAGAGTAGCCTTCACATCCTCATCGTCGGCAGCCGTTTGCATCATGGCTTCAATGGCCGCGCCGTGCATCTCTTGCGCTTCTTTCACGTCTTGATCCAGAGTTTTCTCTCGTTCCACGAGCTGTTTCGTGAGTTCTTGCAGTTCCGCTTGCTCGGGCGCGAGCGTTTTTATTATCTCGTCTTGCCGTCTGACGGCTTCCGAAGTCGCGATGTCCATCGGTGACATAACGGTTAACGTGCGCCTCGCGCTCTCCATAACTTTGCCGATGTTCTCTCGGCCTTCGGCATCGGCGAACTGATGGAGCTTTCCCAGTGCTACCCCCATGTCCGTGATTTCAGCGAGCAGCTTTTGTTTCTCCAGCCTCGCCGCAAGGAGATCGCCCTTCAAAGTTTCCATGGCATCCAGCTTCTGTAACGCGGTATCCAACGCTTCATCGTTCTGTACGCGTTTGTGGTCCATCTCGTGAAATTTCCCTTCCAGTTCCGCTTGTTTCTGCCGCAGCTGCTCGATAACTGCAAGCTGCTCTCTCACTCGGCCAACGAGCCGCTCGGCAAAAAGTGGTACCGTCTCTTCTGCCGACTGTTTCCATGCTGCTGCATCGACGAGATCTTGCCCGGCTTTTTCCAGCGCCGCCGCTACGGTCTGGTACGTTTTACTGACCAGAGCTTTCCCATCTTCCGTCAGTTTCTTCTCTCGCTCTATGAATTCTTGCAATCGTTGTTTGGACTCTGCTAGCTGTTTGGTGGATTCTTCGCGCGAAGCCTGTATCAAGCCAGTGGCGGTTTTTACTTGCTGCCGCAGTGCTCCTATCGCTTCTCTCTGCTTTTCGTCCGCCGCTCTCAGGCGTTTCACTTCGTCTTCAATGTCTTGCGCGAGCGGATGCGCAGCGGGTTTCTCCTTCCTTTTTGCCTCTAACTCTGTCCGACAGACTCGCAATGCATCAGTACACTCCTCCTTCGTTTTTTCGAGTTCCACCATCATGCCTTTGACGGTTACCCTTTCTTGGATGATGAGCCTCATTATCCTTTTCGTTTCGTCGAGAAGTGGAACCTGTCCGTCCAAATTCGGAGCATCTTTGCCGACGGTCGCGTAGTATGTCCCGACATGGTTCTTGAACTGGTTGATAAGTTCCGCGAGGATTCCGATCTTCACGTTCGCTTTCTTCGCCTCTTCTTCCCGTAACGCTCGCAATTCGGCTACGGCGTTCGTCAGCACTTTCGTCTCAGTTTCGAGGTGCGCTTTCTCTACTGCCCATTGCTTTCGCAAGTCTGCCTCCAGATCTTTTTGTTCCTTCAGATCTTTGGCCACCATATCGCGTCCCAACTGCAGATCCGCGATCTTTCTCATCATCACTGTGCGTTCTGCTTCTGTTCGCTTCTTGTCCTCTTCCGCGGCAGAGATTTTGCCCGTCAGCTCGCGGTTCAGCGCGATCAATCCTGTGTGCTTTGACTCGAGTTCGGACATGGTCTGTTCTTTCACATCAATCCCTGCTTTCTTCGCTTCTTGGAGTTCGTGTAGACTTTCCGCGCAGACGGCGAGTTGTTCGGCGAGCTGTGCGCGCTCTTGCTTCCATTCGGTCGCCGACTTCTCGTACGTCGTGAGGGCTCCCGCCACGTCCGCGAGAAGTTTGTTTGCTTCGAGCAGTCTGTCATCTCTGCTCTTCACGTCTTGCTCGAGGTTGGCGCTGCGTGCATGGGCTTGATCTCTCTCCTGCGTTATCTTTCGCAACGTCGCTTCGGACTGCGCAACCCTCTGTTTCTCGGATGCGAGATCTGTAGCGCAGGTATTCAATCTCGCCGACAGATCGACGTTCTCGGCGGCGGATTGATCTTGTTGTTTGGTAAAGCTTTCGATCGCGGTGGCCATTCTTGTTTGGACTGCATCCAGTTGTTGTTCGTAACCCTGCAATTTCTGCAAGGTTGCCTGCACTTCTTTCTTGCTCTCAGCTATTTGCTGATCCTTCCCTTCAGACAATCGTTTTGCTTCTGCAATCTGTGATCGCAACTCCTTCTTCTCCGACTCTACCGTCTGATGCAGGTTCCGCATCGCGATCGATATGTCTTCGAAGGATCCTAGTCCCTGAGCTCGTGCTACGATATCGGCCTTCGCCACATCGAGAGCGGCGATGCTTTTTGCCGCAGCTGCCGCGAGCGGTTCGACCTGCGGGATTCTGGCGCTCAGTTGTTGAAAAGCGCTCCCGAGTGCTGTGAGTTTTCCTTCGACTCCCGTAACAGAATCCACAACTGTGTCCAATGCGTGCATGATGACTCCCGTCTGATCTGGCGCACTCGAGCTCGAACTTTGTGACGCGAACGCCGAAGGTGGTTGTATCTGCGTTCCAGTCAATCTGTTGAAAGTGATCATGGTTTTGGCTATCACATCTCCCAGGTCTGTAGCATTCACTGGATTGCTCTCCAGATATCCAATGTAGTTCTCGAGTTCGTTGAACGCCCCTTTCGCTTTCTCTCGAAGAATGGTTCCGATTGTTGTCAAAAGTATCTGCAGGGTATCCCTCGCCCCGATATTCATATTCGTGAGTATCTGCTCGAACATTGTTGTCAGAGCTGTCGGAAGCTCCTTCATCACTTCCGAAATCGCTTGCTCCATATGGCCGGTAGATGCCGCTTGGCCACGCACGGCTGCTAAGATATCGGCTAGTTGCTGTTTCAACGTGTCGAGTTGTTTGGTAAAAAGACCGGCACCGATCTGCTGCGCGAGCTCGGTTATGTCTGCTGCCGATAACAGGGGGCCTTTCTGCGCGATGAGACCGATCTGTGCCGATGTTGGAACAGCCGCAGAGGCGGCTTTTTGCGCGAGAGCCTGTTTCTCAGCTTCGGTCATCGCCGCGACTTTCTCATGGATCACTCGCGTGGCGATCCCCTCTTTCATGAGTGTGTCGATCTTCGCTTCTAGCTCTTTCAGTAGCTGATTGTTCGCCTTGATGAGATCGTCGCGAAAGCTACTTTCGTCCGACTGCTCAATCTTGAGATTGATTGATTGGAATTGACCTTGTGGAATCCTTTCTGTCAGAGCGATCGTTCTTGCGTAATCTTCGACCAACTGCCGCGCTTGACGCAGTCGTTCTTTGTGTCCACCACCGGCAATACCCCCACCGATAGCATGCGCTGTGCGTAAAAAGTCGATCACCGGCGGCCTGCCGCGCTTACATTCATGGACGTCGTCGAACTTCATGTGGCAACGGCTGCAGAACATGCAGCCACCTTTGATGATCGTACTCTGCGGCAGGGTACCGCTTTTGTCGAGCAGATGTTCGATTACAGACCGCGGATACGGGCTGAGTTCCTTGAAGAGTTTCAAACGCTTCATGTTTCGTACCCTTTTCTTTTTGCTCCGGGTTTGCGTCAACAAAAAGAAATGGTGCCGGTTCTCCCTGACGGGAGGCGGTCGGGGACCGAGGAACGAGTTCTCCCTGACGGGAGGCGGTCGGGGACCGAGGAACGAGTTCTCCCTGACGGGAGGTCTTCAGATATTGATCTTGTCCTCGTACACGACGCAAACCGACGTCGGCGCGCTCTTTTCGAAGATCACCTTCCCGTTCTTGAGATCGTACACGAGAACGTACGGCATAACTGGGTCATTCTTTTCAGCTCCAAGCGGAATTCTGTCAACAAGTCCAAGTTGCCGCAAACTCGATCCGACTGCTTTCAAGTTCCCCACACCGTTGAGCGTCTGGATGATCAAAAGATCGTTCTCCGATCCTTTTTGCGCGACGTCCGAGAGCGTGTTGTAGAACAGCGTTCCCTCTTCGCTGTTATTGTGCGTATTGTACGAGCGCGTGAACGTCTTTTTGCCGTTCAGGAAAACCGCCATGTGGATGCCGTAATCGGTCGATCGGAATTCTGTTTCGTTGACCTTGATCACCGGTTCGAAGACGCACTTGACGTTCGTCAACTTCTCGAGATAGAACAGTTCTGTGTCAGATTTGGAAACGACTCTGATGTAATAGCGCGTCGGCGCGCGGTTGCTTTTGACTTTTGTAAACATACCGTACGTTGGCGGGATCTTGAAAACTCCCGACCATTTCAATATCAGAATGATCACGTAAACGCCCAAACCGACTCCGGATCCCATCCACAACCACGATAGTGCTTTCTCCCCTTTCTGGGTAGGTACATAAGCTGCCGATTGCATGCTGCCTTTTTATTAACCCGATGTTTTCTATCGAAAAATAAGTCCCGCAACCATCCTCCAATGAACGCTGCCTTCATTCCGACAAACAACGATGACGATATCCAATTCGTCGACATCCCCGACGGGGTGGGAAACCTTTTACAGTACCTCGCAGAACGGTATGTTGAAATGAGCGGCGGCAAAAAGATCGCTCCCGTCGGCATCGTCGTCGACACGAAAACTCAAGTGGTGGGCGAACGGACGTACTTGATGATACGGATGTACCCAACGGATTGGAAAGCAACTTACTGCAGTGATCTAGTCAACAATTCTCTCAACTGTCTCAACGCACAGTGCCTCGTTCTCGGGGACGTATTCTTGCTGGCAAAAAGCGGTGGGTCGTTTATCCACCTGACGAAAGAAGCGCTAGCGGATATCCGCGGGGACTTCGCAACCCTTGATATGTTGACGCAGTTTAAACGGTTTACGATTGACGTAAAACATGTCGACGACGTTCTTCACGACAAGGCAGATAACGTATCTGATAAATAGGATCAACGAGATCATCGTAGAAGAAAAGCTTGACCGTGGCAAGATCATTAAAGATCGAAAGGGCATCTTCGATTTCAACACTTTCTGCAACCAAGTCTTCTCGCGACACGGACGGACCTACTCAGAGTTCTCCAAAGCGGCGGACGTAATCGTCAACTTTTACATCAATGCAGTTCTCGGCAGTATAGCGGGCGAAAGGCTGGACGTCGATACGATGGTGGAGCTTCCGATGGAAGTGCCAGATTACAAAAAGCGGCTCGCTGCGTATCGTTCGGGAACAGCCCTTCCGGCAGGAATAGAAGGTGCGGACGGAACTGCAGAAGAAGCAACCGAGCTTGTCGCCGAGACTGAAGCGGCCACCGGAGACGTTGGCACCGCGGAACTGATAGAGTATGCCCGGCAGATCAGTGAAAAGCTGCAGGATACGACCGGAGCCGACAAACGGTTCAGGACCGAGGTGAGCTATTCTCTCGACACGATGAACTTCCATCGGTACCTCGCGAATGAGCTTCGGTCCGTCCGCTTTGATATCAATAGCGCAGAACGCGATATCGTCGACACGAAGTACACGAACACGAATTTCAAGTTCAAGGTCGGAACTGGCGGCACGACGCTAACTGGACGATCGGCGGGTTACATCTATACGCCGATCAAACTGCTCGAAGTCAAGAAGATGAAAGTAATTAGCGGGCTCGTCCCGAATATGCAATATCACGAACCGCGCATCTTCCTCTTTTTGCAGGAGCTGCCCGTTGAGTCGTACGCGTCGACGTCTCTCAACAGAAATGCGATGGTTCTGGACTTCGAAGATCAGTACAATATCACGGCTTCAGCGCCAGTTCTGACGATCATTCGCGATCGAGAGTTTGTTGCCGCTCAAAACGACTTCATTCTTTCGACGCTGACTTTCGTGGTGCAGGACTACACGGGCGATCAGATCACGACGCCAGCGGATAACTTCGTGATCAGCGTGATCGCTGCAACCAATCCGGTCCTTTTTACCCTCGACGTTGCGGCGCTTGGCCTTCTCGATCATGGAATTCAGACCGGCGATTACATCCGGCTCATGCAAGTGGACAATATCAACAATCCGTTCTTGAACCATCTTTTCAGGGCGACGAGGGTGAATCAGACGCAGATCGAGATCCCGTCGGACAATTCTTCCGGCCTGGTTGTTTATCCGGAGCACGTGCTGATTGAAAAGTACCAGTTTCGGTTCTCCATTCTGTTTCTGATCCCGTACCAGAAGGGCGACGTGACTAATTGATGAGCCGTCTTGCCGTCTAGCCGTCTAGCCGTCGAGCCGCTGCGCGGTGCTGGTCATCTGTACCTTTTGCGGAGAAAGTGGGCGGAGAAAAAGGTTAGTGGGAACTGTTGAGTATCGATGGCGCTGTCCGTCGTCGTAGAGTCTTCGAGGATTCATTTTTTTGTTGACACAGACTCGATCAGTAAAAAGGGTCAGTTCGGTTAGTGAGGCTCTGACGGAGAAATTTGACCCCAAAAATCGGTTTTCCGCGCGGAGACTATTCTGTCCAACTCTATTCCGAGTACCCTTTCCGGACCTTTCGGCTCTATCGGCGAAATCCTCCTGGAAATGAAAGTATCGGTTCGAGAAACGGTGCCAGAAAGTTCGGAGGAACGAAATTCTCTCGGCGTTGAAAACTGATTTTTGGGGTCAAATTTCTCCGTCAGAGCCTCACTAACCGAACTGACCCTTTTTACCGTTCGAGTCTGGGTCAACAAAAAAATGAACTCTCCATCGGTCGATCCGCACGGACCGCGCCATCGATACTCAACAGTTCCCGCTAACCTTTTTTCCCGGAATCGGCGCCGCGCAGCGGGCCGGCACGGATGACCCGTGCTGTCCACCGCGGCCGTGCGGCGGCTCTGCAGCGGGATTAGCGCCGCGCAGCGGATCGATGCTTGTCTTGCAAATACTTGTCCCATCGAAGCCTCATGATCATGCTCTCGTCGATCTTTCGGTTCACAAACTCCTCGAAACTTGCGCCTTCCGCCATCGAGGTGATGAAGTTGACGGCATAGACGCCGCACTGTACACTTTTCAGCGACTGATGGACCGTCCGGTTTACGTAAAAAGTGGTGCCGTGGCCCTCTTTCTTTTGCCGTTCGGCCATCTGTTTGAACCACCCGAGCAGGATTTTCGGCGGCGACTTGCCGAACGAATCGAAGTAGTAGACGTTCGTTTGATCTACGTTCGTAATGTCCATGTAGACTGAGACCCAATGCGTTCCGGAACCGGTATGCACGTCGTGATTGATCACGATGCCGATTGCCTTTTTACCCCTTGCCCGCAGTTCGGTGAGCGAAAGTTCGTAGTCGCTGGTGAACGGCTTCATGTCTGAAAAGACCGGGCTCACGACGTACAGCCACGGATACTTGCGCATTACTTGAACGAAAATGTTGTCGATATCTTCGTCGGTGATCAGTTCGCTGTAAGAATCCTTGGCGGGTTTGAATATGTTGTTCCAGTTATCGTCGCTGAAGTAGATGTCGAAGAGGCAAGAATCGGACTCGCATTTGTTCTTCAGTTTCAACTGTTGAACGGTTTCCGCGGTGTCTGCCGACGGATCGATGCCAGTCCTTTTTGCCATCTCGGCAACCTCCTTTTCGTTGAAGCAAGTCTTGTCGCTTTCACGTCGATCGTACGCGCAAGATGCCATTTTGCGATCATCAAGCAAAAATAAAATCCCAGTGCGTGCAAAGGATGGCTTCGTCTCCACTTTCGCTGTTTGACCTTCGACGGTCTCTCAAGAAACTCGCTCCGCAGTATCGAGCTCCGTTGGAATCAACGTACGAAAAGTTCTTCGATGAGAACGAGAAGCTGCTACAATCAATGCAAAGTTTCATGCAAAATGCGTACTCTCTGAAGATTGAAGTCGACAACACCCCTCAAGCGCAGCATTTGCCGCACGCAGGCATCGCTTTCATCGCTTTCCAACAGTTCTTTCCACAGATGCTATCGAACGTATCTGCGTACGAGAGGGCCTTTTTGCTGTGTCGAAAACTCATGTCCGAAGAAACAACGATCGCTTACGAACTCGACGACCTCCGTGTTGCGAAATCCCGTGCGGCGATAGAGACGCTGCCCTTTCAACCGAAAGCAATCGACATCATGTCGATCGTCACCGAAGACCGCGAGTACCGGAGCAAGTCGATGGACCTTTTGCGTTCGCACGGAATGCTCAACAAACTTATCAACGTTCTGCTCCAGCAGCACGTGCACGTAAAAAGGGATCTCCAGACGTTCAGCGATTTCGTCGACATGGTGCGCAAGAAGTACGCGAGTGATAGTCGCGACGTCGTCGATCTGACGTCGTACGCTGATATCAAGAAACTGATCAACAACTATTTCTACAAGGGCAAATCCACTTTCGATAAACTCACTTCTCTGATCGTTGCCAGCATGGAGAAGCTGTTCGGGCAAGAGAAACCTCTGTATCAGCGCGTTCTGTCCGAGCTCAAGGGTAACAGAGCGCTTTTGAACCTCTTCGATCCAAAGTTCACGATGTCGGAGATTGACGGGTTCGATAGCATCGAAAGCAACGTCGCAATGATGAAAAAGGTTAACAAGGCCATCGAGGACGAACTTGAACAACTGCAACAGGAACGCGACGATATCACGACGATCGAGTCCGTTGAGTTCCCGGAGATCAAAAGCGTCAGCTTGCAGATGCATCCGAAGATGGACGAACTTTTGAGCCTCGGCGATAAGTCGCAGACCATGTTGCTGGAGAATGTTTCGAGTCTCGGAACGAACATCGATGAGATCTATCACTGCATCGAATCTTCATCGTCGGAGATCGACTCTTGCGTACTCAAGCTCGAGTCTGTGCGGGAAAAGAACCCAGCGGCGATCGAAAACCAGCTACACATTCTGTCGCACCTGAAGAACCTGCTCGGGTCGAGCAAAAAGTACATCACCATCGAGTCGGTTTTGAACAAGCAGCTGAGAGATCTGACCCCCAAACTGACGCGCGATATCGACGAGCAGATTTCGAAAGATGTCGGTTTCAAGATCGCTGCAGCGTCGAAACAGCAAGCTGCCTCTCAGCAAAAAGTGCACAAGCTGCTGAAGTCGTTGAGTGAGGGCGATAAAGTCATGCATGAACTCGCAGAGTTCGATAAGGTCTCGGCAGACGTGAACGCGATCAAGCCGCACATCGTCGAGACCGGAAGCGCTGCGAAATATGGTATCGCACAGCTCATGGCTGCGAGCGCGATTGGAGCGCTTGCGGGCAAAAAACGGAAGTCGTCCAAGAAGAAGCACCGGAAGGGAGGCGCCGGCGCAAGAGATGGCGGCTGCGGTTGTTCCGTCGAAGGTGGCGGACCAGAAGAGGTTCTGCACATTTCCATCGACGAAGGGAACTCGTTCAGAAGCGGAAGCGACTTCTGGTCGCCCTTCGATATTTCGCCGATGTACGGCATGATGAAGTCGTATCTCGAGACAAAAAAAGGAATGCCGTTGGGTCTCGCCATGAAGACGGTTTCTGACTTCTATGGCGTCGACAAAGACGTACGAGACTCTTTGGTGTTCAAGTTCGCGAAGTACGACGCGTACGCTTCTGCGGTCGTCACGAAGTTGCGAGAACTTGCCTCCAGAGGCTATTCGCAAGTCGAGTATCCAGGCGTGATGGAAGCGGCCGTCGAGGAGGTCAAATCTAAATGCCAGGGATCGTGCAAGGTCATCGACAAGCTTTTTACCGGAAAGGCCGGCAAGCGATTGACGTCCATCATCTACAACCCCCTGGCGGCGCAAGCGACAGAACAGCGGAACGATTTGGTCATTCTGATGAAAGAAGTGATCGATCCCGACGGAAAGATGGACGATCTTATGTTGAATTTCAAGCGCATCCGAGAGAACAAGGACAAGCAAGGAGACGTTTATCCCAAATATGTCCCGTTCAAAGATGCAACGCTGAAGCTGCTATCCACTAACGGCATGTCTGGAGATTTCTTCACGCAGAGCATCTTTTCGTCCGTGCTCAAACTGAACGAAATGGAAACGAAATACGTGCGTGGTAAGCACTTTTGGGAGCAGCCGTCGTTCGATATGTTCGAATTGATGTATCACACGTTCGTCTTGTGCTATGCGAGTTACGCGTCCGTGATTTACCACGCGACGAGAGGACCACCGGCCCCACGCGGGACACTTCCCGGACAGTTCCCCCCTTCGGGTGCCGATTGGTGGCCTCCTAATCCCTCCTACAAGGATCCGATTGGCGATCCGGTGGGCGGGCCTCTGCATAAACTCTTCTGGTTGCACGGGTTCTCTTTGCACACTGAACTGATTTTCCGAAGATTGAAAGCGTTTCTCGATACGGCTAAAGAGCGATACGCATCATGCGCAAAGCTGATGGCAAAAGCCAATCGCCAAAGCTTGGAGGAATTGAAACGCGCCATCGAAGATATCCATAGAGATGCCGATTATATCAAGGACGAAGCAGAACGTAAACAGTACAAGGAGAAAGTCTCTGATGAGTTTACGAAGGAATTGAGTACCGAAAGCGAAGAGTCTTTTGTCACGAAAAGCGTTCTTCCAGACGAAGCGAAGATACTGGGAGCGCAAAAAAGAGTCGAAGTCCTCGGACGTTACAAACCGGCCGCAACCTCGACTTCCTTTGAGCATGCGGAAGTACTGTGCCATATTTTTTCCAACGTCGGTACGATGATGTTCCCTTCTCAGGCAAAAAGTACACTCGGGACGGACTTCTTCAAGCGTATCGCAGCGAAATACGCGTTGGCAGATAGAGACAGAGCGGACGATTTACGTATGGAACTCACGGAAATGAAGACGTCTTGGAACCCGCCAAGCGTTGACATCGTCGATAGTGAGAAGAACATTGCGACGACGTGGATAGCCTTCAGACTTCTTTCCCGCGCCCCTGCGGCTGTGACGGCAAACGTCACTGCCGCTTCAACGGATGCGCAAATGAACGATCAGTTCGTTAATATCAACAATCTCGCGCATGTGCACGATAGACTGATGAGCGCCGATTTGACTTTTCAGTCAAGATATGTTGCGCTGTCGGTCGGCATGTATCAATACGTAAAAAGTGCACTGTCGGCGTCGACGTATTCGACGACACCACTCGAAACCTTGCTGTCATCGGAACTGTCGATCGTTACGATCGTCAGATTGCTGTCTGACATGCAGAAACAAGCGGATGTCAGGGCCGAATACCTGCAGATATTGGAAGAAGCGTTGCTGAAGCACATAGAGAAATACGAGCGTATCGTCCTCGAAACGTATACCAATCTGACCAAATCGCGATACACTGCCTTTTTGCTGAGCTACTACAAGCATTCTCTCAAGAGTGTTCAGGAAGCTCTGAAGCCTGAACCCAAGAAACCGCCGCCAGCCGGGCCGTCCGCCGGGCCGTCCGCCGGGCCGTCCGCCGGGCCGCCCGCCAGTCCGCCGTCCGCCGGGCCGCCCGCCAGTCCGCCGTCCGCCGGGCCGTCCGCCAGTCCGCCGTCCTCTCGGACCTCGTCGTCTACGTCCTCGGCGTCCTCGGCCTCATCCTCATCCGCGTCCACGCCATCCTCGTCGTCCTCGTCCTCATCTGCGTCCACGCCGACTTCGACCGCGTCCTTTTTTCTAGGTGCAGTGACGTCGACTGGACCGCGTGCGTCACTGAGATCCCAACGTCCACCACCACCAGCATCTCGTACTTCATCCTCGTCAGCACCCTCGTCAGCACCCTCATTCCGACCCCCACCCCCGCTCTCCCCCACATCGTCGAAGCTTCGCTCGTCGTACGCCTCACGCACTTCGAACTACTACAAACCTCCGCCACCACCACCGCCGTCGCCAACGCGGTCGTCATCGCCACCGCCACCACCACCGTCATCGCCAACGCGGTCGTCATCGCCACCACCGCCACCACCACTGTCACCATCGCTTTCGCCGTTATCCACACTGCCACCCTCGTTTTCGCCACCACCGCAAACATCGCTACCACTACCGGCATCAGCATCGTCGTCGTCGTCGTCGTCGTCGTCGTCGTCGTCGTCACCGTCAGCTTCGTCGTCCAGTGCACAGATTACGTACCAGAATGTAACCGCGCCTGTTGCGTATAAGCAGATGCTCGAGCAGTATCAGTTGTACTTGCATCAAGTGGGGACGAGCTTGCAGAGCGTGGCGAACGATAGAAGTTTCCTCGACATGCACATGGTGGCTATCAATGCTGTCGGAATACAAACTCAGAAAGATTATCCAGCCGCCATGGCGATGCTTGAACGCAAAGGGGTCCCTCCGTTGATCGATGGCATGTACGGCTCTCTCGCAGCCACATATAATATTCCAAGAGATGTGGCCGCAGCCGCAGCTGCCGCCGAGAAATACAAGCACGGCGTAGATGGATTATCCGTGATGCTGCGAGACCCTAATGTCATATATGGAAAGACCCCTTTCAAGTCATTGTTCGAAGTATATTCCCGATGGATATTGAAGCTTCACGAATTTTGCGATACGTATGTCGGGATTGCGATTTCCGCATTCGAAAACAGCACCGCCGCCGTTATTACGATGCCGCCGCGGACCATACCCTCCAATTACTTGGCTTTGCATGAAGAAGATCATTATGTGGACATACGGCAAGAATCCTCGCAGGAATATGATCCGAAGAAATACTTTTCATCGATACGGAGGATACTTACCATTCTCGGAGCCCTCGAGAAGACTCGTATCAAAGAAGAAGAACTCTCGGACGTCGCCCGGTTCTGTTTCGAAGCGGGTAATTTGGAACGAAGCGAAACTTCCATCTACTGTTATCTTGATTATTGTGTACGAAACGAAGGCGAATGCGGCGCGACGGTCGCTATCGGTCTCCAGAACCAACCAGCTTTTAACCAGCAGCTGGAATTCACAGTGCAGCAGACACTCGCCCAACAAGGTTGGGATCGGCATGCCAAAGCTGCGGAATCATTGTTATCATTCACTTCCGTTCCGGCCTTGATGGAAGACACGCCGCGATACGCGCCGCAGATCACGTTCAAGGCGCGAAAGAAGGCCAGAAAGAAAACGGAGTCCGAAGAGGAAACGGAAAAGCGAGAGGAATCTTCAACGGAAGAGAAAGAGGAAGAGGAAGTGCCCCGCACGCGACGCTTTTCAACCGCATCCTCTAGCTTTGATGATTTCGGAGAAGAAAGACAGCCCCGGGAAGCTGCTTCTGCTTCTGCTTCATTCGAACTCCGCTTCCTCACACTCGATACGATGCAAGATGTGTTGACCAAAGTGCGATCAACTCGCACTCCAGATCCGGGCACATTGCCCCCTGTACAAGTCGAGGCGATGATTGAAGCGTTGACTGGATTGATAGACGAGATCGACGCTGCTCTCGCGCTCCCGCAGCCGCCGGAGAAGAATGATGCGTGGAAGAAAACTTATGGGGAATTTACGACGGCGAGGAACGAACTGGCGACAACGATAGCAGCACTGAACGATACTCGAGGCGTGCAAGACAAAATAAGTCATACAGTCGATGAAGCTATGGATGCATATACTGCGTACTATGGGGCCTTCCTCACCAAAGCGTCTGGTTGGGCTGGCGCCGTTGAAAGTAAGACTCTGGAACAAGTGACCGTCACTATGCTCGATTCTATCACCGAACAGTATGCCGAGGAAATCAAGAAGCTCGAGCTCGCCCTCAAGAAAGCAGAGGGTGCTCACATTGCGGATCAAGTTTCGAAACTGAAACTCGTGATCGCGGAGGCGAGAAAAGGACAGCCCGCGCTCGTTGGTATCTTAGATACAATTCGGGCCACCCTGGTGGGCCTCGCGGAAGTCGATAAAGTCATGGACGCGTACAACCAAGCCAGAGCGGCAAAAAGAGATCTGACTGCAACGGCGACGTCAGCCATCGCCGCTCTCGACGCCATCACATTAAAGTATCCGAATAACATGCTAGTCAAGGCCAGCGCTAATACTAAGCATACGATGATCAAGACGGATGCGGATATCACAACAGCGGTAGAGGCAGAAAAGAAAAAGCAACTTCAGCTGCAGCAACAGGGAGCGGAAGCGAAAGTGGAAGCGAAAGCGAAACCGCCACAGGAAGCGGAACCGAAACCGAAACCGCCGCCACCACAAGTGGAAGAGAAGAAAGGGAAGGAAGAAGCGGCGGCGCCGGCGCCGGCGCAGGCGCCACCACCGCCACCGCCAACGCCGCCACCGCCGCCACAGGAAGCGGAAGCGAAAGTGAAACCGCCACCACCGCCACCGCAGCCGGCCGGCAAATTCTTCTTCTGGTAGCAAAAAGAAAGGGACCATGGGAGACTAATTTTTTTGTTGATCGAAGTTGATTTTCACCATAGCTAGCGTGCCGATCTCGCATTCCAAGCTCATCGACGGGTTCTCGCCGAACTTCAATGTCAGCATATCCTCCAGCTTCAACGCCTTCAACCCTTTCAACAACTTAGCCACCACTTTTGTCTCCGTCCGGAACGAAACAACTGCATCCTCCGCCACGTGCCTTTTGATGTACCGCAGTCCCGCCTTCCCTTTCTTGGTCTTCCCGATGTGCGTCTTTTTATGGCTGTTCTCTGTTTCGGATAAAAGCGTCAGTTCGTTCTCTTCCACTATCAAGTCGCAGTACTTGGTCTTGTGCTTTGTGTAGTTCACGTACAGCCGACTGCTATCTATCTCAACGACAGCGCTGATAGCGTTGTCGTTCTCTTTTTTCTCCTCGTTCCTGTATTCCTTCATGTCGATATCGAGGGTCGATATATCGTCGTACGTAATTTCGTCGCGCGTGCTGCGATCCAGACTGATAGAAATGAAGTTCATGACGCTATCATTGTCCTCGTTGATGAAAAAAACGATCATGGTTTCGCCAGCGAAAGACGGGACTATCGGGACCAGATCCGCCGTTCGGACCCCAACGTAAAAAGCCTTCTTGACGTGGAAGCAGTACTTTTCCAGAGACGACTTCGGAATCTCCACTCTGATGTTCGTGTTCTTCTCCTCGTTCTTTCCGATGATGACGATTCCGTGCGACGAGAACTTGAACACCAGTTCGATGATCCCCGTACTCGCTAAAAAGCCGATCAAGTTGCTGAAGTCCAGCGCCTTGCCAGTGCAGAACTCGACCGACGAACCCTTAATGTTCTTGGTGAAGATCTCCAGTTCGCATAACGATTCAAAAGAGGCATTGCAAATCTTCCGTTGCGGCATGTCGTTTCAACGGTCGTCGGGAAACTTTTATTACAGGTCCATCAACTTGCGTATTTTCCTGCAGGTCAGATGGTCAAAAGTTCCGGGTTCGTCTGGCAAATCCTTGAGATCCCTTGCCTCGCAGACGATCTTGCCATTCACGATGAGGGGATAAAAGACGGACCGCGTTTGGTTCGTCAGGGCAACTATCGCTTTCGCAGTCGGGTCTCCGATTGTTTCCGAATGCATGATGAGGCTCGCGAGATACTTGCTGCCAGATCCGACCGCTTTTTGCCGGGCAACCGGCCGGTTGAATATGCCATCCGCGGTGACTCCCGATCCGTTGGTCGGCGGCGGGATTGATGGTGATGGAAAAGTCGGTGGCGGGAAATCCGGCGGCGGAGGAATGAACCGTTTTCGGCGAGGTTTTGGCGCCGCATCCTGCTTCCCCTCCGACTCGCTCAGTTCTTTCTCCAACCTCTGGAGTTCGATGTTCTCGTTATGCAAACTCTCCGTGTCCGTCACGATACTGTCTGCGAATGAATCCCTAATGCCTTCCCAGCCGCCGATGGTTCTATCCTGTACCTTTCCTCGAGATCTATCTATCATCGTTTGTGAGATCAATACGCCTTGCTTGCTCAAATAAATATTGGCTGACAGGCACGACAGCCAGTGTTTTTGAATTTTGAAGGCTTCTCGTGTTTTTGCCAGCTCCGACATATCGCGCGCTTCGACGTGGTATCTAGCGTTCCGGTCCTTCACTATTTCTGCATCCATTTCTGCGATTTGGAATAGTAAATCTACCAACTTTCCCGAATCCTTGATGTTCTGAACGGTAAGAAAGAACGCTGCATCCTTCGGATCCTTTATGTCTGGAATCGTTCTAGCATCGCGGCTCGCTAGGGCAACGCGTTCTTGCTCGCGAATCACAGCACTCTGTCGCAGCAGGCCAGCCTTTTTACGGTCGATCAAGTCCAGATCCTCCTCCATATTCTTGTCGTGCATATCCAAAATCGCCTTCCGTTCTTCGGCTTCTTTCAGAAGCAGTTTCAGATCGGCAATCAGAGGAGAAAGGAGAAGGAGTTCGTGAGGTGGCGATGGCGGTGGCGGAGGTATAGGCGGTGGCGGAGGTATAGGCGGTGGCGGAGGTATAGGCGGCGGCGGAGGTATAGGCGGTGGCGGAGGTATAGGCGGTGCAACACTTTTTGGCGCTGCTGCCGGAATCTGCTTCGATATCTCGCTGATAAGTTGCTGGATACGTCTGACGTTTTCGGCTTGCAACTCCGCGGTCTTCTTCCGTTCTTCTTCCTCCTTCTGCTTTTCGAGACCGATTCTTTCGACTTTCTGCACGTAATACGGATCTGCCACATTACTCTGCCGCATCAGTTCGATCTTCGACTGTCCAACGGGAATCTTACCCGACGGCTCATCGGACGATTCTTCAGAGGTTTCCTCCGACGTTCCGGAGCTTTCCAACGCGGACGAAGAGCTGGTTCGCGAAGAACTGGTATCAGTTGGAGGATCCACGATGACGTCCTCGCCTCCGTCGGCGGGTTTCAATTTGCCGTCCGTCAGCCGATACATCGTTGGCAACATACTTTTCGTGTCGTAAATCGCGTACGTGTCTCTGTAGTTTTGAACGTATATATGCATCATAGCTGCGGAGAACATGATCATATCTTCAGCGTAAAAGACCGAGTAGCGATCGTGCGATGGTTGAAGATAGTAAGTAAGATTGTCCGTGTTGTCGAGAGAGGCGGTAAATCTATCTCTCAGCAGCACGCCGATATCCAAATATGCTTGCTTCACGGCCCAGTGCTTTTTCTGAAGACGTATCTGGTTTGCCGGTTTGTAGATCGTGGTGCTCCCAAACTGTTCCTCCCTCGACGAAAACAAGTGCTTCATGTTCCAGTCCGGAGTTTTCAGCGTGCACAGTTTCGCAGTCTTGACGTCTGTCGAGTGCGACGAAAACACGCGGCGTCCGCCTTCGTTCGGTTCCATATGGTAGAACTGCCCGCTCTCAACCTCCAATATCAACATATCGAAGATGCTGCATACATTGTCCCACGAAGCCGCAGCGGCATTATAACTGAGGCATCTATCGTTAACAATCTTCCCGGGTGTCACGACCATGCGTGAAAAGCCCGATTCCTCGTCGAGGAGGAACTGTAGAACGTCGAAAGACAACGTTTGTTTACCTCCCGAATCTTGACGGATCATGCACCTCCCGAACGTGTTCTGTTCATCCGTCAGGAACTTCCGTTCAGTCTCCGTCAAAAGCGCACGCCGGGATGTGATAGGAACGTCCAGTTCTTTTGCCGCTTGCACCGTCAGGGCAGAGTCGGTTTTCCTTTCTATTTGCTTGTGTTCGTAGAGCCACTTGAATCCGGCTTCGTTCGGAACGTTGTATTCGATGTAGTGCTCGTGATACGTTTTCGTCGCGCCGATGCTTTTCTCCGGTATAACGTTCGACCACAATAACAGGCGGCAGGTGCTAACGTCAAAAGTCTTCATCATCACGTCCAGTTTGAAATACTGAGATCCGTGATATGCGACTTGGAACTTATCGTTGGCGACTAACCAGTTGAGACAGCTGCGCAAACTGATGTCCGTCCTCAGTCCGGGGTCGTTGATGAGAGATACAGTATAGACGTCCGGCCTTTTTGCCGCTTGCTCTACCAATTTCTCCGTCCCTTCGGTGTTAAAAGCGTACTGAGTCAGTGCTTCGAACATCGTCGTATCGTTGCTGGAGATGAACGGCGCTGCCAGGTGCGTGAAAATCCTTCTGAGCTCCTCATCAGCGAACCTTTCTTGGTTCAACCGGTTGAGATACTTCGGGAAGGAGAATTCCCCCTTCGTCTTTTCGGTCAGGCTGTAGTACTCCGCATCCGTCAGTACCTTTCCAACCATCCGCGTGAACGTTTCTACCACCGTGTTCGCAGTGATCGCTTGTGGAACCAACGGGCGACGCATATCCCGCAGCAGCATGTGAATGACGAAGTTGAACGTGAACGCGAGCCTCTGCAGTAAAAAGCAGGCCTTCACTTTGTCCCCGGCAGCGAAGAGATCTGGCACCTCCTTCATGTCGTCGGCGGTGGCGTCGGTCAGCCGTTGCGCGAGTTCGACGTATTTCTCGTTATGCTTTTTCCCCAACGTTTTCACGATGAGTACATTGTTGAGAGCCGTGCGTATGCTCGTATATTGGTCAAGCAGCTCGTCCATGTTTGTGAATAGTCATCAAAAAAAAGAAGCACCACTTCCACCGTTTACATCATATCGGTAATCTCGGAGACGCTCTTCTCCTCCTTCTCTTCTGCCTTCGAAGGTTCCTCGGACTTCCGGTGCTTGCCGGACGCCGGTTTCACGTCGTCGAAAGACACTGTCTTCTTTCCCTTTCTGTCGTCGGCGTCTTCCAGCTTATCGGCGAGCTCGCTGTCTGTCCGCTTTTTACCGGACGCCTTCTTGTGCGTCGCTTTCTTTGTCTTCTTCGTTTCCGCATCGGATTCCGCCGACGGCTCGGACTCAGATTCAGACTCAGACTCAGACTCAGAGGCGGGTTCCGCCTTCTTCCCCTTCCCTTTCTTTTTGCCTCTCCCTTTCGCCTCTCCTGAACTTGATTCCGACTCGGATTCTGATTCCGACTCGGATTCTGAACCTGCCTCCGCCTCGGCACCGGTCTCTCCGGCATCGCTTTCGGATTCGGACCCGGATTCAGGTTCTGACTCAGATTCGGAGCCCGATTCAGATTCAGATTCGGAATCTGCATGTTTCCCTTTCTTCTCGGAACCGCTTTCGTCGCTATCGCTATCGCTCTCGTCTTTCTTGTGCTTCTTGACTTTGATGACGTCTGAGAACGTTTCTACGCACTCTTCCACGACCTCTTTCGTGATCTTCTCGATGAACTTGCTGGACTTTTCGGCGTCGTGCTCAGCGACGTATCCGGAGAACACCAAAAAGGTCTTGTTCTTCAAGAACTTTAGCGCGATCTTCTTGTACAGAAACTCGACGAAGGTTGTTGCCACTTTTTGCTTCTTCTTGGACGTGTAGTCCGCGAGCTTCTTCGGAGAGCGGTTGAAACTGAGAATGAACTCGCAAAAGTCTTGCACGTTCGCGAATTTGCCGATGACTTGGATCTTCATGATCTCCTCCTTCAACTGCTTACTGTTCAGCGATTTGATCGTCTTGAGAATCACCTTCATGATCTCGTTGATGAACACCTCTTTCTCGCGAGCGCGCTCTGTTGCGTAAATCTTCGTCGAGTTCTTGACCAACACCTCTTCCATCCGCGTGGCCACGGCATCCGTCAACTTTTTGAGCTTCTCTAGCTTGATTTCGCTCATTAGATTTGCTACACGAGCTGTAAGATTCTAATTCATCGCTCATCGTTGAATGGTGCCGTACTCTTTCTGCTTAAACCCCTCCATTCCTGCACTGCTCGCCGAAACCGTCTGCATCATCAGTTCTCGCGGTTTCGGTAGCGCCATCATCGTTTTGTTGACGCGAATGGTTTCCGCCTTGTCGGGCAAAAGCAGCTGCGAGGGGATCCCCATATTCAGCGTTGCGTACTTCGTCGTTCCAGCGGGACCATAACTGTACGGCTTGCATAGAGACGGGCTCGCAACTTTCGTCGGACGAAAGTCGGACTCCTTCGCGACGTGAGCCATCAACTCCTTTTTGCTGCCGAGGTTCGAACTTACAGACGCGATATCGAAGTTGGCGAGAGTAGCGCGGATATCGTCAACCTCGACGATCTGAGACGCTTTTGGCAGGATGAACTTCTCCTGTTCGCTCAACGCGATCGCCGGATCTGGAAATCCGTCCTGGAACTCGGGCCGTTGCTTCTCCAAAAAGATCTTCGCCATCGTCGGCACAGACATGAGTTCTTCCGGTGCAGTAGTCGTCACGATGGCACGCTCTGTGCGCACGGGCTCAAAAGATAGGCCTGCGATGAACGTCTCGACAGACCCGGCGGTATCGACGTACGTCCGAATCCGCGGACCAGTTTGCATCGGCACTTCTGTCGGAATCGGCGTTCCGATCCACGGCTTGTCGACATGGAAGTAGTTTTGGTTCTTGCCGTTCCAGATCAGCTCGTGACGTTTCTTCGTGGCATCATACAGAGCGGCGTCCTCGAGAGTACGCTTCGTCTCCGGCGCTTTCGGTGGCGTATACATGTCGTCCATCGGCCGCTGGATCTTGTCTGCATGTTCTGCCCCTCTTTTGAGCTTGTACGCGATGTTCTTTTCGCGCTGAAGATTCTGTGGCAGGTCGATCTGGAACTCTTCCATCGGCCGCAGCCCGATACTCATGTCCATATCGACCTCCTCGTCGGTTTTCTGAAAGTACTTCACGCCGATCTTGTTGAAAGTCGGGTAGTCTTTGTCCGGAACTATCACTCGCTGACTGACAGTCCATGCAGCGTCTTTTATATCCTGAAGGGTCTTGAACCTCGTGAACATGGAGCTTTTGTGAGCAAAAAAAAGAGAGCCCTGCGCATCCGCATGAGAGCGCCACCGAAAGATTGAGAGTCTGGGCGGCTGATCGGCCGTGCCACCAGACCACCGAACCCACCAGCCCACCTGGCCACCTGGCCACCTGGCCGCCTGGCCGCCTGCCGACTTGCCTTTTTACAGGATCTCCATGATCCCTGTCGGTTCGTAAGTGCTGTTTATGAAGTGTGGATGCTTTCGCCCGCAAGCCGATCTGTCGAACTGAAACCCCGCGTGATACGCCGCATCTCTGTCGTGTGCGTTCCTTTCGACGATAAGAACGTCCTGCGTTGACGGGTTCTCCAGAATGAATTTGTTGGAATCGTTCGGCACTTCTTCCTCTGACGCCGTTTGCGGGACCGGAATATACGTCGCGGATTCTTGCATTACCTTGATGATCAACGATAGCATCAAAAGAAAGAGAACCATCGAGAACATTAGCATTCGCTTGGTCTTGAACAAAAGTAGAGCGGACCCGAAGCCACACGTTACAACTACGAACTTCATGGCTCCGCTAATCCATCGTTTTGGCGTCTCCATCCTTTTTCTCTTCCTTTTCTTTTTCATCAGTGCTGCTCTGCATGATCTCGGTTATCTCGGACATCGCATCCGCAACCGTCAGTCCCTTTTTGGCGAGCGACGGCGTGATCGCTCCGTGCATCTCGACGATCAATTCCAAAACTGCCCCATCGCTTTTCTCCCGCACCAGCTTGCTGAACTCCATCCTCTTGATCAAAAGGACGTCGAAGATCGCAGCGATAATGTCCTGTTTCTTTTTGTCGCCATCGAATCGCAGCATCACTTTCGGCAAAAGATCCCCGACGAACCTGTCGAAGTTGTACGGGCAGTTCGCGAGGCTCTTCCCGATCTTGCTGGTGATCCCGTTGATGGCTATGATTATCGCCATGATGTAACTGATCTGTTCGTCGGTCGCTCTCGCGCAAAAGTCCGACAGTTTGATATCGACTCGCGGAATGAACTGCATGCAGCACTTTCTGACGCTGTCAGGATGCTTTTTACCGACTATCTCCAGAATCTGGACGGTCTTACGGTTCATATCGCAGATGTACTTGTAGAGCTCGCTGGCTTTCATTTCTGGAATAGTCCATTTCTCGTCGAAGTCTTCCGACAAAAAGAGAAAGTCCTCCTTGTACTTGGCTGCTGCAAGTTCCGTCGCCGTCGGCAAATCCTTTTCTGCGATATACGCCGCCAACGACGCCAGTACCCGGTTGATTTTAGCGACGCCGTCCGCGACTTCCTTCACGTACAGCTGATCCTCCTGGTATGGAATCAGGATCGTCTCAAGGTTCTTAAGGCTTTCGATCATTTGATTCTCTTCGCTAGACCTTTTAGACCGTGGATTGTTTTCTTCACTTTCTCGGCGAACTCTGGATGGTCATTGAATTCGCTCTTGAACACGTCGATGTATTCCTCGATCATCGGGAACTTCTTGTCCCACCCGTACTGTGCCGCGATATCCTTCCAAACGCCATTCATCCAGTCCCCAACGACAGCGGCGTCTAAATCCTCGATTATGTCAAGTTTCTCGATGACGTTGTGCGCCAGTTTCGCCGACTCGGAGTTGAGCCCGATATACGTTGTTGCGAGTACAGAGTCGAAACCAATCTGCTGAGAGATCATCTCCAGCCCGTTCTTCAGCATCGTGTTGAACCCGATTATCCTGATCTTTTGCATCCGTAGCTGGCTTTTGAGTTCTCTACTTTTTTGTTAGTCCGCTTGCCAGTTTACCGAACAGCTCATCGATGAGTTCTGGCTTCAAAAGTACCGATCGCGAGTTCTCGCTTTCAATCACTATTGCTGGAAAGCGCGTCACCTCGGCCGGGAATTCCCCTCCGGCGGAAGCGTGCTCTATCGCCGAAATGTCTATCATCGTGATCTTGTCGCCGACCTGGCTTTTTATGCGATAGAACTGCTGGATGTACTTCAACGACAGCCCGTCGTGATCGAAATAGTAGAAGAAGATCTTTTTGCTCATGCCGTTTAAAATTGATCAACAGATAACTTTTAGGCAAAGCAATGAAAATCGTCAAGAATGATGCTGCAGAGGGGATTATCCAGACAAACATCGACATGGCGCTATTCAATGCCATCCGTCGAACCATGTATTACGTCGTCTGTAAGGCCTTGAAAGTCGAGATGGGTCTCCAGAATCGAGGGCAAGACTTTATCCTCATCAACAAGCTCGAGTACCTGCCGGTAAAAAGGTCGGTCCCGAACGACGCGACGATGAAGCTGGCGGTCTACAATCATGGAGAGCAACCGCTCGTCGTGACGACGCGATCGTTTATCTTCAAGAACGCGAAGCACGACGACGTCTTTCCGAAGGAGTATTATATCTGCATGCTCTTCCGCGATCAGTTCATCAACGCCACGATGTCAATAGTCGAGGGTACTTGCTCCGGAAAGGGCGAGACTTCGAAGTTCCAGGCGATCAACAAACTTCTGTTCGACACGCAAAAAGGGCTGCGCATCCGGCTGGTGAACAACGGGACGGTGCGGCCGGTTCAGATCTTCATGGAGGCGGCAACGCTTTTATCCTCTCAGCTTGATGTGATCCTGGCGGTCCATGACGGCAAAAAAGAAACGTCCAGCGTGACGATTGTTTCGAAAGACAAACCGTACATGTTGGAACTGCGTCTGAAGGCTGAAGATAAGCAGTGCATCCCGTTCCTTTTGCAAGACCGGCTGATAGATATGGCTGAGGTTACGAGGACCGAAAGGTTCGACGCAGACGCCGATCTACCGGAAGTTTGCTGGTATTTCTACTTCACGGACGGTGTCGACAGAAAAAAAATGTTCAAGGATTGCGTGGTTTCGTTAACCACTGAGATCGCTCAATTGGTCATTTGAACGATCGGTATCTTCTGGCCCTCAGGCCCATCGCCCTCGCCCCGTGCGCGCGGGCGATCATTCGAAAAGGATATCCCAGATCGAATGGATAAAGTTGTTCATGTACATGTTCCTCGCGAGGATCTCGAGGCACTCGTCTCTTTTTTCTTTGTTGCCAAGCGCCTTGAAGTGCGACGCCGCGATGATCATGTGGACGAAATCCGTCGATTTCGCAGGTTGGAACTTGAACTTTCCATGCCGAACGACGAAGTATTGCTTCAGATTCCAGATATGCAAGTTGTAGCACCGCGGGCACTCGCACAGGATCCCTAGAGTCTCTGTCGCGCAGAACATGAGCTTTTGCTCATCGATGCGATCAATCTCGCTGCGTTTGTGCTTGAAACTTCTGCAGCGGCAATCGTAACCGCCCATCGCGGCAAAAGCGCAAATCTTCTGATACGACGTCGAGATTGGCTCCTGACGTACACCGCCCGCTTCCACGATAAGATGGTAGAGCGCAACTGCCAACTGCTCCGCTTCTTTTTTGTCGTCATCGTCCAGCAGAAAGATCGGTTCTGACAGTTGTTTATGCACGATGTACTCCGCGAGAACCATTGAATAGACGTACTCGACGTTGACTTCGACCTCCTGATCGTCGCAGATCTTCTGCAGGATCTTTTGTTCCTCGGTGATCCAATTCTTCGTGAGGCTATCCGGGTCCTTCTGTTTGAAAAGGAACGGGCATCGGCGGCTTTTTATCCCTTTGTGGATGCGCTCGCTGACGATCGTGGCGGCCATCTTTTTGATAGTGAACGCCCTGTAACGGAAAGAATCGACCGGGTCGACGTGCTGGAACATAGACGTCATCTGCGAAGTGTCTCCTTCGTGCCCCGACTTCAGCAAAGAATCAATCTCCAGAAGGTCGTCTTCATCGACGGCACAAGAACGGAGGTCCTCCAAGCCCTTCACCACCTTCAGATCTGCGAGAGGGTTGTTCGTCTCCTCGTTGGAGGTTTCGCAGTACACCAAGCAGGTGTTCATAAAGTCGCAAACGCACTTATGCTTCTGCTGTGTCTCTTCCGAAAGTCTGGTACAAGCATTGATCGCCTTCAGAACCTTGAGGATTAGCAGTAGGACCTGCGGATCCCGGACGTTCATGAAAGTGTTGAAATTGTAGATAGCGCAGAGGATGGACATGGCTTACAGTCTTGAATTGTGCTCCGTTGCTTTTTCACTTCAATTTTTTTAGGCTCAACTTGGCGACGTTTTCCATAATGTGGCAAAGTACTAGAGGATCCGCAATGATCATCTTCGTTATCGACGATACGTCAACGGTAAAAGCGCCAGCCGTCATCCTTTTGTAAATGGTCAGCTGCTGGACGAAATGCTGGATAACGGGGGCCGCCGGTATACTTGTGTCCTGATTCACCGACTGAACGATTTTCGCCGCCAATCCGTTGATTGCCTTGACTAGTTCCGCGATGGCTGAACGCAGAGGGTAGAAGTAAAAAGCCACTTTGTACGTAGTGTTGATCCTCAGGGCATACATGACAACGTCCGACGGACTCAACCGATAGATCGGGACATCTTGCTGAACGCAAGTAGTCGCATCGACGAAGAACTGCTTGTACACACAGTAGAGCGCCTTGCCATATCTGATGTTGTAGCCGATTATCCTTGCGCCGGTTGCCTCGTGATCGAAAGCCGCCCTTGTTTCCTCGATCAGTTCGCGGACTTTCAGCTTGTCCGCCGGCTCGCCCTTTTCGGTGACAATCGTGTTCGTCTCGAGGTTGAAGGTAAAAAGGCACTCCGCGAATGTGCTAGATCCCGTGATGTGCATAAGTTCGTTCTCGTGCACGATGAACGTATAGCAGTAGTTCTTGTTCAGCTCGTCGATATTGATGACGCTGCGGAACCTGTCGAAAGCGGAAGTCCCGCAGAGATCGTCTTTCGACGCATCGATCTCGGCATCCGAAGTGCCCATCCAGTGGTCGCGCATATAGAATACATAGATGACGAATCCCTCGAAGATCGGCGTCACCACGAACGGGCCATCACAATCGCGTAGTCTCTTCAGAGCGTCTGAGCAAGAGATCGTCTCCGCGGGTTCCGGAGCAAAGTTGACGATCACCGCCTTGTCGATGTCGACGATCATGTCGTTCATGTATCTGGCGATGGTGGTTGCCCTTTTTGCCAGTCGGTACCTGCACAGGTTGAGGTTTGGCTCGAACTGCGGTGACAGCTCCGGGTACTCGGAGTTTAGCTTTTTGATGCCCCACATCTTGTCCTTCGAGAGATAGGTAGAAATCATCTGGTCGATCAGCAAATGCGGATTGCTCGCCGCAGGCGCTACCGGCTCCGTCGCCGCCGTTGCTGGCGCTTTCTCTTCTGACGCAGGCGCTATCTGATCGCTGACAGCCGACATCTTTTGTGGTTTCCGAAAGCTCTACGACCTTTTAGGATGACAAGCATCTTTGACTTCACCAGGTACACTCTCGAGGAAGTTTTTGAGTTGGTCAAGATAGTGTCAGGGACGATTTACGAGACGGAGTTTGAACGAGAGTCCTTCGTCAAGACAGTTATGGCGTATATCGTCGGGCACAAGAGACTCAAAAAGGCGCAAACACTGGAAGACGCCACCGACTTCATTCTGATGTGCCCATGGATCACTCCCGAGACCGATGAAAAGCTCTTTGTCTACGGAACCGAAGAAGCGTACTACGTGGCAGACCCCGCGCACTGCGAGGTAAAAGACGACGAGATCGAGCGCCTGCTCCGGTTCTTGATCCCAGTCATGAAGAAGGAAGATTACGACCCGAAGCTTCTCGATATCACGCAGTTCGACTCGTTCACGAAACCGATCGGCAAGACCGTCGTAGCATCGCGAGATATCGAGCTACTCAACGGAGAGATCAAAAGGCACGTCTGCGAGAAGAGGACTTTCTCCCCGAAGGGGTTCGTCATCTCGAACGAGTTTACGAAAGACGCTATCTGGACGTCAACGTTTCGGGGCGACACCTGGAAGGCTTTTCTGTCCAACAGCATCGACATCAATAAGCTTTTCATGGATTGGTACGGCGCGTACGCATTTCGAAAGCTGAAGTACGTTCCATATACGGAAGCGGGCGTGATGAAGCTCTACGAGGTCTGCTACAACCTCAAGGTGCACAAGACCTTTTTACCGCTCTACTTGCACAAATACGAGATGGAGAAGCGGCTGATCGCTCACTCTCTCGTCAATCCGGATATCAATCAGTGGATCACCATGTACATCGAAAAGCAGTTGCCGATCAGGTTCAAAGAGCGAGAGGCGGATCAGGCGTTACGGTCGGAGTCCGAGCACTCAATCAATGAGATCCGGCACTACGAGACGAGAATCCAGAGTCTGCTTTCGTCCATCATCGGCGAGCGGCGATTCACCGAACTGGATCGGCGGGCAAAAAGAGAATTCGTGGATGTGCTGAGTTTGATCAGCAACGCACAGCAAAAAGAGATCATCGCGCTGATCAACAAGGAGAGGGTCGGAGAGCGCGAACAGCATATCAATGCGTGCACGCACTACGACTTTTTGCGGCAAGTCGAAGGAGATTCGTTCACTCGAGGGCAAAGAGCTCTGCGGGATCTGAAACAAATGATAGTGGCGATCGACGATTCGGAGCTCGACGAAGAGTTGCCACTAATGATTATCTGTTCGGAGTGCACGATGCCGATCGAATGCATCCACAAACTGTACGAGTGGGAGGAAAAGTACGAGGGGAAACGAAACACGAAGCTGAGAGAACTCACAATCGAAAGAGGCACTTTTGACCTCTGCCGCTTTTGCAGTGCCGTGCTCGGAACGAACGACAAAAAGATGGTCGTCTCCGGCGATCCGATGGAGGGTTCACTCACCGGGATCGGCGAGGATTCGGTGCTGGAAACTCTGCGCGAGGACGCGTTCGAACTGTTGCAAAAAGTCAATCTGCGACCGATGATCTTCATCACGGATTTCATCGGATCTATCCGGTCGATCTCCAAGCGGACGAAATCGCTGCTGTACAAGAAGTACGCTTCCCTCGTGGAGTTTCAACGTCGCAACTATCTGAAACTCGCAAATCGCTGCCTCGTCGCCGCGAAACTGATCCACATTATCAACACCGAAAAGAAGCTACACGTCGAGTTCTCAGGGGTAAAAGAGTCGGGCGACGCGTATCTTGACGCCGCTAGGCTGGTTCTCGACGTCGATTTCGTCAACAACATCCTGTCGCTCGGACTTTCGGAGTTTGACACGATCGATAAGATCATCAGGAAAGTTCCGGACATGATCAAAAGTTTCAACGCCGCTATCGTTGCCGACGAGACGACTCACCATTGGATCTTGCGGCGTATGGAGCATAGGCCTCCTGCGGAGGGCATTTCCAACTTCCTGAAAGCGGTCATCATCGCACATCGCGATCTCGGAGTCCAGCTGACGATATCTGACGACGGGGTGATCGACCTTTCGGCCCTCAACGCCGCGCCGCAGGCGCCAGCCGGCAAGACTTTTACCGAACGACAGAAAGAGGCGCTGGCTCCCAGTTTCGTTACAACGCCGCCGACTGTCGAGGTGCGATTGGCTGTCATTGAGAAGTTCAAGTCCGACTTTTTATGCACCTCTTGCCGACGTTTCGATAGCGTCAACAATCACGATATAGTGTACTTCGTTCCGTCTATCCCGATAGGCGTCGATCCTGACGACGTAATCTTCACGCTGTGCTCCAACATTTGCGCGTCGACGAAGACGGTTGACCGGCCGGAATTCATCACCGAGCTCTGCGCGCTTCTTGCGAAGAACTCGACCGTTAGCACGTTCGGTGACGCTATCGGCAAAAAGCCGGCACTGCTGACGTCAGTTCTCGAGACTTATGTCTCTCTGCGCGAGAGCAATCCTGAGTTAGCAAAAGTTGAGGCTTCCACCCATCCTCTGAACAAGAAGGGGGAAGCGCAAATAGTCCTCGCGAAGCTCGTCGATACTCTTTTGGAGTTCTCGAACGTTGTGCGCAAGGAGATGACGAAACTGCTTGAACTGCTCGGAGAGACGATCGATATCGACTCTCGGATCTTACACTTCAAGAGCTTGATAATCTCGTTCCGGCGTTACCTTTTGATCCTCTCAACGACAGAAAGACGCCAACTGACGGAGGACGGATTTATCAGGAAGTATCTGGCGAAAATGGAAGTTCTGAAGAAGCCGCTCAAATTCGAGATAGCCAAGTCGGCAAGTCTGGACGTTTATAGCACGGAAGCGACGCCAACCGATAAGCTGAATAGCATCAAAAGTCGGTTCTTTTCGTTCCTCAACGACGCGTGCGTGAGCGATGCCGCTGCAGAGTTCATCATCATGTTCGTTGCGGACGCGTTTACGCACGAAGAAGAATGCAATCTGACGGAAGAGCGCGCCAAGGAACACAATACCTTCATCGAGGACAGGCGGCAAAAAAAGATGAAGGCCTATCTCGCGAGTGATTTCTACGAGAAGCTGGAATCTGGCGTCGCTTACCTCATCGGGCAGGAGCAGGAGGAGTACTTTCAGGAGATGCTGTAGCCGCTGCCGCGGGCGCTGGCGTGGGCACCGCTGCGGGTGCCGGCGCTGCCGCGGGCGGTGCTTCTGCCGGCGACGGTGTCATTGAACTGGATAGTGAACTGGAAGACGTACTTTCAGTCGCGGCGGTGCCCCACTTTTTACCAATCTGCTGCTCGACCTCTTTCATGTTGAACGGTTCTTTCTTCTCGCTAGGCTTCGCTGCCGCTGGCGCTGGCGCCGGCTCCGACTTTTTCTCTTCCTCCTTGCTTTCGTCGGCGTCCGAGGACTTTCTCTTTTTGTAGATAACCATCGCCGTGACGGTGCCGATAAAAAGAACACCCATCAACCCGATCCAGTTCTCGCTGATGAAGTGCCCGATCTTACCGTAGACAGTCTCGTCGGGGTCAAAAGACAATCTCGATTTGCCGGAGCCGCTGAATATCCGAGCGATCTTTTTGTGGATGCGAGGGCTCAAATGCGTCGACATGTTTGACGAACGAGATTCGAATTTTTAATGGTGTTTGAAAAACACTATCGTAACAAGCATGGCATCTCTGGATCCTGCCACATATGGCTCCGACGAAGCGAAAGCTAACAAAGACAAATTCAGGGAGTACGTACGCGATTTGACTGAGGACTTCCTTGCCGAGTACCTCGGTTCGTTCGGGTTTATAAATAGACACGTCAGAGCTCCGACCGAAAGCGATGAGGACTACGTCAAGAGAATCCTTCCGCACGTCCGCGAATGTCTTGGAATGACCATCAGGACTTGGGTGAACGCCGACGCAGACGAAGGATCCAGTAAAGGTTTGCGGCGATACTACGGGTGGGGGCACCTCGTGACCGCGCTCGCATGCGTGACGCATAACCCATCGCGTCCTGATGACATAGTGGATTTGTTGAAGTTGAACAACGTTTTGGACAACTATGAATGCAGGCAAACACTGTGTACTGGGCAGGAGATCTCGAAGTTCCTCAATGGTAGACCGGAAAAGATGTACAGCGGACTAACATATACACAACTACATAACGACACCGACATGAACTTCAGGGGGATTTATTTCCACAATGCGCGCGCTCGCCACTGTATTCTTACGTATATCTTCCAGATCTTCTCTTTGAGCACCTTCATTCCGCCACTCTCTGTCTTCACTCCCATCTGGCTTGCGGAAATCTTTGAAGGAACAGACATTGGACTATTGCAAGCACGATACTCCAATGATGGGGCGGCAGCGGCGGACGGATATAGGCAACTCACAGGGATAGTGCCGCGCGCTCTCAACGTAAGAAAAGATCTCCCGGATGGCTTTGGAATCGACGTTACCCAGTATCAGCACGCTGCAAGTGCGTACAGTAATCGAGCGTATGTTGCGGCGGCTGCTCCGGCACCTGCTCCGGCACCTGCTCCGGCACCTGCTCCGGCACCTGCTCCGGCACCTGCTCCGGCACCTGCTCCGGCACCTGCTCCGGCGGCCGCTCGGCCTCAGCAGCAAGCGAAAAAAGCTGGAGAGCCGCAGCCATCCGTCGAGCTCAAACTCACGGACTTCGTTCCGATATTCGATCGGACGTACAAGAACAACATCCTGCATCTCACGCAGAAGGACTTTTTACGCGACAAGGGGATCGTCGTTTTCCATTCTCCGAGGTGCCCGCACTGTCGCACGTTCATGAAAACCCTCGACAAGTTCGCCAGCGAAGACATCCCGCAAAAAGTCCCGATCGGCAAGATCGACATTTCTCAACAAGACGCCGGCACCGATATCCTCACGGCCTATTTCGGGGTAAAAAGCCTACCAACCATGCTCGTTTACGACAAGGGCAGAATGATGAACTTTGGAAACGGATCGTCGACGAAGATAAAAGACATTCTCCAAGCTCTCGCCGTCCCGCTCACCGGAGACGAAGAGGCAAACGTCTCCCGGTAACGGCTCCCAGCACCTGCCCTAGTCTCCCCATCGCGTTGAGCGATGGGGTCTTTTTTTGGTTGGTTGTTCAAAGATGAATCTCAAGTTCCTGAGGAACCCGATATACGCAGGCTTGGGTTATGCCATGGTCATCATTGTAATCTACACGTGCATCGACATCCAGGAAAAGATGAGCAAAAAGAAAAGGAGCGAGCTCGTGCTGTGGTTGAAGAAAGCAGTCTGGACATCGATCGCGAGTATGGCGATGATGACTGCCATCTTTTACACGAACAGAACCGACAAGCTCGAGCTGAACATCGGCGGGGAAGCGGCCACTATTAATGCCAGCGACGTCTTGATGTAAAATGTTCGCTCAGCATCAAGATCCAGACCAAGAATCGTTGAAGAAGTTCTCATCCTCCAAGTTATCTTTGTACAGTAAGTTCATCGCCGCGATCGGTGCCAGGGGCAGCGGCAAAACCACGATCATCATCCATTTGCTCCAGATGATGAAGCGGTGCGGGAAGATCCACGTCTTCAGCGGATCGGAAGAAAGCGATCCGACATATTCGCAGTATATTCCACGGGCGCGACGCGAAGAGTTCGTCCACTTCCGAGTAAATGAGGAGTCGATGTCGAAAGTGGTGGACGAACTCAGGAATGACGCAAAACAGTTCAGACACGCGCTGAAGTCCGTCTCGAAGATGTTCAAGAACGGCGCGCCTGGGTACTTTCGGCAGGACATGGAAAAGTTGAACCGGAAGGTCGATAAGTATCGGCAAGAACTTTGCAAGCAGCACAAGATGTGGGTCCTTCCGAAAGTTGAGCAGCTAGAGTTTGACGCGAGACTGACTATCTATCGGAAGTTCCTCACCTACTATCTTACGTCGAGCGGCCACGTCGATGCGGCAAAAAGCCACGATCTGAAGCGGCTGTATGCCAATCCGTACTCGATAGTTCTGTTCGACGATATGTCGTTTCAGCGCAGCGAGTGGAAAAAGTGGCCCTGCATCCTGTACCTCGCGGAGAACGGGCGGCACGACTTCATCACTTTCTTTCTGTGCCTGCAGTACGCAGTTGCGATCGCGCCAGCTCTACGCAGCAATATCGACTTCCTCTTTTTGCCGATGGCGTGTGGAAACCTGAACAAGGTGTACGAGAACTATCTCTCGGATACGTACTCGTCGAAGAAGCGCTTTCTGAACGTCTACAAGGATAACACCTGGCGTACGGGCGACGAGGGATGTTCGTTAGCGATCGGAATGACACTGCCGGTGCACGAGGAGATTCAAAAGCTGTTCGCGCTCGTCACGCCGAAGCGGCAGCTTATCAAGTTCAAACTCATCATCGAATGAGACTGGTAAACGGCAGGAAGAGGACAGCGAACGGTGAACAGCAAAAAGAAAAGCCGGCAGACGCCGGCGGGTTGGCTTTTTACCGGACAAGGTTCCGGTTTCCGGTTCAGGTTCCGGTTCAGGACGTTCATTTCTTTTTTGCTGTCTCAGCGTTCTTCTCTGCAGCCCGCTGCAAGAAGATGGATCTGTCGGTCTCCTCGTGCCGTCTAATCTTCTGGTAAAAGCCCTCAATGTCTGACTGCGCGAAGTCTTGCTTTACCCCCTTGTATTTCGGATTCGAGTAATGGTAGCAGCCAGTCGTGCCGACGGCGATCTTATCGGTGTCGATCCCTTTCATGAGGGCGATCTGCTTCATGTACTCCTCGGCGTCTTCTTTCGTCTCGAACGTGTCCCAGATGCTGAAGATCGACGGATACGGGCCCGGAACCCCGTGCGTTGCCGCCTCCATACGGATGAGTTCCGCGAACGATAGATAGTCGATCGCAGAATCGAGTAAAAAGTCCTGCATCGGCGACTGAATAACCACCTGCGCTTTCTTCATCTCCTCAGTTCTCTCCAGAAAAGCCTTCTTCCAGCCGTCTTTCGGGAACCATCTCTCGTACATCTTCCCGAGATAGGCGGCAACTTTTTGCCTGACCACATCATCTGGTCCGATCGTGTCCTTCCGGAATTCCTCAGAGATCTTCTTCTTGATGAAATACGCCATCGCGAAGGCGGCGAGCTCGAAAGGTTCGGCGTAGTTCGCGCCGACGTATGTATACACGAACCATGTCTTCTCGAAAGTCTCGGGGTTGAGGATCTTCTTTTTCGCTCGCGCGAGGCGTTCTGACCGCGGGACGTAAAGTCCATCGTCCTCAACAACTGTTTGGTGGCGAAGAATCTGCTGCATTGGGTCGATTCCCTCGAAAGCCATGAGGCGAGAAAGCTTGTCTTCTTTCGATTCGGCCGGCGGGTTTGTCTGAACATAGATCGGTTCTTTCATATTCGGCAGAGTAACCTGCTTGACTTCAATCTTCTCTTCCGCTTTCGGCATCTGCTGCGTCGGCAGAATCTCCTGGTTCGCAGACTGATTCTGTATCGCTGACTCCTGTTTCGTCGGCGTCGGCGTCGACGTCGACGTCGGTAGCGTCGGCGGAATCTCCTGGAACTCTGTCGGCAACCTCTCTGTCGTCTCCGAAGCCTCCGAAGCCTCCGAGATCTTCTGTTCTTTCTGCTCCTTCTGTGCGATCGGTGCTTGTTTCTCCTCCATCGAATTTGCCGATCTCTGGATTAGCTTTTAGTCTATCGATCTTCGTTTCTTCGTCGGCCTTCATCGCCTTGATCAAATCGTAATGGAGCTCGTCGTAATTCCTCTTGTTCTGCTCGTTCTTCAACTCCGGGCATCTGTTGAGTATCCAGCCGTACTTCTCTTTCTTCTTCTCGGCGATCCGCCGTATCGCGTAAGTGTACTTGTAAAAGTTCTTCCGTGTCTTCTTGCACTGCTCAAAAGCCTTCTCCAGTTTGCAGAACTCGGCAGTGAAAAAGGCTTCATCGTCCGCGGTCAGGATCTCCCCGCTCTCTCCGGCGATCCGATCCCGAATCTCGAATCTGTTGTCGTAATAGCTCTGGAGTTTCAGCTCCTTCAGGATGATCTTCACGGTCTCGTCTGTCAGCTTTTTACGCGGAATCCGATATCTATCCACCTTCGCCGCAACCTTATCGACGATCTCGTTCGGAACCTTCCCGCCTTTCCCCTGCAGACTCCGCAAGCACTCGAGGAACCTCAGCTTTTTACTGTATTCGTACGAGCTGAATACAATGACCGCTTCTTGAAAAGAGCACTGTCGCTCGTCGACACAAGTAGCTCGGGTCGTCCCACAACGCGTACAGATGTACGTTCCCTTCGAGTAGTCAAAAGGCTCATTGCACTCCTCACAGATTTCTATTCCACTAGCGTTTTCGCCAGTGCGGAACTGAGACGAAAGTTGGTTGGCGATCGTCTTTTTGGACTCCTGGCAGCTTTCGGTGTAGTTAGCCAAAAGCGGAATGCTATCGACATAGAACTGGGCGAGGTCTTGACCGGTCTTACTCTTCTTGATCTTGTTGTACTCCTTCAAGAAACTCATAAGGGCGTTAGGGCTTTTGTTTCTCAGTCCAAAAACTTAGTGTAATGATCGACGCAGACCAATTATCGGCTATGACGATTCCGCCACGAATGCAGCGCATCTACAAAGACCGTCTGCTGCTGCTGAAGCACCAGATGATAGAGGCCGCCCGGAACGGTAAGTACGCCTACGTCTTTTGCGCAAAAAGGTCAATCCCGCTGGAGCCAGAATACAGCTTGATCGACTGTTTGTACTTCGTCTACAACGAGCTGAAGAAGCACCGTTACTCAGTGATGTATATCAAGCCGAACATGCTTCTCATCGAATGGGGCAATCGGCACGCTGAGACTGAGCGCGAAAAAGAAGAGTTCCTCGAGTACGAGCACCAAAAGACTACCCGCATTATCGAGACCAGCGAGCTTCCCACAGCAAAAAAAATAGACGATATCATCGACGAATTGATGCAGTGATCACGTTCGCTTCATGAATTGCGACATGCTCATCGCGATCAGCGCGATCACCAGGATGAAGATAAACACCGCCTCGACGAGAGCTGTGTGGAGCAAAACGTCTATCAGCTTGTCTTTCGAATCTGACCGCCCGCCGCTCGGCGAAAAGCCTTCAACTTTCTTCGTCCTGCCCGCTATAACTGCTTTGCCTGCCTTGTCAGGATCAACCTCATTGTACGGTGAATTCCCGTACAGCTGCCCGGCTGCATCTGCGGTGCGATACATCTTTGGAGCTGCAAAAAAAGCTTCACAGCTTAGCTATATCCTCGGACGACATCGGCTTCTCCTGGACGACAGTCTTTTTCTCCCGAGCTCTCGCTTTTTTTGCTTCGTCGATCTTCTTCAGCTCGTGACCGTGGCCCGTCGTGATGTGGGTTCCGACGAGGATAGCGATTGCTCCGAACAAAAGCAGTTCCGGCTCCAGATTCACGCTCTCGGTGAACTTTCGGCAGATCTGCTCGACGAGACGGTCCTTTTTATCCAAGAGCTCTGATAGCTGCGGAATGATCCCGTACAGCGACATCCCGAAGAAATCGTATTTGTCGAGTAGGTTCTGCAAAAGGCTCATCGAGAATTTGATCGTTTCTTTCATCGTTCCTTTCTGTTCCTCGACGCTGAGGGCTCTCTTCCAGAACTCCCATTCTTGCTTGATTATACGGCGCGAGTCGGCCATGCTTGTTGGCGGTGGGCATCTATCGGGGTCGAGTTCGACGACACTGCCGAGCTGTGACTTCATTTCCTTGATCTCGCCGAGGTACTTTCGCTTCTTGAGCAATAAGCGCTCCTGCGGATCGTGCGGCTCCTCGTCATCATTGCTATCGTCGGCGTCGCGGTATTTCTTGACCATTCGTTTGGCCATCTTTTTGGCGAGATGACGTATTCTGTCGTCGCTCCCTCCGTGGTGATGATGATGGTGATGCGAATCATCGGTGGTGTCGTCGTCATCGTCGACTGTTTTCGTCGATTCTGTGTCCGATTCCGATTCTGTTTCAGAGGCCGTGGAGTCGGATTCGGATTCCCGGCCTTTGTGCTTGACATGCATCGTTGAAGCGGGATTTGAATCCGAATCAGAATCGGACTCTATCGGTTTCGCTTTGTGCCCGCCGTGATGATCGCCAGCGGGATTGGGTTTCGGCTGCAGGTGCTCTCGCTCGTGCTCTCGCTCGTGCTCGTGCTCGTGCGAATGCTTGGATTCACCGTACAACTCTCTGTCGGGAAAACTCGCGTGCGGGACGAGAAACTTGGGAGAGCTTTTTGCCGGAGCGAACATCTGGCTAATCGTCGTTCTCGTTTCGACTTTATCGTCGACGAAATGTGGATGCGCTGTCTCGTCTTTCCGTTCTGCTGCCAAAAAGCCACTTGCGTTTGAGGTAATATCTGTTTTGCCCTCCATCGAACCTTGTTAAAACCTTCAGAACCGGTTTAGTTCATACTTCAATCCGACGTCAATCCAGCGTCGACTCCGTGAAGTGGAAAGGGATGTTGACCTCTTCTGGCAGTTCGTCGGAGCGCTGTTTCTTTGGATGCTTCTTGCGCAAAAGGCTGACCTGCTGCGGAACATGCTTCCTTCTCTTTTTGTCGACATACGGATTCGTTCCGAGCGCGAGCGGATATCTGAGGAAAAAGCTGCCGACGATCTGGTCGAAGTTTTCGGACTCGTACGTGTACATCGGGCGGTTCTGTTTGTTCCCCTTGATATCCGTCACGAGTGTGCTCAAGAACGATGGGTTCGTCAGTTTCTCGAGGATCTGGATCATCTTCTTGATGATCTGTTTGTAGTTGATCCGTTTGATATGCATGATGTGCGACGGATCGAGGCCTGACGTCCCGTCGAGCGACTGCATGATCCCCATGACAGAGTTCATCCGGTCCAGATCCGCTTCGTACGACAGGGTATCCTTCGCGGCTTTCAATATCTGATCGAAGTCGAAATCAATGATTGGCGTCTGCAACTTGACGAACCACGGGTTATGCCCGTCCATATCGTGCTGAACGACTTGCCCTTTCGGCCGGAACTGCCCCAAAAAGTTCACGAGATCCGCGACGGTGTACTTCAGCTTTTTACCTTTCGGGAGCGCAATTCCCATCGATGGATCGAACAGAACGAAAGGAAGCTCCGCCTGGATCTCGTTAGCCTTTTCAACCGCCAGACCGGGATCTTTGAACTGCCGCAGGTATCGAAAGACCGACTTTCGGATCCGATCCTTTCGCTTCGTGAACTCTGCTGGCGTCAAACCGTTCACGCCTTTCATCTGCTCGCTGATGTTGAAGAGGTCCACCGTGATCGGAACGTCCTTATCTCCGACTGCCAGTTTCCTGGGATCGATCAGAGCGATCGCATCCTGCAGCTTTTTGGCGAGCTCGGCTTCTCCGGTTTTGCCGAAGATGTACTTGCTCTCTTTCGAGGAGTCCTCCCCCTCGTTCATCAATTCCTCCAGATAATTGAGTAGAACCTGCAGAGATGCCGACATTGCACGTTTTGAAACGACAAAAAAAACGATTGGCATGCTCCGTTGGAGCTCTGACCTCTCGGGTTCTCCGGTAAAAAGCGGACTGGCCGCCTGTCTGCCTACATTCCCATTGGGCGTCCGATCGTTGGGTTGTTGAGCGCTTGCCCTTTCGCCCCGATGATTGATTGCATTTTTGCCACGTTCGTGTTCGACCCGTAACGGGGCTTGAGATTTGTCTTGTCCGACACCGGTTCGCTGATGACTGGCAAGCCGAAATGCGCGAACATTGAGAACGGCGAGAACGGCGAGAACCAGCTGAATTTCCAGTTGCCAGTGGACGCGCCTCTGGCGAGATACATGATGAATACGAACATTACGACGCCGGCGGCTGCCGAACCAAGGTCCCTCCAAGTTATTCCGAACAGACCCATTCTGTGGCTTTTATTGACTCCAAAAAAAAACAAGACTGCAGCACTGCTTACTATTGCATGCACAAGAACAACTTATGCGCGTTCGGTTCCGCGATGTGCGACATTATCGCTTCAACCGTTTCCATGATCCGTTCGTACGAGCTCGCCGAACATACGCACTTGCCGCTTCTGTAAATCTTCACCGTGCAGTGATTGTAGTTTACTTTCGAGACGTTGTGGATGCAGGTATACTTGACGATGATGCCATGGAATCTTTCTGGAACGAAGTGGCTCATGAAGTTCCTCGTCCGTAAAAAGCTGTCCAGTTTTCGTCGCAGAATCACGATATTGGGCTTCGTAACCGTAACGCTCCCATCGCCGTCGTCCTCGTTGACCGTCGTCTTCTGCGCGTAGATCGAGAAGTTCGCGAGGACGATATCGAACTTCGCATCCTGCAGAACGGGCTCGATATCGAGGACGTTCTCGAGCAGAGTGATGAGCATCACGAGGACGCTTTTTAGCTCTGGATCTGTCATCCTGCCGTGGTACTGAAAAGTCGCCGCCGCCGTCAGCTTGACTTTTATAACGCGGACGTTATCGTCGTCGCCGATGTTCATCACGATCATCGAATGGTTGTAAAGAAGCTTCTGTGGCTTCTTCTTTTTGTAGCCACTGATCCCGAACGTGACGATGTAGTTCGTGTGGATGTCTCGCATGGAGATCTTCTCTTCCGTCGCTTTTGGCTTCACGATGTACTGGAACCCAATGATGGAAACGGGCGCCGGTTCGAACCGTATGCACGGAGCGTCTTCCGTGTCGGTCCTTTCTGGCCCGAGCCGATCTTCCATCATTCTGGCTATCTTGGTAATGCCTGACCGACCAATAGATTTCTCGAACCTTCCACCGAGTGTACGCGAATAGATGTTCGGCTTGGTGTTTAAGATCTCAACGGTCATTGTCGGCTCTTTTCTACAAGTACCCTGGGAACTTCAACTTTAACGATCGTCTCCTTAGACCTTCAGCCCCTGTTTTTTTTCGCCGAGAGTTCAAAGACACAGTTATGGCTCGCATCAGCGGTGATCAAGGCGTTCAGCTTACTTCAAAGTCGGCAGAGGATTTCTTCCTGACGGAAGGGCCGCTGGCCGAGAAGACGTCGCAGTACATGAACCTTTTTACCCGCGTGCACATGAAGTATATCGACTTCGCGGAAACGTACATCGAGAAGCAGTTCAACGGTTCGGTCAACTTCGGATCGACGACCACGCAGGTCGATTTGCCGGAAGAACACGATTATATAGAAACGGTGGCCGTTCGGCTGCAGATTTCTGTCGGTGAGGTGGCGAACGTAGCACCCGCCACAGACGCTGCGTGCGTTTTCGCGCCGAACCTCGGATACTCGATCATTGAGGAGTTCCAGCTGAAGGCGAGCAATGTGATGATCGATCTCCAGCGCACGAATTGGTTCAACGTCTACAAGGAGTTCTTCGTGCCGCAAGACAAGCTGTTCGGGCTGAACAAGCTCATCGGCGAAATGACGTCGCAAGATATCCCGCTCAACACGGTCGCGACGGTCCTCGAAATCGCGCTGATGACGAACAACCACTTCATCAAGCTTTACACCGGCCCGCAGATCGCCGCTTTGGTTCAGCCAGCGCAAGATCTCATCATTCCGATCCCATTGTGCTTCGGCGAGCACCACACTTACGCTCTGCCGTACATCCACTCTTCGCGCACGACCTACACGGCGTACGTGAAATTCAGATCCCTCGCGAACGTTTATAGCACGAGCGGCGCGGGCTTTACCGTCACGCACACGCCAGAGATCACGTCGGCGAGCATTCTTACTCGCGGCTGCACGATCGATCCAGATCTCAGACACATGTTCGCGCAGCAGACGAACAAGATGATCATGTGGGAGATCCAGGAGGAGACTCAACCGTTCACCACGACGACTTTGGACTACAAGGTCTCCGGCATCCGCGGGCCAGTGCCCATGTTCTTCCCGCTCGTCCGCGAACAGGAATGGCTTGACGGCACGAACGGTACGAACTTGTGGAACAACTATACCGCTTTTGGCACGGGCTTCACGCCAATCACGAGCCTTGAGTTCCGTCTCGGCTCGAGCAACACGCCGCGATACACGCTGACGCGCGAAATGATCGCGTATCTGATGCCATACGAGCATCTCCGGAAGACGCCCAACGAGGGCTACAATGTTCTTCCATTCTGCCTGGATTGGAAGCCGAGCGAGCTTTTGCTCTGCGGCACGATCAACATGAATCGTTTCACCAACTCGTCGATCTTCATTACTGTCCCGCTCGCTGCAGTCGGCAACATCTGCGAGTTCATTGTTCTTGCGCCGAAAATCACCGTACTCAAGTTCGTCGGAGGTACCGTCGTGAAGGAATATTATTGAAACTGGTCAAAAAATTCTATTCGAGAGGATTTCGTTGATATCTCAACGAAAAAAGAATTTTTTTTTTGTCAGTTTCCACTTCATCTGGGCCCTCGCGGGCCTTTCTGAGCCACCCATTCCCAAAAGGGGACGGTTTCCAGCGCACTGGCGTGTTCCGCCGTCATTTGACTCGGCGCTCCAGCCATGAACGTCTTGTAATGAGTGCGTTGTCTGCAAATCCATGATGCCAGTTGAATCTCCGCTTTCGTCCCCTTACGATGCTTCGGCAATTCGTTATGCTCTTCGTGGTAAGCGATCATTTCCGCGAACCAATCGTCCCAATCCTTTTGTGCGAATCCCCAGGTCCACCCTTTCAGCGCTTCGAGTCTCACGCGCCTGTCGGTAAAAAGCGTCCCCGCTTTCTCAGACTCTCTCTGATGGGCGCACCAAACTCCGAGTCCTCTCTCTCCCATCCCAGGGAGCTTCCCGTTGTGAGTAGCAAGGTGATCTTTGAGCTCCTCGTATCGTTTGTCCCAGTGACCGTACAATATCTGCCGTTCCATTGAATCGAACGTGTCGACCCAATCGGGAGCTGTCGGATCGATATACTTCGTGTCGTTGAAAGTCACGTCCGCGAAGAGTATTCGAGACGTTTCACTGAATTTCTTTCTAGCCAGAGACGTATCAACAGAACATAGAGCTCGAAAGATCTTCTTCGACATAGATGCTTCATCGGCATCGTAACATGGCAGGACTACGTACGCGAGAGGCTTGTTCGCATGCAAACGTAGCACTCTTCCAACGCACTGAACGATCTCTGTCGGAGACGCTTTTTGCTCCGCGAACATGCACGTGTTGGCGCGTTTGAAATCGACACCTTCTCGCAGCACGCCGACTGTCGATAGCATCCGAAGTTTGTTGTCTTCGAAATCTCGGATTATCTGCATGCGTTCTCCCATCTTCGTCCCGCTATCGAAGTATCTTGTCGATATCCCGCAATGATTAGCGGAATCGGCGAACGCTTTCGCATCCGCGCATCTATTGAAATACGTCAGCACTCCATCCATTTCGGGATGATCAATCAAAAGCGCTAGCAGCCCTTCGTTCGGATCACGTTTTGGTTCACCCGCTTCCGTTTTTGCGACCGGGACGACCACCACGTAATCGGTGAGGTACTTTTTATCGATCAACGTCCGTAAGCTCACGTCGTAATCGGCTCGATCCAGCGACGCGGACATGAATAGCTTGAACCCATCCATCGAATTGATGGCCGCCGCGAAACTTTCGTCCGCTACCTGTTCATCATATATCTCTGGCAAAAGTACATGGTGCGCTTCGTCGATGATTATCAAATCGAAATACTCCTGCGCGATCTTCCTGACAGAATTGTAAACGCAGCATACCACCATATCTTCTTCCGTCCATCTGCCGGAACTGTATCCCGTGCCAACTTTTCGTACGGCAATGCCGTGTCTTTCGATAACGGAAGCGGTCTGTTCGAGCAAAAGCAAGCTCTGTACGAATATGCATATCCTGTATTCTTGACGTTCGTTCACGATCTCGCCTATCAGCAACGTCTTTCCGGATCCACAAGGCATTCGCAACAGGAACCTACCGTCGTGAGACTCCACGTTGTCGTCGAAAGACGACAGGCACCTTTGTAGCGCTTCGGCTTGATAATCACGCAAGCGCGTCTCGGCTTTTTGCTCGACGGCGACGGAAGCAGAATCCTCTTTCCGCTCCATCGCGCCGTTCAGACACGAACCCATGCAGATCGGTAGATCTGTGATGTCCAGTTTCTCGAGAGCGCCTTCCTTGATCGTTTTGCTCGTAATGGATGATTCCTTGTTCCGCACGAGAACTCTTTTTTTGATGCCAGCAACGCACGTCGCTGTATGGAACGTCGAAAGTTCTTTCCAACTGATCGATGAACCTGCTTGACGATATTTGATCTGATACGCGGTAGATAGATCTTTCGACATGGCGTCTATGCCAACGTCCATGCATGTCAGCTTCACGGAATCCTTCCACTCCATCGGCACGAATGACCAGTGCAAAAGATCCATTTGAATGCATACCGCGTGCTCGAACATGGTAGCGACAGAGTGCTGCTTGTTTCTCGCAGACGCGAATCCATTATTCAACTTGGCGAGTATCTCGGCGCTTTTCCGTATTGCAGCGTCCATCGTTGATTTGACATGGATTACATCCTTTGTTCACTTTTGATTGATAGAACTCCCGCTAGAATCCCGGATAGAATTGATCCATGGCAGCAAAAAAAAGAGCGATTCGTCCATCATTCATCATCGTCGTCGTCGTCGTCGTCGTCCTCATCGTCGCTATCGGCACCGTAGTACAAAACACCAGCATCGTGCATCTTCTCTGCCAGATTGTCTTCATACCAATCCTCGGACTCATCGTTTGTCAAGAGACTGAACCATATCTCTGTCGGCTTCTTGCCGCAGAGCACCACCGCGTATTCCTTATCAACTTGTTTGTAGATTATGTCTGTACCATCCGTTCCGTTATCAATATCCCAACTACCTACTCTCGTTAGACATGTGAGTACTTTGTTGCCAAACTTCTGGATCCAGATCCCGGGATGTACTTCTTCTTCGATAGTTAGGGCTGGTCTACCTTCGATCGCAGCATTGAACGCGAGACGTCTCTTTGTTTCGCTGATAGCATTCTTGGTAAGGTCCTCTTGGTAACACAACAGCAGTTGTTCTACCTGCAGGACGTTACTCACTGCACCATTTTCGAAATCGAAGATCGAAGTGTCGAATACACAGTCGGAGGAAGCCATGAGTCTAACTTTCCCAGTGATCCTCAATTTCAACCACAGCATACCGTCGGAGACGAACAGTGCAGAATCTTCTGTCCAATAGCACCGCCAAAGTTCCATATGTTGTTTTCCAAAGATCGCATCTTTGAGATCCAACCTCTTCTCTCCATCATGTTTCCATCGCATCTTATCCACAGCCCAATACGACGCATAGAACGTTCCTTCGTATCGTACGTCACCGGATATGGCCATTACCCCGTAAGGGCAAGCTCCGGGCGTATCCAATGCCGGATAGAACGATAGCATTCCTTCGTCGAAGTATACCTGGTCCACAACGTAATTGATAATCTCGACCGGAGCTCCAACCCATTCTTCCAGCAAAAGGTCTCGTGCCTTCTCGGCAGTGGTGTAGATTCGCTGCATCTCTTTCTATCGGCCGAGCTGGTGACTTCAATTTTACGGTCGCCCAGAGGGACCGCTTTTTGCCGGCACGGCGTCGAAGCGACGTCGGAGCATCAAAAAAAGAGCGCATTGTCTCTTACATAAACCACACTTCGTGCAGATCGTTGCCGATGAGCATCGTCAAAAGATCGTCGTCAACCAGTTTGTACGTGAACGATTCGTTTCTGCCGACACAGAATTCTCGGCGTCCGCTGTGCGTGTCGATCCACACGTACTCAGCATGATGGTTATTACGCACGATCCAAAGATCGTACCCTATCTTTTCGAACACATAGCCTAACCCGATGAGATTCGGCTGTTGACACACCGCCGTGGGAGCATCTTTCTCGCGCGATCGGCAAACAAAATCTTCTCCGATACCCACGGTCAGGTCCAAGTTTCCATCGTTCACTGAAATCAAACACCTTCTTCTTTCGTACGGAGGCTTGACCCATATCTTCGCCGGACCGTTCAGAACCACTTCGCAAAAAGGAAGGGTCTCCGTTCCGGCTGCCCAGAACACGAAGATATGCTTATCAACGAGGAACAGAAAGTACGGTTTTTCGTCATCCGGGGTATCCGAATAGAATAGCAGGCTAGTCTCATCCTTGATCTCCAGACCTTTGTATCTCTTCCGGATGTTACTGAGCGACTTGCAGTAATACGTGGCTGACGATTTGACGTCACCTTCTTCGATCATCAGTCCGTCCCAATATCCACTCGGCGTGTCCGACTTTCGGTAGATGCCGCACCAATCGTCCTGCGGCATCTGATTCGCAATATAGTCAATGATCTCGAGCGGCGCCTCTCGCCATTCGTCCACCAAAAGCGCTCTCGTCTTCTCCGCAACAGTGTTGATTCGCCGCATCTCTTTCTATCAACTACCCTCTGGTGACTTCAATTTTACGGTCACCCGGAGGACCGCTTTTTGCCGGCACGGCGTCGAAGCAGCAAAAAAAGAACGTGTCAGTCTCTCAATCGAACCACAGTTCGTACATATCGCCGCTGATCGATACGACCAATAGGTCGTCGTCAACAAGCTTGTATGCGAATACCCGGCCTTTCTCGAACAAGTAGTTTCCCGTGTCTCCGGAATTCGAAACGAACGTTATCATAGTGTCGTATTCGAAATCGATTTCAAATTTCCAAAGATCGCGCGCCACTTTCGTTTTCTCCTTCGCCACGGCCAAAGTGCTATCTCTCGCCACGATATCCGCGAGTTCGTTCCCCGACTCCACGCGATGAGGCGATCTATGCATCGTCTTTTCGCCAACCACCATCATCTTGGTGGCAACGCCGTCTGCGATCGAAAGAAGCGTCATCTTTTCGGTGGAGATTGTCTTCACCCATATCTTCGCCGGTCCTCTCAGGATCACTTGGCACACATGTAGCCTGGTACCATCGTCTATCGAGCAGCACAGCAATAGGACGTTCTTGTTCACGAGATATAGAGAGTCCAACTCGCCGTCAGCCGACATTTCGGCTCCGCCCAGGGTTGAGATATCTACGACGGACCGTGCGTCGTACTTGCCGAGTACATCATCTATGTCATCGTAGCTGTACTCCGACGAGACCGTGTCTCCCGATTCTATCATCAAACCGTACCAATACCCGCTCTGAACGTCCAGCTTCTGATAGATACCGATCTTCAGCTCATGCTGCATTTGGTTCACGATGTAGTCGATGATCTCGATCGGCGCCTCTCGCCATTCGTCCGCCAAAAGCGCTCTTGCCCTCATCACATTGGTGCAGATCTCGGCCATTCCTTTCTGTCCGACGAGCCTACGGGATTCAATTTTGCAGCCGACCCCGCCTTTTTACCGGCCAGCCGCACAGGTAAAAAGAGCCTCAAGGGCTGCAGCACTATTCGCCGATCGGAGTATCGAACCACAGTTCGTGCAGTTGTCCGCCGATAGTCATTATCAGAAGGTCATTATCGATCAACTCGTAATCGAATTTCGTGTCGGCACTGAAAGTTAGCTCCACGGCGTCTGTACGCGAGACGAAAGTCACGAGCCGTCTCTTCCATTTCCCAGATCCCAACATCGGTGATTCCAGCTTTCGAAGATCGAACCCAACTTTCTCTCGAGACAGCGCGTCCGTCCAGTTAGCGTTCTTCTTCATTCCTTTCTTGATCTTCTCGCGCCGCATCGTCAGATCCATCGAACGACACATATAATGAGTAACCGTCGACGACACACAGGTAACGCATCCATCCTTGACTATCAGTAACTTCTTCGGGCTGCGATCGCTCAGCTTCATTTGCACTTTCGTTGGACCGCGCGTGATCACTTCGTAGAGAACGTTCTCGTACGTGTCCCACAATACGAGAACCCGTCTGTCGAAGAGATACAAATGCCATCCAAACCCGTCCTCGGATTTGAACCCACGAACCACGTGCGATACGTCGACGAGACGGTCGCTATCGTATTTCAACTCCACTCTGTCACTATTCAAACAAACGTACATCGACGTACTTACGTCCCCTTCTTCGATCATCAGACCCATCCAATTCCCGCTCGGGGTGTCCAACTTCCGAAAGATGCCGGCTTTGTCGTGTTGCGGGCACATTTGACCTGCGATGTACTCGATGATCTCGAGCGGAGCGTCCGGCCATTCGTCTGCCAAAAGTGCTCTCGCCTTCATCTCTTGCGTGTAGACTTCGAACATCGCTTTTTACCGGAGTCGCGTTCGGCTTTCAATTTTACGGCGGCCGCCGCAAGCAAAAAAAGAGTTACATCCATCGGTCGGCCTGTCAATCGTCTTCCTCACTCGGATCGCGAGAGATCGTCACGTCGTACGAATCCTCTCCGATCCTGACGGTTATACTTTCTTGGTCCACGATTTCGTATTCGAAATCCGGGAAATCGTGCTCTGGGAGCGCGAAATGATCGTTCAGCGTCACAAACACCACGCGATACATGCCTTCCTTGAATCCGCAGAACGCCGTCATTCCTTCGCATATCTCTTCTCTTCGCACGACCTCGCCATAGAGGTGCTCGATGTATCTACGAAACGTGCCAGCTCCATTGGCATACCCGCTGTATTGCAGACTGAAACAGACCAAATGGTACAGCGGTATCCTGGTTTGCTTGACGATAACACGTCCATCGTACTGCCCACGAAGCATGTGGCGGCCGCCGAATTTCAGTAAAAAGTCGACTTCGCCTTTCAATCGTATCCTCAAGAACATGTAGCGCCAGAGGATGTAGATACAGTCGCCGGAGACGTAAGCCATCGTGGTTTGAACACCATCGCCACGAGGAGAGAGCCGGAAGAACTTGCTATCCGATTCGTGGAGTCTAAGTTCCCTCAACGTGCTGCGCTGGATCTCATCCTGCGCCTTGAAATCCCACTCGCCGGTTTGTTTCCATCGCTTCTTGGCGCCTCGCGGATAGTACATTCCTTCGAATTTGGCTTCTCCGGAAAGGACCATTATCCCGGTCCACAGATAGTTGATTGCGTCCGTCTTCCGGTAAAAAGCAACGGTGGCTTTGTCGCCTTCGCAGATCTGATCCACGATGTAGTCAACTATTTCCAACGGAGCTTCTTTCCATTCGACGCACATAGCAGCTCTTACCCTTTCTCGTTCTGTCGGGACACGGATCATTGGAGTCTGGGAGCCTGAGAGCCTTTTTACCGAAGACGCTTGCAGCTTTCAATTTTTGCGGCGCTGACGCAGCAAAAAAAGAAGGGCCGTCAGTCTGTCAGTTGACCAGTCTAGTGTATCCAAAGTTCGTGCGTCGTTCCGCGAACTACGATGATCATCAAATTGTCGGACACGCGATCGAAACCGAATTCTTCGAACGCGTCTGGCTCTATCACCGAAAAGTCCACCGAGCTTGCGCATATCAATTCTCTTCTACCGTGCGATGTCGAACAGAAGAAACGTAACTCTCTGTCCGTATACAGCTGTTCCAGTTGACCCAATCGATGTTCCATTTTAGCCATCCGCGCCGACCAAGAATAAGCATCGTCTCTGTCTCGTTCATCCCGCGCGCGTCTGATGTGACACACTTCTATTGTCTCCATCAGCGTGACGGACCCATCGCAGTACCGGAATCTGAAGTTTCTGTCTCTCGCGTATGTGCGCATCAGGAATTCGACGGGGCCGTTCACGAGTATTTCCATGTATGTCAGTGCTTGATCCGATCCGACGCAAATCACGTTGTCTCCAGTAAGTATGCCTGTTGGACCTTCCATTATGCCGTGGAAACGGACCGCCTTTTTACCGGGATGTGCTTCGGCAACCACGTGATCGAAGTTTCGAGCGCGCAAATGCAATATGCCTGCGGCGCCAACACAATCGGCTCGCTGCTGGAAGCTTCCGAGAAAGCGGGCGTCTCCAGATAGCACCATTATCCCATTCCAGCCATCACTGACGGCGTCCGTCTTTCGGTAAAAAGACTGGATCCGCTCGAAGGTTATATGCTCCGTGACGTATTCGACGATATCGATCGGGGCGTCGACCCATTCTGCCAAAAGGATGTCTCGCAGATTCTCCTTTTTGGTCTGGATACGGCACTGCATGGTTTGCTTACTGCCGCTGGCGACGTTCAATTTTTCAACGCTGACGCAGCAAAAAAATAGACATCTGGCGTTCAGTGTTCGATATTTGGCCGGCTAGTCTTCATCGCTATCTGTATCGGAATTCGGGGCTTCGATGATACTTTTGATCCTCTTCAACGCCTTGGCAGACGACGCTTTCTTGTACGCCGCACAACCGTCGGGGTCATCTTCGTAATCGAGATCCGGAGTCAACAGTTTGTCAAGGTTCGTCGGGACCGGAGATCCATAGTGATACGTCCGGGACGTATACGCGTACGAGTAGACGATATCCGATAGCTCCGGAATGAGCCACTCATCCAAAAGGCACGGCTTGTAGCGGTCGGTGCAGTACCAATTCTCTTTTTGCAGTTTCGACATCCCATCGATCGCGCCTTGTCGCATCTCAACGGTGGTCTTGAACTTTTTGCTCAAGTCGTCGAAATGGAGCGTGTCGATGAACTCCTCGATCCTCGGCGATCTCACGTACTCCGGCACTTCGATATTCGCTGTTATACATCCCTCTCTTCTTCTTCTGTTCATTTGAACGACATGCTCTCTCATGCACTCACGATCGAACTTGCCAGCAATAAGATCTTCGAGAGTTCCGTCTTCCGTAAGATCCAGCGTCAAACACGTTTTCGGATTCGGAAATCTTGCATTGCCGGAGTCCGCGTAAAAGGTGGCGATATCGTATCCTTCGGAATCCTGTTCGAAGATCAGAGCCGCGAAACCTTCGTGTTTATCCAAGATGTCCATCGCTATCCTGTGATACTGGACGTCCGGAATGATCCCAACGAACTCTTTCAGCACGACGTACTTCATGAACCGTCTTTCGTAACCAGCCTCTCGCATGTCGTGATCGAAAACGATCACGTCGTGGATGAGAGAGAATAGGCAAGCCGGAGTGCAGTACACTTCGCCGTTGTACACAGCGCACGAACAAGGTGGCAAATCGAACAGGAACAAAAGTTCCGACAGCGTTCGGCTAGTGCCAAGAATGAACTGATGATGGCACGCGAAAGACACTGCGTTCTTCGTCCTGGTGACATCTCCAGTTTTGAGTCCAGTATCGACTTCTTCGCCGAACGCGAGTAGCGTCTGGAGACCTTCCTCCGGGCTGCATATCGGGAAGTAGTCAACGTCGTTGTTATCATTGCACCCGGCGCTGAGTGCGAAATGCCCGAGTGTAGCAGAAGCGATCGCACCCATTATGCTTTTTATTGCGGACCCTCCAGCGACTGCGCAAACGTGCTGCCCTAGCGGCAGCGGGCCGTTGCCATGCATATTGACGTGTTTCGACTTGATCGTGAACCCTTCGGGAATCTTCATCTTCCGGAAACGCTCGCACTCGCGAAAGATGTCCTCTCGCGTAAAAAGCCCTTCAAAGGGGCCAAACCCCGAGCCATTACCGTTGAGGTAGGCTGCCCGGTACTTTTTATGCTCAGCAATGATCTCTTCGTAGCAGGACATACTGACCAGTTTGCAATGCAGTCATTGTTCGGTTAAATTTTTGCAGACACAGCGCAGCTCGCCGCAGGCGCCAAACTCGGACTCGGACTCAAACCTCGCCGATCTGCCCGAAATGGATGCGCCGATCCATCGCCCTTTTCTCCGGAGAGCGTTCGCACACGAACACCGTCAGGGACAGTAGCACGCAAAATATGAGGTTCGCCACTGCGATGTACATCGTCGAGCTGAAACACGGTCTGGCGTCGCAGATCAGATTATCGGTGGCAGAACTGAACATGCACAGTGTGTATCCGAGTACTGGCCTGGAGGTTGGACAAGAAGAGCATCGCGCGTAGTCGCCCATGTACATGAAGTTGATCTGCTGTAAAAAGTCCGGTCCTGTCATAACGCCGCTGGCGTAGAGCTTTGTACCGTTATAGTAGCATGGATAGACCATTTCTGTCGGAGCCTGCGCGATAAACGCGAGAACGAAGAACGTCAAGCCGCCAATAACGAGCGGCGCCGCAATACGTGAGCGGTATCTGAATGTGTCGAACGAAAGGTCGTGGTCCCGCTGCATAGCCTTTTTGCCACTGCAGCGACATGGTTAGACTGAAAAATTGAGGCCAACTACTGATAGTAAGCAATCAGTAGCAATGAACACTTTGGAGATCATTGTCGAGAGTTCGAAGTGCGTTGGGTATCACGGCATTCCGGTTGAGCTGTGCTCCATCATCGAAAGTTACATTCCAGGCGATCATTTCGTCTGCAACATCATGCACATATGGAAAGATTGCCGAGTCGAAGTCGTGTCTCCTCCAGAATGGTTTCCAGCGAGCAGTTTTCCGAAAGATCGAAAGCTGCATCTCGAGTGGCCAACGATCGATGGCTATCGTTCTTCGGAGTATTTCCACAGTCATTCCGTCAGAAATGTACAGGGATACAACGAGTGGCTGATCAATATTGCCGGCAAGCAACTAACTCAGTTCAAGATCGAACGAAACGGCGACGGTTACGTGATCAGGAAAGTCCGCACGCTGTCGTTCGAAACGCCGCACTCTATATACATGATGGACGACGATGGGTTCGAGATAAACACGTCCGATGGCAACAAGATAAAGTACTCGTGGTCAACGCCATATACTCGGCGCACGATGCGAGCCGGAGTCCGAAAATCCGTATTCGAGTTCGAATACGGTGAAGGATCGAAAGACTTCCACTACGACGATCGTTCGAAGAACGGATGGTGTTCGCTATCAGCAACCGGGAGTGCGCTTTTTATCGGAGAGCGCGAGATCGAGCGAAATCTCCCAAGCGGAGGAACCTACAGAACCTTGTACATCGTCGACAGAAAGGATGCCTTCATAGCCGTGCTGCACGTAGACACGGGGATATTCGTTTTCGCGTGGAAGCGTCTAGGAAACGATATCCAGCAGTACATACGTACAGGAGCCGCTGTCAGGGCGGACCTCGACGGCATCATTTACGGAGGGTCATCTCTGAGCCTTCGAGGGCGCTTTACCGAAATAGATCCGCACGACCTCTATGAGAGCTGGACGGAACTCACGCTCGCTCTGTAAAAAGCGGCCCGTCAGCCGGCCATCAGCCACTAACCAGCGGCAGCGGCAACCACTGAACCATTTTTTTTGCTGCGACGGCCGCTGAAAAATTGAACGGAAGAGCACGAAAGAGCAAGTTGTTCAGCAATGCAGTTGTCTATCCTTTCGAAACTTGTATCGGCATCGTCGGGCGTTGGGTATCACGGCATGCCTCTCGAACTTTGCAACCTGATCGCGGAGTACGTTCCGTCGGTATCGGTCGGTTACAACGTCCATCATTTCTGGCAAGGATGCGACGTGACCGTGAAACTTACGACAGCGGCGTACGGCGAACCTATCCTGTACAAAACGATCGTGTTGACGTGGGAAGATCAGGAGATAGCAAAAAGTACGATCTACATCCATTCTTACGAGGTGGGAAGCATCGTGGGATATAACGAGTGGCTGCTCAACATCGATACCTCGCAACAAGTGACGCAGTTCAAGATCAATAGGATAAAAGACTGCTTCGTCTGTGAGCCGATCCGCAGGATCACGTTCCGGTCGGAAATCCCGAGGCCGAAACTTTCTCTCCACGAGAGCGGGTTCCTGATCGACGCTTGCGACCTCTACTGCCGAAAGGGGTTCGCCACGACGCACATGTGGGTTCCGCCATACACGGAGGGTTCGCCGTACCAATTTCCAAGGCTGGGTATCATGATTCCTGGCATGCTGGAATGGCCGATGGATGTTCATTATGACTCCGCGACCAGGACGACAAGTTACAAAGAGAGACCTTTCCACTACCGGTGGACGCTTTTTGTGGACGAGAAGGAGCTGAAAAGCGAGCTGCCAATCGTTATCGGCCGAGTCAACGCCATCATCATCGATCACGGAGATGCGTTCGTCTTGGCGATCATCAGAGACAAAGACATCGATATAACCATCTGGCACCGTTCGAACGGTGCTCTTCACGAAAGCGATCACTTTCGCATCAACGTCGAGATCAACGGCGTGTCCGCACTGACTTACCACGGATCTTGTATCCACATCCGCGGGCTGTTTTCGATCATCGATCCGAGAGTCGGAACGCCTCAACCCTGCACTACACTTCTGATCGCACTTTGAGAGCCCGGAGAGCCCCGAGTCGGCATCTGAACCATTTTTTTGCTGACCACTATCCGCTCGCGAACTGACACAGCAAAAAAATGATTCAACGTCCGCCCGGCGAACTTTCTACTTCTTGTAAGTCTCCGTAATCAGAGCGCAAGTCACCATGTCGAATTTGACCGACCAATATTTCGTCGGCCTATCTATCGACGGCACGAAGCTGGCAAAAAGCTCCGGATCTCCCGTCACGACGTTCGGTCTGTCGCGGTTGAGTACAACAACTCGTTGCATCGAGAACGTGCTACGATCCTTTCTAGATATCCACCATCTACCTTGGCGATGATCGAACCCTCTCCACGAAAAGTACGACAGATAGAGCGGCACCAGTTTGTGCAGACAGAGAACTTTCTTCCAATCTCCGGTTTCTAGATATCTGCAATCCTTCACAAACCCCAGCCATCTGCCAAGATCCCCGCTTTCGCATTGGCCGGTCTTGATCATCGCTTCCGAATCCATGAACATGCCAGGGCGCACATTGTTCAGATACAGTTTCTGCGACATGATCCTCATGTCCTCTTCCGTCGTGGATTCCGGTTTCGTACGCAACGTTGCGTACTTTTCTTCGCTGAACTCCGACCACTTGACGCAGTATCGGAACTCTCTCTCAAAAGCCGCGCTGTCTGTGATGCCGAGATATCGGTACCCGACGGCGAATTCTTCGAGAACTTTCCAGTCTGGTTCCAGTTCGAGGATCGTGTCCCGGTAGATCAGTTCTCGTTCAGCGTCCAGCTGGACGATCACTTTTTGCCGCTTCAGTTTCGTCACGACGCGGCTTCCTTCGTCATCGATCTCAAAAGTCAGGATGAGAACTTCATCTCCAGCTTCGCCAACAGATCTGACGCTATACCTTTTCTTCTTGTACGCAGCCTCGATGGAAGAAGAGAACGGGGCAGAGACTTTCCCCTCGTAGGTCGCGTTCTCGACGGACACCGATAAAAAGTTGCCTCGCAGGTTGAATTCGGTTACGGGCATCATCGTCTGTTCCGGAACCACGGCCGGAGACGGAGCCGGCGCTACGGCCGGAGCCACGGCAGGAGCCGCGATCGGAGCCACGGCAGGAGCCGGAGCCGGAGCCGGAGCGGGCACCGCAGGCTTCAGACTTTTTGCGATCCCGATGAGAACTTTGATCTCGCCGATCAGGTGAGCGTTGTCGTGCTGCACAAGATCCGCCCGATAAAACAACTCCCGAAGTTTCGACGACACAAGCTTTTCATCTGAGTCGCAGAAGTATCGCCCGCCACCGTCCGCAATCTTCCATGCGGCGAAGTTTCCGAAAGTCGTTGCGACAAGCCGAGAAGGCAAGTAGTACCATCCGCCTTGGAAGTCCCGGCTGAACAAGATTTCTTCCCCAACACGCAATGCGAACAAGAAGTGTTCCTTTCGTTCAGCGTAGAAATAGCTCCAATCGTCGCGCGCTTTTTCCTCGTGAGACGAACTCGCATCAACGCTGTCTCTGTAAACTCGGCCCTCGGAGATAACGTAAGAAGGTGCAGCCATGGTGGTTTGCCGACTTGATCATCTTGCCAGTAAATTTTGAACCGATCGCGGCAAAAAAACGATCGGAGACCGCGTCGGCGGCTTTCTACTTCTTGTAAGTTTCCGTGATCTGCGCGTACAGTACGCGATCGAATTTGATGGACCAATGGTTGGTCTTTTGATCCAGCATCACAACCGGGCGATCTGCTTCAAATACCGTTATGTCTCCATCAGCGATGATCGGTTTCTTATCATTCAGGAGAACCAGGTGCACCATATCAAAAGTCGTGGTGTCTTCGCGGGTTATCCACCATTGTTGGTAGGCTCGCCTTTCGTAACCTTGCCAGGATCGATACGATAGCAATAGCGGGGCAAGTTCGTACAGTCCGAAATAGTACCGCCAACTATCGTTGACGATGTCGTCCTTCACGTAACGGAACATCTCCGCAAAAGTGTTGCAGTAGCAGTAGCCACTATTTATCGACGAAGCCGAATCGCGCAAATCTCGATGGACGTTCTGCATTCTCACTCTCCTCGAGAACAGTATCATATCGGCTTCGGTCGCCGATTCGGGTTTCGTCTTGAGAAGGTTGTACTTGTCTTCGTTAAAAATCGTCCACCCAACGCCCCATTTGACGTATTCGTCGAAAGAAGAATCGTCGACGATACCTTGATAGCGATACGCGATCGCAAATTCCTTGAGGGTTTTCCAATCCGGTTCCGCCGACACCAGAGAATCGAGCCACACTAGCTTCCGTTGTGCGCTCACTCGGACGATCGCTTTTTGCCGTTTGAGTTTCACGCTCGCACTCCCATCGTCGAGATCGAAAGTCAACGTCAAGCTATCAGCCCCTGCGTCCTGTGGCGCGACAACAAGTTTCCCTTTCTTGTGTGCTTCGTCGATCGCGAGTGCGAATGCGGTCTTGCTTTCGTAAAAAGCGCCATCATACTTGAGCGAAACGAACGTTCCGTGAGCCCTGAGTTCTGAGATTGGTTCCATCTGGTTTGCTATCGTCGATTCAGATCGTTCAATTTTTCCAACCCAAGAACAGTTGCCCGTCCGGCAAAAAGCGATGGACCCAATCAAGCTATGGTGCCTTCTGCCGAGTGTCGCTCAGGCGACGAAAGTGGATCTCAACGCCGAGTATCTCAAAAGTCCCGTCAACATGTTCAGTACCGATGAGCAGTGCCGCTTCGTCGCCGGCATATCGGGCAACGAGGTAACCTACGGCGGGTTCGGCGAAGAAAGGTCCGATCTGCTGGCAGGGTTCGAGAAAGAAGCGGAAGAGAATGCGAAAGCGGCTGCGGCGGCTGCGCCGGAGGTAGCCCCGCGGCAGCGGTTCCGAATGACACATCTCGGGATCGATATCAACAATCTGGACGTCGGGCAAATGGTGTGCAGCCTTACAGACGGTATCGTCTTCCACGTCCTCGATGACGAAACGGCGATGAACGGCTGGGGCACCCGAATCATAACTTTCGACGGCGACGATACTTACTGTCTATACGGGCATCTCAGCAAAACTACACACAGAGCCGGCGACGTGATTTACAAGACCGATCTTATCGGCAGAATCGGCGCTCCCGCTGAGAACGGCGGATGGTTTCCGCATTTGCACTTGCAAGTGATGACGAGCCTGTACATGGAAGATTACCGAGGACGTTACACCAGCATCGACGGGTACTCTTTTTACCAGAAGGTCTCCGACCTTCGAGGTATCGTCGATCCCGAAACCTTTCTAGCGTAAAAATGACTCCAACGAACGGCAGTCGGCAGACATACGGTCATGAAAACCTGTACGAGGGCCAAGATCTTTTCGTGCGACGTCGAGAAACTCTACCATGCGACTGTGATCAACGACGGGAAGCAAAAAGAGAAGTACGACGAACTGATCGATGTATATCCCGATTTCACGGTTCCCGCGATAGGAGAATACTCAACCAGATTGGACATCGAGAAATGGTTCTCTTTACGGCCATGCAAGGCATACATATCCTCGCTGGAAAGCGAGTACGTAATGCTCGAGTACAATGTAACGAAATGCCCGCTCAGGCTTGCAGCGACGCCATTTGCTTCCGGTAATCCTCACGTCAGAAAGCTGCGTCGACGAAAAAAGATCGACGGGTACTTCTTCTTCGCGGACATCCTCGAAGTGTGCCTTTTTAGCGCGGAGGACTGTGTGGATGACGAGCCTTCCATCGTGACGCCCAAGGAAGACCCCGTGGAGACCTTTGCTTTCGAGGAAGTCTCGCTTTTGCACGTCATCGACGTGGAGCCGCTCTTCCCAAAAGACTAGCCCTTGCGGCAGAATGCACCTTCTTTTTTTGCTGAGACGACGCACCATTCCGGAGGCACTCCCCTTCAAAAATTTAACGGCTTGACCCTGTCGGTAGTTCTGGCCCTAGTGATACCTTCAGTACTCATGTCTACCTTCAGCGGAATGTCTATCTTCGGTGTGCCTATGGAAGTCGTTTCGTGGATTGCACTGGGTGCGATCGGTCTAGCGTTCGCGTTTATGTACCACCCTCTCGAGCAGTTTGGCAAGGGCGATACGGCAAAAGCCGAGCATATGATGGAATACATCCAGAAATACAAATATCGCAACATGATCACCGTGGTCCACTCCTTCAAGACTGAACCCCATGGCCTCGTGATCGGCAAAGGCTTCATCGCCTACGTCTGGGCAGAGCCGGCCAACCAATTCGACGACAAACTCTCTCATGTCGGCTATATCTTCCGCTGGGTCAACCATGACCCTCCAGTGGAGAAACCAGAGGGCGACAAAAAGGACCCCAATCTGGTTGACGTCCTGATCATGACGGAACCTTACATGAACAGCCACTTCGAGCTCTCACGCAGTGGGTTCAAGATCCGCCAGCCATTACCCGTCGACGTCGATCGCATCGTCACTGACATCGTCAGGCAAGCCAATAACGTCGATCAGACGAAGTACACCCGGAACTTCACAGCCCTTTTGACCGGCGTCCCAGGATCGGGCAAAAGTCTCGTCGCCGACGCCCTGGCTCACCGCCTGAAATGCCCCGTGTTGAAAGGCTGGACGCCTTTTACCGAAGGACACGTGCTCCAAAGCATCCTCAAAGAGACCGCATGCCACAAAGAGCTCGTCATCGTCTTCAATGAGTTGGACGGCAGCATTCTCGAAGCCCTCCGTCGTCCTGTGAGACCGCCAACGCATCGTCACCTCCGTCCGCCTATCTGGAACAAACAGACCGTTTGCGACTTCCTCGACGAAATCCAGAATCAGAGCGACCTCTTCGTCGTCATCACCATGAACTGCGACCCTCGTGTGATCGATGAGATCGACCCCGCCATTCTCAGAACTGGCCGCATCAATGGCAGATACGTGCTCACCACGCCGATCGGCGAGCAGTACGCGAAAGACAAGTACACTCCCAAGCCCGCGAGCAAGTCGGAAGGCAAGCAAGAATGCAAGGTTGCCGACTTCCTGGACATAGTGTAAAAGGCGACCGGCAGCAAGCAAGAAGCAGGAAGGAAGCAAGCAGGATACAAGAAGAAAAACCCAAAAACAAAAACAAAAAGTAAGGGTCTTTTTGTTTTGCTTTTGTTGTTTTTCTCCATCATCCCGCCCTTACGGCGTCTAGAACCCGTGCGGATTGTGCTTCAGCAGGATCGTGAACTCGAATTTGGTGCCCTTTCCGTCCGTCAGGACGATCGGCAGGCAATCACCGACGCATCCGCTTCCTCGCATGCTTTCGTCCATCCACTTGAAAGTCGAGACGGCTTCTCGAATGTCTCTGCCGGTGAACCCTTCCACGTACTGCATGCCATCGTGGGTAAAAGCGATGCCGACACTATCGTCGTAGACGCGCACGTACACGTAGTTTCGGTAGACGTCGACGAAGATCGCGAGCTTGTTCTGTTCTTCCAACCAGTCGCACCTGTACCCCTGGTTCGGTGCCGATCCGCAGAGATTACGACGCTCCGTTTCGTAAATGTCTTGCATATCCCACGACATAACGAACGCATGCCCTTTCCACATGCCAACCGGCCGTCGGCCAATCAGTCCGGCACTGACGGTGGAAATGGGGATCGGGCACAGAGCCAGGGAGTCCCCGTCGAAAGACATAACCGTGCGGCGGCCGTCATCTCCCTCGACGTAGAGCAGCAGGTTGCCCTCGAAAGACGTGGCGATGGTAAAGTCTTTCGGAGCGTCTGGCAACGCAAGGATTGTCTTTTTGCTTACATACGCCGTGCACTGCAGATACGAGCAAACGAGCGCGCATAACTCAATTGGGCCATCCCAAGCTTCAGCAATAGCGGTGAAATACGTAACGCTGGACATCTGGAAAACGTAGGCGATAAACGATAAACGAACTGTCTTTTTACCGGAGAGGCCTTCAATTTTTCAAAAAGTGAAGCAGCGCAGACGAGACGTTCAAACGGTAACCGGTCAGCGATCAAACAGCGATCAGACAGCAAAAAAAGAATGGACAGCCTTCCAATCTGCAATAACGAACAGGAGTGCTCTATTTCGACCGTCGACGGGTTCATGGAGTTGATGGAAAAAGACTGTTGGGCCTGCGTCATGGAAAAAGATAGAGCGGTAGTCGTTCTTTGGAATACCTACGCGCGACGAAAAGAACACCCGGACACTTTCGAGATGCACCTCAACCCCTTGTACGAAGCGGAACAGAGCCGCCGTACCGGGATCATAGCGGCACCCCATGTCTTCCTCGCGCAATACGAACCGGATCACCTACACTTGTTCGTTGGGCAAAAAGGTTCTCACCGCTTCACGATGTCCAGAACCGCTCCTCCAACATTCGGCAAGTTCAACAGCGACGAGCAGTGGTAATTTACCAGGGCCGAGACATCATGTACGGGTATTTGAGGCACTCGGTGTTTGAAACTGCGTTGAGATCGAGCTGCAAAATGTTCTCCGTCGGAATGTCTAGATATATCTGAGCCGTCCCTTCTGTGTTTCCAGGGACTTCGGCAATCAACTTTTTTTCGTTCGCCCCGATCAGCCACACTTTACGCTTGACGATATTCCTTCTGATCGTCGATTTCGTCATCGTGTTCAGCCGCGGGATCTGAACCGTATATCTGTACGGCAGAGTGCCCGAATAGTCCTTGAGGATCGCGGATGGGTTGCCTTTTTGGATCTGGACAGTCGAATACGGCAGAGGCGTCTGCGCGATGCAAGAGCCTTTTGCCCCCAGGAACTGGCACGGCGAACCGTCGGCTCGTTTCCACGGAGTACAGGTGGCGGCGGGCATCTGAGAACGGATCAGTTCGATGATTCCAGCGCACGCAGTTTTCATCGCCAGCGCGCCGCCCTCCAAGGTTCGAGTGCCAGAAACCATTGAGCAAGCAGTATACGGCGGGGCGAACATCCACTGATCCGCTTTCGATACCGTCGGCCATTTCGTCACGATAGCGCCCAGAGTCGAAAGTATCGGGCCTTCTACGCCAGCCTCATTGATGGCGCTGATCCCAAGTTTCCATTCTCCGGGGATGAAGATAAGTCCCTGAACAGTCTTTCCGTTCTTGTCAACCATCGTGCCCAAATCTCCGTCCAAAGTGGCCTTGAACGCGCCGTAAACTTCTCCGACGTCCAGCGGCATAAAGTTCGGCGAGCTGTCGCAGTACCCTTTCGAAATGTAACTCGCCGTATTCACTTGTTTCAGCTCGAGGAACTTCCGGGGATCGCTGCACAGCAAACCCAACTTTTCTTCGGCGGTTGGATTCGCAGGACATGCACAGTCCATGTAGCAGGACGAACCTCCAACGTCGTCAGGTGTCATGTGCGTCGCCCAAAAAGGTCTCTTGTCGAACCGATCCCAGCACGCTATCCCGACGAAATCCTTGCCTTCTGACGCAACGATCGGCAGCCCGGATTCTGTTGGCAGAGTTGTGGGTGCCTTTTTATCCGTCTCGTCTGCGACGGGCGCACCCGACGGCACTGGCGGATTTGGAGAGATTACAGGGGGTGGAGTGACGGTCGCAGCAGCAGCAGCCAAAGAAGCTGCCGCAGCAGCGGACGCAGCAGTTGAAGCTTCCGAAACAGCAGCAGCAGCAGCCGAGGCATCCTCAGCTTTGTCCGCTGCCGCGGCGGCCGTCTCGGCGGCGGCAGCCTTTTCAGACGCTAGTTTCGCTGCAGCAGCAGATTCATCCGAACGAGCCGCCTCTGCGGCAGCAGTAGCTTCAGCTTTCGCCTTGTCGGCGGCCAGAGCAGTGGCGGCAGCCGTTGCAGCGGCCGCAGCGGCAGCAGCATCATCTTTCTTCTTCTTCTCGGCGGCAGCCGCCGCAGCAGCGGCCTCTTCCTTTCGACGTTTCTCCGCGGCGGCGGCGGCCAGAGCGGCGGCGGCAGCGGCGTCAGCTGCAAGATCTGCGACCCTTTTCGCGTATGCCGCTGCCTCAGCTTTCTTCCTGGCTTCTTCGGCCATCTGCTCGTCTTCTTTCTTCTCGGCTGCCGCCGCTGCAGCGATGGCGGCGACTCTTTTTGCTTCATCTGCAATAGCGGCAGCTTCAGCAGCTGCGGCTGCTGTCTCGGCAGCGTCTTTTTTTGCTGTGGTTGCCTCTCCCGACGGTAAAAGGTACATCAGCAGCCAGATAAAAGCGCCCAGAGCGCTGAACCCCACGACAGTGGCGGCGATCTTTCGTCCAAGACTCCACTCTCCCGAGCTTCCTGAACTTCCAGTCGATTCTTCGTCAGACATCCTTTGAGTTGTCCAAGAATTAAAGTTGAAACTGACATCGACTATAGATCAAATCTACCAGCCCACTCATGCAAGGCGAAAAACACGAGAAGTTGACGGATAGGTCCCACATTCTGAAAAGGCCCACTGCATACATCGACGATCCGTGCAAGAGCTTTCAAAAGTTGTGGGTCCTCCGAGACGGGCGGTTCTACTTCGAAAAGGTCAACATGAGTCCCGGGTTCAAGGGCATCGTGAAAGAGATCGTTTCTAACGCTCTTGACCGCGTCAGCATCGACGATACGTGTACGGCGATCGATATCGACATCGATCAGAAGCGGGGCTTCATCACTGTCAGGAACAACGGTCACGGGATCCCCATCAAAAGGATGAAGCAGTACGACAACATCTGGCTGCCAGAGATGCTATTTACCAACTTGCACACCGGCAGTCACTTCGACGACGAAACAAGAAATCCATTCACCGGAGGGACTTACGGTATCGGGCAAAAAGCCACCGTCGTTTTCTCGATGTGGTTCATGATCGAGACTTGCGAAGACGGCCGATTGTATCGTCAGATAATCGAGCAGAACATGGAGACCGTCAATCCTCCGACTATCGAGCACTCAGACGAAGAGAACCATACGACGATCGTCTTTCTACCGGACTACAAGCGATTCGACATGAAGGATCTCGACGATCTGCACTGTTCGTTCATCGAACAGATGGCTATCGAAGCGAAAGCTATCGCGACGAAGAAGGTGAAGATCACTTTTTGCGGGAAGCCCATCAAGTCGATGTCCTTCAAAAAGTACTGCGGGCTCTTCTTCCCAGAAGACACTGCGTTGGCAACGGTCAAGGTGAATGACTACTGGGAGATTTGCCTCGGGCCGAACGTCGCACGGAAGCGGGATAACCACATCTCGTACGTCAACGGCGTGTTCGTGAAGAAAGGAGGAACGCATATACAGTTCTTCACGAAGATGCTGACGGCGCTGATGAAAGAAGGCGCTTTCGGCAAGGAGTATGTAAGTGCCGCCACCCGTTTCCGCAACAGCTATTACATATTCGTCAAGGCGTGGATCAAGAATCCCGTCTACTCTGACACTCAAAAGACTGAGCTACAGACTCCCTTATCGAAGTTCGAGACGCTCGAGAAAAGCTACTCGTTCCCTGATGAGTTCATCAAAGAGGTCAAGCGCACGACGATCCTCAGCGGCATGATGGAAACTTTGGACAAGACCGCGCTGCAAGAAGTCCGAAAGGAGGAGAAGAAAGCGATCAAACGGGCAGGTCTGATAAGAGATTACGAACCTGCACTCCTTGCGGGCAAATCCCGCGACAAGGAAACGTGGCTACTTTTGACAGAAGGAACATCTGCCAAGGCAAGCGCGATGGTTGCCAGACGTGGAATCGGCGTCGACGTGATAGGAGTTTACGCTCTGCGCGGCAAAATCATGAACTCCACGAACAATACCGAAGCCAAGATGTCGGTCAACGAAGTCATCAAATCGTTGAAAGCGATCATCGGGCTAGCCAACGACCAATTATCGTACGACCACATTGTTCTACTCACAGATGCAGACGATGATGGGTTCCACATTCGTGGACTTGGGGTCCTCCTTTTTAGCAAGTTGCTCGGAGACCGCAACCTCAAGAACTTGATCTATTACATGAACACTCCACTGGTGACGCTGACGTACAAGAAAGAAGTTTTGGAGTTCAACTCCCTCAACGATCTGGACGAGTGGACGGAAAAGCACAAGGGCGAAAGATACGGCAAACCGGATTACAAGAAGGGACTCGGGTCTATCACCTCCAACGAGATGGTAGGCTACTTCGATTCTTTCGACGAACGACTGACGAGATTCAAGTTCGAGAAGGAGTACAAGTCATGGCTGGATCTCGCTTTTGATAAAAAGCAGTCCAACGTTCGCAAGAAATGGCTTCTGACATACGACCCGAAAGAGCTGATGGTCGCAGTGCCGAAGATCACGATCAAGAACTTCACCAATCGGCAACTCATCCAGTACAGTTGTGCGAGCAATGATCGCGCCATCCCCAACATAATGGACGGGCTGAAACCGAGCACTCGGAAAGCAATGTGGTACATGCTATCGGAGAACATCAAGGAGCCTGAAAAGGTTATCGTTCTCTGCGGCGGTGTCACGAAGAATACTCATTACCATCACGGCGAGGCGTCGATGTGCGGCGCCATCGTCGGTCTCGCGCAAACGTTTCTCGGATCGAACAACCTGAACCTTCTGAAACCGAAAGGGCAGTTCGGAACGAGAGTCGGCGGCGGAAAAGGAGACGTTGCCAGTCCGAGATACACCAAATCTTGCCTCGAGCCGTGGACGAAAGCGCTATTCCCGTCGGACGACTGGAAGATCTTGAAGTTCACTCCCGACGAGGGAAAGATCGTTGAACCGGACTTTTTACTACCACCTCTGCCACTGATCCTCGTGAACGGGGTGCTGGGAATCGGAACGGGCTACAAGTGCGATATCTTAGCCTACGGCGTGGAACAGTGCGTCAAGAACATAAAGCTCAAGATAGCCGGCGAGGACGATATGGATTGGATCCCGTTCTATAACGGGTTCAAGGGCGAGACGGAAGTCATCACCGATCGGACCGTTAGTTTCATCGGAGAGTACACGATCGTCGACGATAATACGATCGAGATCACAGAACTGCCAGTCGGCGTGTGGACGAGCGTCTATACGGATTGGCTTTCGATGGTTGCGATCGGCAAGACGACGAAGCAAAAAGACTTCAGATACTCCAAGTTCCAACGCGATGTACATGAAGCATTCGGCGGCACGATGATCAACGATATCACGAAAGCGTCGAACGATATCGAAGTCAAGATATTGGTTCACTTCAACGACGGGGCAATCGACTTTTTACAGAACTACGATGACGAGAAAGGGAAGGAGTCGCGCTTCGATAACGTCGTTCGATATCTGAATCTCCAAAAGACCGTAACGCAGCAGTTCGTCTGTTTCGACGATGAAAAGCATCTCCGCGTATTCGACAACGTGCAGCAGCTCTTCGACGCGTGGTTCAAAACCCGACTGACATACTACACGGCTCGCCACGAATATCTGATGGCGAATCTGACGGAAGAGATCGAGATACTGAGAAACAAATGCAGGTTCCTGTTGGAGATTATCGAGGAGAAACTCATCGTGAAGCGCAAAAAGAAGGCAGAGCTCGCGAAAGAGCTGGAAGAGAGAGACTATAAAAAGTTCAAGGGCACTTACGACTATCTACTGCATATGCAGATCCAATCCTTGACGGAGGAGAAGCTGGAGGAGCTTTTGACCGAGCGGGAGCAAAAAGAAAAGGAGCTCGCGGCACTTGAAAAGACGACGAAGCAACAACTGTGGGACCAAGATATCGAATCATTCATCGGGACACTGTAAACCACCGACGCCGATAGAAGGCAATCGATCTTATTTTTTTGATTATTCCAACAAACATAAAGGTTGACCTTCAAACCCATGGCAGCAGCAGCACCAGCAGCAGGACTAGCAGCACCAGCAGCAGGACTAGCAGCACCAGCAGCAGGACTAGCAGCACCATTAGTACCACAAGCAGCAGGACCGGCGGCGGGACCGGCGGCAGGACCGGCGGCAGGGCCATTAGTACCAGCAGCGGTGCCAGCAGCGGCGGCACCGAAAGTAGATCAGTCCGGTGTGAAACAAGGAGCAATACAACAGATCGAAGCAACTATCCGAAGCATTCAAGATGGCACCGTCGACGAATCAACGGGGAACGTGAAATACGTCCAGACGGAAAAAGGCAACGTCGTCGTGCCGTATGGAGCAAAAGTATCTATCGACGCGATCCGTCACGCGTGCACTTACGTTCCGGGCGAATCGCGCGACCTGAAGCGCGTCAGAATGTTCAATCTCGCGACACTTGTCAACAAGCTGAACATGCTCGGATTCGACATCCCGATCGCAGACAAGGACGGAAACATGCTCGAGATGGACGATATCTGCGGGCAAGTCCAATCGTTGATTGTGACTCCAGAAAAAGTGTGCATGCTCGGAAAGTACGATCCGTCGGAAATCCCAGCAAGAGTCGAAGGTCTCGTTGAGTTCTACAACGGCAAATTTGGTGCGAATATCCCGAAGAAAGTTCGCGAAGGGAACGCAATCAGAGATCGGACAGTTCCGGAACTCTGCGACGACCTTTTTGCCGTTTCAGACAAGGTTCATCGTCAGCTCAGAGTTTCGAGCTATCCGCATATCAAGGAAAAGCTGGAGTCAAGCATTCAAAAGCTCAGGGCAGATCAGGAATTTGTGACGAGGCAGCTGCAAAAGTTCGGGCAAAACCTCGATGGACTTCCGAAACTCGATCAAGCCATGCAGACACAGCTCCAGAATCTCGAGTCACGAAAGAGCGCCGGCGATTCTGCGAAGCAGGCGTTGCGTAAACTCGTTCTTGCGTTCAACAATTTGTTTGATCAGCACACAGGAACGCCAGATGCACTGCTGAAGAAATTCGAAGGCAAGAACGTCCCGAAAGAGATGCAGTCGATTTTGTTAGCGCTAGCCACTGTCGCCAGATCGGACGCGGCTACGTCGTTGGGGCAAGCTGCAACTAGCGTCAGTCAACAAGTTACGTCTTCGACACACAGAGAAGCGTTGGTGAAGGATCTGAAGAAAATTCCCGACGCCATGTTTCATTTCGTCAAAGCCAATATGGAGGCCGCCACCAGCACCTTTCCGGCGGGCATGATTCTAGCAGATCAGACGGCATTGCAACAATTCGTTAGCCAAGACGGTACCGAGTTCATGAAGGTAGTGCTTCAGATCGTATCCGGAAGTGTTGAAGATTCGCAAGAGACGACAGCGAATTTTGTGAACAACGTCCTCAACAATTTGGATGCAACGTTCGCAGCGTTGGAAACTTCTACAGCCACTCCGATCGGAAAATACCAGTACGGAGGTGCATCGTCTGCATCAACGTTCGACTTGACCGTGGATGACGTGAAAAAGGTGCACGCCTTTCTCAAGGACAATAAGGACAAACTCGTGGAGGCATACACGGCAGAATTGGAAGATAAGAGACTTGCAGAGAAACTCACGCTAGAGTATTCGCAACCTCATGCGTCTGGTAGTGGAATCCTTGGCGGAGCCGCAGAACCGATGTACAAAATGCTGCAGACAACATTTGGTGGTTCGTCTCCGTCAATGCAACAGCTTCTGGCGAAACAGTTTGTCGGATCGGGAGATCCACTAATGGATAACCTCATCGGGAAGACTTTTGGCGGAGGGCCAACTAGCATGAATGAGCTGCTAGGGAAGACTTTTGGCGGAGCGCCCACCGGGATGGATGCCCTTTTGGCAAAAACGTTCGGTGGAGCGCCAACAGGGATGGATGCCCTGTTGGCAAAAACGTTCGGCGGAGGCCCAACGGCGGACAACATAACGGGGATTCGAGCTGATGCTGCCAATCACATGGCGAAGTGGCGAGAGGATCTGGCGAAACAAGAAGCGACCGAGGAGGGAAGTTCCAGCCTGATAGTCGCGTTCGTAGTCGGTAAAAAGATGCGCAGCCTGATGCTCAAACCTGGCCACAAATCGAGCGGAATGTATGAAGAGATCATGCAGTACTTGGCGAGCGTCGTCAACAAGTACATCGAACTTATAAAGGGAGACGGCACAGTCAACATCCAAGACGCTAGGCAGGTGTTCTTCGATTTCTACGAGAGCGGGTGGGCAGACGTCGTGAAGACCGTTATCAAGTCCGCTTTTTGCCACAGACTCGGGAGAACTCAATATGTCGGTACAGGGTTCGCGACGTTCATCGAGAACGTTTCCGGCAAACTTCGAGGACTACCAGGTGACGCAACAGCCGACGTTGTGGCGCGCGCTGTCGTGAACGCTATCCTCTCGGCTCAGTCGGACGGGTCCCAAGTTTGGTTGCCAGCTTTGAGCCTCGACGCAGACACGAAAACTGGGATCGTTGGGCATTACAAGCAGTTAGAAAGCTCCGCTCAGCCGTTCCTCGCGCAGACGTTCATGAGCGAAATGTTCCGCAGAATAGAACAGTACATTATCTGCTACGATTACTTCATCTCGAGAATGCGATTGCAACGCGAAGACGAAGGCTTGATTTCTATCATCAGCACGTCGGCCGTAAGAGAAGAGATGGCGAAATACAACACCCACACGATCCTTTTTACCGACACCAGCGACTCAACCGGGACGAAATTCAGCATCTCATCCGCGGCGCTCGACTATTACATCGAAAGCCAGGAGTTTGCCACCAAAAACAAAGAGGCTATCGCCGACAAGTACGCGAGCCTCAAATTCGATCAGTACACGGCGCCATCGGGAACAGAATCGGACGTGCGAATGAGAATGTTCAAATACATCGAGGATATCTGCGACGCGGTCACAGACGTCACCGCGTCAAGATTCTGCCACCAGTCAGGACTGTACGTCCAGGGGTAAAAAGCGGCCACAACCCATGCAGTTTTTTTTTGAGATCGATACAAAGTATGCCAAGCGCGCAGTTGATAGCAGCCTCGCTATTGCTGGTTGCGGTAATAGCGATGATCCTCGACGAGGTGTTGAACATTACAGGCGTGGTGAGCGGCTTTTTGTCGCAGTACGAACCGGTAAAGTACGTCAAAGACTTGATATCGCAGAAAGACCAACAGATTGGTGACGCGATGAAGGTAATCGGATCGTGGGAAGGAGATTACCCCGTCGACGGGCCGACGCTTCCAGAAGTTGACGCCGCAAGGATCACGGAGACTCTGCGGCAAATGGGAAAAAGCGATGCGGAGATCAATGAGTATCTCAAGAAAGTCGTTGTGACGGGAAGCCACTTTTTGCCCAGTTACTTCTTGAAGGGCACGGAGAACCCACAGTTCCAGGACAGCTTGCAAGCACGCGAGGAGATCCGAAAAGAAGCGTTGGTGAAGAACCGGATCGAACAGATGAACCCGAGCGTCGGCATGGATTACGACGAGGCAGACTCGAAAAGGATCAAAGAGGCGATCAATCTCGCAGAGTCGGAGCACTTCGACGTGCTGGCACAACTGAAACACAGTTCTTACGGTGTCGCGGTGCCGATCGTCACGCGAACCAGCATGTTCCCCAAAATCCTGCAGCCACGCCACGATCTCCCCGTGCTCAAAGCCGGAATCGACGACGATCGCGATATCTACAACTACACGAAAACCACTGGGTTCTTCATCCCGCCGGTGTAGGCACAGCAAAAAAAACGTTCGTTTCAATCATCTATCCAATCAGTCGGCCAGTTATCGCTGGCCCGTCGGCCCGTAGGCACCTACTCCCCCTCGTAACGTTGGGGGCATAGTGCAGATTCAACTTTTTTTGACAGAGGCTGCCGGTCCATCAACTGAGGTCTCCGCTGGCGCGGGCGCTGGTGCAGGCGCCGCAGGCGCAGACGGTTTCCAGGCAAGAATCCAATTCTTCAGAGCTTCGAGCTCAGCGAACGAGGTCTTCATTTTTTTTGCACAGATAGCTTCGACCGTCTCCGCGCTAGGGGAAAGGCCAGGCTCGTCCGATAAAAGCCGAATGTACTTGTCAACTATTCCATCGATAACTCTCATCATCTTGTCAACCTTGCCGTTGTACAGATTCAATCCCTGCAGGTAGTCCTCACCGTCGTACTTCGGCGCGATCTTTCGAAAGCGCATGAACACTGACAGGGCTTCAGACTTGAGTTCCTTCGCAACGCGATCCGGTAGCGGCTGAGCTTTCAAAAGCCGTTTGTTCATCAAGTTCTTCATCGCGTGCATCCTGCTCGAATCTCCGTACAGTTCGCTGATTCGAGCGAGGATCTTCTTCATCGAATACTCGCTAATCTGCGAGACGTGCAACTTTCGAGCGTCGTCCAGCTTCTTCCATTTATCTTTCGTGAAGCACGGTTCGATCCCGATCAGCTCGCAAAAAGCGATGTGCTGCTTGTACGTCGGGTTCGACGGCAGTAGAGAGTTCACGACGAGAGCCAGAATGTTCGTGACGTCGTTGCTCATGTGGTTGACGTAGTATTCGTACCAGATTTGCTTGTTATTCTCCTTCACGTACTCGACGAGCTCGGACATATCGCAAGCGCGAGGCTCGCGAGCCTTGCCAGTCTTTTTGTCCGTGAACAGTTTGTCGGGCCGCATATAGACGTAGTTGATCCGATCGCCAGCGTGCGGGACTTCTCCAACTCCGCGCTCAATCTGCCTTTTCACCGCCATCGCGTTCACCAACTTTTCGGGATCATCGTAATCCTCGAGTTCGCCGACGGAGCACGAAATAACGAACTGGTCAAAAGCGATCTTCCCTGACAGGATGTCGATGCACTTTTTACCGAACGAGTCGAGCAGATATTTGAACAGCTCGAGTCTATCCATGCCAGCGTGATCGAGAACGTACTGGCACATTTCCTTGTGGAGAGCTTGGATAACGGGCGGGACGTTTCGTCGTACCTGCGCACCACCAACACTCTTGTAACTTCCTTTCGAGCCATCTTCCTTGCGCTCGTAGTACTTGTAGTCTTTCTTTTTGTCGCTGATCAGCGTTGGGTATAGCATCTTGTCGACACCCATTCTGATGGACTTGTACTTGTTGAGGATCGCATCGTCGTGTTTCTGCTCGAAGAGCAAAAGCGCCTCCGCGATTTCGGGCTGCGAACTCCGTGGGCTATTCTTCAGCGCGTGATACTCAATGTCCCTGCAGAGTTTCTCTCCCAACTTGAACATTTGGGAGCAACTCTGTTCGACGGTCAAACCTTCCAGCAGTCGAAAGGCGACGAACTTTGAATCTGTATCGCCGTAAACGCCTCGCCCATTTGCCGCACTGACAGAAGCGTTGCACATCTTGTTGAGTTCTCGCCCGCTAGCGGTGATACTTTCGGCACACTCCGGCGAGTACATGATTACGGTCGTAGTTCCGAGGACACCGTACTTCGAGTTGTTGTCCACTTTTATCGCCTGCTGCCGCGAATCGAGAACGCTGTACACAAATTCGCCCTTCTTGTACTGCTTCATCATCTTCCGAACTGCCGCACGCATCTCGAGCCCGTGCTGACAAATCATGGGCATGATGCCCCGATCTTTTTGCTGAGGATCGCTCGGCTCGTAGTCGGTTGAAATGAACCAATGCTCGCGGGAAAGATCATCCCGAGTCTTATCGTCAATCTTGACTTTGAAGCACGGAATCTTGTGCTCCTCGAGGTACGCCTTTTCGTCGTCGTTCGTCACGAGCCGATCGGGCGAAATGCCTCGGTCGATGATAATGGACGGGTACAGGGAGTTGAAATCGACAACAACGATAACGTCCTTGTCGTAAAAACCCGGCACCGGAGTGTCTATATGCGCGCCCGCAAGTTCGTAAAACTCATCGAACTCGCAGTCGTTTTTCGCCCTGATGACCCAATGTTTCAGAGTGGCAGCCGCCCGGTAAATGCTTCCGAGAGCGCGAATGCCTTCTCCGCGAGTCACCATCATGTTCAACGGAACGTACGACAGTGTTGCAAGTTCGCGCTGCCGCAGGGCGATATTCAAATTGTGATTCAAATGCACGCAGCCAAGTACATCCTTGAAGCAGTACTTATACACGATCAGCATGCCCGCTTTATCCCTCTTGCGGTAAAACTTGATCAAGTCCTCGTCCACTTTGATCTTGTCCTTAGTGATCGTTGTAAACTCTCGCAGCACGCTATCGAGCGTGTAACTGCCAAGTCGAATCGTAACGTCCTTGGTGATAAACACGAAGACATCACTATTGAAACGTCCAACGATATCGACGACGTTGACTTTTCCCTTGAACGAGTTCTTCTCGACGCGCTTCGACCAAATCCGCGGAGCCTCGCGAGTGTTCTTTGAAAAGCACACTTTGTAGACCTCCATCCCGAGAACATCCAGTCGGGTAAAGATATACGGTATATCGAACGAGTTACCGTTGTAGTGCAAAAGCACGTCCGCATCCGTAGACATGATCGTGCCGCAGAATCTTGCCAGCAGGTCTTTCTCGTCCGAACAGTAAATGATCTCGGCGTTCGCGCCAGAATCCTTTTCGTCGGGCTGATCGTCTCCTTCGTAACAACGGGTCGCAAACATAATGCTGCGCAGCGGAACCCGCGATGCTTGGAGATGGAACGAACACCCGATGCAAATGATCTCGTTATCCTCGTGATCGGCGTGTGGAAAGTGGCCAGCACTATCGCCGATGCATTCAATATCAAAAGAGAACATCAGCGACGGATCATTGAGCGTGCAGTCGATCTTTCGGATGCCAGCCGACGGTAGGACGATAACGTGCTGAGTCGCGATACATTTGCACTCTGCGATCTTGAAGTCTCCAACGATCTCGTTCCAACCGGCAGAGTTGATATCCGAGTCGGTCAGAAACTTGATTTCGTGCTGGACGGCGGCGCTAGAGTTGCCGAAGTAGGTGTGGATGCCTTTTTCCCTTACGCGCTTGCGCAGGCAGTTCTGATAAAAGCGCTCAGAGTCCAATGAATCGAAGTAGTACCGGGCAAAAGGGTAACGTCTGGTTCTCCAGAACTTGTGCGTATGGTCGATGAACAGGTTCTTCATGTGCAGAGCCGCGGACGTAATTTGATGCCCGGAGCCACCGAACCACTCGCCGGAGTTAACTCTTTCGACCTCCGATTCCATCGACGACTTAGTGTACGGATGGTCCATGTCGAAGATGTCCATGTATGGTTGAAAGTCAGTGATGATCGCGCAGAGACTGTTCCCATTCTCGAGCGTGCCGTACATGAACACGAAGGGTAGACGGGTTGGATCGTCGTTGATCCCGTACTCCGCTTTTGATGCGTCCTTGATGCGGATGTCATTGACGATGAACTTCATGCCTTTCTCCACAGGCACCTTAGGGCTGTAAAAGTCACGAGTCAGCATCGGTTTCCCTTTACGATGAGAGCACTGTCAATTTTAACCTGCGTCAGAAAACATGCTGCTTGCAGCGCTCGCCATAGCGTTAATCATTCTGGTGATAGTCAAGAATCGGAGGATATGTCTTCCGAGCGCTGAGGGCAAAATCTGTGTCGTCCGCCGTTTCGAAAACCGAATCGACGCGCTGAATCTCATCGCTGAGGTAAAAAGACGGAACGGGATCCTTCTGTCGCACCGCGCAAACGACTTTCCGAGACTGAAACGGAACTACAATCCCGACAAGATGTTCGAGGTCGATCCGACGAATCTGATGAAGTTTACAGCGTACGTCTACGATAAGGGCAAACAGTACGGGCTGTGCGTCCGTCAGACGGAAGACAATAGCCCGGTGGATATCAACACCGTAATGTACGTCGATCTGCACGAACTCGCCCACCTCGAAAGCGAAGAGGACGGGCACGGGTCGGAGTTCAAACTGAATTTCAGGCGCCTGCTGCAAGCGGCGATCGTTCTCGGACTGTACAAGCCCGTCAATTACGACATTCTGAACGAGCGGTACTGCGGGCTAGATATCGATCAGAGCATTCTGTATCCGAAGTCGGCGAAAAACTAGCACCCAAAAAACGAGACGCGACACGCGACACGCGACACGCGACACCATGCCAACAAAAAGAACATTCATCGATGACCTCGTAAATCCGAGGCTGCCAACAGGCCGCTTTTTACCGAAGCGCGCGAAAGTCAGCAGAGGGCAGTATTTGAAAAGGAAGAGTCCTGGAGTCTACGAAGCGAGGATAGCTCTGAAGCACAAACTTGGGTTCCGAAAAAACGATACCGTCTACGTGATCATCGCAGACACCGCCGGTAGGGCAAAAGCGGCGAAGGTGGCGCTGAAACGGGCGTCCGACTTCGGAGCGATGCCGGCAACCATCGTTTGGTTCGGATCGCCGATCGATCGTGACAACACCAAAATCTTGAAGCTGATGAACGATAGACCCAGTCGAAAGATGGCCCGCTTTTTATCTACGCAGGTTAGCGTTCGGCAACCGGTGAACGAAGACGGCATTGTCGCGTACATGGATTACGGCGTCAAGCACATTAAAATCTAACCCAGTCAATATCAAACGGCCAATCAATGGCAGAAGACTTTACGATGATCGAACTCAAGAATGCAGAACCCACGGAGGGAGAAATGAAGCTCACACGCATGTGCGAGGACAAGTTGCTGGAATCCTACACCGTCAGAACGTACCACACCGGCATGGTCGAAGCGAAAAGAGACAGCCCGCCGGAACTGGTAACCATGTTCAAGGAACAGCTTTTGCCCATAGCGAAGAATCTGCTGTTGACGAGAGACTTCGGTAAGTTCGAAGAGATCGTCGACGAACTCACGGCAACGGCGGACAGGACGCCAGGATTGAGAAAAGTAATGGGCAACTTCATGCTAACGTACATGGTGAACGAGATGGAAGACATGCTTGACGCAGAAGTTCATGGAGACCTACTTTGCAATTTCGACAGGCTGCCCGACGGAAAAGAACAGGCGTGGATGGATATCGCCGGTGACAGATTCAGAATCCAATGCCGATGCAGCACTTGGTGCACACCTTTCACGTCACGCATCCTCAAGGATCGGATCATCTGCCGATGGTGCGCTATCAAAATAGCTTTCGATAACTACATGGACATCTTCAACGATGTGATGGAACCCAACGCGACCTAGACGGTCAGCACAGATCTATCGGACCGGCGGACCGATCGGATCACTCGGATCACTCGACCATTCTTTTTTTTGCTGCCTAACCGTTGCGATCGCTGACACACAAGAGACGGCGATGGCCACTTTCGATGCCCTAGCCGCCGGCTGGCAAAAAGCGCCCTTGGAGATCGTCGATATCGTATGTGAGTACCTTCCGAGATACAAGTTTGAGAACAGTTACATTGCCAAGACGCCGGTCAAATACGCGACCCGAATTGGAGCCATCACCGTCAACTTCGTCTCGTCGGAAACGTTCTTCGGGGATCCAGCGTTCGACCGATTCGAGCGCCCAACTTGGGATACGATTGACGACGTCACGTACTTCTCGAACGACAGCACGGCGTGTTTCGCTTTCAACGGTCTAACCGTGGACCTCTGCCATCGGAACGATGGATCGCTGGAGATGTGGCATCTCAAACTGGACGACAACATGCGACTCATCATACACTATCGCGCGCAGGATGGATCCAGCAGCGTCGTAGTGCATCTTCTTACCGATAAGATACGGGCGTACAGTTGCCTCATCGAAGAGAAGGAGTGGGGCAACCGGCCGACTTTCAAAGATGGAGTGCTGTCTATCGGGCGTAAACTGTGCAAATTCGTCTGCACTAGACGTGGAGATAAATGGCCATCATATTCCGAGTTCGTATTCCTGCCGGATCTGATCGAGTTTTGGCCAACGTGCCACACGCCCGGCTTTTTGCCGCACGGATCGAACCTTTGGGACTATCTGGGACGCTGACGTAAAAATTGAACGGGACCGTAGAGATCTTTCAAACCAGGACAAGATGCAGGCAATCGATAAGATCATCATCAACGAGAAACCAACGGAGGAGGACAAGATCGACTTTTCACTGATAGTCGGCGAACTGTACAGAAACATCCACGTCGGACTTCGCGAGTACAGAAAGATAGCCATCATTTCTGCATGCGAGGAGTTCCGGATCAGATTCGAAAAGATGCCTCCAGGAGTGCGATACTTGATAGTTGCCAATGGTACGCTCGGCATGACCGAGACGATAAAAAGCATGCTCCGCGGAACGGGAGTAGACTGGCACGAACAGATGGAGAGAAACACCGTCCTCAACAATAGATTCTCTCAGCGCGACCAAATGACGTGCGATATGTGCGCGTACCTTTTGGTCAGAGAAGACACCTGGGTAGATTCCGCATGCAGATGCGTCTGCGTCTGGTGCCGGATCCGAACATACCTATTGCTTGGAAAGTAGTTGCCACAGCAAAAAAAACGGAAGCCGAGAGCCGCCGGAGCGCCGCCCGCAGGGCAACTGTACCTATTTTTTTCACTTGGTGAAGTCGAAATCAATGATCGTCTCGTCAGGAATGTCTGCGAGTGCCGGCAGATCCGGGAAAAGTGGCTTCATCGCCGACTCGTGATCCATGATCACGCGATAATGCCCGGAACCAATCCTTTCGATCCCCATCACTTCCGCCATCGAAAGCGGCAAGTACGATGGCTGGTGTTTGAGATGGTGCAGCAGTTCAAGAATCTTCTTCACCAAAAAGCCGCGCGTAAACCCCGCCGGTGGCTTCATTACTTTGAAGTTGAAACCGTTCGGGATGTTCCGGCCTTTCGAATCCACCGCCTTGAACGGCGTCATGAACTGCAAATAGATAAAGCTCCTCTTCGACTTGATAACAACGTGGCTGGGTCCAATGAGGTTCTTGAGATCCTTTTCGGCGTGTTTCAGTTTGATGCCCGTCTCAACCGTAACGAAGTCGGTGACCTTCCTTTTTACGCGGAAGCGTTTGAATCCCAACATTGCTTTTGTCTACGATGGAAAAAAACATATCGTACTTAAACAGTCGCCGCGTTGCACGCAAAAAGCCCAACAAAATGAATCCAGAGCAAGAATCCTCTATCGACGAAAAGTGCTTTGACGATGAGTGCGAGTCCGCCATGAGATACGAAAGTGGACTTGAGCAATATCGCGCTATCATGATTCCGGCGATGAAGAGGATCCTCGAAGCCATCGCAAAAAGGGATCCCATCGCGTACGACATCTTCTCGGAAGTAGAATCCAAGATAGACACTATTGATCTGGCGATGCTCGATTCTGATTACGAAGGTTCGATCGCCATCTCGCGAGCGCTGAAGGCTTTTGAACCCCAAGAAGTGAGCGCGACGACGAAAATGGAAGTCTGGCGGAAACATATCGGTGAAACGCTCGACGGTAGCTGCCCGCACTGCGGTGAGACTTTCAACATCTTGACCTTTCAGATCCAATACGACCTGCCGATTTGCAAGTGGTGCAAGTGCCGCTACATCATCGAGAATGCGATTGTCGAGTTACAGATCTGAGCCCGGAGCCCGGAGCCCGGAGCCCGGAGCCCCGAGCCCCTCGGCCTCTTTTTTTTGCTGACATCGCGTTCAAAAGATGCCGAAGACAGTTCACAACGCTAAAAAGTTGCCCGCCCCATTCTTCAACCTCAACGATCTGAACCTCAGCGGGCTTTTATCCTACGATGCCGCACTGCGGCGACTGTACAATACGGGACTAGATTCACAAGCGATCGGGACGCAGTATGCCGCAGTCGTGGCGAAAATCCCAATGTACGATGCCCATCTCGGGAACTTCAGTAATCCACATCTCGTGTCGAAATCGCAAGTCGGCCTCGGGAGCGTCGATAACGAGTCAAAAGCGACGATGTTCACGAACCCAGTCTTCACCGGCGCCACCACAACTTTCGCGACGACCGAGTCGTTCTTTTCCGACAATCTGATCGAGATCAACTACCTCGAGGCTGGCGTCGGCATCACCGGCGGATTTGGCGGGCCTGAGTTCTTCCGCGGCGCCGGTAATTACAGGTTCGGATTCTCGGAAGCTGTACAAGGATTCACCTCCGGCGCCGGAGGGTCTTTTTACCGCGTAATGACGCAAGATATCGCCCCTGCGAACAACTCCATTCCGATTTGGAGCGCCGCTCAGGGAAAATTCATCGCTGGCGGCATTATCGCCGACTACGCTACCGTGACTGGCGGAGAAATCTGGACCGGCAAAACTTTCAACAACCCAACCACGATAGACGGTTCCACTTCTGCCGCAGTATCGTTCAACGGCGCGAACCTTTGGATAGACACCACCGGCAAAATGACGCTCGCGAACGCCGCCAGCACTTTCGCCCTCGCAGTCCGGGATCGCGACATTCTGTTCAGAAACGAAACCGTCGACACGAACTACTTTCGCCTCACGAACTATTACCCGACGATCGGTTGGGACTTCGTCACGGATACCGTAGTCTCTGGCCTTTTCGCCGGCGTGAACGCCGACTCCAAAGCGATAACTGAAGTCAGCGGATTCAACTTCAAAGAGATCGTAGCGGCAGATTCTGCGACTGATACCGTCCTGACGATCGCTCCGAGAATCGGATATACCGGCATCGGGTATGCAGAAGGAGAGTCAATCGGATTTCCATCGAGGGCGCAAACAGAAAGCGTCTACAGCTTCATGTACAACAGGACGGGACTCGGGATCGGCGTGCCACCTTTTTACCCGCTACACTCCGTCAGCTCCATGAGCATCGTCGGTAAAAAGATCACAGCCGGTTATTGCGTCGTAGAAGCTGGAGCGACTATTCGGGCCGGGAATGCCGTGGAAATAACCCCGGCGGGATTTGCCCGCGAACATCTGGAAGCAAAGTTCACCCCCGGCACCGTCGGAACCGTCATCACTCCCGGCGCGGGAACTTTCATCAGCGCAACGACAGGATTTCTGGCGTCGAAACGGTATCTCGCACTCTATGTCGGCGAGGCCGACTCGCGCATATACTACAGCTTGATCAACATAAACGGCGGGATCCCAGTAGTTCTGGCCGCACCAGCTCTTCTGGGTTCGTCAACGTCGACCAGACGCCTGAACTTCGTGAACGTCTATACCCACATGTTCATCATCTCGTACACGAACGCCGGAGGTGGGCAATATCTCGTCGGGCAAGTCGCTCCGCAGACGGGAGCTGTCACGGTTCTGTCAGAAGGAACTTTTGCCTCGGCAGATCTTCCGCACGCTACGGTCATGCTGACGCAGTCAAAAGGGATGTTCATTTTCGCCACCGGCCTCGATTCGCCGATCTACTGTGAAGTCTTCGAAGTCTCCGGAAGTGGCGTTCTGACGGGAACTGCCGATCAAGCGCTCCCGTTTGCGTCCACGAATGGCGTATTGTGCGCCTGCGCTCTGAACACCGGCAGCGTATTCGTGACGTACGTAGATTCGATCCCGATCTATGGTTGCCTCTCGATCACGATTGTCGGTTCCGTAGTCTCGCAGGATGGTGCTCCAGCAACCCCAGCAGCCGTTACTCAAGCCACACAGCCAGTATGTTCAGCGATGACGACAACGACCGCCTTTTTACTCTACGGAAACCCGGCCGGCGGCCTTTCTTACACCGTGGCGACTATCGGTGGAGGGCCAGTCGTGTTCGGTGCCGCTCAGGTGGTGACGGCAACCGGATCATTGATCGAAAGCGTTCAAAAGCTGAGGGACGACCGGATCGCCATTTGTTACAGAACGAACGCCGGCCTCTACCCGATCGTAACGCGCGAATACGATAGCGTCAATCTGGCGTCGCCTTTTCTCACGAGCGAAGTGACGTTAGTGTCCGCCACTTATAACAGTCAACAGATAGGATTTGCGTCACTCGGAAGTGCCGGCAATAGTGCCGCCACGTATATGTTCACCGACAAAACAGCGAGGACGAGAGTTAATCTTCCCTCGATCGTTGAATCGAACATTGATCTTTCGTATCAAAAGTCAATCGTCCTGTACGCTGCCGGCGCACTCACCGGCCCGGTCGCCTCGAAACATTGGGCGAGACTCACCAATGGAAAAGTTATCATCACGTACAGCGTTGACGCAGCCCAGACGAGCGCGAACATCCAGGTCGTGAAAAAAGTGGGCGACGATATCTTTGTCGGGATACCTTTCAACTTCGCCGGTCAGCAAATCGCTGTGTGGAGTATCGATCAGAACACGATCGAGATTCAACTTTCGACGAACGGAGCGACTTGCTATTGGTACCCCGGATGGGTGCGCGATACCGGAGTTAGCATCGGCTCGGTGACGGACTCCGGCTGGGCTGCACCATTGACAATGAACACGCTCCCGTTCGACAGAAACATCATGCTGGGATGCGTTTTCCTCATCAACGCGATCGCGTCAAAAACCCTCGTCAGGAACCAGATCAGAACCGGGACGGCCGGCGTACAGGCGAACCAAGCACCCGCTCTCGGCGCAAACCCGCGAACTCCGGGGCAGGACACGTTCATCAGGACTGGATACAACACGGCGACTCAGCTTTTTACCGCTTCGAACGACAATATGTACTCGTTCGACATGACCATCGTCGAGGCGACGGGGAATGTAACCCTCGGAACGTACACCGCGTCGCTCCTTGCCGCTGTGAGTAACATCTACGGAGTGAACCTCGGAACGTACGCCCATCTGCAAGTCAGAAGGATGACCAGCGGCGCGGTGGTCGGTCAACTGTATTCCGTCGAAGGCGGTCTCGTAGCCAGAGGCGCAACTTTTGCCATCGCCGCGCTGGCGAGTTCTGACTGTCTCGATGTGTGCCTCATTCCGAACGAGAAATTCGCGATCGCGTACACGAAGAATGACGGAAATGTATATGTGCGCTGCGGGCGTGCGATGATAAAAAGGGACGGCGTCAGCGTTCAGTCGTGGATGAGTGCCACGATCAGCTTCTCGTCAGGGCACGCCGGAGACTCTTTCGTGAAGCTAATCGCCCTGTCGGATGACATGCTTCTGATCGCTTCGAGCGCTACCGCAGGTGGAGATTTCCGGCTGCACACCGTCAAGATAATGAGAGAGCTCCAGATAGTCGGTGTCGCCATCGACCCTTTTTGCCGCGGGGGAACCACGTGTCGCGTCGCCGAACCGGGCACAAAGTTCGACGGGAATTTCACCATCGGCAGACAGTACGTGGATATCGACGGGCAAATCTGCCGGTCTTCCAAGTTTGTGTCCGCGACCGATGAGTTTGTGATTCCTGACGGGATTTACGTCGGTGAGTGCTTCAAAGGCGGGACTCTTGCGGTGAGTACCGCGATGCGAGACGCAGACATTCTCGAAAAGACTCTGTAGCACCGAGTGCCGGAGCCGGCAGTCCGCCGTCCCGCCCCGCCGCGTCGCGTCGCGTCGCGTCCGACCTTCTTTTTTTGCAGACTCCTGCTTACCAAAAGACATGCCGAAGACGATTGGCAACAAAAAGAAAGTGAAAGATAGCGTCTTCCACATACAGAATCTGTCCGTCACCGGACTTATCGCGTACGATTCTGTCTCGCAGAAACTGTACAACACGTCGATGGATCCAGACAACCTCGACGCGAGCTATCAAATCTTGGAAGCGAAACTTCCGGTCTACGACGCCCATCTGATCGATGTGGCGAATCCGCACTTCACCACAAAAAGCCAAGTCGGCCTCGGGAACGTCGAGAACCTGACGAAAGCGCAAAAGTTCACCGATCCTGCGTTTACCGGATCTCTCACCGTCGATAGCGCCCAGTTGGCGGTGAAGGACGGCTTTTTACGCGTCAACGTTGGAGAAACCGGAGCTGGGATCACTGGCGGCATCGGCGGCTTTTCCGTCAGTCGCGGCACTCTAGACACCGCGTACGCGGTATACAGCGAACTCGATCAGTGTTTCATCGAAGGAACGGGCGTAGCGCTGAATCGCGTTGTGAACACCGATCCGATACCCACTGTAGGTGCAATCCCGATCTGGAATTCCGCAACGCAGTTATACTCGACCGCCGGCAATATCACTCCGAGCTACTTCGTCACCGTGAATGGGATCGCAAACTTGACCAATAAAACGCTCGTATCTCCAACGATCAACGGCGCGACCTGCACGGGGATATTTACGATCGGCGCGACTATCGGACTCGACTTCGGAAACGGGAGAATAGGTATCCTCACGAGCGCTCCGACGGTCGCCCTCGAGATAAACGACGGTGACTTCGATGTGCGGGCCACCACTGCCGGGCAAAAAGCGATGCACCTCTTTCAAACTCCGGGGTTCTTCCTGACCAATCTAGCTCTCGGCGCACAGGGCTACGCTAACGGGCCTTTCGTTGGGATTTCTGCCGCCTCTCGCGGCGCGGCGGTATTCTCCGGCCACGCGATGAGAGCCTTTTTACCCCTCGGCGCCGCGGACGACGCGATTCTGAAGTTCGATCCGCGAACAGGTTCAACGGGCGTGGGCTACGATCTGGGGCAAGATCACGGGTATCCCAGCACGGCACAGTTGGTGACTGACGGGATCGCCATCAAAAGGGGATCTTTCGGCATCGGAGTCGCGGACCCGCAATACGAGCTCGATGTGCTCGGCAACGCAGTTTTCCGTGGCCCGATCTTGACGGGAGAATCGTATACCGTCCGAGCGGGCGAGCAAGTGCGAGCCGGAAATGTCCTGCAGGTTTACTCCGACAGTACGGTTTCTGAAGCTATTGGAGCTAATTTTGTCCCTGCGGGGGTTGTCTCATCGCTAAGTCAGGCAGCCGTTTCGGGCTCAACCGTGCACCATATGACGGCAAAAAGGTGCCTCGTCGTCAGCCGTATCACAACCACAGACGTCGTCGCGAGAGTCTACGGCATCGACGGCACTACGATTTCGCAGCTCAGCACCCAAACTTTCCCGATCACAGGCGCGTCGGGATACAAATTCGCAGCTGTGATGCCCGACGGGCGTCGCGCCGTCCTCGTGAGCCTCAACCACTATCTGACAGTCTACATCAACGACGATAACACTTTTACGCAGACTACTCCGGATACCGATATCTCGCTCTTCGCATCAGCTTTTACCCAAGTAGTCGCGATGACGGCAACGTCCGGGCTTTTTGTCTCCGACCTCCTTGGCTCGTTAGTCTTCACCGCTGTAAAATTCACTTTCATCGGCAACATTCTGACGCTCGGCGCTCCAGCAACGGCAGGAACCGCGATATCGAGCTGCGCAGCGCTTTGTTCTCTCGACGCAAACACTGCGGTGGCTATTTACCTTCGCGTCGGAGTGTACTACGCGAGAGTTATAACGATGACAGACCCGCTGACTATCGGCGCAGAAGCCGGATTTCCGATAACAGTTTCAACGAACTACATCTGGCAGATAAACGCTTGCCCGCTCACGGCGACAAAAGTGTTCGTCGTAGCACGTGACTCGGCTACAGGCTTTTACGTCTACATGATTGGAACCGTCGCAGGGACAAACATTGCTTTTGCAGCTGCAGAAACCATTCTGGCTTCGGTAACGACGACAACTAACGGGCGTTCCACGCCGACAAAAATAAAAGACAACGTGGTCGTGATTGGCTACATGTTCAGCAATACCCTGAGGGCAAAGTACTACGATCCCGCGCTGTACACGGTCTCGCCGTTCCTGTCGGCAGAGTTTTCCGTCTGCGCCGATATCGGTTTCGCGTCCGGATATCCTTTTGGGAGTGCCGCGTCACTCGGATCCTCGTACGATGTGGTAATGTTCAGCAGTGGCGCAACGAACAGAATCGCGAGCTATCTCGGCAACACCGTCACAAGTCTGAAGCCCACGCTCACGCTTTTGAAAACGATGACTCTGACGACGCTCGGTTTACCGCTAGCTTACATACAAGGATTTCTCAACATCATCGACGAACGGACGGCGATCGTTTCGTACGGAGACCATTCCGGCGGTAGCAGTAATCCAAGCATATACTTCATCGTGAAAAGACAGGGAAGCAATCTGCTCGTAAAAAGACAGCGCACCGTCGTGACGTCGTCTATGCAAACTTGTTTCAGTTCCGACAGGAAGTTCCTCGCTTACTCGTACACCGGCGTAGATTTGACGTCGTGCGAAATCAGACAGGGAAGAGTACGTTACAACGACACGACTCTCGGCCCGTCGACTGTGATAGCGAACGCGTATGCATTTACTTCCGTCGTCGCGAAGATAGATCAAGACTCTTTTATCTACGTGAACTCGAACGCGGTTCCGGCGATACAGGCGAGAGTTATCAGCTACGCGTCCTGGAATCACGTTCCGACCGTCGGCGCCGTGACGTCGCTCGCGGCAGCGGCGAACTACCAGCAAGACATAACTCGGATCAGCTACACCAAGTTTCTGCTCATGTGTTCCCAAGCGGGTTTCGTGACGTATCGGATCATCACGATCACTCCGGCAACTTCCGCGACGGCCATTTCGGCAGCAACGATCACGGCGATTGTCTCCGACGGACAGAAAACTCTCGTCGCGTCGAACGGAACCAGAACGCATCTCATCGTTTACTGGAACGGAACGACAATGGGCCTTTTGCCTGCCGCGACCAACGCCGCAGAAACGGACATAACGCTAGGGACGCCGATAACCGTCGCGAACACGTACGTAACCAGCGTAGTTCCGGACGTTCGTCATATCACGAACGGGCTCTATGCGGTCGCTTATTGGACAGCACAATCGAACGCTGTCGTCTCGCTCGTTTACAGCACTGCGACCAGAGCACTTGCGACGTCCGTCGCGGTCGTGACGACAGTGACGGTTTTTACCGACATCCAGCAATTCTTGAACGTTCGAGCTTTCAACGACACCCAGCTCATCGTCTGCGGTCTCAGCAACGCTAATTTCCCGGGGCTAGCGCTACTTAGGATCGAGAAAGACGCCAATATAGTTGGAATAGCAAAAGAGAATGGTTATAGTGGTCAGACGATCGCTGTGCATGAACTTAGCGGCAGTCACTTTGATTTCTACACCGCTGGCAAACGCTATATCCTCGATCTCGACGGGCATCCAGCTCCTGAATACTCAAAGTACATGGCCGACACCGCGAGTTTCAACTCCACGAGGGGAATCCGTCTCGGAGTTTCTCCAGCGAGCACTGAGCTTGCTCTCAGCCCGCAGCGCGTCATCGAGTTCCCCTCTGAGACTTTGCCTCGAACTTAGCGACGACGAGACGGACGAAACGGACGAAACGGACGGTGAAAACAGCAACGAGGAGCAAAAAGACAATCGCGATGGGACTCCCACGCGGGAGCGGTGCCTATGAGAGTTCAGTCGCAGTCGGAGAGGCGTCCGCCCGAGGCGGACTTTCTTTTTGCTGTGGCTCGACGAACCGAAGGCCTCCTCCGTCAAGCGCCCTAACAAAACTCGCGATGGCTCTCGCTCTCGATATCATCCGGTCAGCGTTGCAGGTCAGCAATCTATCAACGTCCGCCGAGCTCAAACTGCGAGAATCGAACTCGAGAAGTCTATCCACGAGATACTGCTCGACACGTAGCCAATCTTTTCGAGTCTGTGCGGACATTCCTGTACGACCCATCTCTGTCAAATCGTAATCCATCGCGGCTGACAGAGCGTTGAGATCCGATCTTGTTTTCGGAGCGAACCCGTCCTGTAAAAAGCGGCGTGTCACCTCCATCTCTTTCATCGTCACGGCAGCATCAATGATGAACTGCAAAAAGGCAAACCCCTGTTCGTCCAGCGATAAGAATACGGATCCGGTCGGGCTGAACTTTTGAGAATCCATTTTGCCACGGCGAACGGTACTTCTAATCTCCGCTCTGGAAAGAATGCCGAAGACGATATTCAACGTGAAGCGGCCGAAAGTCCGGCTTTTCAAACCGTATCTTCTCACCAACGGCGGTCTGATGGCGTGGAAGGATAACGTTATGTACAACACTGGGATGGCGCCAACAGATCTCGATGCACAGTACCAGGATCTCGTCAACAAAGTCCCTGCATACGATGCCCATATGATCGATCACACCAACCCGCACGTTGTGACGGCGCTACAGATCGTTCTTGACCAGGTTGCGGATGAATCGAAAGCTACAATGTTCACGAGCCCAACTTTCACCGGAGCAACTCTCACCAGCACCGGCAATGTCAGGATCGCGGATCCGATACCAATGTTCAGTGATCTGACGGTCTTCGCCACCGCAGGTATGTTTATCGACAGAGGAACCGAACCTTCTTACACGTTCGAGTACGACGAGGCAAAAGGATATCCGGTCTCTGGGTACGACGTGACTTTTTACCGCGTAGCCTACACCGACGACACTCCGACGGACGCGATCGTCCCGCTCTGGGACGGCACGAAATACGCTACCGCGGGTGGAACAACTCTTTCAACTTTCGTCACGATCGACCAAGTCGTCGCGCTGACGAACAAAACGCTAGCGAATCCCGTCTTCACCGGAACCGTAACTTGCACCGGAGTTTTCGCGTCCGCAGGACTTCTCTATCTTGACTTCGATAACGGTCTTGTCGGTGTCAACACTGCGGGAGCACCATCTTTCGAACTCGAAGTCCGAGAAGGAACCATCTCGGCCACTTCTGCCACAGCAAAGAACGCACGGTTCTGGAATACTCCCCAAGCATATTGGTCTAGCCCGACTATTAGCGCCACCACTATCGGCGACGCTTTCTACATTGGAGCGAACGCGGACGCGAGGCTTGCAACCGCAGTGTCGGGCTACGGGTTTCGAAACATGTGCCAACCCTCCGGTGACTGTACGCTTCTGATCTCTCCGCGCATCGGGTACACGGGTGTCGGCACAGCCGCCGGTCAGTCATCCGGATATCCGTCGACGACGCAGCTCACCACTGCCGTGGGCATTTCCATCACGAAAAACATGCTCGGAATCGGCACGAACGTCCCGGTGCGAGCGATCGATCTGTACGGCACGGCGAACATAGCCGGCAGAATTGTTGCGGGCGGGCAACGAACGGTAAAAAGTGGGTCCATGGTTCGGGCAGGAAACGCCGTAGAACTTCAGACCGACGGGACGATCGACGAGGTCAAGAGAGCCATGCTCACGATGGATGTGCCGTACACTCAGCTGTCGATCGCGACGGGCAATATCGTTGGGAGTCAACTTTTGATGATCACCTCGAAGCGACTTTTGTTCCTCTGGCACGCGATCGCGGGATCGTCCATCAACTACACGGTTATCGGGATCGACGGATCAACACTGTCATCGCTGAATACGGGCGCCATCGCCGGAACCACCGCCGGTACGGGCACCTACATCCGCGCCGTCGTGATGCCATGTACAAAAAGAGGACTCGTCACTTACGTCGTCGCTGGCGCCCAGGGAATGTGCGCTCCGTTCCTCATCGGAGACGATAACACGATCGCGCTGCTGCAGCCCGCGGCAGCGTTCAGCAATAATCTCGGCACTGTAACTCTGCAAGACGTTGTCTATCTCGATTGCACGACCGGGATCATCACTTACCACAACGATTCCGAGGGACTCTGCGCGAGGGCTTTTTACTACCCGCAGGACACGATCACACTCGGAGCGATCGCGCCGATAGAAGCCGCCGAACTCACGCCCGCGTTGCCAAAAAGCGGGAAGATCAGCACAACGAAAGCAATCTTGACTTACCGGATCGCGGCGGGATACAGAACAAGAGTGCTGATCGACACCGCGATGGTGGTAACTTTCGGCGCCGCCACGGCGATGACGGGCAGCACCGCGAACACTCAGGGAGTTTGTGCCCTATCGGCGACGACCGTGATGTACGCTGCCAGCAGGCTTTCAGCTCCGAACTACCAGCTTTTCTACAACATCGGGACGATCGACGGCGCAAATGCGATCGCGTACGCCGGAGAAGTGGTGATCGCGACGACCGTCACAGCGTACGAAAACGTCGCGCTGGCGAAGTTGAAAGACAATGCCGTCTCTATCTTTTACTACTTGGACTCCGGCGCGGGCATGAAGCCGAAATACGCGGTGTACGATCCCCTATCGTACACAACCGCACCGTTCATCAGTAGCGCGGCTATCATCTTTGACGATTCCATCGGTGGGGCGAACGATGAACTTTTTACCGTGCCGCTCAGTCAGTATGGCGACGCCGTGGTGTACCATAAAAAGTTCTCTGGCGGCGTCTGGACGGGACTGAGTTTCCTGACAAGCCTCAACGCCAACATCATGTATCAGGAGGCAACGGTGATAAAAGAGATTCAGTTGGCGATGGTCCACCTTTTTACCGCGTTCTCGTCGCCGCCAAGATTGCTCGACACAGGCAGCGTCGTTTACGGCGTGAACAACGTCGTTACGATCAGCATGGTTGGAGAAGATATGGTGGTCGGAAGGATTTTCGATCAACAGACGTACATGGCCACAACGTACGGATTCGGGCAGATGCTGTCGGCAAAAGACGGAGTCGTGGTGATGCACACGTCCGGGATTGCCGACAATATCTCAATGGTCACAGTCGTGAGAACGAAAGGAGATTCGGCGTACAACGTGTCTCAAACCTCCTCGGGTCTTAATAATGGGGTTCCGATCATCAGTACTTGCATTGCGCCGATCACGGAATCTGCGTTCTTGCTGATGTCGAACGGATGGAATGGCGTCGGAGTGTTCAACCTGCGAACAAGAGTCGTCTACTTCGACACGTACACGTGGATCCCGGCTTTCTACGCCGTGACGAATACGGTTCTGGCGAACGTGTGCACCGGAATCTCCCTGACGCGCATGTCGACGCAATACCACATTATGCTCGGAACGGATCTCGTAGCCGGAACGCTCGTGAGCTATCGGTATCTCAACACGAATACGCTCGGTGCGGTGACAGTCGGAGGTGCAGCCACGATCGCCGCAACATCAATCAAATACGCGGGTAATCCAGCGAGCGACGGTTATCGCATCATCTGCTACCCGTATATCGGCAGTTCCACGACGAACCTCTTTTTACTGCCGCTGGCGGTTTCGAATACCGGTGTCTCGGTGACGGCAGGTGCGGAAGTTCAAACTGCGATCCCGATGAACTTCACCCAAGGTCTGGCGCCTACGGCGTGTCACATCAGCAACGGGATGTTCGCCGTCTCTGGAACGAACAGTACGACGGGAGCGCAGTTCGTGTGCATGGTTTTTGGATTCCGAAATCGAGCTGACACAGTCGTGTCGCTGACAGTTCTGCAGACTATTACGCTATCAATCATCGTGAACAGTCTCGGCCCGCATTGGGTGGTGCCTTTCAACGACGAGTACATTTTGTCGATCAGGTCGTGGAACACCATCAGCTATTTCTCGTTGATCAAGTTGAACAAGGAGCAAAAAATTATCGGCGTCAGTCGCGAAACTAACTATGGCGGAGAGACGACGCTTGTCGCCGAAAGGAACAACTTCAACTTCGATTTCTACACTGCGGGCAAAACCTATGTGGTGGATCTCGATTCCCACACGACGCCAACCTTTTCAAAGTACGTCGCGACGATCGATGAAGCGTCTTTTGCTACAGGAATCCAAATCGGTAGCTGTGTGTACTCGAACACTCTTGCGATCAATCCAACGCGAGTGGCAAAAAGGGAGGTCGAGCGGATGAACTGATCCCCAAAATTTAACCACCAACCGTCAACGGTAAAAAGCGATGGCAACGATGGCAGCGGCGACACGAGATCCGACGATGGAGGAGTTTGTTAGGACCATGAACAGGATGTACTTCGCGAGTGGCCAGTACGTAGGAGATCGCATCGCGGTTGAAACGCTCTGGACGGAACGTCCGTTGCTGGTAGTGTTCATGTATATGGGAAGAGGCCCTCGCGGAGGGACAAATCCGGTTGACGCGTCAGCGTCGAAAGTGCCGCCAGCGAACGATTGCATTCAATATGTGATCGCTGCTGCCGACTTTTCGCGGTCGGCAGCGGATGGCGGGATCCTGGCAGATCGAGTGCCGATGATAGAGGAGTCGATGAAAAAATATAAGACTGACGTCGTGTACGTATACTTGCTTCCGGAAACCAATCAAGTGCGGTTCGGATTCAAAGCTCATTCGCAATCGGCATCCAATCCGTTCTCTCTGAAATAATTGAACTCGGGCACGTCTCGGAACCAATCTTGACTACCCATCTTGGCCAAAAGCTGCTCGCCATACGGTTCGTCTTTTTTTGCATCGAACATATACTCGAAATCGTTATTGTAAACAGTCAACCCGATCAATCTGATAACGTCCCGCTTTCGATAATACAACAGTTTCCAGCCCGGGTTACCCTCTGCGTAGATAACTGATCGCGTCTCATCGATCGGATACTCAATGAATTGCCAAAAAGCGTCCACGCAACGGAGCAGAACGATCTCTTCGCGCATCGAAACGTAGTGAGCTTTCTCCAGCGGATACAGGTTCTCCAGACTGATATCTGACAGATCGAAAGTGTCGGTCGCCTCGTAATCATTACGGCATTCGTTGAAGAACAGCACCAGCTGGCAAGTCATCATGATCGAACGAGGGATGTCGGTTCTCAAAAGCCGTGGATCCATCGCGTCGATGTCTCCGAGAACGTGTTTCAGCTTCTCGATCGAGTTCGGCGTACAGTCCGAAACCATCGAAGGGTCAAGGCTCGCATCTTTGCGCTTGGCGAACGCGCGGATCACCTTTTTACCGATAGCCCTGACTCTCCGATCGGCGAGATCGAGTACGTCAACAGCGTACATACAGTAACGGTTCGTATCCCGATCGATGTATTCGAGGACGATATCACCGACGAATTCTGGTAAAATAGTCTGCATCGGTTCCATTGTCACGAGCGGATTTCCGTCCGCAATCTGAGTCTGAGATTCGGACTTTCGTTTGGATGCCATGACACCTTTCTAACGTCCACTCGGGGGCTTCTAAATTTTGATGCCGCGGATCAGTGGACCAGTTCCGGATCCGGCTCGGATTCGGAATCACAGGCATGAGTCGTTTCCTGGATCTGGAACTCACTCAACGTTACCGCCTGCAAAGACTTCCTATCAAACCATTCGCGACTGCGCATCTTGTTCAAAAGCTGCTGGCAATATGGGTCTGTTTTTTTTGCACCGAACATACATTCGAACGGGCCTTCGTCGTACGAAATCCCGATCAGCCGAACGCTATCTCGCTTTCGATAATACAGCATCTGCCATGTATACGGCAACGCTGCGTAGATGATTGAACGAGTCGAGCTGATCGGATACTCGGTGAACTTCCATCTTTGAGTGTAACCAATGTCCACGCCCGTCACGCACATCAAATGGCAGAGAGCTTTCTCCAGCGTACAGAGATCCTCCGGTAACAAATTCGACTCGCTCCTGTCTTCCTGTTCGAGGAGATCTCCGGTAGCTTCTTCCAGCAAAAGTACCGCCTGACAGGTCCTCGCGATCGGGAGAGGGATGTTGATGTTTAACCGGCTACGATCCATCGCATCGATATCACCGAGGACGTGCTGCAGTTTCTCCACGGTGTTCGGTGTACAGTCCGGAACCATGAAGGGATTGAGACCCGCATCTCGACGGGTCCAAAACGCGTCGGTCACCTTTTCGCCGGCAGCCTTGACCCTCTGATTGGCTAGATCCAGCACGTCTATCGCGTCCACGTTGTATAGATAAGTGTGGTATTCACGTACGAGGTATTCGAGAATGATGTCCCCGACGAACTCTGGCAGCGTGGTCTGCATTGGAGCAATCTTTCGTTCGGATGCCATGGCACCTTTTTAGCGTTCATCCACGGACTCTAAATTTTGATGCTCATCGCTCTCACAGGTCCGTCCCGCAGCGGCAAAAGCCATGCCGCGAAAGCTCTTTTGCCACTCGGGTTCCAAGTCGTTTCTTTCGCGACACCGCTGAAACAGATAGCAGCTATCATGGGGTTCGACCCGTACATTGAAAAAGAGGTCACGAACCCGTTCTGGAAAATCGCCCCGAGGCAGTTTTTGCAGACGTTTGGGACCGAAGTTTGCCGAGAGTTCCTGCCTCAAAAGCTACCGACGATGAACCAGATCTGGATCCGCCTGCTCGGTAAAAAGCTGAGTGCCATCTTCGAGGATCCAACCGCTCGAGTTGTGATAGACGATCTGCGTTTCCAAGATGAATACGATTTTCTCTGCTTCGATCTTCCAAACTCTCCGGTACCGATCATCGTACGAATCGGGCCGCAACATGAGGGCACCGCACACGCTTCTGAGCGCGGAGGACTGCCATGCGACTACATTTTGCCGCTCCGGTTTTCCGGCACCGACGTGACGGACCTTGTGGCGGAGATAATAGCCCAGGTTCAAGACCGGTCACGAATTTCGATCACACCAAAAGATGCAGCCAGCGCACGCGATAAAAAGTCTTCATCGGTTGTACTTCGATAACGCCGCGACAACGCCGATGACTCCGGAGATTCTCAAGTTTTACGCTTCATGGGCATGTGCGGGCAACCCGTCCAATACTTTCTCGAGAGCCGGCGCCGCAGCGGCGAAACTGATCAGCGGCACGAAAGCCTTTTTGGCTCGCCATCTCGGGTGCAGCGAAGACGAAATCATCATCACCAGTGGAGCGTCTGAGAGTAACGCAATCATCCTCGAGAACGCCGTTCGATCGTCCTGTTCTACCTGCAACGAGGTCTGTAAGCACAAGAAGGCTTTTTGCGCCAGAATGAAACCGCATATCGTCGTCTCAGCGCTCGAGCACAAATGTATCCTTCTGAAATGCAACGAGCTGACGCAAATGGGCGTATGCACCTGCACTTTCGTCGACCCGACGAACGACGGGATCATCGAGCCGCAAGCCGTCAGAGACGCTATCAAACCGAATACCGTCTTGGTTTCTGTGATGTGGGCGAACAATGAGCTCGGAAGTCTGAACGACATTTACTCCATCGCAGATATTTGCTGGAAACAGGGCGTTCCTTTCCACTCCGACGTGACGCAGATCTTCGGCAAGCTCAAGAGCTGTAAGGTAAAAAGGCTCCACATCGACGCGCTGAGTGTCTCGATGCACAAGCTCTTCGGTGCGAAAGGGGTTGGCTTTTTATACATCAGCAAGCGAATCCCTTTCTCTCCACTCATAACGGGCGCTCAGCAGAACGAACGGAGAGGCGGGACTGAAAACGTTGCCGCGATTTCGACTATCGTTCCGGCCCTGAAATTCGTCATGCGACACCGCGCAGCAAAAAACAAAAAGCTGTACCATCTCTGCCGTTCTGTCCTCAGAGGTCTTGCAGACGCGGAAGTCGATTTCGAACTCGTCGGGCCGAAAGTTCAGCGGGTCCCGCATATCATGATGTTGTGTTTCCCGTTCGACCGAGATTGGTGCAACGTCAAGACGATCAAGGCGTTAACAAAAAAAGGAATCACCGTCAGCATCGGATCCGCATGCAACTCCGGCCAGAAAGGCGGGAGTCACGTGCTGAAAGCGATCGGTCTGAACCGAGAAATGTATCGGGGCATCATTCGAATCTCGCTGTCGGATCTGACGTCAAAAGAGGACACGAAACGTCTCGTGAAAGAGCTGTCGGCGATCGTGAAAGCTCACCAGCGGGATCCGTTCAAGGAGAGCCTTTTTACCGAGTAGCGCCGGACCCGCCAGTTTCCGCGTTCTTTTTGCGTTCTACAAACAGTGATGCTAAACCCTCTGCAGCAGATCAACCAGTTGTTGCAAGTAGTAGATAAGACTTTCGACATCAAGCGGTACTACACGGAAGGATCCGGAAAGGACATCTACGACTTCGCGACGAAGGCCGCTAGCGTCAATAGATCGATGTACGAGCTCATAGAGATCTTCATTCTCGAAAGAGCGAGAAGTGAGCTGCTGCCGCTTTTGCAAACGTCAGAAGCGAAACTCGAAATGAAGAAGGTGATCGACACATGGGTCGAGAAGAATTTTGAATGGTCGAAAGGCGGAGAAGCGCTCGAGCTTCCGGGTTTCTCGTACACCGAAACGTTGAAGACAATGATGAAGAACGAGTACGTAACTATCGGCGAGTTGTTTTTCTCCGACATAGCCACCAAGAACCCGACGACGCAGTTTCCGGCATGGTACAAAAAGGGGCACACCACTGTGGCGCTTTCGTCCGACGAAATCCGCGCTCACGCGATCGACTTTTTCTCACGCATCAGCTGCGAAGTCGCAACGCAGATCGTTAGAGAAAACCACAGCGGGAAACTTGTTCAGGAAATGATCGACGCAAAGTTCAAAGAATGCTACATCTGCCCGACCTGTAAAGTCTGCCCCGATTGCCCGAAATGCGCGGCGTGCCCAGCATGCGTCGCGAACGAAAAAGTCTGTCCAGCAACGATGGTCGATGAGTACGGTATGATGAAAGCTTTCGGCATCGTCGTGTCGGTTGTCGCCGTCATTTTCATCGGTCTCTTCATCTACGAGAAGCGGAAGCGGGGCGTCTAGTCGTCCGGCGAATCCCCGGAATCCGGTTCCGAGGAATCCGCGCAACAGAGTGCCCATGTAAATCCGCGACCCAATCCGTTCTGCCCATCGATCTTCAGTCTGAGAGTTCCGTCGGACGCATCCTCGAGCTCTTTTTTTTGCTCATCCGATCCGTTTCCATCGAGGACATCGGCACCCCATCGCATGATTGGGTGTTGATGGGGTGTCGACACCACTTCATGAGACGAGGTGTCGACGTCCTCTATGGAAACCCCGTCGAGGATGTCGACGCCCCATCGCATGATGATACCCACGACTGGTTCTTCAGAATCGCGTCCGCTGTGCAGCCTTTTGAACTTCACCGGTTTGTATGTGTGCTTCAGATATCGAAGGAACAACCCCGTCTGTAGCGCGTACGGCACGAATCTTCCGTAAACGTACGCTGGTGGTGACCCGTAAAAAGCGGACACATCGTCGCCATCGATGGCCACTATCGTGATCGACGTTTCTCCGTGATACTTGTCGACAGAACAGACGAACGCAAGATTGGAGAAATGGACACCCCAACGGTGTTCGTTTCGAGACTTGCCATCAGTCAACCGATAAACCTTGCCATGCGCATTGACGAAAGACGGAAAGTTCTCCTGCGCTTTTATCCCGACACCGCGGTACGAGTACTCTTCTCCCGAAAGGGATTCCCAACAGCCCGCTTCCGGGAGACTGATCCGACGCAGAGATGGTTCCACTGTGTACGAGTACGCCGGTAGATACTCGTACACGATGCCGAGAAGTTCCAATGGGACATTCCTCCACGAATCCGCGATAACGTCGTACGTATCCATCAGTTGTGTCATCAAAAAAAAGATCTAGGCCGGTTGCCCGCCGCAGGCGCTCAAGCGATAACTTTCAAATTCCCAACGTCGACGCGTCTGCTGATAAAAGCCTCCCAACCGGGAACCCGTTTCAGAAGTTCCTGCCGTCTTTCCATTCGCGGACGAAACTTCTGCTGTCGGCACCAAACCGCCAGTCGGCTCGATCCTTGCGGGATAAACCCGTGGTCGTCCACAAACTTCACGAGCTCGCAATATCCGATTCTCCACGTGTAAAAGTTGGTCTTCCGTTTCGTCCAGCCGGGAACTTGCTCCAACAGATATCTCTTCGCTTCCGATCGCGGAACGTACCGTTGCCTTTTTACCCAGTTGCCGAAAGCCGTTCCATCCGTCACTGACGGCAAATGTCCGTGGTCCGCGACGTATCTCTGTAACTGATTGTAACGAAAGAGCCATCGCTGATTCATGAGCGTACTCACGATGTACGGTCTGTCGATCAGAACAGCAGGCTGTACCTGAATGGCTGGATAAACGATCGTAGCAACCGTGACGTCCATATCGTTCTGCACCGTTTGCCGTTCTGCTCATCGCCTACGTAAATTTTAACATTGCTCGTTAGCAAACAATGCAAGAGATACAGAGATTGCGAGAAAAATATAGCAGACTCGTGCTGTGGACGGCACTCGAGAAGTTTGCCAAGTCTGCGGGGCTTTCGATCACGCCCGACGAGACGAGGGAGGAAGTGATGAAGATGATCTACGTCAACGAGCAGGGGCTCACCGACCTTTACACCAGCGAAGAGTTCATCCGCGACATGATGAACCTCATCGACGCGATTCATCAGCACGAGTACAGCCGATACTCGATATTCGACGTCAGCGTTTTTACCGAACAGCTTTTGACCTGCATCGGCCAGTACGTTTTTATGAACCTCGACCGGGTCTCTTTCATCCGCGGAGTCGCAAAAAGGCTTCACTGGGTCCGTTCCGTAACGATGGATCCACGGGTTGACCTTTTGTTCGAGCGGCTGCGCGTCGTGATCACGGGAGAAGATTTCGTCTACCGGCCGGTTCCGATTTTCGAGGACGAACAGTTGCCATACCAAGGGAGTGTCTTTTTCGACCGCGTCGATATCGTGTCGTCTATCGAGCAAAAAGGCGACTTCGATCCCAGCAAAGCGGATCCAGACGTGAAGCTGAAATGGAACCGATCGACGGAGATGAAGAAGCTGCTGATGGACATCGTTTTCGCGCCGAAAGTTGAGCGGCCGGGAGAAGTGGCGAACCATTGGGATGACCCCAAGGAAACCGCGCCGCAGGCAGATAAAACCGCAGAGCAACCGGCCAACAAAAATCCAAAGCACAAAAAGTTCATCATCAGCCAAAGACGCAGATAATGCAAGAGTGCCCGTTCATCACGATCGAGGAGGGGAGAGTGTTCAGAGATCGGGCGGACAATAGTGTTCACGACGAAAACGACGGAACCCACGATGCGAAGTACGGCTGGACTTACACGGAGCGGCGGGTCGGCAACTTTTTACTGACGCTGCACGATGGCGAAAGAGTCATTATCGGGAAAGCTTTTCAAGGCGGACTGTACGACAAACCTTCACGGTATATCTGCACGAACTTCGGCAACTGCGCGATCTGGAAGAAATGCGACGGGACAGGGCGGGTGTTCGATAAGTCGGAAACTCCACTGCCGGAACAATCGCTCATCGAGATCTTTTCGCACATCGACGAACTGCGGAATGACAATATCGCGCTGCTGAACCGAATAATCGAACTGATAGCAGGCAAAAAGGCGAGGCACGACACGGAGATCCCAATGGTGTTTCCGTCTTTCATCTCGCAGTCGGCACCGAAAGTTGATGGCAAAGAGATCACCTCGTTCTCGAAATTCGCCGAGGATGCGATCCTTTCGTTCGCGGAGGGGCTTCGCAGAATGTTCGACGAGCAGCTGGAGAAACACCAAACTCGACTTCTGATGGAGAAACGCAAACTGGAAGAAGACTTTGCACACAAGATCGCGCACGAGAAGCAACAGCTCGCGCTAATGTACAAACGCATCTTGATCGAGAAAGCGATACTCAGTCGTGAAAAAAAAGAGTTGGAGCTGCGCAACAGCGAGAGCCGCGACGGTCGGATGGATGCCGTGATCGCAGATCTCGAGAAGATCTGCAGCGAGCCGAAACTCTACGAAAAGTAGTACTTCGCGATCGATGCCAGTGCGCCAAAGAAAAGCGCGATGGCCATGAACAAATGCGTATATTCGAAACAGACAGCGTTGTCGCAGAGATCGCCTGCGGCGGGCGCCGGCGGGACCGCTTTTTGCGCGTAACACGAGATCGTTCCGAGCTCCGGATGTAATTTGCCGAGGCACGGCCAACAAGATTTCAACTCTCGGCTGAAACTGTGCGTCGATTTCAGTGTCAGATGGGTGCCGTTGCAGAAGCAAAAAGCGGGCTCGTATCCCCAGTTAACGTCGTGCATGACACTTATCGCGATGATCAGTAAAAAGGCAAGCACCGTCGGACAAGCGATTGCGATGGTGCGGTTCATGGCGAAGAAAAAAGCAACCCTTTTTTTTGTTGTTTTTGGCTTTTCTTCTTCCTATCTGTGTGTCAACTCGTGGTGTGTGTCTCCTCGTGCCTAGTGTCTCTTACGTGTCGTCTGTCGGTTCTGGCTTCTCGACTTTCCATCTCGCGTACATCTCTCTGAACCTCATGTCTTCGTACTTCTCTTGCCAGCTCGCATTCTTCGCCACTGGCGGACGTGCCCACAGTCCTTTTCGGAGCACGAGCTTCTCTTTCTTCTTCGTCGCTTTCGACTTCACGCGCTTCCAGCCGAGAGGGAAGTTGGTGCAGTCGATGATCTCTCGGACCATGTCGGCGGGTATTCGAAAGGCGGAGGCGCCTTTGTGCCCGGATCCGCCGTACGCCGCGGCGATCTTTTCTACATCCACGTCTGGATCGATGCTTCGGAGCGAAGCGAAACTGGTGCGTGGGCATATGAGGAAAGTCCTCAGCGGCGCGTCGAGAACCCTCGCCGCGACCAAAATCTCTACCGCCGCAATGTCGGTTTCGGACATGGTCGGGAGATTGATAGCGTTGGCCGATAAAAGGCCATCGCCTTCGCTACGCCAGCGGCACACGACGAGTGTGCCCGCGGTGTGCGCGTCTTCCAGCGAAAAGGGCATGAGGAAGAAGGCGCGTCTTTTCGCTTTCTCGAGGGCGGCGCTGCCGCAGGCTTCAAAGCCTCGGATGAGAGCCATCGTGATATAGTTGATATCGTAGGGCTCTGTGAAGAGGGTCGTGGTGAACGTACGATCGTTCTCTTCATCTCTGTCGACGCGCAGCACGTGCGCTGAAGCGCCAAGGGATGTGCAGGCGCTCGTGATGTAAGACGCTGCACCGCTTTTTGGCAGCGAGTCGTAGATGTCTACACAGTAGACAAAGTACTCGAAAGCCGGGGTGAAGACGTGGCCGTGGGCTTTCAAAAGCTGCAGCACTTGCCAGGCTGCACTGTGAAACTCCTCGTACAGTTCGGTCAATGCCGAGTTCGGGCCGAATCTATTGACGTGGTGGTCAATATGCAGAAGGGCTTCGCAGCCGTTCATGGAGGTGCTGGGGAAGACGTCAAGGCAAATGACGTGGCGGGATACGGACGCAGGGGAGGAGGGGTTGATGCCGACGAGCGTCATTGCGGGGTTAACCATTTTCAGCATTGACGCCGCCGTCGTTCCATCTGGGCAGCGAGCGTGATAGTAGCAGACAACGTCTGGAAGGAGAATGATATCCATGATTTACAAGCAAGCTAACTATCCCTGCGGCTTTGCGGCCTCAATTTTTGCTATCCCAGGCTCGGCCTCCGCCAACGGCCGGCAGCCAGCGGCATTGGTAAAAAGGCACGGAGTCTCCAAAAATTGAATGGCTTAGCGTCGGCTTTTTACAGGAAAAGCATCGTTTTGGATACCATTTGCTCGTTCTACCGTTCTACCGTTCTCCATGGAATCTACCTACCCCGTGTTCGATTTGGTCTTCTCGGAAAACACGCACAGTACGCTGCCAAGCATGGAACCATGCCTCCATTCTGTCCTCAGAGAGTTCCTGCCGCACTACCCGCAAAACCTGCACGACGTGATCGAGTCATACTTCACGCCGTACACTTTCGAAGCGACTGCCAAATACATGTACGTGCCACGAAAGGCAGTACATTACTCGACGGTTGACATGGCGCACCAAAGCACGATGCTCCAATACATCAACCACGAGGGCAGATACATGGTGGCCCCGCACCTCCTCGACTACCCGTTGACCCAGCACTACCAAATAGCGAAGGACAATCGCTATATAGTGTTCGTCAGCACGTTCCCGGAGACGTGCAAATGCGGAAACATGTCCGTCGTGTTCATCACGGTGATCAACTACATCACCGACATGGTCTACCCGTACAGCCTCCAATCGCTGTATCCGGTCAAGCGCGTCGACGCTCGCACACAAACGCTCGGCGCGGGCGGTTTCTACTGCCTCTCGGTTTGCGTCATTACCGATCAGGACACGCAGTGGGCAAGAATGACAATGCTTGACTATGGCACCATCTCGCCGAAGGATGCCATTATGACGAAGCACTAAGCGGCCAACCAGCGGCCGTTCGGCGGTGTAAAATAGGACTGACGATCAGCGGTTGACCTGTGTACAATAGCCACTCGGTTGATAGCTGAAAGCCAGCATGGAACAAAACCTTCAAAAAAAAACAAAAAGTAAGGGTTGTTTTTTTGCTTCCGTAACGTCTCGCCGAGCAGCCCGCAGCCCACACCCCGCAGGGGTTCTATTCTTGCATCTGCTTGAACTTCTCGATCACGTTGATGTAGCCACCCTCGTCGTTAGTGTATCTCGTCCCGAAGACGCAGTAATCAATGCACACTTTTTTCATGATCAGGTCCAACGGCGTCCGGTCGATAACCGTCAAAAGCCGCTCCTGCCCGTTGTACATCAGCGTCTTCCCTTTCGATTCGTTATTCGCGAGGAAGCTTTTTACCGCTATGGCGGCTTTCGGGTTCTCTGCAAAAAGCATAACCTTCCTGATCTGTGCTCCCAAGTAATCGGCGAGCTCCAGTCGCATCGAGTTAACCGCGTAAAAGACGAGGACGATCATCGTGTCGATCAGCGAACCGGATAATAGTCCGCAGCAAATGCCGCTCTGTGCGCAGGCGATGATTTCTCTGGTCAACGAACCGAGCACTTGGATCATTTCTCCCGAGCGGGATCTGAATGCGATCAGGACGTATTCGAAAGAGAACCCTGCCAGCGGCATAGAAATCAGACTCGCGACGTTCTCTTCGTGGATCCGAAACTTCATCATCTCGCAGCGTCTCTGCGAATCCGTAAGACCCTCAGGCACTGGGTAGTAAATATCTGGTGGAACTTGCATTTGTGCAGTTTGATACGCTAGACATCTTCGCTAAATTTTTCAATGGACGTCATGCAGCAGAGCATTCTTTCTTCATGACCGAATCCGTCTCTCCACTCGAAAGTCGGGCACTCCCAAGGTTCCAAAACGATCGGGCCGGTTTCCATCGGACCCGGGCACTGAGGGCGATACTCAACGACGTAGAACCAAAAGTCCATTCGCGACCACACGCTGGCGGAGGGCAAAAGCCACGCGAGAGCAGTGTTGGCGCGCCACTTCAGACCGACGAAAACGTTCGCAACTTCCGGCATTGTCCGAATGATCGGCCGCCCGTCTCTGATCGGAACCAGATATGCTCGTACCAGTCCCTTTCGAGTCACGAGTTCCCGGGGCTGGATGTACAGTGTTTCGTAACTCGGATAGACGAACGCCACGGGCGCGGGCGCGTCCGAGCATAGGGCGTAAACTTCTGAGACGCCGCCGGTCAGAACAGCGTCCTCTTTCGATTCGTGAACCTTGATGGAGGCTGAAACGGATGGTCGGCACGGAACCGTGAGAGTGTGCTTCACCTTTTTGCGCTCCGTCGCTGGAAGCCAGTTGGAGTTATCGACGAACATCGCCAGCGCGTCTGCGATAAAAAGGTCAAGAGCCGTGTAAGTTCTCATCCAAGAGCCCGATTCTACGGTGACAAACCAGTTGCCTATCTTGCCCAAAAGGTCTGCCGAGATGGCGAATTCTGTGATCGTGCCCAACACCCCAGATACGGGGCATACCGCGGTAGGATGATAAACCTGACGACTCTCCATTCGCGGGACCGCTTTTTGCAGGAAGAGGAAGCCTTTTGCCGCCACTGCCCACTGTCCTGTGACAGCGTACTCGCAGAAAAAGTTGTCTCTGAGCGTTTCCATGGACACGAAAGAGAGCCCCTGAGTCACAGGAGCACGCGGAGAGTAAGTGTAAACTTTGTCGGCCTCCGACTGTTTATGCTCCGCCCCATCGCACGGGATCGGATGGCAAAACGCGAGAGTATTTGCGATAGACATTCGGTTTACGGGCTTCTGACAAAACTTCAAAATGGGATTCCAGCTGCTCTTTCTGACGCTCGTGGCTACGGCCACGGTTACTGCAGCTACGCACGTGCTCTTCTACGACCATGACACAAAGACTCAGTGGTTACCGGTAAAAAGAGCCATTCGCACAGCGAGCGAGAACAGCTCAGTCAGTCCGATCGATCCTGCAGATTCGGCAGATCCGATCGATCCGGCAACCCCCTGGCCGGCAGAATTCACCGTGCGCTACAACGATAAACCGAGATACATCGATATAGTTCGCGGCAACGAGCACGCGGTGATCGAGGGAGTACATTATTCGGACAGCGAGATCATCATCTTCGAAAGAAGATTTCTAGTGATTCCCACGTCAATAGGCGAAACGCACGGACTGCTATTGTACGTCGAGCACACCAGCAGGGCACTGTTCGCATACTCGGCGACTTTGTGCGATGAAGAGTTCGCCCTGGACGATCCAATCAGCGAAGGCGACGAAACGATCATCCCATTCTTCATCAAAACGGTCGAGCCGCAGCACGATGTAGGCCACGTAGAATTCGACAGGACACATATTTAACGCAAAACCCTCTCCGGTAAAAAGCGGTCGACCAATGAAGAGAATGGAGAGAACGAACAGCCTGCTGGTGCTATTGACGCTCGTTGTGAATATGGCGGCGAGCGCGACTTTTTACTCTACGATGCATGGTGTGTTGATAACTGACGCCGAGAAATGTGTGTACGACGGATCGTTGTCTATTGCCGATGGCGAGATCGTCATTCAGTTGGACCCAGTAATTTGCCCGAGGAAAGAACCGATCAACCAAACTTTCAGCTGCGTAGACTTCGATATCCAGCAGGTCGGGACGTGCAGTGGCAACCTGTATGTCAGCTTTTTATCCAAGCCCGCTTGGCCTCTGAAACGGATGGTGGCGATGTCGGTCGACAAAAAAAATAGAGTGGTCAACTTCGTCAGCGAGACTGACGTGAGTATGTTGCTTTTGACGCTGTAGGTCTACGGGTTTTCGATATCATCGATCAATCGGAGGAGAGCGGCTTTCGTTTTTTTTGTCATCTTGAACTCGCTCAGGAACAATCGAACGATATCGCCCATCATGTCGGACTTCGAACCTCCGATAAATTCGCACGTCGATAACCGATAGATACCGCCATCGATCGGCTCTTTACCGAAAGTCCAGCCTTCAAGACCTTTGCAATATATGAACATGTCTTTCTCGACGCTGACGTATCGAACGAAATACACCGCCGCATCACCGTTCCTGAGAGGATCGTAATCTACGCGGTAATGATAGCGTCCATCGTAGCAGTCCGATATCTTGTAAGCCCCGATAGTGACAGAAGAGAAAGCGTCATCGTCTTTCGAGAACGTCTTTACTGCCTCAAAAGCCTTGATGAGCGACGCCAATCTTTCGATCTCCGGAGCCTTCTTCCATTCCGGTTCTGGTTCTGGTTCTGGTTCTGATTCCATGTTTCAGTCTGCCCGAACGACATTGTCAGATTCAATTTTGAAGGGCAACCCACCGCGCGGTCGGTTCTTTTTTTGCTGCCACGAAACACCATGCACAAGGTCCCAAAAGAATACACCATCTTCAACTGCACACTTATACGTTTGATCAAGTACGTTACTCCATACGCGCGACAAGACGAGAAGGAGACGCTTTTGGCCCTTGCGCGTTTGATCGAAGACTTGAAAAAGATTGAGCCGTCTTCTGTGCTGATGTACGTGGCAAAAGATATCGTGGCAGCAAAAAAACAACTCTATCAGCTCGATTTCGACGGCATCTTCGTTCAACTCGACCGGTCGTACGACGCGAGACTGAAGTCAAAAGCTGAGAGCAAAGAGAAGGAGAATGCGAACGAGAGCGAAATTTGGAGGAGCACCATCGAGATTTTCATCTGCGCCATCGAGTCGGCGTGCCAGAATCTACAGGCAAAAAGCTGCGTCGTGCGGACAATCGAAGAGCTGATCACCGACGCGAACGTCTTCTGCGCGACAAAAAAATGAACCTCTCGATCGCCGCGATCGCCGCGATCGCCGCGATCGCCGCGATCGCCGCGGTTTCGCGGCTTCTGTCTATCCCGAATCTGTCTCCGAATCTGTTTCCAAAACTTTCCTCACTCCTTTCTTCTTCGCACGCTCCTTCGCACGCTCCTTCGCACGCTCCTTCTTTCTGCATTCCTCTATGAATGCATCTTGCTCGGCATCTTCCGCAGCGTCCTCAGCTGCGAATCTCGCTTCCAGTTCTTCTCTCGTTACAGAACCGGCTTTTTCCGATACTCCCTTCGCGTTCACGGGCTTACCGATGTCGCTAGCGACGATCCTTCCTTCCACGCGATTCAAATCTGGCGAAAGAACGATATCCAAGTCTATCACTGTCTCATCGCAGTTGTCTCGATCTTCACCATCTTCGACGAGAACGCTGCACTGCGCGACCGGATACAATCTTTCAATCTGCGCGTACGAGTATATGATGTCTGCGAGCTCCGGAATGATGAACTCGTCCAGAAGTGCCGGTTTGTAACGGCTGGTGCAGAACCAATTGTCTTTTTGCAGTCTCGACATCCCGTCGATCGCCCTCTGTCGCATCTCGACGGTGGTGTGGAGCTTTTTGCTCACGTCCTCGAGCTTTACAGCCTCTGCGTCGATGACCGCCTTTTTGCGTATATCGTCCAGCTCTTGCTTCGGGTGACAGACGTTACTGCCCGAAAAGGTTCCGACGACACCCTTCGCATACGCTTCAGCGTCATACTCTCCAGCCAAAAGCGATCGGACGGTTTGCTCTTTCGTGTATTCGATTCGGAGGCACTTCGACGCGTTGCCGCGCGAGGGGAGATACCGAACCGATTCGTAAAAAGCGCCACAGTCGGACAGGTCGCTTTTGTAGTACATCACTGCACCAAATCCTTCTCCTTGCTTCAATAGTTCCATGTTGATCCGATGATACTGAACGTCCGGAATGATTCCATGGAAACCTTTTCCGCGAACGTACTTCATGAATCGTGCTTCGTATCCGGCTTCCCGCATATCGTACTCGAAAATGATAGTCCGGTGTGCGATCGAGAACAGACAGGCCGGAGTGCAGTAATACTTTCCTCTGAACAACGCGCAGCCCGCAGGGGCAAGATCGAACAAGAACAGAAGTTCCGACAGAGTTCTGCTCGTGCCGAGTACAAACTGATGCAACCCTCCGGTGGAAAAGGCGTTCTTGGTTCTGATCAGGGTTGCGTACGAGTCTGTTTTTTTTACAGCGCTGTACCATTCGTCTGCAACTTTCGGCCCGTCTTCTTGCGAGCAGATCGGAAACCAATCCACGTCGGAGTATGGTATGGGAGTGTCGTCCTCGGTTAGCAGTTTGTTCAAAAGGAAGAGGACGGCGCTACCCGCCATCGCGCAATCGGAATGGAAGCCTCTGACTTCGAACGGTGAAGGTTCGTGGTGGACATCTCTTTTGATGACGAAGCCTTGCGGCACTTCCATCTGACGGTACTTCTCCAATTCGCGACGCATATCCTCTTCGGTCAAAAGGCCCTCGAACATTCCAAGCGTCGAGCCTTCTCCGTTGAGGTACCTGTTCCGGTAGCGCTTGTGCTGAGCGATAATCTCTTCGTAGGAAGACATCGTTTGCAAACTTGTACGGTCCGGAGTAAATTTTATGCTTCATCGCCAGCGCGCGGCACCACTATCTTCACCGCGAAACGGTTCCACTTGTGACCTTCCGGCGAGCGGTAGTACGTTTCGTACGCTATCGGTGGAGGTTTGCCGACAGTGTAGACGCGCTCCGACAGCAGATAGTAGCCCTTTTTGCCTACAAGGCATGGATACGCTGAAGTTCCGCCGATCTGACTGATGAGCTTGACGGGCTTGTCTGGCGCTTTGAACGAAAAGATCCGATCGCCGACATACATGTACGTAGATCCGGTAAGCCGAAAGACAATGCTGTTCCCTTCTGCCCACCGCCGCTCAGAGTCTTTTCCGACGAAGATTCCTCGATTCGGGTACGTCAGGATGTGCTTGAAGACGAAGATTACAACTCCTTTCTCCGAACTCAGCGTCTGAAACCGGCCAATGTAGATGCGTCGCGCATTGAATGTGACCAAAAACGCGCGACCGCCATTATCGATCGTCACGTAGGTCTTGAAACCTCGACGGAAAGAGAAAAAGTCTTGCATCTTCTCATCGTCCGCCGTCATGATGTACACGTTCTTCTTCTTGGGCATGTCTTTCCGATCGGCAAAAAAATGAAGCACATCGTCCGGCGTACGGCGCTTATCGCGAAATCTCTTTGCTGAAAGTGATCAAAAGGTCGACCCACTTGCAGCTTTTTACGAACCCAAGGTAGCACTCTCGTTTTCCGGACTGGTGCGCCTTGAATCTAACTTTCTCCATCGCCGACGAAAGCGATGATTCTGTTCCTTTCCCAAGGCCGTTCAGACTTTTGAACGCGAAGATGCCCTCTTTCTCCAATCGTTTCTGAATGTACTCATTGATCAGAAGCGTCGTATCGCGCAGGTGCTCAAACGATCCGCACCCCATCGCCAGAAGTTCCTTGTCGGTCCCGAGTTGGAGATATGCGATTATTCGATCGACGTTGATATTCTCCAGATGAGGTTCTGCCGACGGCCGGATGCAGTGGGCAAACTCTGATCGAAGCCACTCGTAGTACAGAGCGAAGTTGTTAGCCGCTCCGTCTCGAGCGATCGACGTCAGGTAAATAGATGGCACCGGGATCGCAAGATTCAAAGTCTTGAACAGCTCGAACGCCATCTCGACTGAAATATCCTCGTAAACGAGCGCGTGAATCGGGTAGTCCGCGAGGATTTCAGCGACACCCAACGGGACGCTTTTTACCGCGTGCACGCGATGCTGCCCATCTAGCATAAATAGCGGCGACGGATCGCCCGTCGTGAAGCAGATTAGCGGGGCTCCAAGTGAAAAGGTCCTCTCTGAATAGTAATGCTTGATGTACTCGCAGATCGCTTTCGCCCGAGAAGTGTCGATACTGCGCTGGAACTTCGCGAACTGGATCTGATTGTCGGACAAAAGGTTGCGCAGTTGCTCGAACGTCACCACTTTATGCTTCGGAACAAGGTACTTCGATTTGCGTTCTTCCATCAGGTCGGTCAAACGGTCCCTTTCTTTTTGCTGTTCCATTTCCAGCACGATCAATTTTGAGAACCAAAAGATGACGGAGAAGTACTCGAAGTCATTCGTCAACAAGTACCCTTACAAGATAGTCTGGGTCAAATTCAAGGACGGAAAGCCACTGATCCACAACGTGCGCAGTTATATCGGCAACGAACGAGACACGATAGAGGCGCTGAAGACTCTGAAGGCCACGAAGTCACAAAAGCACCTTTCGGACGTCTACGGCTCGTCATGGAAAAAGGCGATCGGGCTCGAGGGCTCTTTGTGGGCAGACGGCGATCTGGACGTGAGAGTCCTGGAAAAACTTGTCCGAGAGTACGATATCGACGACATCTTCACCGAGAAGGGGTTCAAAAAGAGCGATCTCACCGGCGAACAAACCGTCTTTTTCTACAACAAGCTGCTATTCAACGTCGATACTCTGGTCGAACTCCGGCACGATATCGCAGCGATCGAAAGGCTGATTCCGGACTCGATCTTTCTGTTCGACGACGTGAAGCGAAAGACCTCCATCGAATTTACGATCAACGAGGAAGCCGTCAGCCTGAACGACTTCATCTCGCACGATAACTCCGTAGAGCCGCATATCGACGGGAACGTCACCGACGCGTCGGTGATCCGCTGCTTTTCGACGACAGAGCTGGCAGAATTCGGAGACACCATCTATTTCACGACCGTCGCCGATTTGATGGGCAACATCGCGCGGTACTTCGCGACGGCAACCGAGCAGGCAAAAAGAAAGGTCTTCTACGGTGCGATTCGCAAGTTCTTCCCGTCGATCCTGAACATTCCAACGTTCGAGAAAGTACTGCAGTCGCTGGGGCGAAAAGACATCGAGGAGTCGGCGAGCCTTCTCTGGGCGATCACTCTCAAAAAGAACGAGCTGTACAACATCCTTTTTACCGAGCACTTCCCGTCTGCTCTTTCGCGCGTCTCGATCAACTCGATCATCCTGCGCAACGAAGAGGTCCCGACAGTCGATTTCGTTGACACGAGAGCTCTGTTCGAAATGTTCGACTGTGCGACGAGTATACCGGCGATCTCGTTTCGTCAGAACGAGACTCTCATCGTCAAACAGGCGCAAGAGGATTACAAATCCCACGGTGCGAGGTTCGCTCACGCGAGAGTCCTCGATCAGTGCATCGCTTTCGAGCACCGGATGAGCACCGACAAAAAGAGTATTCTGTACTCGCAGATGCAGACGATCACTATTTACCCGAACGGCAGGGTTGAGACGACTTTTAACGTTCGAGAGGAGATCGGCATCAAGCTGGAAGACGTGAGGCGGTTCATGGAAGTAACGAACCACTTCATCGAAATGCTGAACAAGCGGGCCGACATCTTTTCAATGATCGGCCGTCGACTGCGTTTCCTTTCGACGGTCGAAGATCAGTGCATCGCGAACATTAACGCCACTGTTCATTTCGTCCCCGGACAGTACGCGCAATTCGAAACTTACCTCAACATGTTCGCCCCGTTCATCGAAACCGCTCCGGAGGAGTTCAAGAAGGACTATCGCGACACTTTCGTCCTCCGGAAGATCATGCGTTATCCGACGACGCGGCCCTCAACAAACGAATTCGAGGACAAGAACTACCGAGTCTTTATGGTCAAGTTCAACAACTTCATGACGAAGCAGCACAAGATCTACATCCGGGAGATAAAAAGCCTCTCATATCTCAACGAGCTGGCAACCTTGTTCGATCACATCGTTCAGGTCTACAACAATCGCGACAAGATCAAGGATCGAACTTTCTTCCTCCGCGCGCAGGATATCACGACGGAAGGCGACATGGAAGGAGAAGTGAACCGGCTGAAGAAGTACCAGGCTCTCGATCCGGATACTTACATGTATCACGAGAGCTTTCCCAACGCCGCGCCATTCTCCACAAAGTGCCAATACATCCGGCAGGCCAACCTTTTTACCGACGAGGAGTTCGCGAAACTGGACGACCCGCGGAAAGAGCACGAGCTGAAGTACAAAAGCGCCACCACCGGCGAGACACTCCACTTTGTGTGCATGCACTCCGAGAAGTACAAGTACCCGGGGTTTCTGTCGCCCGCAGGGCATCCAACCGGCAAATGTTCGATCTGCTGCGGAGTCGAAAAACAATGGAAGGGTACGCGCAAAAAGAAGCGCCTTCTGTTCCGGCAGTGTATGTCGATGCAAGAAGGGGAAGAACAAGCCGGTTACTCGATCATGCGGTACCTCGGAAAGTACAGTGACGACGTTCACCTCGGCCGGTTCACCGATCTGCCGCGCGAGCTGGAGTCCCTTTTCAACAACATCCCCGTCGACAAGTACATGGAGATGTACAAGATGTACGGAGTCTTCCAGGAAGCGCCATACTCTTTCGTCACCGCAGCCGTGTACGCGTATAACGGCATCGACATTTCACAGTTCAAGACGACGCAGGAGGCGATGGAAAAGTCTGCCGAGGCGATCTACACGACGATCCAGACTTGCATTACGAACATCGACGTGAAGAGCATGTTCTCGCGGATCAACTGGCGGGCCAACCTGTCTTTTGACTCGGTAGACGAACTCCGACAAACGCTCGTCGACGGAAAGTTTACGCCCGACGAGTCGGTGTCGATATTCAAACCCATGCTGGAAGCGACCCTCGATATCCATATCGTCATCATTTCTATCACCCAGACGGGCATCGACTTGACGAACACGCTGAACGCGGTGCAAGAATTCCTGACGGAAGATCGCGATACGATCGTGATCATTCGGACGGAGAAGGGCAACTTTTACCCAATCTACTACGTCACGGTGAACCGTTACAGCGCGAGTCACAAGAACATCAAAAAGATCTCGAAGAGCGTGTTCAAACGCGGAGACGCGATCGTCAATACTCTGGCGGCGATCTGGAAAGCGAATTTCAATGAAGAGGGCGTCGAGCGGATCGATCGCGAGCAGATAAAAGAGCAGTACGTTTCGCGGAACGGCGTCGTCTCTTTCGTCAGACGGGCCGACGGGCTGATCGTTCCGATGAGAATGCGCGTCGACGCGACGATTCCGCACTCAGTTATCAAAAGTCACAAGACCATCGAGAACGACTACAAAAAGGCCAGGGCGTTCCTGACTCTCGGAGGGTACCACGTCATTCGGGACGCAACCGCAGTGCTGGGCGTCTTTTTACAGGACGGCGGTGCGTTCTTTCTCGAGCCAACTCCGATCGCGACTTTCGAGAAAGACTACGACATCACGAAAGAGACCTTTTCACCATTCAAGTTCGATACTTGCAACGGGGCGATCGCGTCGCAGACAAAGAAAGACGACGAACGGACTCTCCACGTGATGAAAATGCTGGAAGGTCTCGAACTGTACAACATGATGAAGCTCGCTCTCGTCAAAAGTATCCGCCTCGAGCGGAACCGAAAGATGAGAATGGAGATTATGCGCTCCCACGAGAACTTGCCGTACCTGGAATTCGTCGAGGACATTCGCGGAAAGATGAGCCATCAGGACAGAGACGCGATCTTGGCAAACTATCCGGCTCTCGAGGCTTTTGTCGAGGCACACACTTTCGATTTCGACCATACATCGAAGAACGCTATCGAACAGTTACTGCAGACTGGCCGAAATGAGCGAGCTGGGCAAGAGCGCGCAATCGCAGATATCGTCCGTAAACACGTTGATCCGCATATCAAGATCGTCAAGCAAACGAAAGACCTTCCACCGCCGACAGAGATTCCGAACGTTACCTACTTCTGCGGAGAGATCGCCGAGTCGAGCAGATGCGACGGGAAACAACTGATGCTGACGAAAGAGGAATATATCACCAACATGTCGCGGCTCATTCAGGAGCTTTTTAGCAGCGAGATCACGAGAGTCTTTTTGCTCAATGGCATCTTCGACCGCGTCGTCAACAGGAATGTGTTCACGAGGCAGCAAGACGTTCTGCTCTACACTTTTAACGATGAGGGGACGCTCACGTTCGTCTGATTAGAATAAACCCCTCACGCAAGAAAAGCGGACATGAGCAAAAGCCGAAGGCCGAAAGAAGAGTTGTTGGCCGAAGACGGGATTTCCTTCGACGATTTCGCTACGTACATGAACGCGCGAGGTGTGAAGGCAAAAAGAGAAGGAGACGATGAGCGGGCGAAAGCGGGATCGTCGCAGCAAAAAGAAATGGGCGCTGGCGCCCCACAAGCAGCGGCAGCGGCACAAGCCCCGCAAGCGGCGAAGACAGAGGGCTTTTCAGCGCCAGTGATGCCGAAACTTGACTTTTCGGACCTGAAAGAAGTGCTGCTGCAGTTCGGACTTTTGCTGGCGATATTCAATCCGAAGACGATTTCCTGGGTTCACGGCTCGAAAGTTATGACGTTGACCGACGAAATGGGGCGACTGAGCATGGGCGGGGCGATAAAGATGTGCGTCACGACCGCAGTTTTCTCTTTCATCATCAAGATGCTTATCAAGGCTGACTGTATCTAGTTGTCAAGGTTCCGGTTCCGAAACTTGCGAATGAGCGGCAGAGCCAAATTCGCGCTCATCGGAGTTTCTTTTTTTGCTTACCCGATCCCGCGGAACCTTTCTTCCCGAAGGGATTGATCGCCGAAAGCGCTTTCGGGAAAAAGGCGAACAGCCCCAGCGCCACGACTCCGAGAATCACCAGAGGCAAAAGTACCGCCAGCAAGATCCCGGTGAGATCCATCCCTTTCGTTTCCTGAGTCATTGCCGCCTTCCCGGCTGACGTAACGGAGGCTGTCGTGTCTTTCGACGAGTCGACCGTCGTATTTCCGAGACACTGACTGTACAAACTCAGAAGCTGATTCACGTTCTTCAGCACGACGTTCCCGCTGCCCGTCTGCACTTTGATGACCTGATCGTTGAAAGCTTCTTTCTCGCAAGACTTCTCCATCTCATTGACCGTCTTCTGACTCAGCGTATTCTGGACCCGTGTCTCGAAGTCGTTCTTCGCTTTCGAAATCGAGATCCCGATCCCGGAAGTCGTTTTCTGGAGCGCTTCCAGCTGCGAGATCACAGAGGTCGGAAGGTTCAAAGACTGAGCGTCCGTGATTATATCGGTAAAAGCGACGTAGTCCACAAGCTCGGCTTTTTGCGTTATGTCCTCGAGCGTAACGGTGCCAGAATCGGTCTTGATATCGATCATCTGCATCGTCTTGAAATACGTCGTGTACTTCTGCTTCAGCGTATTGTACGTCGAAGTGTCGATGTTGTTGCCGATGATATTCTTGATCGTGTTCTCGTTGACTGATGAAGATGCGCCCATGTTTACGAGTGCGATGATAAAAATGGACCTCGCGCAGCAAAAAGACAAAGACAGAACGCGCACCCCGCAGGGGCTCAATCGTCCCCACCGGCCCCACCGGCCCGTAGCGAACGCATGTCTTCCCAAAAAGACTGGATCACCAGACCTCTCGCAGTGTTGATAGCCGAGGCAAAAGTCTCACGTAGTTTCGCGATCATCCCTTTCGTAGTGCTCAGATGCCGCGCAAGTTCAGAGTCGAATTCGGGCCGGATTCCCAAAAGTAGAGCCAGCAAGCCCTTGAGCTCTGCGAGTGCGGGACCGCTTTTTGCCGATAGACCGGCTATCCGAATGATCTCGTCGATCAGAAGGTTCCTGTACTTCATCACGATATCCCACTGCGACGTTAGCACCGGATATACTTCTCTGAACCATCGGCGGTTCGGCTTTTCATCAATGATGGCGATATCGTTGATCGCCCAGTACTCCGCGACTGCGTCGGGCGCTATCGCAAGAATCTCCGCCCGCGCACGCGTTTCCCAGTCCGGCGAATCTCCGGGCCAAGTTTCAGGGATGATGGTTCCATGCACAGTCGGCGAGATCCCGATCAGCCCGCTTTTATCCTTCCCTCCCTCGACCAATTCATCCGTCTTGCGGATATCGCAGTCAATGTAGATACACCGCTCAAACCCGGTGTTGAAAAGGTGGTTCTGAACCTGATCGGCGTAATAACCAGGGATCGACGATTTGATTTTCCGTTTCGCTGGACACTTGATTTCTATCACGACGGGCTTTCCGTCGATAATGAGCTGTCCGTCGCTCGAGTCGAACATAATGTCGTAACCCTCGCATCCATCGGCGACCTCGTCCGGTATCTTCGTCGGAACGCAAGTAGTCTTGTAAACTTTCGACCCGTACCGCCGCGCGATATACGCGGTTACAACGTCTTCGTACTTTTTGCCATGCTCCATGAATGCGTTGCAGAAGTTAGACTCTACGAGGAACGCCTTTTCGGCGACACATGCGTTAGAATACTTGAACGGATTGCGCCCCATCAGAGATGGAATTTCCGATGAGCCCCAGCCAGAAAGTCGGAGTCTGAGCCAGTCGAACGATCCCTGCGGGAACCCTTTTTCCGAAATAGCAATGATCTCGTTGAATCGCTCCATTTGTCAACTCTCCACCGAGTTCCTCAGACGAAAGTTCTGTCCGACATCGGGATCCGGCGGTACAGTTTCGCGAGGAGTAGCACGCACCAAGCGTCCAAAGCGGCATACAGAATCTGGCACTCGCACAAACGGTTCTGCCATTTCGAGAACGTTGGATAGCTATCCGGCCCGATAACCGGACTGATAACGTCGACTCCGTATTTCGCCACGACAGTCGTGAGACCGAGCTGTGGCGAAAAATCGTGCTGCAGATCGTGCATCGAAACGGTAATCCCCATGTGCTTCTGCATCGTGAAAAGATCGCTACCGACTCCGAACCCGTACTTCTGATAACGGCGGCTTGACTCGAGAAAGTCTTTCAACTGCTTGGCCGATCCGGTGAAGATGTCCTTGCCGGTAAAAAGCGGAATGATGATCAACAGAATGTCGTCGTTCCGAGGGTCATCGATCGCCTCGAACGAACGGGCGATCTGTATGAGAACCGGGATGTTGCCAGTGTCTTTTTGCCAAGGAGTGATGCTGTTCTCCACGTCGATACCGTACATCATTGTCTCCTCGAGAACGAACTCCTTGAACACGGACGCGAAGGTTGGAGACTTGATATTGACGATATGGATCTTGTTCTTCGGAATGTTCACGACGGTCGGGTGCTTCGGCAGACTGTCCATCACTTTTCGCTTTTTGTCGACTGACTTCTGCCACGCGGGACCCGTAAAACAGTTACAGTTGTCGCACTGCCGCATCTTTTTATGCATCCAGACATTGTCGCTAACGGCGGTCTGCGTGGCGGCGTCAACAAAAAATGAATCCTGCAAGAGCAAGAAGCCAAATCTAAGGACTTCATCAATCAGCAACAGTACGTAATGGTCGAATTTCTCGAGGAACCCGACATTGCCGTCGAAACGAAGCTCGCGGCACTGTCATGCATATTGACCCGCTTTTCAGTCGCTTGTCCGGTTGCAATCGACGATCTGCTAGATTCCCAAGTGAACAAGTCAACGATGAACTACAGCGTTGTATGCGCGTTGGCAGTCCAAAGTAACAAGGTTATGAGACGTTTGTCGGAAGAAGGGAAAGAGCCGATCTTCACTTTCGATGTCGAACTCGCAAAGTTCCTCATCGATCTGACTTCCATCCAAAAGTCTGATCTCCACGATTACGCGAAATCGAGGGGCGATCTGATCGGCTCGACGATTTCAACGCAAGAGATTTGGAACTGTATCCTCCTGCCGGGGTGGCAATCTGACGATCCCGACGGTTATTGGCTGCAAATCCAGGAGTACCTTTCGATGCTGAAGTGCTGCGGGACAGACATGTCCTTGATTATGCCGTCGGTCGACGAACTTTTGAAGTTCATGATCGAGAAGGATATATCGATCAAAGTCATTTACGATATCGAGATGTGTCTGCGAAAAGCGGCAAACATGGACGAGATGTTCAACATATACACCGCGATCCGCGATTCGAACATGAGCAAGGCCGAAGTTATTTCGTGGAAGGCGAGCCTGCGGCGCGGTTACGACGGAGTGCAAAAAGCCATACCAAGCCACCAGCGATCGCAGCGATAAAAAGAGTCGCCAGAACCCCAATCAGAAGGGGAACCCAGTCATCATTTTTTTGCTGTGGCGGTTCCTCTGCATCGCCCGCTGGCACAACAGGCGGAGAGACGGCAGGTGCCGCAGGCGCCGCAGGCGCGGCAGGTGCAACGGGCGGAGGTTTGAGAGGACTACCGCCGGAACCGGACCCAATTCCCAAGTCCCCAACGCCAGAAGCGCCAACCTGCCCACTGACTTTTTCTGTCTCACCCGCCGTCTTTCCGCCGTCGGTCCCTTGCTGAACTTTAATGCCCTGCTCGGACGAGACGTCTTGCATGTTACCTTTCGCTGCGCCGTAGTTGACGGTCTTTTGAGACACACAGGTGTTTGCTTGCTTGATGTTATCGAGATCCGCCTGCAGCGACGATCCGGAAAGAGAAATGCTCGTCGGGCAGTTCATACAGGTCAGATCCATCCCGCGAAAGACGTCAGAAGCCATCTCTGGCCGAGGGACTTGTATCGCCATCGCGCTATCGTAATCGAACTGCAACTGAGTCAACAAAGTGGTGAGTGACTTCTTCTCCTGTTCTGTCTGTGCGGCAAGAACCTCCCTTTTTATCGTAGCGAGCTTGAACGTCAAATCTCGCAGCGTTATGTCTTTCACGGCCATCCGGTTCCGATAGTCAATGTATGCTGGGCTGCCCATATCGCCGATAACCGCTGTCTGCAGCTTTTGAAGAATCTCAGAGCAGGGCGTCGTTGCCATTGTGTTTGCAAAGCAAAAAAAGAACAATCACTTGTTCATTGCCATCGGCCGGTGGCCGCCGCGCCAGCGGCAGCGCCAGCGGCAGCGCCAGCGGCATCTAGATCCTATCGAATAACGCGTGCAACTCAACTTTCTCCGCCTTCTGATCTTTCGTCTCAACGACGGTATCGATGCCTATTCTCTTGCCGAATTCGTAAAAAGCGGCAAACCCACTGGTAGCGTACGGCATCTTCCTCCAGATCTTGTCGTGCTTGCTGAACGCCGTAGCGTGCTTATCCTTGTGCGCTCCTGCTATCGCGTTCCCGTTCAGATGCAAAAGTCCGATCCACTTTTCGTCTTCGAGACCCGCAAGGTACTCCTCAGCTTCATCTTCTGTCCTCACCGGCACGTCGCCAGCGAAGATATGCGCGGTATCTAGCACAAATCTTGCCTTGATTCCTTGTTCCAATACAGCCAGCATGAACTTATTGATCTTCTCCGGCGTCTCGAGACTCAACGGAGACGGGATCATCGCTTTGTGTTCCAAGAGAAGTTCGGTGCTGTACTTCGTTCCTTCCATGCATTCGGCGAGCGACGAGGCGAACGATTTGGCGTTCACCTTCGGAACATGAAACACGGCTCCGCGAATCCCATGCTCGGATGCACTAGCTAACTGCTCAGTCAGGAACCCACTTTTTGCCGGATCGACAGATGTCGTGTACGAGGTGTGACCGTACACGCGCAGCCCGTTCTCCTTGATGAACTCTCCGAACGTTGGATCTATCTTCGTCACGAAACCACCTCTCGGCGTACCGAGGAAGATCTGCATGACCGGGCATTTGAACTCGTCAGAAGTGGCCTCGCAAGCCTGCTGGATAGTGGCGAACTTGAGCTTTGAAACGTGGATTCCGATATGTTCCATGGTTTGCCGACTTTCGGATACGGGGTTCAATTTTGAGGCCGAACAGCAAAAAAATAGGGGTCGCGGCACGACGTGAAGAGAAGATTACGACTGGTGCGTTCGACAAATAGGGCAGGTCTCGTTTTCACGAAGCCAGTCCGTTATGGCTTTATCGCCAAGGCAATCGGGCCTGTCAAGGTGGAAAACGTGGGCACAGGTAAGGAATTTCCTTCTGGCACCAACGTTGATTGCTTGGTTGCATAAAGTGCATATCGGATCGGTGCGAAGAGAGCTCGCCTTTTTGCCGGCGTACCAGCTGTAGTCAGACATGGTTGGCCGGATAGTGCTCAATTTCCAATATTCTGTGAACCCTCGGATCGTTTCTACGGTTGTTGCCTGACCGTTTCGATTCAGCATAATGTATTTACGGACGCAGTCTTCTCCGTCTTTCGGCGTCACGCAACCGCTGATATGTTCAGCGAAAGCCTCCGAGGACACCCCGAAGGCATCAATTACCATCTTCTTGACCGTTCCTTTCATTGATTCGTGTGTGGATTCCATTAGCCCGATACCTTGCCATACGGTCGTTAAAATTTAAGACTGCAAGCAAACAGACCAAAGCCAGATATGCCGCCTAGAATCCATTTGATCATCGGTCCAATGTTCGCGGGCAAGACAAATGAGCTTTTGCGCCGTATGCGCCGTAAACGGCTCGCCGGTAAAAAGGTGGTCCTCATCAAGCCCCGTATGGATAGCAGGTTCTCACAAGACGACGTGATCTCGCACGACAACCTTCTGATGAAGGCCGACTTCGTTGTCGACAGACTCTCAGAAGTGAAGACCGACGCGACCGACCTTTTTGTCACCGAAGGCCAGTTCTATCCAGATGCCGCCGAGACGATTCTGCTGTGGGCGCAAGATAGGAAAGAGATCAACGTCGATATGCTGAATGCGTCGTACAAGCAAGAAGTGTTTCCGCTTCTTCCGAAACTGCTCCCGTACGCCGAAGTGACTTGGATGTCGAGCATTTGCGCACGGTGCGGGTACGAAGGCGCATTCTTCCATCGGCAAAAAGTGGCCTTCGAGGGCGATCTCCACGTCGGAGGTGCCGAAAGTTACGAAGTAGTTTGCGACGATTGTTTCTACAATGAGAAGATCCGCAACTCTTCCATCATGGACGTCCTGCAGACGCCAACGGGAACCTGTTCCTGTCCGGAGGACAGTCCAGAGCGCGATTTCGAGACGGCTCAGACTCCGCCTCTGCCGACAGCGCCGGCTCCACCCTCAACCCCGATCTGGCAGATGGTACAAACGGACGTGTACGACGAAAACGGGAAAGTGGCCACTTCTCTCAGAATGCCCGTGCTCCAGACGGGCAAGCCTGATGAAAAAAAACGAGCACCGGATACCTTCCGTCGATCGTTCGGCCAGCAGACGGATTTGAAACCGTCAGAGTAACGATAGCGGCCGACATCTTCGTCCCGCCCGAGGAAAATTGAAAGACAGATAAACTACGAGTCAAACCATGGAACCAAAAGGGCAAGACATTGTTGTGAACATTCAGTATTGGGTTCCGGATGAGTTTGAACGAACGGACGTAATGTTCCCGCCAGCATCGTACGAACGGACAGAGCCCGCTTTGTGCGATGAACTCTGCCGACGGGTCGTAGAAAGAGAAAAGAGATTGGCCGAAATCACGGAATCTCCAGAAACGAGATAGTCGACGACGATGAACTTTTTACCGACGAGACGAGCGAGACCGAGGCTGCTGAGGTTGTGAGCGCGAGCGCTCTCTGAGACATGGACAACATGTTGATCGAGTCGCATATTTTTTTGTAGCGAGAGTCTATCTCTGCGTAGAGATCCTTCCCCTTTTTGCCATCGATCCGACTCTTGATCTCCTTCCGAGAGATCCAATCGTAGCTCATTATCTCGCAAGCTTGGTGCCGCGCTGACGGCTTCAGATACGATCTCGGTTTGTCCATGCAATACGCGATATAGTACACCACGGTGTATTTCTTTTTGTCTGTGCCGAGGAACTCGATCGTGATCGGATCGATCTCTTTCAAAATGGTGATCGTCTCCCAACCGGTTTCCTCCCGGAATTCCCTTGCAGCGCATTCGTAATCCTTCTCCGTGATCTTGCACTTGTGACCTTTCGGAAACTCCCAGTTCGTCGCCCTGACGCCTTCTGCGCTATTGATCAGCTCCTTGAAGTTCGGTTTCTCCCGAACAGACGAGAGCCTTTTCATGCAAGTCGGGTACGAAGGGAAATGCTCTTTCGTCAGCCACGTCACCTCCCACAAAGCCTCGTTGCTCAGATTCGCGATCCACGAGAGCTCTTGAAACGTCATCAGGTTGAACTTTTCGGAGAGTTGCTCGTCATCGTCCTCGTCGTACATGCCGCGCATGAAGTCCAGATACGCGTAGGTGTGCCGCTTTTGGATAACCATGAACCGGATCTTGTAGTCGAACAGCTTGATCGGGATGATCCCGAAGCTGTGCTGCTTTTTGCGCTGCATCATTATGGCCGTGCAGGAAATACATTTAGTCGGACCAAAAGATGTCTGATCCATCGCAGGTAAAAACTGACCTTTTGATCGGGACGAAACTGTACCCTGACGTTCAGGATCCCGAATTCTACGACAGGATCGTGCGCAAGAAAGAGTTTTACACCAAGCGCAAGATCCCCAGAATCCTCGACAAGATGTCGCCAGAGCTGGCGGTAAAAACCTATTGCGGCAGCAAGACCTTTTTCATCCACAGCCACCAGGCATTCGTAAAGAACTTTGGAAGTCCTTCAACGCCATACGATCGTAATGCGTTGATTTGGGGGACCGGCACTGGCAAAACTCTCGGCAGTGTGGCCCTTTCAGAGCAATTCAAACCAATCATTGACAGCTACGAGATGGCATCCGGGATTCGTAGCTTCATTTACGTCATCTCGAGCGACACCGCCAAGAAGATGTTCATGCACGAGCTGAAAAGGCCCGAGTTCAAGTACGTCACGCAAGAAGAACACGATCGGTATCTCCGGCTGGTGCAGAACGGAGAAACTGAACGGGCAGAAAAACTCGACAATCAGTTCCGGCGCCGGATCGGCCAGTACTACAAGTTTATCGCGTACCAGAGTTTTCAGCATCGGACGATCGGCCCGACGCGTCTGATCCGCGAGGTCGACAAAGCGAAAGCCAAGGAGACAATCGACGTGCTTTCGAGAGTTTCCCTGAAGCACAGTCTCATCATCGTCGATGAAGCGCACAACCTGTACAACCAGGACACGACGAACGAATACGGAAACGGGATCATGAGCGTCGTGGACAAAGAGCCGACGTGCCGTTTACTTTTGATGACCGGCACGCCGATGATCTACTCGGAATCCGAAATCGTCGACTTCTCGAACATTTTGAATAGGCCGGAGGCCCGTATAACAAAGAACGACATCATGGAGTTGAAAGATGGCATCTGGTATCCGAAATCGAACTACGAAGCCGTCCTGATGAAAATGCTGAGGGGCAAGATCAGTTACTTCCGTGGCGGGCATCCGGCGCTTTTCCCAAAAAGGGTGATCGTCGGCGACGATCTGGGCGGTCGGCTGAAATTTCTGAGACTGATCCGCTGCCCGATGACGAAAAACCACCTCGCGGCGTATCGGCAGATCATCAGCTCGGAAAAAGACATCACGTTCAGAATCGAAGAAACGGGCCTGCTCGATATCGCGTTTCCGTCCCCGAAGGGCAAGAACCTGTTCATCAAGGAAGAAATCAGATCGGAGCTGCTGGCGGCGCCGGACACCTGGAAGAAGAAAGTGGGGCTTTCGATCGAGAACGTCGAGGGGAGATACGAGCTCAAAGGCCCATTCTTCGATCGCGCGAACCTTGAGGAGTGGTCGAGTAAGTGCGTCAGAATGTTGGACGAGATCGCGACTCGGCAAAAAGGCAAGATCCTGATCTACCACGACTTCAAGAACGTCATCGGGACCCGAATGATCGGGGAGATCCTCTCCCGGAACGGGTTCCTGAAAGAGAAGCTCTATCCGCACGAGAAGGATCCCAACCGGACGAAAGCGCTCGAGTACCGAACTTTCGAGATCCTCGACGGAGACGTGAAGCAGTACACCGAAAGAGAGGCGATACTGAACAGGTTCGAAGTGAACGAAAACAACACAACCGAAGGCCGCTTTTTACGGATCCTCGTGGCAGGCAGAATCCTCCGCGAGTCGGCGGATCTGAAAGCGATCTCGCAAATCATCATAATGGACGGGCCGTATTCAACCAGCGAGAGTATGCAGATCATGGGCAGAGGATCCCGGCAGTGCAGCCACGTAATGCTCGAGTCCGCGAAACGGGTCGTGGAGGTAAAGATCCTCGTCAGTTCAGTCCCCGGCAAAAAGGAACTTTCGAAGGAAGAGATGCAGTATATCAACGCGGAGAAGAACTTTCTGGGGATCAAACGCGGTATCCGTCTCATCAAATCCATCGCTACCGATTGCAGTCTTTTCTACGCCGACAACGTCCGGCCGGTCGAGGTAAAGGAGAATCGGGGCTGCGAGAAAAAGCAAACCTGCCCCGAAGAATGCGATTTCGCCGACTGCCGCTACATTTGCAAACCCCAGGTCGTCCAGTTCTCCGAGGACGGTATCCGTCTGAAAGACTTACGGCAGTCAACTCTCGATCTCAGCAGCTTCGGGGAAGGCTTTTACCGCGAAGAGATCGGCATCGTGAAAGACATCGTGAAGAGCCTGTTTTCCAGCACCGTCTTCTGCACCAAACTGCCGGATATCATCGGGATGGTGAAGGCTTTCGATCACTACGCTTACGACTCTTCGCTCATCGACGAGAAGTCTATCGTGATCGCGGTAGACGAAATGCTGAAGGAGAAGACGATGTTCATCAACATGAGCGGCGAAAAGGGCCATTTGATCTACGTCGGGGATATGTACTTCTTCCAACCGGCGTCCGAGCCGCTAGACCTTTTGATCGAAGAGCGGATGTCGTCGCAAAAGCGCCTTTCTGCCATCATGCACGTCTCGCTATCGTCGTACATCAAGAAGCACTACAGCGAGTTCACGATGAAGTTCATCGTCAAGGAGGACGCGCTGAAGAAGTTGAAAGAGGCAAAAAGCATGAGCGCCATCATCAAGACGATCAACAACGTCAAAGAGGACGTCCAGCTGATGATGCTCGAGGACGCGATCATCTACTTTTTCAACCTCAACGTCGGTGGCGAAAAGGACGCGACGTTCGGGCCGGAGTACAACAAGATCATGAACTACTTCAAGTTCTACAACATGCTGATAAGCGCCGCAGCGGCAGCTGAACTCCACGTCGACTACAGCGACGTGGTGAGTTACGACAAGATAGATCGCGACGCAACTTTCTATCACGACATCACGGTCTCGCGCAGTGAGCCCGAAAAGACGATCATGATTGACTTCCGGGCGGAGTCTGTCGGCAAAAAGGAAAAGCACAACGTGATCGCCGCTAACCGGCTGTACGTTGGGCATCTTCTGAAGGAGGGATTCGTTCGACTGTACGACTGGAAAAACAGCGAGTGGGTGCAAGCTGCCGAGGGGTCGTCTCGTAAAAAGGAATGGAAGGAGAACCCTGTCGCGGTGGGACTTTTGCACCGCTCGAAGCAAGGGAACATCGTGTTCAAGATCCGCCCGCCGCTAGACGGAAAAGTCAAGTCGACAGACGGGCGCAGGATCCGAAAAGGTTTCGTCTGCACGAGCAAACAGAAGAAAGACCTGATGGGCATCGCCGATAAATTCGGACTGAAAGTCAACGAAGAGTCTCCCGTGATAAACATCTGCGATACGATTGAGGCCGAACTAATCAAGCGCGAGATCGAAGAAAGGAAGAAAAAATCAGAGATCAAGTATTATTACCACTTCCTCGACTTCGCATGAACAACGGAACGGTGAGTTGGATGCAGCTCGATCTGCAAACAGATATAGTAGACGGCAAGTCGCTGAACGACTTTTTACTGGAAGAGTGGGAGTCGGCTCCGGTGGAGATCATTGGAACGGTTCTATCTTGGTTGCCTCCGTTGCAGATCGTCGTCTTCAAAGATGGCAAGCTCGGCAAAACGGAAGATATGGTCCGAGGAAGGTGCTTTTTCCGGAAGCGGCCAGACGCGATCAGATGTCTGTCCAACAGATACGTCGTCAATTGGAATCCAAAGCTCATTCGAGACTGGAACGGCAACGACTATATATTGAATGGCAGAAATCTGCATATCGACAACACGGGCCTTATCCATGCCAACTCGATAGCCGTGGCGTTGGTGATAAAGGTCTACGACGATCCCCGACTGGAAGTCCAGCAACTGGAGACAGAAAACGTGGTAGGTTCCGATATGCTCCCAGGAATGGAAGAGTTCGGAGAGCCGAGGCTGCAGTTGATAAGATTGGAAATCCAAGGCAAACCACCGTCTGGGCCGCAATCCGAAAACGAGCGCCTGATAAACAAGGTAATCGCCGCCAATCCCGGTTTCTTCGATGGACCTTTCGTACGGGGCATGTGGGTTATCGTCAGACATGAGAACTACAGGTCTTTCTTTTTTAGCGCCGGCCATTTCTCTGAAGGCCTGCGGCCGGCCGCAGGTCAAAAAGCGTAAAAGATTTAACAGCTAACGGCTTGGCTCAAACCCCGGAAACCTGTTTGACAAGTAACTCATGGAGAAAGCAATCAAGACTATGTTCGGTGGATACACGGATGCGCAGCAAGAGGAATTCTGCGACCTGGTGGTCGCATCGGGCGATCCGAAGAATGCACTCCGCGTGATGCAAAGCATTTGCATCGATTTCGCGCTCGAGACGCTTGCCCTACTGTTGGGCAAGTGGGTAAAAGCCTACCCAGATGACGACCTGTTCGGCTTCCATCCTCTGATGGCAGTCTTCTTCGCGCGCAAAGAGTGCTGCAGATGGCCTGGCGCCGCCAAAAAACTCGTGAACACTCTGCTCCGAAGCTCCAAAAAGGGAGCAGAAGGCATCCTCGCACTTCTGTGCGACACCCGTTTCGCGCCGAAAGAGGAATTCCCATTCCTCTGCGAATGGGTCGAAGGGCTGCGCGATCTGCAAAACTAGCCCGAGCCCGAGCCACAGCGAGCAGGCGGGAGAGGAGAGACGCGCGATAGCTATCATTCATAAAATGGGCGCGCGTATATAGTCAAAACCAAGCAAACATGGAGAAAAAACACCAAAAACAAAAGAAAAAAGGGTCTTGTTTTTTTGGTGACTCTACACCTGGATATTCAGCGCCGCAAATACCGGCAAGAGCGGCGCCGGGATACGATCTCTGGGCATCAACCTCGTGCCGAAGGCAACTAGTCCGATCATTCCTTCTCTCACGTCGAAGAGCGCCTCGAAGAAGGTCACTTCCTTCGCTGCAAAGATCAATGCGCACAGATCTGACAATCTCGCTGCGCAGCATTCGTACACGTCGTCGCGGTTGCAGAATATAGTTATCGAGAGCGCTATCGTCGAAATGTCTTCCGACGGGAGAGCGCTTTTTACCCCTTCGAGGCTGGTAATGACCGTCGCCAGAAGGTACAGCGCTTTCTCCGGTTCTTCGAAACACTCCATCAACTTTGGGAGCGAAAGCACGAGGCGAATAAGGCCCTTGTGCTTGTACGTCATGATGAACTCGTGCGGGTCCAAATACTTGCCCGCTCGCACACAAAGTTCGTCCGAGAAATTCGTGCACGAAAGCAGTTCCTGCTCAACGATGTACTTGTTCAGAATCGTAAACTGTGCTGGCGTAAATGAGTCCATGGCGGCGGGAATCCTGTTTGCTGAACTGTCAATGCACCCCTAAATTTTTCAACGGGCCCGAAATGAAACCAGTCTGCAGCAAGATCCCGAACGCGGTGGTTCAAAAGATTGTCAAGGAAAACGTCGAGACTCCGGGAGTCGCCGTACTCGGATCGTTCGCGAGAGGGAAGCCTTTTTGCGACGACATCGATCTTCTCGTAGTCGGCGGGCAAACTATCGAGTTCAAATGTCCGTACGAGAAGCAGTCTGGCGGTAAAAAGCGAGCTGTCTACATTCTGTTCCCGAGAGGGATGGATTGCGGCGTTCATACCGACGTCTACTTCATAACGAAAGAGGAGATCCAGGCTGGCAGCTTGCCGTTCATGGTCACCTTTTTACTGGGCCCGAAGGAAGCGAACATCAAGCTGCGGCTGCAAGCAAAAAAAATGGGATACATCCTCAACCAATACGGGCTGTTCAAGAAGGCAAAAAGCAGACACGGGCACGGAGTCAGGATCAAGACCGTTGGCGCGATTTATGACTTTTTAGGCATGGAGTTCAAAGTGAAAGCTATCGCATACACGACATGAACGGCCTGCCTTTTACAGTCGACGGGATCAAACACTTCGCTGCCATCATTTTCGGCTCGCTCACCGTGGAAGAGAAAGGTACGTTGGTCGATTTCGTGAAGACAGTTCTCGATTACGGATCCGGATCGACGATAGAGATGATCGGGGAACAAAGTACAAAAGTCAGCGCGGTTTGCGACAGAAATCTCGCACGCGCAGAAGCGAGTCACGGAAACGATCCGATCTTCCGGCAAGTCGTTTCGTTCTTGAAACTTCTGTCCAAGTTCGATATCGCGTCTATCGGCAAGCAGATCGTCTCCCGAGACTCAGAAGAACCGTTCCGGCCGTCGGAGCTTTCGAACATCGCGTCGGATGTTGCGGCGGACGCCGAATTTTCGGGCGCAGGCGCCGACGCTTACGCTGACGCGGACTCAGACATGCCACCGCTCGTCGAAATCGAGGAGAGCGAGGAAGAGGAGGAGGAGCCGAAAGCGGCCGGTAGCAACGACGATATCACGATTTGCCGGATGCCTGAAGATCAGTAAAGTCCGTCTTTCGACGGAAACGCGACGCGACGATCATGTAGCCGTCATCCAGTAGCAAATACGGATCCGAGGCGATTCTTTTTTTGATGACACCATCTCGCGCGTGCAGAAACATAACGGCATTCCTCGTGGAATCGAAATCCATCATGCCCATCAGCGGAGTATAAATCGCGTCTATCATCGTCGAAACCGGCTCACTCATCATGACGCACAACTCTGCGAGGCCGACACCCCCGATCGTCTCCAAAGGTTGGCCACCGAACATCGCATCGATCGCTCCAAAAAGCCCGACGTACGAACCTTTCGACGTGAGCGGACTGCCCGGAAACTCTAGCGGCGAAAAGAACGGGCAGCTGACCTCGCAAGCGGCGGACTCGAGGATGTCGATGAACGGCAAATACCTGGAACATAGCCGGTAAAAAGACGACGCGAACTGCTCTAGCGGACCCTTGTACCGCTCCAACGCGTTGTACAGATACAGTTTCCGAACAGAAAGGTCGATACCCCCGATGCACTGCAGCACGACGCAGTCGTCCGCCATGATCATTATCACGTTGAGAGGTTCGTCCCGTACCCGCCCAATAGATCGGATCTTATCGGCAGTCGCCCGATCGATCCCCTTTTTGCCCAAGAACGCTAGAGAGTTGCGCTCTGCGCCGTCGATACACCATGCTGACGGGCTGTATATTCTGTTGATTGCGACGTACGCGAAAACGTCCTCGATGGAGAGCCTTTTTGCCAGTGACTTGATTACTTGGAGAAACACCAGATCGCTTTTCATCAATGCTTCCGATCGCACACGTGCGGGCTATCAATGAAAAAGAAGGGCTTTCTGCAGCCACACTTTTTGTTTCCGCACTTGACCCTCTTGGCGCATTCGGAACATCGTCCGCCGCCAGCAGTTTCTAGCATCGTCTTCACCATCGAGTTCACTCCCTCGAGCAGACCTTGCTTTTCGATGTAGTTCCGCATGATCGAGAAAAAGCCATGGCAATACTGGATAACGCCGCACATTGCAGCCGTCCATAGCAGTAAACCTCCGGCTAGAGAGAGAACGCAGAACATGATTAAAGTTTAAGGTAAATAGCACGACTTTTCAAGCCATGGGTGTCAAGACCTTTTCGACCGTGTTCAAAAAGCTGGGGACGTTGAAGCTTGGGAAGCTCCGAAATGCCATTATCGTCGTCGATGCGTACCTCGAAATCTACCGAACGTGCTACGGAATGTCGTTCGGCGCGACCCTCAGAGACGCGCAAGGACGGCCGACCGGTTACATTAACTCGCTGATGCAGTTGATGATCAAAATGAAGAAGGGCAACAACATCCAGATCTGGGTCTTCGATTCAACTGCCAGGAATAGACTCAAGGAAGCCGAGCTGGCAAAAAGGGCTCAGCGCCGCGGCGACGCGATGGATCAGATCGAAGAACTCAAAGACGATGGCGGCGACGGAGAAGAGGACGAGGAGAAGGAAGAGAAGATAGGCAAGTTGAAGATGCGGCAAGTAATGATCACGGAGGCGATGGTGAACAACATCAAGTTCGTCTTGAACTGCCTCGGAATTCGCCACATGACCGCGCCAGACGGTTACGAGGGAGAACATCTCTGCGCTTGCGTCGCGCGGAAGTACGAGGACGATCACAAAGCTGCGGTCAAACTCTGGCACGGAGAGTATCCGGAAGATGGCGAACCTCCCGCGACTTTCGTTATGACGAGAGACCCGGATGCACTTTTGTACGGAGCCCCGCGTATCATGCAAAAAGTCCCACGCAAGACCGGCGAGTACGAGATTACAGATCTGGCAGACATCATTCAAAAGACGCGCGAGGAGTTGAAAGCTAACTACGATCTCGAGGAGACTTTTGGCACCGATGACCTCGAAACTCTGTTCGATCGGCCGATGCTCATCAGAGCGTGCATCGCTCTCGGCGTGGATATCTGCCCGTCTGGCAAGATTCAGGGTATCGGGCCGAAGACTGTGGTGGCGAAAACTATTCTCGGGCTCGAATTCGACGACTGCCAAGAAGAGGCTTTTGCCCGGTTCACCGAAGAGTGTCCGGCACCGGCAGAGTCCGTCAAGAAGAAGATAAGCGAGGATAGCCTGCACAAACTGGAAGAGTGGCTGGTGGACGACAAGTCTTTCAACCAGAAGCGAGTGTCGAAAATGCTTTCTGGGCTGATCGAACCGGAGGAAGAGTAAGACCCGGGATACAGAGGCAGAGGTAGCGGATAACCGCAATCATGACGTTCTTTTTTTGCTGCGTCCGGATCAAACTCCAGTGGACCTGTACCTTTGCGGAGAAAGTGGGTGGAGAAAAACGTTACCGGTAACACGTCGCTGATCCGCGTCCGCACGGCACGAAAAGAAAGCCCCATAAGCCAATCTCCGTCGAGCTTCTCCAAGTATTGATTTCTGCCTGAACCCGTCAGTCAAAGTATCCCAGCAAGAATCAACAGGGAACCCTCCCCAAAAATGGGTTTCGAGCGCTGAGAGAAAACTCCAGAAAATGGTTTCCACTGGCCCTGACAGACGAAAAAGGTGGAAACCCACAAACAACTGGCCGCCTTTTTATCGGACACGGCAAGACTCTCCCACTGCGCAACTGATAAGGTCCGGCGTCAATCACTTCGAGGACGAAATAGAGTCCAAAAAAGGTTTCGCCGGGAGATGAAAATCTTTCTGGAGTCGATCCGCACCCACGTTTCCAAAGGACAGGCGAACAACCGGCCAACCTGCGAGGTCTGAACAGTAGAAATAATCGTAGGTTCGAACCCGAAAAAGCGGCTCCGCGGCGGCTTTTCGGGCTAGTTTTCTGGAAGTTTCGACAGCTGCGGCGCTCTATCCGTAAAAACAACCGATCGGTTCTGCCGTTCAGCAGCCGCGCGCAGCGAATCACCAACAAAATCCGCGTGGGATACTTTCAACGACAAAATCTGAACCGACTGACGCCCGAAAAAGGTTTCGCCGGGAGATGTAAATTCTCTGGATTTCGTTTCTATCGGACTTTAACGACGGGCCCCTTTCAAACTCTCAACCGACGCGGCGTTGCCACAGCAAAAAGAAAGGCCACCGCGGCAGCGGAATCACGCCAATCGGGCGAACTCCAGAGACAAAAGCTGTCCGAACGGGAACGCGTCCGTCTTGTCGTACCCAAAGAATAGCTGCCGCATCGCCTTTTCATCCCCATCCGCGAGTAGCCTTTTTACCGTTGACGCTCGATGCTTCACCACGTAAAAAGTTGGGTCAAGACTCATCGTTCCAACGAAGTAGATCAGATCCCCGAAGACGAACGCGTGGAAGTAATGGAACATGTTCGGAAAACTGGCTCTCCCGCGATAGATCCCGTCCGGCAGACGCCCAGTATAATCCTCGTACGGTTGCACTGCCCACGTGTCCGAAACACGGGCAGAGATCGCGTCTGCGCTAACCCAACAAGTCGTCGGATCTTCCAGCAAGTCCACTTTCTGGACATCGTCTAACGTCAGCGCGATCACTTCTCTAAAGATGTCACTGATGGATCGTTCGCCACTTTTCATCGACGAGCAACTGGACTCTGGAGTGAAGACTTCTTTGAGGAGGCACTTGGAATTCTGCGAAGCGTTGCTCCAGGCAAAACCCGACGCGACGGAAGAAGAGTGCGTCGCGATAGCCGAGCGGATCTTCGACGGTAGGTTTACCGATAATCTCCATTTCATGCTGGAAGACGTTTCGCCACTGCAAAAATATAGGCGAGGAGCGGCCAGGTACTTAAAGTACTCGTTGGCTCTGTACCGGATTTGGCGTCATAACGGGCCTCTGAGGGCATCAACGCTGTCACTCTGATCTCGCTGCGCGGGCGCGGCGCCGCCGGCGCCCACTGGGCGGGGCATCACTTGCGGGACCGCTTTTTATCGGCAGGCGCCAGAAACCCGCTCAGTTCCAGGTAGTCAGACAAAAGCTTGATCGTTATTGGAATGACGAGCGAGAGAAACAAAAAGAGAATGTCCTGCGAGATCTCTTTCCCGGTGACAATGTACTTGTAATGATCGGCAGTCTCGCGAACAATCCGTTCGAGTTCGCTGTCGCTGAGCACCTTCTTATCCTCACAGAACTCCAGCAAGATCGCCCGAGTGCTAAACTGTTTCGCGAGAGAGATGTTGTGGTTTATCTCGCTGGACGTAAAAACGTTCGACGGCTCGTGCTGCGATAAAACTGTTTCGATGTACGCCGAGTGCTCCTGGAACTCAGATTTCGCCTTCACCATCGTGATCTTTTCCAGGTGGCTATCGTTCGCGCGAATCATCGCGACGATCTTGGGCTTCAACCTTTTTTTTGCTCCCGTGACCGATTCCTCGATGACGTCGAACCCGTCGTAGTCGCTCGGAAAAGAGTGCACGTCGATCAGGATCGAATCTGTATACTCCTCTTTCGTCTTCGCGAGTTCGAATTTCAAAGTCTCGTGCCAATCCTCGGAAGCTGTTCTCCCGTCGATAGCGTTGTACTCTTTGCTGCGGTTGAGATCGTAGATAGATCTGTACTCGTTGCCGTAAAAGACGACCGTCGGAACTCCGAGAGTCCTGAACTCTTTGTATAACCTCGTCGCTGCCTGAAAAGCCCGTCTGTCACAATCTCGGTTCGGAATTCCGTCGCCACGGCGAATGCAAACTTCGTGCGGGGCGGTAATGATAACTCTTCTGGTGCTGACGCTCATGCTTTACAGACCCCTTTTCTTTTTGTAGATGCGATATCCGGCGTACACTCCGAGCGACACTAACGAAAGAACAACCAGCGCCGTGAGAACGGACAGAACGATCGACCCGCCCGTAAACCCGTCAATGGTGAGTCCCTTTTTAGCGGCATCGGCCTCGGCCAAAAGTCGCATCTTCTCCGCTTCCAACAGCACGCCAACATTCTGGCGGGCTCTGCCGACGCCTGTGCCGCTAACTTGGAACTGCTCAACCGTAACATCCTTCGCGGCGTCAGTCGCGAGAACGCTTTTATCCAAAGGGCACGCTTGCAGTGCCGTCGACAAGTCGGCAATCTTGGAATCGTAAGTCAGCTCGATGAAGATCTTGATCTTGTCGTAGAACATGTCGGCGTACTGGAATAACTGCGTCGCATCGTACCAGCCGTAGTTCCCTGACGGGCGAAAAGCCAGCTGTGCCCGATTTCTGAGGAGGACGTTTTTCGTCTCCCCGAGCATGAAAGTCAGGTGGGCCTCGACGATCGGGCGGTATAGCGGATCGGAGTAGTTCTTGAACCACGGGAGCGGGTACTCTTTTCGCTGGTTGCTGTAGTAGTGGAAAAGTTGATCGTCTCGCGCGAGCGGAAAATCCGGATCCAGCTGCGCCTGCATGTATTTCGGGATCATCACGTTGTCGACGTAGCTGCGAAAAAGCGTACAGTTGATCTCGTTCACCGACTTCTCCATTTCGGTTCCGTGCATGAAGAACTCCAGAATGGCGAAATACTCAGTGAACTCTGTCTCAAAATACTTCCTCGCGGGACTTGCCCGCAGCAGAAGGAAAACCTCCGTCAGCGAATCTTGTTCCATCCTTTCTTGGCGACTGAGAATTGTTCGGATTGAAAGCGATCAACGCTTGTCCAAAATGGATCTCCAAACCCAGTTCGTATCTGCGCTGCGGATGTCGCTGAATCAGGTAAACGAAAACCTGGCGATGGTGATTGACCTTTTTGCCAAGTTGACCGAAGCATTTGCCGGCGATTGGAGTTACGAAAGCTACATCAAGTTAGTGGCTATCGCGAAAAAGATGCACAACGCCCACTTGGAGGATTCCCAAGACGAGAAACTGTACGACGAGCTGATCGCGAAGATCGGAGAGGCGAAAGGGCAAAAGGATATCGTCACGATCGAAGTTCCGGTTCAACCGACAGGGTTCGTGAAAATCACTTTCGGAAGGTTGCGTCTCTGCGACTGGAAAGTGCTCCTGGCCTATCTTCGCGGACTGCCGTCTAACGATGAGGAGACGCTGTCGCGGATAGACGAAAAGACCGACATCAGAGTAGAGTCCATCGACGAAGAAATAGAAAGGTGGGCGCTGATCCAGCAGCTTCACGATCTCTCCGGGCAAGACTCCATCTCGGTAAATCTCCGGCTTCTGATCTGCCGGGCGTCGAGCAATTACGCCAGAGCGATGAGAGTCGATCCGCCGCTTTTTACCTGGAAGTACTACTGCAATCCGGAGAGCGTCATTTGGGACGAAGAGTTCAAAGGTAGGCCAGGAATCGTGCGGTACATCTCTCGAAAGTTCAAGTCCATCCTCGCTCAAAAGTGAGGCCCAGAGCCCTCTTCTTTTTGCTGACTCGGGTTCGCCACAGCAAAAAAAGAACAGCCGTTCGATCAGCCGCTCAGACAGCAGATGGCGATGGGGCCATTGACGATGATAGTGTTGACCGTGCGGGCGAAGAGAGGTATTCTGACGAGACAGGGAGCATAAGTCCCTGCGACGAGATCACGAAATGCGAAGAGGAATCCAGCGCTGGCACCGACGGGCCGACAAACTGAGTCAAGCTTTGTTCTCCATGAGACATTGTCTCCGAGAGTTTCACAAGGGACTCCAAAGCCGGGACGGCATCCTTCACTAGCCCATCGAGTTCTGCTTTCCCGTGTTCGAGCATACTCTCGAGCCGCTTTTCGCGGATGGTCTTCTCATCGCTCGCCACCCATCTGTGATACTTCTCGTCGAACAAGACGCACTCGAAAAGAGCTGGCTGACTTTTGCTGCATATATCGTTGATCTCTTTTATCCTGATGTCCATCAATTCTGACGGCGGCGCGTTGGTAAGAATGTCGGGAGGTGGCGCGAACACAACGGCGGGATTCTTCCCGTGCCCAACTTTCGCGTCCTTGGGTTCAAAGAGAAGCAGCACTGCCCTTTTGTCAATAGCGTATAGTCTCTCAACGAACTTGATGCACGCAAGCTTCAACGCCTCGTAACCGGGACCGGAAGGCCTGCCCATTATCCAACTGACAGTGTCGATCAACTCGCGCACAAAGGTTCTCTCAACTTCGCTAGTCATCTTGACTTTGCGATTCACCGCGAAATGCATAGGCCGCCAGAAGTCAGTGAGTGCGAATTCCAACAGACCTGTACCTTTGCGGAGAAAATGGGCGGAGAAAAAGGTTACCGGTAGCCCATGAAGATCCCGCGCCGCAGGCATTCAAAAGAGAGAGACCCATTCCTAACCGCCGTACAGATCGGAAGAGAACAATTCTAGCTATCCCGCGTCGTTAAAAGTATCCAAGCAAGAATCAACAGGGAACCCTCCCCGGAAATCGGTTTCGAACGCTGAGAGAAAACTCTAGGAAATGGTTTCCACCGGCCCTGGCGGACGAAAAAGGTGGAAACCTACAGATAACTGGTCGCCTTTTTACCGGACACCGCTAGACTCTCCAACCATCCGACTGATAAGGTAGGCCATCAATCAAAACGTCAACGAATCGAGAAAAAAGTTAGGTCCGACAGGATGACAAAAAACGTCGTGGAAACGTTCCGCAGGTACCCTGACGGTCCATGGAGGTAGAAGTACGCACAAAAAACAGGCCGGACATTCCGCTCCGAGGCTGCCTTTTCTGTTCGAAACCCGCCGAAAGCTCGACCGACGATCGGGAAAAAACTGCCAGAGAGCGGCATCTCCGAACTGTTTCTGTGCGCGAGAAAATCGGTGGCCCGGTAAAAAGATGAACCCGTTGCCGGATCCACAATCAGAGTCGAGATCGGAGTCCGGGCAGAAATCGGAACAGAAACCGGAGTCGAAACTTCTGATCGACACTAACCCGCGAGAATACCTCGTCCCAACAGGGTTTACAACGTGGAAAGAGCTCGAACGCGCGCTCGCTTTTTGCCGCTTGGGACTTGTCTCTCGAAAGCCCGAGAAGCCTCATCAGCCCGAAACCGACACAGCAAAAAGAGAATCCCCACGGGTGACTGAACTTCAGAAACAGAAACCGGCCAACCGGCTGTTACAGCTTGACTAGTCTTTGTCCCAGAACTTATGTTTCAGCCACAAACCTCCCCAGCCGATGGCGATGAGTCCGAAGAGACCGCCGATCGTCATGAGCAACTCTTTCCACCCAGGCGCGTCATCGTAATGCGAGATCGGCATGAACGGATAATGGATAGACGGGTTCGGAGCGTAATCTTCCGGATGGAAGTTCTCGTCAATCGTCGAAATCTCTCCGCGATGCGGTTTCGTCTCCTCGCTGAGAGAATCCCGTCCTTCTCCGATCTTGTAGATCGGCGCTTTGTAGTTGTACGGTTTGCCGATGGTTCCTGTGTGCACGCACGCAATCCCCGTACACTTTCTGTAGATACGATCGGGGTCAGACATTTTCAAGCAGCAAAAAAAGAAGCCCACGGTGTCAAGTTTACACGGCAGAAGTTGCGGCGACGCCGCTCAGTCCAAGACCGTGCTGATAGATCGAATAGCGATTGAACGGAACCCCGATGTACAGCATATCCGTTCCGCGAAGATGGCCTGCGGCTGTGCTCGGCGCCGACTCTGCAATGATCTTTGGAACCAACATCTTGACCTCTTCTTCTGGCGGCGCTACGGTGTTCAAAATTCTCGCCAGACGCAATTCCGCCTGATCCGACGCGTAACTCGTTTCTCCTTCTGTCGCAACGTAAAGGCGGCTAATCTTGGATCCCATCCTTTTTGTAGTTACTGTTTTTTTTGCCGTGGCGCTGGAACGATGTATTCTCTGCGTTCAAATTCCTGAACTTCTTTCCCAGGTATTGCTCAGCGAAATGGATCATCGCGAGAACGCAACTCTTTCTGTCAGTGTCAGACTTTCCACCGTGCCACCGAAACACTTCCTCGAAGATGAAGATCATCGACGCGCAGTCGAAACAGTGATCCACTCCCGGATACACGATATCGTGGTCGTACCAGTTCGTTCGAATCCTGTTGTTGAAATGGAAGATCGTCTCCTCGAAGAACTTTCGATCGTAGCGATGGAGGCCGCTTTTTGCGCTCGTGATGAGACGAAGTTCAGTCGACATCTGGCCGGGAAAGGCCTGGAACAGAAGTTCGATCGGCGCCAAGTATTCAGTTTCTCCCTCGTTCCAATTGAGTCTGAACTTCAGCATCGACTCTCGCGGCATGATCATCGCCCATTCTTTTTGCATGTCCATATCCTCGTTGATCGTGACGTTATCTTTCGTCTGCCGACGCGTCATGCTGCGACGGATGTCCGACACGAAAAGTGGATCCTCCTTCGCCCACTTCTTGGCTTCCTCGAGTAGAAACAGATCGTTGTGGAGCTCAATGTTCGGCACCTTTTTCAACCGAGAGTCGAAATGCGCCGGATCGTAGAGAACGAAATGTACGTGGGGAAAAAGCCGAGCGACGTATCCGATGTTCGTACCGGCGGCCGCGCCGGCGTACACCAAAAGATCCGAATCCCGCCGAGCGTAATGAACGACGAAGTACAAAAGTTGAAGCATCAGTTTCAGCTGGCCGATATGGAGCGTACTCTCGAAATCTTCGGTCGCAGGAGTTTCGTAGTACACGCTGCGAGACGGTTCTGGGCCCGGAAACCGCATGTCCAGGACAGATTTCTTCATCGACAGATTCTTCTGACCGTGAATGTTCGATCGCCACAAAGGGTTCGGCCAACGATCTCTGAAGGCGCTGAGCACCTTTTTATCCAATAGCGTGTGCGAGACGTACGCTGCGACATCTCCAGAAATCGGGGATCCGGAGATCTTTTCGATGATCTTCGCTGCTTGTTCGACGACAGAAGGATCTTCCAGACGCATCTTTCGTACGATGAGCAAAAGAACGGACTAGATAGTTCCAAGTCCCGTCAACGATCACAGCAAACGAACTAGGCAGAAAAAATCATGGTACAAATTGGTACGAAATGACCGAGATGAAGCTGGGAACGTTCGTGACGATGATGGAAAGGAAACTTGACAGATGCCCATTCCTCGCCATAGAGGATATGACACGGATGGTTCTCAAATTCAACGAGAAAGTTGAAGTGTCAGAGTTAGACGATGGCTCGATTCGAAACGGCTACACGAAGATTAGAAATGCTCTCAAGGCAAACCTTTCATTCCAACGGGCAGACGTTGAGACGCAGTCGATGTTGCTATCGATATGTAAGTTCAGCGCTGTCACGCGAAAAGTCGTTCGTAAAAAAGCGATCCCAGTCGTGAAGCCTCCCGTTGAAGAGAAAGAAGCTGATAGCAAAGAAGCAGTGGAAGAAAGCATTTGTTTGTCGACGCAAAGTCTGATAGATGAGATCGAAAACGAAGATGCGGGAGACGAAAAGAACCTGCTAGATGTAGTGGATAGATTCATGAAATGCTACAAGGCATCAACGAAGAAAGAGAGCGTAAAAGAGGCCTGCAGGAAGAAGATAAGTGACTGCGCGAAGATGGTGGCAACAACTGAGTCTGCAAAGAGGAAGATCGACGAGCACTGCGATCCTCTCAGGAAAGAAGAACCGGAGGCTCTGGAAGTTTCCATCCGAGACATCAACCAAATGATTCAGCATCTGAGGACCTTGATAGATAACTCCGGGCACAAATTGGCCGCCAAATATGCCATTCTACTCGTCAGTTTGACCACGGGAAGATATTTCGATGAGGTTGCAACTACAGGGTTGTTCGAGAAAAGCGGTTTGGATAACCTGCAAATGTCTATCGGCAAAAAGCCATCGTTCCCTGTTGGCCACGTCTGTCTGACAGCAGACGAAGTGATCAATTACGTGATGAAGATAAGACATTGGTTGCAGAAATCCGTCGACGAAATCCCGCAGATCGTTGAAACGCTCGACTCGTTGTTCTGGGATACAGTTGAAGGATTGTTTGGGGCAGAGAATGTGCGCACGAGATTCGTGACAG